CTTTGTCTTACATTACCTGTACGCTTTGCAAGATTGCCCGGGTAAATCTTAATCCTTTCACCCTTGAAGATGGGGGGGAGAGGCTCCATAATACCACTGTCTACAAATGTATTATTTTCTTTCTCCATATTATATATTTATTTAATCTAAACTATACCTTTTTGTGTATTCTTTAACAAGATTTGTTATTTTATTTAAATCTTTATTATAAGCCACAATATTATTTTGTATATTTTTAAGGTAATTTAAACGGTATTGTGGAGTACAAATTTTAAAATCGTAATCATTTAATTTAAAACTATTCATATTATAATCAAATGTGGAGTCTTTATAAACTTCCACAGTATAATCATTAATGACTCTACCAAAAAGAACCTTTTCATATAATTTAGATTTAACATCTAAAAATCCAGATAAATCACAATTTAATTCATTATAATCATTTACAAGAATATCCAAATCTTTTATAGTCTTTTTATCTTGCTTTAATAAAAAATAATCAGCAAAACTACCAATAACAATTGGTTTATATTCAAAGTATTCTAATACTTCAAAGAACTTATTAAGATCGTTTGGTAAATTAAACTTATACACTTAAAGTTTTAGAAAAAAGAGTCCCAGTTTCAATCTGAGCAAAAGCTTTAAAATAAACAGTACCAGCTTCAGTTATAGAATGTACCTTTTGACCTAACGTATTGTTTTCTAAATATTTTTGTGTACCTCTTAAAAATAACGCATTGGGTTCGTCCCCAAAAGATTTAACCAAAAAGTTGGGAGGACTACACATTAAATTTGCTAAACTATCTTGATTTGCACTCCAGACAAAACCAGATACCAAAATTATTGAACCACAGGAAAAATTTGCTGTTGCTGTTATTATGGTATTTTCGGATCCTCCTCTAGCTAAACCTATAAAATCTATCATTGGCTGATAAACTCTCTTTATATGAGAGTGAATTCTTTTCTTACCCTCGTACACATAGACATCTTGATATAATAATTTTTTAGGTTTTTTGTTATTAGGTGATGTAATACCTTTTCTGCTAGGAACGACACCTCTATAATAATTCTTATAAATGAGACGGTCCCAATCATCATATGTCTCGGTTACTAAATTATAATCTTTTTCTATTTCTTCCATTTTTAGTTATTTATTACAATTATGTTCCTCTCACTAGCAAATACAAATCATTATTACCAGGGGTATGAGAGAACGGAGTAAGACTATTTCTCACTGAACCTCCAGAACCCCCTATAAAAATTTGACCGGGTCCATTTTGTCTAAAATTAAATTTAAAATTTTCACCAGGTTTTATTAATTGTGAAAACAATACAAATTGTGGGACACCATTTTCAACTATCTGCAGATATTGATCATAACCAGCGAACGATGTACCTTCCACTGACCATATTTCAAAGCCTTGTATATCAATACCTGAAACCGGGCCTTGTGATGTTCTATAATTGTTAGGAAAGCTTTGCTGATATACCTTGTAAGATGTATTATCAATAACAGTATCTAATTTTGTTTCAACTAGATCTACATAGCCTTCAATTTGATCAGTTTGATTTATAAGTGTTGTTAGCTTTGTATCTATACTTGAAAGTCTAGGATTAGTAGAACTTACATTTTGATTTATTGTTAAGAGTTGTCCAGTTAACTGGGTGTTTAAAGTTTGTACCTGACCTGATAATTGATTATTAAAAGCTAAAACTTGACCTGTAAGCTGTCTATTAAAAGTTACTAAGTTGTTATTTGTTGCTGTTACGCTTGCATTAACGGTTCTAGTTAAGCCCTCTAATTCATCAGTACTAGCAGTTAAAGAGTTTAATAATGTAATTTGAGAATTTTGATTTGCTCTAGTAGCATAATCAACAGCAGTCAAAACATCTAATCTAGTGTTTGTTGCTGTAATACTAACATTAATAGTTCTAGTTAAACCTTCAAGTTCATTTGTATTTACATTAACCGAAGATATATCAAAGTTAAAAGTGTCTTGTTTAGCTGTTAAAACGTTTAGTAAAGTATTAGTATTATCTATTTTAACTTGTACTGCGGTTAGAGAAGCTTCGGTAGCAGGTACGGCATAATCATCTATAAAAATTTGTAACCTATCACTATCTGACATTGTGGTAGTGTTATACAATAAAGTAAGAACATTTCCTACAAGAGTGCCACCTGCTGTAGGGTCTGCAAAATTGTATATTATAATATTGTTTGTAACATTAGTTATAAGAAGAATCTGATCAAGCTTTAAAGATAAATAATCTACAAATGTAATTTGTTTTGCTGTAGCTGAAAATGTATAATTTGTTACAAGAGTCTTCACGTTATAATATTTATTTATAAAGCTATTGCATAGGCAAGAGCTAAAGGTTTAGTAGCTAAATTATTCATGGTAATGGTATTACCATTGGATATAGATATTTGTACAGAAGAAGGAGTATAACTTAAAGTTTGTATATCCTGACCCCAAATACTGCTAAATGATTGTATCAAAGTTTGTAGAACATTTAAATCTTGTTGCAAGGCTTTTGCAGACAAAACTGACCAAAGATCGGTTTGAGTTGATAAAATACCTGTAATAGACCCCCATTGAGCCACAATATCTGCGGCATTTATAACTACATTATCCCCTCCTCCACTAACATTAATACTAATGCTTTGTGCCGGTTGTTCATTAATATTTATAACTACTCTATCTGAAAACGGTTCTACTCTTAAAGTAGAAGCTGCAGCAAATATTGTTACATCATAAGCAGTTAAAACTGGGACAAAATTAAATGATAATTGTATTGAGCTTAATGTTATTATTTCAATAGCAGGATAAGCTAAAAGATTAGTTTGAGTGTCTCTAACAGTTACAGACACATCTTTTGTGCCTAAATTATGAGAAACTATAAAAGCACTATTAATATTATCTCCTATGTTAATTGAATAGGTAACAAGATCTGTAGCAGATATATAATTAAAAAAACAATTAGACATTGGTTATTTTGTGAAATCAGATATAATAATCCAAGTTCCGGAAAAATATGTTTTAACAACTCCGGTCGGATACGTTACTTGTAAATCATAAAAATATTTTCCAGGAGGAATTTTTATTAATCTAGGAGGAAATTGTATAATCCCACCTGATGCGTCTGTAACAATTATACTTCCATTTGTTGACGAAAAAGATAAGACTACTGGAGAATCTATAGAACGACGAAAATCAGCTTTAATTGATGCGCCTGTAAGATTCGCAGGTATCCCATTTACTTGTATACAAATTGAATTTATTCCATCCCAAGTATCTCCTTGGCGATGATCCGGTATATCATAGGTCATATGATTTACTTATGTTTTAAACCGGTGTTTCTGGAGTTGCTTCTAGAGCGGGACTTGTTTCTGTTTCTGGTGTTGTCTCTAGAGCAGCTGGAGCTTCTTCTGCTGGAGGTGTTTCCCCTCCTCCAAATTCTGGTATTTCTGTGGGACTACTAGATCCTCCACCTCCAATAGGTGATTCTTTACCTGCTCCTAATCCACCAGCTTTCATGGCAGTTTCGGCAACCTCTAATTGTTCTCTCCAATTAGGTCCTAGTGATTGTATTTGTTGTAATTCCCAATTTAAAGCTGCATCTTTGCGTTTCCATTCCATGTTCTCACTGATCTTAGCATCATTCAGTCCCAAATAATGTCGCTGAGCAAACGTATTAGATATACCATCATTACCGCTCATATCATTAAAGTTTTTATACTTTAATTCAAAAAGATTTTGTTGTCTTATTGCAAAGAAATTAGATGGAGGATTAAAAGATAAATCAAAATAAGATTCGTGTAATTTATATTGTTTCCACCAACCTCTTAATTTAAGATGTGTAACAAAAGAATTTTTCAATCCTTGAGCAAATTGATTTTGTAATCTAATAATAAATTTAGCAAATCTTAGTTCTTCTCTTAATATTTCTGAACCATCTTTAAAGGATTCATTAGGATTTAAACGAGTAGTAGGTACTTTTAAGCTCTTATATAATTTAAGAACAAAATAATTTAAATCATCTAATTGTCCTAAATTTTGTCCTCCTTGTAACACTTCAACATTAGATCCTTGTTCTCCGGCTCTTTTAGCGAACCAAAAAGAATCTAACATAGACTGTGGATCATAAATGTTTCCAGCGGCTCCACCACTTTGAGTGTCATAAGTCTTTTTTGTCCAATATTTTTGCATCAATTGACGAATATAAGCTTCTGCTTTGGCTGGAGGCATATTACCGACATCAATAACAAATTTTAATCTTTCGGGAGCTCTAACTAAACGATAAATGACAATAGCATCTTCTAATAAAGACAATTGCTTATAAGCTCGACGACAATTTTCAATAAACGGAATACGAATAGTCATGTCTTCGTTCCATAAACCAGAATTAATATAGGTTACCTGATTGCCTTGTAATGTTACAACTTGATGTTGTAAAACGTTATTAGGGGTTAAATTATTATTAATTGGATTAGGTGTTGACGGTATATTAGGATATTGACCGTCTTTTTGAGTCTGTGGTTGTTGGTTTTGTTGTTGTAAAAGATTGATAGGTTTTTGAAAAACAAAATTTTGTATAACATTGTTTTGCACGTTATCATATATTGGATTAATAAGTTCTCCTGGTACATTTAGAACACCTATAACTCCCAAATCTTCTTTTCTTTCTGAAACAACATTTTCAAAAAATATTTCCCCTTCTGTGAGCATTTGGCGACAATATCCCCATCCCTTGTCCGGCAAATCAAAAATGTTAATAAATTTATAAAATTCTTTTTCTATTTCTTTTCTTTCTTCTGGATTTAATTTTTCAAAACCGTTAAAAGACAATTTAATTATTTTGCCTTCATCATCTTTACTAATAAATTCATCACATATTTCATCCAAACAATCACTAACCTCTGCAAATGCTGCTATACGTCGATACTCAGCTAATCTTCTAATTTTATCGCTATCTATATTAGCATAAATATAGCGATGATAACCTTGATCTGAAGCAAATGTATTTGGGTTATAGATATCATTATTTTGTGTTAAAAATGGTCCAGTAATAACAGATTGCTGTAATACTCTATATTCTTGTCTTTTGCTCAAGCGATCAAACAATTCATAACGAGGATTGTTGGTTCCAGTTTCTACTGTATTTTTAACATAAGGCAAACGAGATAATATAGAGTTGATAAACCCTCTACCTTGATCGGGTTGCATATTACTAGTTGGGAAAATGTCTGTTGCCATGGAATATATTTAGTATTTTATATTTTTTTTCTTAAAGGTCTACCTCAAAATCTAAAGCATCTTGTTCTCTGACATTATAAGTTAAATACTCAGTCTCTCTTAATTGGAAGTTTTCTTTGTCTGTCTTTATGTCTTCTGGAACTTCAGTTTGTAATCTGTTTTGATCTTCTCGAGATTTAAACAAACCATAATTGTTTCCATAAATATCTGTCTTCCAAGATGTTATAATACCTACATCACCTAATAATTTATCTCGACGCAATAAATAATCCTGAGGTTTCACTTCTCCTCTATAGGTCAACGGATAATTTATTGGATCATTCCACACAGGCGGAAACCCTCCGGTATAAAATTGTGTATTGTCAACTTGCCTTGATACTCCAAATTCATTTTGCCCATATACTTCATAGCTACTTTGATAGGCAGTAAACTTTTGATTAGCTACTGTATCAATTACAGTTCCGGAATAATCTCCAGATCCGTAAGGAGCTATCATCCATCTATTGTCAACATAATCAATTTTAGTAGGAGAATAATTATTTGTTTTAGTTAAACCTCTAGTAATAGGACCATAATTTGTTGGGTCTAAAAATAATCTTTCAGCACTCATAGCGTCTAAAGTAGTTAAGCTTTGAGGATCTAAACTAATAGAATGGCCCTTGCCTCTAAAATAAGAAACTCCAAATTTAGTAGGTAACAAATATTCTCCAACTTCTGTTTTAGTAACAAAATTATAAGGAAGGGGAACTGAAGCTACAGTTGGAAAATTAACGTTATCTAAATGAGCATAAGGCATTTCTGCTTGTAATACTCTTCCGGATGTAAATACTACAAAATTATCCCTACATTTATTAATTAAAAATAATTCCTGACTATAATCAAAAGCATTACGAGCAAAATAATTGTATCGAGAATTTTTAAATTCATAAAAACCTTCTAAATCTAAATCTGATTCTTCATAGGTAGGCTCTACAATATATTCTAATTTATTACTTTGTAATAATTTTTCTATTTTAGAAAATTGTTTTGTAAATTCCAATTTACACCAAACCTTACCTTCTACTGGTCTATCAAATTTAACTCTTTGTTTTAAAAGCAAACTTTCTGTTTTGTTGCGTTTATATTGAATAAAATTTCCATTGGTTAAGACCATTTTAGAAATATCTGGTTGTGTGACCGGCAAATAATTTTCTACCCATCTTACATGACCTCCAGAATACATAGAGTTTTTATCAAAATTTACATCAACTGTATATCCTTCTCTTTGTACATCATTGAGAGGATCAACATAAGCTTCAGCCCAATATGGTCTTGCACCAGATACTTCGTAAGAAGCATTGTCATCAAAAGTATTCGTAAGATAACTCCAACCTTCTAAAGGAGCGTCTAAAGTAAAGTTGATTGAAGGTTGAGTAAAAGCTACAGTTCCATTAACTGGCGAGAGATAACTAATCTCTTCTCGGTGCAAATAAATTATATAATCTCCAGGACGAATAATCATGGGAGATTGTTCATGTTCACCAGTCCAATTTCCATCTGCTGATCTTGTAGCTAAATTCCATCTTCCCACCTCAGGTACACAACCATTAACAGAACCTATAAAGAAAGATAAAAAGTCTTCTATATCTCCGTCACTAAGAGTTAAAAATTTTTCTAAATTAAAATAAAAATTAGAAGACGACATTGTTTCTAAGTTATCGTTATATTTTGATAACATACCGATATCTATACCGTGAATTTTTATTCCTTTTCCTTTTAATCTTTCTGCATAATTTAAACCAGTTTTAGTAAACACATTACTAGCCCCATCACTTATAATGACTATTTTTTTGTCACAATCTTCTTGAGGGTCATTCAAGACTAAAGTCTCTTGAGCTGCTACTAAAGTAGCATTTAAATCTGCACATAATCGTTTAAAATTTTTAACAGTTGTACCTTGAGTAATTGTTGTTGTTAATATAGTGTTTGCTAACTCTAATGCATCATATATGTTGGTGCGATAAAACTCTACTCTATTTCCTAAAGTAGCCATTCGTTCAAATAATGTGACTGTGTCTGGGGTTTGTTCTAAATAAGATAGTATTGAACCTTCTAAATCAAAAGCCACTATAGCAATTTGAGAATTAATAGGTTTAGCTCTAACTATTTCTTCTACTATTTTTTTACTGACATCTAAATTATATTTTTGAGACACACTCAAATCAACACAAATAACCATATCAAAACAGTTAGGAGTTACACAGTTAACAGTTTGAGATTCATAGGGATGATTTATGACCAAATAAGGAACAGTTTCAGAATTAACTGTTTTAAAATTTGAACGATAGTAGGTATATCTTCTACCTGTTCTTAATACAAATCTTCCATTATTTGAAGATGATCCTGTTTTCCACCTTCCAACACCCCAACCTATAACGTCTTTATTATAAACAATTTGTTTGTCTAATTGATAAAAAGCAAATTGTGGACTGTTACGATATTTTAAATTACGAGAATCTTTCCAACTATCAAAAGTAAAATTATCTCCTAAACCTTCTGGATCATGAAAAATAAAATCTGTAATACCATCATAATCTGTTAAATTATTTCCTTTATGCCCAATGGGTGAAAAATAAACAGAACGACAATTACATTTTTCCCATTTGTTTTCTTTTTGAACTAAAGGAACGGCATTACGAAAATCTTGATCAGTATAATAATCCGTTTTAATATTTTTATAAGGACATCCATCGTTATGTTCTACAAATTTAACAACATTGTCCAAATAGGTGTCGTCACCAGTCCATATAAAAGATACAAATTGCCCTGGCTGTATTAAAGTGCTTAATCCAGTTTGTATAGGCCCTTCTAAACATTGTTGGCAATTAACAGCTTTATTATTATAAACTTTAATAGAATTTTTAACTATATCTAATTCTCCTATTGGTTGTGAGGCTAACCAAGCAGCCTCAACGGGAACACCGTTTTGTTTATCTATTTTAAATATAACATCGGCTGTATCAAAAGTTAACCCAGCAACAGCTCCTTTGAAACTTTTTTTAATATTAATAAACCTTAATTCTAAAGGTGAACAAAACTTATTATCTATTTTTATCGGTATATTTTCTTGATCCGTATCTACTCTCTTTAAAGGCCATAAATAGGTATTTAAACCATTTAATACAGGTAGGTTAGTTTCGGTAAACTTATATAAAAATGCTGCTTCTGTTTCTCCAACTGTTTCATTGTATATAGAATTTATATTTTGATTATTATTTTGTTTTAAAATAACATCTGATTCATAAGAATTTTCTGCTGCAAAGCTTCCTTGTCTGAAAAAATCTGTTTGATTTAAATATATTGGATGAGCAGAGTCTGCAGGTAAATTTGTCGTGTAATATTTTTCTAATATTTTTTCTTTTTCCGGAGCTGGTAAAAAATAAAAAGTTCCAATAGAATTATCATTGGTAACATGACCTCCCCATTCATTAGTAATTTCTGATAATTCAAATCCCGTATAAGGCCATATAAATTCTCTTATACTATTAGGTTCTATATTAACAGAAACATTTTTATATATTTCTGTATTATAAGGACCACGCAACCAGGCACCTTCTATGAATCCTCTTTTATCCGTAAAAATTAAATCTGAATCACTTATACCTGTTCCGGCTGTGGCTCCGTTGTCTATTAAATTAGAAGAATTTATAGGTATCGGAAAATAGATATTATCTATAATAGTTTCAGAATAAACCTTGTCTCCGCTTGGCCAGTAAAACCAATTGTTACCAGGTTGTACATTTAAAGATATAATTAAATCTGGTTTTTCTACTTCTCTTAAACGTATTGCTGTTAAACCATATAAATCTGAACCAAGATATTTTTGATTCGCTTTAATAGTATTAATAGAATTTAAATAGGTGATTGGTCTTTGATCTTCTACATCTTCTGCTTCTATTACAGGAAAAATAAATTGAGCAAATATTCTAGAAAGAGGATTATTAGCGGCTCTGTTTAAAAATCCTGATTGTATTATAGAATTTATTTGTTCGTCTGTAAAATTTTGATACGCAGAAGATTTTAAAAGTTCTTCTGTGTTTACATAAGCATTTGCAGGTAACTCAGGAGATGCATCAAAATAGTTTGATTTATCATATATTTCTTCTATCTCTATATAAAACCTATCATTAACATCTTTGAGTTGTGGCAACAAATCTGCAATTTCTTTAAAAGGTATTTCTACTAATTGACCTTTTTTAGTAAAACTTTTTAATATATGTTCATATAATAAAGTTTCTATACCTCGAAAAGAAGAATTTAAGCTATGTTTTAATTTAGCTCGCTTAACATTTTTTCTTTTCTCATTATAAACTTGAATTAATTCTTTTACTTTACTAGCAAAATAAGGTATGGCATTGATAATTTCTTCGTCATTATCTAAATCAATTTCTGCTAAAAATCTATTTTTAACTTCGTCTTTGAATAAAAAATTTAAATCTTTTAAAAGCTGTATGTAATCGTTTTTTAAAGATTTGCCTTGACCTTTATGTTGATGATACCAGTCTATTAAATAACCTGTATAAGCCTTATAAGCGTCTTCTGCTACAAGACTATTCTTAGCCAGCCATTCATTGTATGAATAGGGTTTAATATCATCATTCATTCCTTTTAACAATAAAAGCCTTCCAAAACAACTCTAGTAGTTAAAAAAGTATTTCCTACTCTTGCCGTTCCACCTACAGTTGCATCTATTTTAATTTCAAAATAATTTTGTCTTGGTTCAAATTGTACTACGGTAGTTATTATTTCCTCACCTTCAAATGCAGGGCCTGCGCCACCTACACTGTCTATAGATATTCTATTGGATTCAGAGGCGCCAGATTTTTGTCGTACTTCTGCTTTTATTTGACTATTGCCACCTGGATTTGAATTAACTTTCCATCTTATTAAAGCCAAATCACAATTATCAGGTGCTCCCTGAACAGGTATTCTCAACCAACCAGTACTAAAATCTCTGTTTCTAAAATTATCCATTGACCAGGAGTTGCGATATAAAACCGGATGTACGTTCGGGTTTGCAGGTCTTGCTGGTCGGAAAAAATAAAAATTTTGTGGAACCGATATCAATACTCTATTTTGATTATCATCTATTCTTAAATTACGACCGGTGTTTATTCTTTTAAATTCTAAAGTACCTGTTTGACTATTTTTACCAGCAAAAATAGGTTCGCCATCATTACCCGTACCTTTATTAGCTCCGTTGACCTTCGCTTCCAGAAAGATTTCATCTGTATCATTAGTTATTGCTAAATTAACGTTTCTGCTTTTAAAGGTTCTAAATCTTAAATTTTCTCCAGATTTATCCATGAATATTGGAGTTCCGTTTCCTCTGTTTACACCACCAGTTTCTAATTTGCTTAGAATTCTTCCAGGCAAAACAAAACTACGCCATAGGTTGTTTATTTTGCGAGATAATAATATTCTGTCTCCATCCTGTATATCACTTACAGGTGTCATTTGCGATAATTTTAATCCAGCCATAATTGTATTTAATATTTAGGCATATAACCAAAAATAGCTCTCAAGAGTTGGTCTTGGAGGAGTTCTACTATCTAAAGTATAATCCGGCTCTATAAATCTTTCATTTCTACGGGTGCTGCTTTCATCTAATATACCCAAAATTTCATTTTCATTTAATTCTTGCATTAAGTCTAAAATTTCTTCATTAGTCTGAGACAACATACACTTTGTTTCTTCCGTGTATATGGGAAATGTGCCAGAATATATCTTATTAGAATAAACATAATTGTTTAAAATGAAAAGAGGTTCTTTCATGTTCTTTATATAATTTATCTTATAAACCATAAATAAATAAAGATTATGTTAAAATTTGAAGAAATATATGAAGAAGGTATAGGAAATTTTTTATCTTCTGCAATCACTACAGCTGCAAAAACCTTACAATCAGGTCAATTGCCTTTAGATAAATTCAGAGAAAGTTTAGCAAAATGGCAAAGAGACAAAGATCAAAAAGCTACCAAACCAATAGGCACCAACGGAGTTTCGTTTAAACAAGGCAAATTCGTGGTTTTAGTAGATCCTTCTTTTCCAGACGGAGTATTTGCAATGACTATATCTCAACCATCAGTGCAATCAAATCTTAAACAATATTTTATAAAAATAATAGACAAAGGATTTTTACAAAGGTCTGGTCTACAAAATCAATATAAAGATCTTTATGATTTTCTTGCTATAGATTATTCTGTGTATTACATAAAATCAGGACCCAACAAAGGATTTTTTGAAATAGTTAAAAGAAATGAAAAACCCAAATATTGCATATCAGAAACTATAGCAAGTATGCAAAATTCACCACCTAAATCTATAGGGGTACTACAAGCTAATAGAGTTTTAAAAGTAGGAAACAATACCTTATATCCTGAATGGTATTATTATGATGAATGGATTAAAGAAGTCAAAGAGACCGCAAAAGATAAAATGTCTCGCGGTTCTTTAGAAAAAGAAAAAACCGATTAAAATTTAATTTTCTTTTTTTCTTTTGTTTTTGTTTTTGTGTGGGGTCTAATTTCAAACCAACAAATCCAAAATATATAAATAATAAATCCCCCTACAGCCACCCACTGAAACACCGTCATATAATTTAATACTTATATTTTTTTGTGGATATTCCATGTAAAATATAGTATTTTTTTATGCTAATGAATTCCTCTTTGTGTATTAATTGTAACAATCCTATAGAAGCAGTTCGTTTTAATTTAATTAAAACAAATTATTGTTCTTCTTGCGCAAAAATTTATCAGATTCCTAGAAAAAAAGGAATTTTAGTTTTTGATAAAAATTTAATTCCAGAAATACAAATCGTTTCTCAAAATTTATTTGATACTCATCAACAATTTTATAATAATATTGATGATCCAGAGACCGAGAAATATTTTCAAGAGGTTTAATTATTAATATGAGAAAGAAAAGACAAAGTTGTGGTAATTGTAGCTGTGGAAAGCACAGACATCAAAAAACCTATAAAGATTATCAACCTAAAATAATGGGATACACTAAAGAAGACATTGAAAAATTTGGTAAATGGGCTTTAATAGGAGCTGCTTTAATTATTTTAATAAAATGGTTATGAAAACAATATATCAACCCGAACATAAAAAAGTAAATTTTTTAGTTAGCAAAACTTTTCAAAACATGGGCGAATTCGTAACATGGGCTCAAAAACAAAAAGGATCAGATTTTCGTAAATTATCAGAAGAAAATCCTATTCTTTACAAGAAAATTATACAATTAAGAGATTCTTTAGGGTTTTGGAGTGCTACTTTTCCTTCTCGGCGAATTGAAACCTTTAAAGATTAATCAAATAAAAACTTTATGAATAAAAACTTTATTTTATTAATGTCTTTTATTTTATTATTAACAATGATAATGGGTGGATTATATTTGATAGAATATCTTTTAAAATGAAAAAAATAAAAAGACCTAAGGTTTTAAGAGTAATAGAACCTAACAAAGAAGAAATCGCTCAAGTTCAATCCGCTTTAGATTATTTGATAGCAGAAGGTATTGCCATTAAAATAGGAGATGGTTACCGGTTAAAAACTAAAAAAGAACTACAAGAAGAAATGTCGGAAATTTTAAGTTGATTTTACCGATAAAATATATTAAATTGTTAATGTTCTTTGAAAATAATTTGAACCAAAAGGTTCAACGGGAGAGTCAGGCCCCAGGTTTGAGTCCTGAAATGAATAGACCATGTTGGAGAGACCAACAACTCCACCGATCATGGAGTATAAACAAGGTGTGGCAACAGCCTTATAAATGGCCTACAACAAATGGTTAGGTGTTGAGATAATGTAGCGCTAGACATTATCCCTGTTAAAAACTATAACAGCCTATAAAACACCCCTTTTAAAAAAGTTGAAATTTGTTCTAAATATTTTATTATAAATTCTATGCACGGTATATTCCCAACTCATAACAAATATTATCTTCGTACGGAAATTTTTCCTTTGCTTTCTAAAAAAGAAATGAAAGAAGTTTTTTATCCTACTAAAAAACTTAAACAGGTTAACATACCTAAACGTTCCTTTAAGAGGGAATCAGAAGAATAGATTATGTTAAAAAAGTTTAAAGCTTTTAAAGACTTTGTTAAAGAAGACAAAGTGTTTCAAGAACAAATAGAACCAAAAGTTCAAGCTTTAAAATCTTTTATCGAAAACAAACCCATTGATATTGTTAAAGATGGTAAAATAGATCAAGAACAAGTCAAATCCTATTTGTCTTATGAATCAATGGTCACCAAAGAACAAAAAGAATTAATAGGACCAAAAAGATATGATTCTATAATGCTATCTTTTATAGAATCTTTGCAAGGTATTTTAGAAATGCAACCTACAAACCCTTTCGAAGAACTAACAATTTATTCTTTACAAGATCAATTTAAAGAATATGTCTTGTATCTTTATAATATATATGCGATGACTCCGGAGATCAAAGAATAAATAGAAATGTGAACTTTAAGCAATATCTATTAGAAAATGATAAATTAAAAGCTTTAAAATCGTTTAATCAAATTGAATACATTCCTTCAGGAGACTTCAAAACTTCTTATCCTTCGGTTCAAAATGAAACCGTAGCTGGTTATAAAATACCAAAAGACCGAACAATTTATCCAAGTCAATTGGCTGATTTATTTGGACATGGAGGATCTTGGGTTTCAAAAAAAATTCCAAGAGACTATAAATCTTATATTTGGGATTTTAAAATGGGAGGAACACCTTCTCGTTTAGTTTTTTTAACAAACGAACAAGATAAAGGCATATCTATAATTGTTAATGCTTATAAAGACGCTGAAGATATTTTAAACACAATTTTAAATAAATTAGGATTAAAACAAATATCCGAAAACAATAAACTAGAAGGTTTAAAATCTTTTGTTAGTGATGAAAAGAGACGAGACATAATTCGAAAATATGATAATTTACAATATTCTTCACGATTAGTAAATTCTTACGATCTTTACAATCTTTTTAAAGACGCTGTTGATTTGGATTTAACTATATATGGTCGTAAACGTTTTAGCTATGCTCAATACGGAGAAGTAGTTGCAGATCAGTATAGTGTTACTGGGGAAATATTAGAAGTTAAACCTACCGGTCTTCATATGCTTTGGAGCAAAATAGAACCCAGACAAGCATTTCGTAAAGCAGAAGAAGGTGATGAAATATTCATACCTTTTAAAGATATGATAGCAAATTTTAATTACGAACGTAAAGAATTTGATGCAGACAGAGAATATTTTTTACGTCATGGATAAAAATAAATTAAAAAGTTTTCAACAATTTGTTAAAGCCAATCAAATTATAGCAGCAAACAAAGAAGGGATGAGAACTCGAGCGGATATTAACAGAATATATCCCGAATTAGCAGATCCTAATATATTAGCTAATTATAAAACAATTGTTTTTCCTAAAGCTCCTCCTTATAAAGATGTTAAAAAACTTTTAGGAGAACCAATAACCGGAGCTTACGGCATGATGGGTCCTCTCTGGATTATAGAATTTGGAGATAATACATTATCCGTGTTAAGATATTTGTCGAGAGGAGATGAATTTTATGCTTATAGTGTATCTGCTCCAGAAAATAAATCAAAAGAAGTGATTGAAAGATTAACTAATATATTAACATGAAAACTTTTTTAAAATATTATACAGAAAATAAATTAGAAGCATTTAAACAATTTGCAGGAGCATATATGGTAAAAAAAAGATTTGATGCAAAACCTTATTTTTCTATGTCAGTAAAAGATATAGAAAAGTTGGGCATGGATTATTATATGACAGAAATGGTTGTAGATAGATATGATAGTTTGATAGATTTATTTGGAGAACCCGATTTCACAGACGAAGGACCAGGTAGAGCAAAATTTTTAGAATGGGGGATTGAATTTAACGATGGTGTTAAAGTTATATTAAGTACTGAAGTTCATGATTTGCATTATGATGAGGAAAATAATGTTATTCCAGACAGCCCAGTTATAGCACAAGTAACTGGTCCAATAGGAAGAGAACAAGAAATTTTAGAACGATTAGATCATTTATTAAATAAAAGATAACCAATGAATTTTAAAAAATATATAAAAGAAAATAATAAATTGTCTGCATTAAAATCTTTTTCCAGACATTCAGAATTGGATGAAAAGATTTTAGACTTCATGAGAGAACATATACCAGAACAATTAAATTTAAGAACAGTCATTCAAGGATCTAGTCATTGGCAGGTGTTATGGCAATTCGTACATAATACAATTCATGATCCAGAAAATGAGCTATATGGTGTACATTGGTATGGAGAAAGAGAAAGAGCTAAAGAAATTTTAAATAGTTTTTTAGAAAGAAACGGATTTTTTGAAGGTATATGAATAATTTTAAATTAAAAGCTTTAAAAGATTTTTCAGCTTCTCACGGAATAGCATTTGTTTCAAATGATTATTCACCGGAAGAATATAGTGATTTTTTACAACCAATGTATCCTTCTCAAGAAAATAGAGTAGAAGGATTTCATGTTTCTTATGATGCTTTATTAAAAACTTTTGGTAAACCTCCAAAAGAAAAAAAAATAGGGTTTGATGAAACAGATTGGATATGGTTGGTTACTTTTAAAGACGGAGCAAAGGCTTCTGTATCTGCTTTAAAAGAAATAAAACCTTTTGGCATAAACGCAAAGAAAAATCTAGAACAAATAACTTATTGGACGGTATCTGGTATGAATCCAAAAGATTACATTGCAAGAATAAAACAAGCTATAAAAGAAAAGGGTGGTAAACTTTTAAAAGAAAATAAATTACAAGGATTTAAAAATTTTTATAATCGTTATAAAATAATTAAACTCTCGGGTTTAAAAGATTTACCTAAAACTAATCTTACAATGATGGGACAGTTTTTTAAAAATTATAATGAAATAGTTCAATTGTTTGGTAAACCTTTTGTAGAAACTTTACCAAATACCACTTATTCAGCTTTTATGTGGGTTATTACTTTTGCTGATGGCAAGGCAATGTATATCACCAGTAACTATATTCCAAAAGATGTAACCGATCGTTATTTAAAGACAGGATCGGTTTCTAAAGCAGATATAACTGTTTATTTTAGCGACAAATGGACTGTTTATGGAACTTATGAAGGGGCAGAAGAAAAAGAAGATTTATCAGATCGTCTTAAATTTATATTAGGACAAACAAAAATAAATTTAGATGTTGTGCCTTGGACTAGAAGAAATATAGAAGAAAATAATAAATTAATAAATTTAAAAAGTTTTTTTAGTAAATTGCAATTCAGATCAATAGACCAACAAACTCTTAAAAATTGGGAAAAAAATATTAATAATGAATACAGGTTTGATAATTACGTGCACGCAGATCCGACAGATGACTTTTATGCTTCGATAAACAATCTAAAATCTAAATTTGGAGAACCGCGAATTGAAAGAGATGTCAATCCTCGTAACGGTGACACAATTATTTACAATTGGGGTATAGAGTTTGGTGATGGTAATAAAGTTATTTTACAAGGATTAACCAATGAAGATGCTATGGAAATGTTTGGAGAATTAGATCCGGATGAAGATCATCCTTGGGATGTTTATGTAGCTAATGATCAGGATGAACAAAATGCTTTAGATGTAGTTGAAAGAATAAAAACCATTCTCAACAAACAAATTATAAAAGAAAATAATAAAATATTAGGATTTAAACAATTTTTAGATACTCAACAATTTGAAATTTCTAAAGACCCAAACTTTTCTGATGCGGGATTTGAGTGTTTGGGATCTTTTGTATCTAATTTAAAAGAAGTTAAAAACAAATTTGGAGAACCACAAAAACTTAATCTTCCTGCAGGCAATTTCGATCCTTGGAAATGGGATACTAGTTCTCAATCTTTATTTGAATATGTATTATGGGCATTTACATTTAAAGACGGTTTAAAATGTATAATTACACCAGGTCTCAATAGTAATATGATGGATTATTTAAAAAATACACAGCAAAGACAAAACCATTTTAATTATGATTTAGAAACTGCAAATGAAAGATGGTATGTTTATATTCCATCAAAAAAATCGAAAGCAAAAACAACAAGTAAACCAGATTTAAAAAATAGAATATCCTCTATGTTTCCAAATTCAGAAGTGTATGTGCAAGAGGAAAGTAATAAACTAGAAGGATTAAAAGCTTTTCAAAAAAGTAATAAAATTATAGAAATAGTTAATCCGGATAGATTGGCTCCGGAAATATATAAATATTTTGCCTTTCAAATCAATAGTTCCTACCCCCAATTAGAAAAAAGATTAGGTACAGTGTTTCATTATCCCCACTTTCGCATGGACTATAGATTTAATACAGGGTGGGGAATAATATTTGGAGACGGGACCTTAATTGCTATTTTTAAAACTCACGCCAAAGGTTCAAATATAGATTACGATCAAAATTATTCTTTTGATGTTTGGTCTAATAAAAAAAGAGAAGAGGTCACAGAAAAATTTAATATAAATAATATACCTCTAAACATAATATGAACTTTAAGCAATATCTAAAAGAAAATAATAAGTTAGACGCTTTAAAGTCTTTTGCTAATAGATTTGATATAGAGAAAGTTAAACCAGTAAATCTATGGGATTTGGTTCTTAAAGACCCTTCAATAAAAGAAGGAGTTTTTGAATTTACTGCTACCTATCCTATTTTAAAAAATTATCTTAAAGGAGTAGAACCTTCAATAGATAAAACTAAAGGAGGAGATACTAAAATTGCTTGGGAAATAACCTTTACCAACGGAGGAAAAATTTATATCGCCTCTGTATTAGCTTTGTCGGTAGATCAAATGCTAGAAAATGAAATCTTGGAATGGTTTGTTATTGGTCCAGAGAAAATATCTAAAGATTATAGTGAACATCTAGAACAAACATTGCCGGAACAGATATCAGAAAGTAAATTAGAAGGTTTAAAATCTTTTAAAATGTCTCAAAACTTTCAATTTTTAAGTTATAAAGAATGGAAAGAAAGAGCCTTAGAAGCAAAAGATGACATGAGCCCTACCGAATTTTTTATTGGGGGAGTAAGTTATGAAGATATGATGGATAAGATGTCAGATATAAATCCGACTCCTAATTCTTTAGACTATCAAGGAGATATTGACGCTTACTTTGATACCGATCAAGCTAAGGCTGATTGGTATATAGAATTTAATGATGGAGCCTTTGTTCATATGTATGGATTTGTCACCAAAGAACATGACGACGATGAAGACTTAACCCGCAACAACTTTGATCTTTTAGAAGATGAACCTACAGATTGGTGGGTTGGAGTTTCTCCAGCAAATAAGTATCAAGACGTTGTAAGCCGATTACAAACGCTTTTAAAACTGTAATGGAAAATCAAGATAATAGAGCAGCTAAAAAATTAAAAGGATTTAAAGATTTTTATACCTATGACGTTTTGCGTTTTCAGGTCAAAGGTACATTTAATCCTAAAAAATATAAAGATTCTTATTTTGTTGAAAATTTTCATCACGATGTAACTCGAATAGCAGATATATTTGGCCCTCCAAATGAAATTTCACATTATGAATATCACCGTGGTCTTGATTGGAAATATGGAACAATATCTTGGTATATTGAATTTGCAGATAATGTAAAAATGGCTATAAGCACAAACCACATAGATCCTTTTTGGTTGGAACATTACCTAGCAAAAAAGTTTATATTGCCTCGCGATGAAGACGAAGATTATCGAGATGATTATCGTGATATAAGTTATAGAGTATATTTTAGATATAAAGGAGCAACCGATCCTTCTATACAAAACAAAGAACTTGGCGAGATAGCAAAAGACATACAAGAACGTATTGATAGAATTGTTTTTAAAAATAAACAAAAAACCCGTTAAGTAAATAAAAATGAAAGATAAAGATCTACAATCTCTAGGTAAAGCTTATCAAATGATTAATGAAAATGATAAACTTCAGGCACTCAAAAGTTTTAGTAAACAAGAAAATTTCGAACAAAGAACACGATACATTCAAAACAGAATTGTAGATTTCTTTCATAAATTCGATGATTTTCTTTCTGAACTTTATGATGATGACTTTCAAGAGAAAGAATATATGGCCTGGCTTCGTGGAGTATTAAAAAATGAAATTGAAGCTTCAAAAGATGCTAAATCTAATGCAGATAACATTTATGGCTTTGTAAGAGTTTTAGAAGACGCAGCAGAAGAACTTAAAAAAACTTTAGAAGGTACAATAGAAGAAAATAATAAACTTGAAGGATTAAAAAGCTTTGCACAAAACAATAAAGAAATATCACAATTTGCAGAGGATGTTAAAAACATGCAAAAGCATTTAGATAAAAATTATAAAATATTAAAAAAACATCAACAAGAAATGGTCTCAAATATGAACAGTGCTATTGAAAATTTATCTCCAGGTTATAATGAAGGAACATTGACTCCACAAGAATTAAAAGAATTTGAAAATGCCATGAATTTAGAATTATTGCCAGATTATTTAGATGAATATGCTGGTATGTTTAGAAGACTAATACACGGATGAATAACAAAGACCTACAATCTTTATTAAAAACTTACCATTCTATCAATGAAAATGATAAGTTGAGAGGTTTACAATCTTTTTTTTCTTACACCAGGATTAAACGTAAATTTACTAGAGATGAGTTTGAGATAAACCCTCAAATGAAAAGTACTATTGAAGTAATTCCAAAAAATGTTTTTGAGAGTCTCGGAGATCCTAGTGAAACAGATGTTACTTTTTATGATGTACATCACACTCGACTTTTTGATAGCAAAAATAAAAATATAGTTTCTACCGTTATCACAGTTTCTTGGTATTTTGAACTTGAAGATAATTCTTTAGGATCTATATATACTTCGTCTAAAATACCTCCTTTTCAATTTGAATCCGAAGAAGGGGTATTAAATTATTTTAAAACAATAACATCACCAAAAAAATTCTATATTCACTTTGGTACTCTTAAACCTTGGCCGATGTGGATAAAATCAGAAGAAGATGAAAAAGAGCAAAGAGCTAGAACCAAGATTAAAATAGAAAAACTCATACCTCAGGCACAAATATTGAGTATATCAAGGTCTTAATTAAATTTTATTTGATAACCTTAAAACATGCTTTATTATTAAAGTATGATACCAATTAAGTTTATTGCAAAGGAGAAAAAGTATTTAGAAATTTGTGATAAACCTTATCCAGCTTCTCAATTAACTCCACAATGGTTTAAAAATCTTTCTACTTTTTGGAGTGATTCTAAAATAGACCATCACGGAGACCCTTTAGAGACCGTCAAACAATGTATGCCTTTCAATGACATGAGAGGTGCCGGTTATTACATTCCCTTACCTTGTGATGTTTGGATTGAATACCGAGAAGGAGGATGTGATATTCGCTGGTCTGCTCCAGAATTAGAAATAGCTAATACCCATTATTTTGAACAAATAGGTAATTATCCCATTCCTTCGGGTTACTCCAATCAGGTAGCTTTTAAATGGGAGAATCCTTGGATTATAAAAACTCCACGAGGTTGGTCTTGTTTGTTTTTACAACCACAACATACCGATGAAGTTCCTTTTCTTTGCTTTTCAGGATTAGTTGATACAGATAAGTTTCCTATGCCGGTAAACTTTCCCTTTTTGATTAAGGAAGGCTTTGAAGGATTGATTCCTAAAGGCACCCCTATCATTCAGGTTATACCTTTTAAGCGACAAAAATTTGTATCGTTCTATTCTTATGATAAGGGGTCTAAATTTAAAAAACAATGGGACAAGGCTTGCACGGTTTTCTTTCATCGCTATAAAAAATTCTTTCGTACCCCCAAAGAATTCATTACAGAATCTCAAATACCCCCTCAAAAAAGCAAATGTCCGTTTGCTTTTTTGCATAAAAAATCGTAAAAATCTATAAAAAAGTGGCTTATTTTGTAAAAAAAGTGCTTAAAATTTATAAAAAATTCAAAATAAAAGTTATTTTATAGAAGAAATTGCTAAAAATAAAGAAAATACAAAGGTTTATTGTCCTTTTGTCTCTTTTGATCTAATATAAACCTCTCCATAAGCCTCTAATTCCCCCATCACTGCCTGAAATTCTCTTTGAGACATCTTCTTCCAAGACTTTAATTTAGTAAAACATTCATCGGCTTTATCTTCTACCAATTTAGAATCTTCAGCTTTGTAGTGGCGAAGACAAAAGTTATAAGGAACCTCTTTGGCTTTAAAGTGAATAGCGGTCAGTGTAGCATATTCCCCCTTCTTAGCCGAAGCCTCGGCAATCTTTTTGGCTCCTGTAGATCTCTTTTCGATAAACAATTTAAAATCTTCTAAATTATTTTTTAACCCTTTAAGATAAGATTCCCACAATAAATTAAATTTCATATAGACTATTTAACGGTTTTTCCTTCCTTAAAACAAATACGGGAGAATCCGAAGATTCTCCCGTGGTATTGCAAAAAGGTTTTTATCAAATCAATCAACGATTGCCTCGACTAAACATTTCTGAAACCATTAACAAATAACTTAAACAAAAAAGTTTAACATTAAATGTTAATATTATACTACCGATTAATAGACTCATAATTTTAATTTCTTTGGTGAAAACCTTTATATTTCCACCACAGAAACCGAATTAAAAGCTTTTAATCTTTAATATTTATAAAATAATACGGGCAATTCCAGAAAAAACAAGTTAAATTTTTAAATTATGAGTGAAAAAAGAATTTTAGGAGAATACACCGAAGAGAGCTATTACCACGAACCCAAACCCCACGTTCTTCTTTTAGGAGAATATGTTAGGTGTGAAGACCTGGAGGTACTCAATGTTGAAGAAGATATGCAAGGTCGTGATCTTTTAACCTTTAACTACCAAGGAGAGACCCATCAGTCTTTGGTATATTTGAAGTGACCTTCCCAATAAAAGGTTTTAGACTTAAAGGATGAAAAAACCTAAAATTTATTCGGTTAATATCACCGCCTCCAACGGAACTAAAACTCGTATTGTCTCGGAAAAAAAAGATTCTCCCACTCTGCAAGAGGTTCAGGACTTCGTTGGGGGTTACATTACGATGGCTCCGATCCTTAACAATCGTTCTCAAGAACCTTTACAATTGTTAGTGGATGAAGAAGGAGAATGGAAAAAGCTTTTAGTCAATCCCGATGCCTCGGCCACCGCCGGTTATCCGATTTTGGGTAATGCTTATATTTTAAGAGGCAAGGCTTGTTGGAAATAATAAATCCTTATTATCCCTAAATAATAAAAATGGGTGATAAGGATTTACAAATTTTAAAAGAAGTTTATCAAACGGTATTAGAGAATGATAAGCTCCAGGCTTTAAAAAGTTTTTCCCAAAACACCTCTAAAAGAACTGCGGAAGAATCTAATAACGAAAGCAAAGTTATAAAGAACATAGTAAACCAAACAGTTCCTCATTTATCTTCTTATATAAAATTTGATTGGATTGATGAAGATTTCTTTGCCATAGGAGTTGATCAACGTATTAAGATTAAAGTGCGAGAATTAAGAAACATATCTCAGGCTCTAAATGACTATGGATATAAGAATGAACTTTACACCGAACCTAATAATCCAACTTTAGGCAAGAAAACCTATCACTGGGAATTTCGTTTAGAACAACCCTTACAAGACGAGGTTCTCTTTCCACCCGGAGAATAATAAATAATAGATCCATGAAATTTAATCAACTTGTAGAAGAAACCTTATCTAATGTTAAGGCTCAAGGCTTTAAAAATTTCTTTAAACAAGAAATTAAAGACCAATATAAAAATGAATTGACCATTAAAGCTTCCATTGCCGATCTAGAAAGAGTATTGGGACCCCACAAATATATAACCGAGAACGATGAAATTACTCAAGAGTCCGGTTTCGATGATGTATGGGCCTGGGAAATTCCTAATCGAGCAACTGCTAAACCTTTATTGATATATACCGATCCTTTAAAACCTACCCCTCAAGATACTAACTATAAATTTGAAATGAATCAAAAAAGAGACTTTCATATCTTTGGTTTAGAAGGAACCTATAAGGCTTATGTTATAGTAGAGATCCTGGCTCGCTTACTTAAAAATGAAGTAGAATTTCTCTTATGGGCTCCTAATGCCAAAGACCTAGGATTTAATCTAAACCATATGCCCCCTGCCTATCGTAAGGCTCATTGGGGATCAGAAAATGAATATAGTATTTTAGGAGATGACTTCCAAGGAATTCATAAACTCTCCGAAATGTTAAGAAAGATAGATAAATGGACCAATGAATAATAAAAGTTTATCCGAAGCCTATAATCAGGTGCAAAATAAGGTTGATGCCTTTAAAGAATTTGCTAATAAAGAAAAAGATATAATGGAGCTCTCCCGTAAGATCAATCAGGTTTTTGGGCTTATATTAGATATAGAAAAGGTCTTGATAGGTCAAGAAGAAGAAATTAATCAAAGGATTGAAGACGTCTTAGAACAATTACAAAATAAACCTGGAAAGACCCCTGAAGAATTTAATCTTTACTATAGTATGAAAACTATTAAAGAATTTCCGGAAAACCTCTTTGATTGGGGTAGACAGCTTATGAAGTTCATTAAAGATACAGATTAAAGAAGTATATTAAGGAATGGGTTAGGAAAATATATAAAGAAAGTTCAAAGGGGATTTAAAAAAAAGTGTATTAACCTTCGGCCCCCACCCCCAGCAACCCCATTATAACCCAAAAAAAATTTTAGTCAAGCCTAAAAAAGGGGTAAATAGGGGTAGAAAATAATCCTTGTCTTTCCCCCTAATAAATGTTATATTATTAGTCTTATGGAAAAAGCCTCTTTAACCTTCATTATCAACAAAAACCGACTTCGCATTGTGGTCAAACCTCTTAATAAAAAAAGAGTGTCATTCCCGGCAAAGCACTAGATCCTATACAAAAGCACCAACAAATAGAAAGTAACGCTATCTATGGCTAAGAAAACTAAGGGTAATAAAAAGGCATCATTCAATCAATTTGAAGATATCTCAGGTTGGATCAAGTTCTTTAAAGAACACAAGAAACTGCCGGCGCAGAAGATTACTTGTAGTCACTGCAAACACAATACCGTTTCTATGTTTGGTCCTAATCTTAAGAACTATCTTAAGAAGCATAAGAATAACATAGAAGAGCTGCTACAGACCTTTGAATGTCGAGCCTGTCGCAATCTGCATAAAGATCCTAAAGAACCTAAACCGAAGAAGACTTATGTTAATCCTTTGTCAGTAATGACCAAGGAAGAGCTAGAAGAGAGAGCCGAGAAGATTAAGAAAGATCTTCCGAAGATGGAATTCACTAAGCTGCCTTTTATTACTCCTACAGACAAAGAAGGGGTAGAGTCATTGACTTCGGTGGCTTGTCAACGTCCCGACATCTATCTCGATAACGGAAAGTGGTGTGATGGATGCCCGTGGATTAAATATTGCGTCTGTGACTTGAAAAGATTTCATAAGGCAGCATAATGAGCTTTAGGCCTGAGTAGTCCAATGGCAGAGACAACAGACTTAAAATCTGTCAAGTGTGGGTTCGAGTCCCACCTCAGGTACCATCTTTATTAAAAATACTTCGTTGCCTAAGTCTTAAACTGTTCTATACTTATTTTATTAGAAAGGAGTGAATGCACTAATGACCATTACTAAGAACATTAAAGAAGACCTCGGGATCAAATTGGATCCTCGGACTTCTTTGGAAGCTCGTAAGTCTCGTGTCGCTCGTATGATCAATACTAGCCGTTACGAGATCGTGGCTCTCCAAGGTAATACGGTTCGCTTGCGCCCTCGTTATCACAATATGCGTGATGAAGAAGGTCGCTTTACCCGTAACCGTAAACGCCGCTAATTTGGATCGGAATGTCAAGAAGCTGATCACCAAACAAGAAAAGGGGTAGTTCGAAAGAGCTACCCCTTTTCTATAGCGAGTTTTAATTTAATAGAACAGTGTGTTATATTATCGCGGGGGTTTCTATTAACGCGTTTTTATTTTTGTTGATTTACCTCCTTATTCGTGGTAAACTTTTTATCGATATATGAAAAATACATTATCTGCTAAGTTGCGAGAGATTCTCTCTAGTGGAGACTCTTTTGAAGTTCATGACCTCCTCAAGAGAGTCTCTACCGAAGAACAGTCTTATACCTATCGTCAGGTCTATCGGACTTGTCGTTCGGTAGGTGTTTCTTGTGGTAAAGGATCCTTCCGTAAAAAAGATTAATATGAGTGATTTCAATCTTTCTCTAGATGAACTTCTTCGTACCAATCCTGGATTTTGGCGAGGAGTATATTCTTTGGCATCTACTCTCCTTAATGATTATTCTATGGATAATGAAAAAGAAGTCACCACCTTGGAGCTAAGTGCTTACATTGAAAGCATTTTAGAACAAGGTACCCAGAACGATTATTTGGAACAAGACAAAGATTCTGCTTTGTTGATTGATGAATATCCTTCTTCTTTCATTCAAGAGATCTTTCGTTACATTGCTACTAACTGGCAGGAAATCCTGGGTATCGACACGGGAATCGAGTATCCCGAGGAAACCTGATAATCCTTTCCTCCCAATCAATACCTAGGTATTAAACCCGGGAATCCTTCCATTAATACCTAGGTATTCTTTTTCTTATTCCACGGAAACCAAGGGGGGATACCCTATTATTAATTTCCTCGGAATAAAAAAACTATCACCCCATTTTATAAGGGTTTCCGGGGAAAAGCCCGGCAAAAATTTTTAAAAAAAGTTCTGGCCATCCCCGGGAATTTTCCCTATAATAAGTTATACTGAGAGAAGAGGCTTTTGCGTAAATGGAATTTGGGCAGCCTCCAGTCCCCTACCCTCGGGGTTTGATCCCCTGTTCGCCCTGTCTTTATCGGTTCGAGGCTCTACCGTCCTTTATTCTGTATTCATTGTAAGGCATTTAAGGGGGAAAGCCAAGGCTAAAGTTACCCCAATTTTCTTCTTGTCTTTCCCGGAATGGCTCTTTAAGATAAAGGGTGATGAAAAACAAATCCACACCTACCATGCATGACATTGTCCTCGACAAGTACGACGATCGCATGCGCGCTGTCTATGATGCCCTTGATGAACTTAAGGGTATTGTTTCTCGGGAAGAATTCAAGGAGCTACACCAGATGTATCAAGACGGGGCTCTTTCGGGGGATCCTTTAGAGGAGAGAGTCGAGTTGACCTACGGAGACTTCGATAGCCTCCTTGACGGAGTTGTCGGCGCTTATAAATAGATTTATGCTGCGGAACGGTAGCTCAATGGTAGAGCAGTACCCTTTTAAGGTATTGGTTTTGGGTTCGAGTCCCAATCGTTCCAAGTCACACCTAGGTAGCTCAATGGTAGAGCTAGCGGCTGTTAACCGCTCGGTTGTAGGTTCGAATCCTACCCTAGGTGCCATCTTAATGTTGTTGCCTTTCCCCCTAAACCCTTTTATTCTATAGACTATGAAAGAATGTTTCAATGCCGTCAGTGCCAAAGTCAAAGCTACTTTGGAAAAGAAAGTTAAATACAAAGGTTTCTCAACCCCGATATCCTCAGAGGCAGTCGTTACTCTGGAGTTCTTTTATGAGAACACCTCTCAGATAGTGTCGGTCAATAAAAAGGGTCTGCGTAGTTTGATTACTAAACTACAAGACCTCAATAAAAAGATTGACAAGATTGTTATTGACCACCCAGAACTTCCTCTAAAATAAAGCGGGCAATTCCCGATAAAATCCTTTAACCTTATCCTGATGAATAAATCATACCTCAAAAACAGTGGTCGCAGGCCGGCCAATCCACAACTCGCCGAACTTCTTCATAGCATGGAGCCAGGTGATACTATTCGAATCCTCGGTAACGAGTCTGCTGAGGTTCGTCGCATGGTTGGTTCTTTGAACCGTACCATTAAACGTAAAGGAGTCTGTCTGTCGTATCGTAAAGGCTCTGGTAATCGTAACTACGTTACGTGTATTCGTAACGTTCATCCTAGGACCTATATCTACAAAGATATGGCCCCCACCTGGTCTCGGCCGGTCTCGGTCACCGAAGACGACAAGGAAGCCTTCTTGAAGCGTATGCAAAAGATGATGCGGCGCTTAGGTGTTGACATTACCTGGTAATTGTGGGTGTGGTTGAGGGGGTCCTAGTGCGGCTGGGACCCCCTCTTTTTTTCCTTGTGTTTCCCCCGAATTTCCTCTACACTTATAAACGATGAAAATAACCATTGAAGGAATCACCAAACAACCGATGAACGGTTACGATCGTCGTCGGACATCTCCTCATATGTACTTCTTCCTCACCGGAGAGTCTGTGATGGAGAATCTAGTCAATCGCCGTAGCCGTCCTCATCTGGAATTCAAGAAACAGATCCCGACTATCCTTCGGCGACTAGGGTTCACAGAAGATCAGATCAAGACCGTTAAACCTTCCTGGTCTCAGAAGTGTGGCTGCAGCTGTGGATGTTCTCCTGGCTTTCGCCTCAAAGATATTCTCTGGTCATTCAAAGAGGACATCTTCGTTGATGTGAAAATCGAGGCTTGAACTTCCCCCTAATACCATCTACACTTACAGACGATGAAAAACAAACTCCATAGGCTCTTTGAAGTTATCAGCCGGCGTTACCGTAAGCCGAAACCTAGTCTCCTGACTCATAACATCACCTGGTTCAATCAAAGTGGATGGATCGATCGTTTGATTGCCCAAGACCGTCTTCATCGTTACCACTATCATGGAAGCTACTAAACCCACCTTTGAAGAGGCCATGCAGGCCTATCGTAATACGGAGGACCTCATTAAACCTTTTCTTCGTCGTCTAGCCGCTCGTCGTCTGGTTAATGCCGGAGCAGAAGAAGTAGGTACCTCGGATATCAACCACGAACTCTATCATATGTTTTCAGAATACGGGTCGTTCCAAGAATGCTATGAAGAAAACATTCTAGAGGATTCTGTTCTATGAAGACCTATCAGAGTGCTGTAGTCTCTTCTGTAGATAGTTTCTTTATCAATCGACAGGACCATGACTTCCTGGCCAGGCATCATCAGAAGTTCCTGCTGCATCTCTTTGAGGTCTATGAGAGTCGATGGAATATAGACGGGGTCATCTTCAAAGATGTAAGCTCTAAGGACAATGTCAAATTACAAAAGCATCTGTCATCCGTTGAAAGACAGCAATACCTCCAGGAGAATGGAGTTCTGATATGAATAGAGAAGAGAAAGTTAATGTGGCTCTAGAAGCGTACAACTTTGGAGCTGAGGTCTTGGAAGTAGAAGCCTGGAACATTGATGGAGATGTTTGGTCTTGTGCTGTCTATCTGAAAACCGAAGAAGAGGAATCTCAACCGATGTCCTTCACAGTTTGGTTTTACCCAGAGACAGACAATGTTAAAAAGGTTTCTAGTGACTTTTTCAGTCTGGCCTGACCCCCTAATCTGATATACACTAGGGATCATGAAAGAGTCCCAAGTAGTCAAGATCTACAAAAGCGATCGCGGCTTTGAGGTTCACAACCTCATTACCCATCTTAAAGTAAGAACCCATTCTTCTTTGCAAGATGCTTTAGATCATGCCGGCTTCATCTGTGGCTTCTATGGAGAGAAAGTAAAAGACTATTCTTATATCTCCGTAGCTCGTAAGCAGGAACTCTTTGGCTGGTTGGATTACAATGCCCTTTCCGAAGACGATGTTTTGACTTGTGTTTCCCCCGAATAACCCCTACACTAGTATTTGTTATGAATAAGAACACCTTCAAATTCGAAATCAGCTTCAACCTCAATACTCTTAAAGGAGAACAGCTGGACAGCACCTCCATGAAAGCCTTCCAAACCCAGCTTTTCAATTTCATTCAAGAGTGGAACGGTTATCATGGCAGCTTCTATGCTTTCGGATCCGAGTTCGGAGACCGTGATATCGAGCCGACAGCTCTCAAAGTCAAGAGGATCAAATAAGGGTTGAGTTTCCCCCGAATAACCCCTACACTAGTATTTGTTATGAATAAGTTCACCAAAGACAATCTCAAGAAGGAAGGGCAGTACCTGCTCTTCGGACCCAACCGCCAGTTCGTTGCTCGTTTCAAGTACTCGGGCAGCCCGTTCACGATGGCTAAGTTCCGCAAAGAGCTTATCGCCAACCACACCCCAGAGGAATACTTTGAGGAGTACCACGATGGCAAAGCCCCCCTGGATATCCTCAAAGACAAGAACCCTATTTGGTACAACCGTATCATGACCGCATTTAAACTTGACGCCTAAACCATGAAAGCCTACAAACTCTTTCGCAAACGTAAAGACGGAACTCTTGGTCCTCTCTTTATCAATCGCACTCAAGTAGTACCTTTCGGACAATGGATGCCGGCCGAGTGTCATGCCACCAAAGGCTTTGCCTATCGTCCAGGTTGGCATTGTGCGGTGGAACCTAAGGCGGATCATCTTAAGACAGAGCTTCGCAGTGGAGAGAAGAGAGTCTGGTGTGAGGTAGAAGTTACTAACTATCAAGAGTACAAGAGACCTGCCATCCAAGGAGGTACCTGGATCCTAGCTAGTTACCTAAAAGTGGTTAGAGAATTGGCTTGAGATTCCCCCGAATAACCCCTACACTAGTGTTTGATGAAAATAAAACTCACCCACATCTCCGCGGCTAACATCGTCAAAGAGGCTTCTACAAAGTATCTCGAGTACTGGCAGACGGCCTGGGAGAAAGAAAATGTTAAAGAGTATCGAGCCAATCTCCTCATCTCCTATACCGATGCCGCTGACCTCTTTTGCATTGGGCATCTGCTGGAGCAGAATCGGGTTAAAGAAGCTCGGGACCTGGCGGATAGCCTGGACACCGCGGTGCGCGAAGAGATTCCTAATTCTGCCTGGGATTTTCTCCATCAATGAAATACTCTCTTGCACTCCTCTTCAGTCTCTTTGTCTTAGGCTGCTTTGTCAAGATAGTCAATGGCTACTACGAAAGAGTATCCACCTATTACGTACTACCCAGTCATCCCCCTTCGACAGGTAACCCTTATTCCTTTTAAATGAATCGCATCGAGAAAGAGATCCAACGAGTCCAAGAGGCTTTGCAGTGTCTAGCCAACATGCTAGAAGACCCCAAAGCCAAAGCCGAGGAGATAAAAGCTATCTATCAATTGATTGACGATACTTTGGACTACCTCAATGTCCTCAAGAAGAAACCCAAGAACTTCTCTCTCAAGAAACCCAAACATCTGAAGGAGATTTGAGGTGGCTCTTCCCCCTTATTTCCTCCATAATAAAGACTATGAAAGATAAAACCTTCCTCAAAGACCTCCTGGCTTATGTCAGGTTTGTTCACAACCACCCCACGTACAGCTCTAAGGAGAAGTACGCGGCGATAGTCTCCACTATCGGACATGACCTCAATGGCATCATCAACGAAGATCGTTGCTTCTCGCCGCGAGTGTCGGGGTATGCCAAGGCTTTCGAAATTTAAAAAACCCGGTTGCCAGTCCCGAGAAAAACCTTTAAGATATAAACAATCAAGAGAGACCACCTCTCAAGAGAAACAACCAATAAAATAAAAATATGGAAAAGAACCCAATGAGCAAAGCCATCCGCGACATTCTGATGAAGAATGAAACGGTCACCCCGAAGTTCGTTATCGACACTCTCGCTAGCGAATACAACATCACCGCCGAGTATCGTCCCGTCTTCGGAGCGCTTCGTCGGATCACCGCCTCCAACGGCAAAGGATCCTTCCTCGGGATCGGCGTAGAGTACACCGAAGAGAAAGTCTCCTCGGCCAAAGTCTCCAAGCCCAAGTTCGAAGTCATCGCCGCTGACCCTAAGGTCAAAGAAGCGGTCGAGGCTAAGATTGAAGAGGAGATGGTGACAGTTGCGGTTGAAGAGGCTCCGGTCAAGAAAGCCGCTAAGAAGAAGCGGAAGAAGTAAACACTCTCGGTCCTCTGAGTAGAGGAACCCGTGTCAACGAAACCCCCTCCAGCTTCCGTAATAGGAAGCTGGAGGGTTCTTTTATCTCTCATAGCAGTCCGCAATTTAATACAACGGTATAAAATAATACAAAGGCAGGATTACTTTCATCGTTAAAATTACTTTGAGAGAATAAAAAGAAAGTCTGGTGTTTCCCCCAAATAGTCTCTACACTAATAACTGTTATGAATAAGAACTACACCGATGACTTCAACACTCAAGTGCAATGTGAAGAAGTCTATGTCACCGAGTCCGAAGCTAATGAAGAGATGGCCGAAGCCTTCCAAGCTCTTCCTGCCAACACCAATCGTCGAGTCATTGACCTAACCCCTTCTTGGGAAGAGGCGGTGAATATCTGTATGACGGTTCTGGAGTCCTCGGCTAATGAAGAAGCTAAGGAGATGTGCCGCCAAGAGCTTCGCCGGCTAGCCAGGCACGTGGATCAACACCAGTCTAAGAAAGAGTCTGAAGGGTACGAGCTGTAGAAGGTCACCTGGGTTCGAACCCCTTGACCAAGAAACCCTAGGCGCGGAATTATAAATCGGATTCTAGGGAAAAGCAAGTTAATACGACAACGGGCGGTATCCTAGGACCCCGGCAGTTCAAAAACAATAATAGACGAGAATAATCGATACCCGGGTCTCGGGGCAATCCCGGTACCTACCCCTTTATATAGGTACCCCTTTATCTTTATATCACCTGTCTTTATTCTTTTCAAATTGGTAGAAGTGTAATTCTTCTTCTCCGGCAAACCATCGAGAACCTGTTTGTTCACAAGAGAACTCTTTAGAAAAGACTTTCCATTTTTCATGCCCTTGTAATTCTTTACCAATCCAGGCTCCTCCGTCTCTCCAGATTATTCTATTACCCGGTTGTATATAGTATTGTCCGTGATCGCCCTTTAGTAGATGTCCTTGTTTATGACCTCCCGGATTTTCACTTTGTCCGGTGGTGAATTCCGGTCCATAGCACCAATCAAAGGTCATGAGATAGCGAGCCGACTCATAGTTCCTATCTTTCAGGCAGATCTTACAAGTGAGGTTTTTGAGGTACTCATATCTTATACATTGCACATAAGGAGAATAGGAATCCCAAAGTTGCAACCAGTCGAGCGGGTAATGAGAGGGATTATCCGTGTCCTCGGCTATAAGGTAATGAAGAGGTACTCGAGTATGAACACTACCCATTTCTGACATAACCGAGAAGAGACCGCATCTTCGATTAAGAGAAGTAAATCCAAAGACCTCTACTTTAAGATATTCTTGGGTGGTTCTTGGGTCTTTATCATAAAGAAAGCTAGTATCTAGCAGACAAGAGAATAAAGGAATATCGGTATTGATATAAGCCATACTCTTATTATAAAGAGTAATAAAGAGAATTCTCTTTAAAAGTTGGGTAAATAGAATAATATGCGATCTAAAGATCAAATACTCTTGGAAGCGGAAATGGATAAAATTGTAAATCCAAAACTACAGGCCTTACAAGATTTTCAAGAAGAAGAACTCTGGCGTTTTAAAAATAAGGTCATGGAAGCTTTTAATGAATATATTGATGAGGCCGAGAATCAAGATGGATTAGGTTATTGGGGTAATTTTAATAATGTAGTCGAGGTCTTTGAAGATATATTAAGACATCTAAAATATACAGAATCTAAAGAATAATTTTATGAAAAATAAAGATCAAATACTCTTAGAAGAGACTTACGGTAAAATTAACCAAGCCAAAGAACAGAAAAAAGTTCAGATGAAAGCTTATGATGAATTGTCTGAAACCTTTGCTTCTCGTTTGAAAGAAATGTTCGGCAATAGTCTTTTTTCTAAGAAGAAAATTTATGATAACCAAGAAAAGTTTTCTGATTTAGATGAAATGTATAAACAAATTTTTAATACGGATTATTCTTTATTTGATTTTCAAGCGACTGGAGAAAGATTAGGCAATCTTCTTTCTAAAGTAGGAATCAAACATGATGACCTAAAAATGGAAGAAGGTCCTAATGGAATGATTTATTGGTTTGAAAATGAATCGGTTCAATAATAAAATAAAACAAATTCTAGAGTCTTTAGAATTTGATATGTCTCGAGAAGAAGTTCGAGAAGATGGTAAAAAAATAGCAGACTTCGATTGGGACGTTGCTGAAAACCTGACAATATCTGAGGTTATTGATCTTTTTTATTTTGATGATCCCAAAAATGATCCGGTAGCAAAATATCTAAGGTCTTTAAAACTACCAAAAAAATTTACCTATATATGGATTCAATTATTAAGAATACTTTCTACACAAAGAGGATTAGGTAGGGGTTCAGAGATCATTAATACTTTAGCCATGCAATATCCCTCAGGAACCCTTATGGCATTATCTCCGGGAGAAATTTCTTCAGGGCAAAACAAATCATCTCATAAAAATTTAATGTCTTTTTATAAACAAAATGGTTTTAAAATAGTTAAATCTAATGATGGTGTTGAATTTGCGTTTCGTATAACCTCTTAAAATGATAAATATTAATAGATAGAGTGAATATAGAAAAAACTAGCCTTTACCGAGAATTCTTGGCTATGAAAGAAGAGATCAATAAACACAAATGGTATGAGTCAGAAAAAGTGGGTTACGATATTGGATTTCCTCGAGCCTTGATCGACTGGACTTTAAAATTCAAATCTAAATGGATTAAAGAAAGATATAAAACCGAATAATATTCTTGTATTTCCCACCAATTTAATCTATCATTTTAAACATGATAGATCTTCGTCAAAATAAAAAAGTGTCAATGAATCGACAACCTTTGATAGGTTCGTCTATTTTTTCCTCTAGAGGGGTTAATGTTAAATGGCCTACTATTCGTAAGGTCTATATGAATGATAATAATGTTTCCGTTTTAAAGGATCATGTTCTTTCTAAAGGCCGTTCGATTATCTTTTTAGACGGTTCTTATATTACCAAGCTCAATCGGTATGTAGGTAAAGACCCAGAAGAACGAGCTGTATTCTTTGAATACATGGTTAAAGAAAAAGGTGTCAAAGGAGCAATCTTTCTTTTGTGTTGGATTGGTAATTTTCATAATGGATGTATCTTCCATGCTGCTCCTCAATACCCACAAATGAATTGTTGGATTGAGACTCTAGGATATGAAGAGGCAACAAAGTTTTTTGAACGCAAGGCTTTTGATATGTATAAGGTTGTTTGTGAGATTCTGCATGAAGGACAATCTATTAAAGATAAAGAAGTAGCAGAGTTTTTGCAGCAAGTATTTTAGAATACCACCTGGTTTCTATAAATATATGATATGTTTAATACATATTATATTTGTCTGATTTTTGAAGCTCGTGGAGGCATTAAGCTTTACCCCGCTATTAAAGTATACGGAAAAATATTCCATGATAAAACTCGCATGGGTCATGGTTTTGTTTTTCGAGAAATATTTGACGAATATCTTCCTAAAAAATTAGGTCGTATTCCTAGTGATGAAGAAGCCGATAAATGGTATGATAAAGGAAAACCTGAAGAAGGATTCGCTTTTATACACCCAACTAACAACAAATGGCATTTCTTAAACAGAGATGAAGCTCACAAAAAATTAGGCATTTATGCAAGTGAACAATTATGACAAAAAAAGATTTACAATTATTACAAGAAGCTGCAGAAGAAATAACTAATCTAAAAATTCAAGGACTAAAATCTTTTTCTAAAGATGAAAAAGATCGCCGAGAAGCCGGTCTTATGATTAGCAAGTACAATGAACATATAGATAAATTAAATTCTGCTATACAAACATTTGCTGGATTTTTATCTACACCAGAATTTGATAATTTTTATAGAAACTGGGTATCTTCGCAAAAATATTTAGAAACTCCTCTTTATGATAAAGAAGGAAAAGAGATAGACCAAGATGATATAGAAATGATAATTCCAGATATTAAAGATGTTGTAGAATTATTTGTTTAATGAAATATAAAGACCAAATACTTTTAGAAGCTCAATACGACAAGATACAAGCGTTTAAACAATTTGCCAATAAAGAGCTTAATGTTTTAGATCATGTTAAAAAACTAACCATAGACGAATATGAAAACTCTTCCATGGGTGTTCCCAGAGAATTGTATATGTCTATTTTACCAGAATATCTAGACCATGTAAAAAGAAATATAGAATTAAATCCAATAAATGTAGATTTTTATTATGACCATTTGTCTTCTCGAGAAATACAACAAGAGTATGAAGGATTCTTACACCAAGCTTTGTACGATAAAGCAACCAAAGATACTTTAGAAAATTATGGCGGTTATGAAAAATTTAAAAAAAATTGGTCTGAAGATTTAACAGAAGAATTAGGAAGTAAAGCTTATGATTATTTGACAACATTTTATAATGAACCTGATTACAATGACTTTTTAGATTATTTCACAGCATCAACTAGGTGGTATGGTCCATGAATAAAAAGGATTTACAATTATTAAGAGAAGCTACAGATAAAATTTTAGCTCTTAAAAAGTTTGCCGAAAGAGAATCGGATTTAGGAGACCCTTCTCATTTTCAAATATTATATAAAGACACAGAATTTCCGAATTATCAAGCAAAAATTTATGTGGTATCCTTTAAAGCTAAAGATGATTATTATGAAGCAAGATATAATTTTTGGTGGAAATACGAAGGTTGGAATCCAGATCATATTATAAAACTTTTGAGTTTAAAAAGATATGCAGATGAAAATTATGATTATCTAGAAGCAGAAATAACACCTGGTTCAAAACTTTTTATAGACGCAGAAGAAAAGATAGAAGCCTTGGTAGATGCAGGTAAACTGGAACCAGAAATACCGCCTCATTTTTGGAAACCAGATTATTGAACCTAAATAATAAAAATGAAAACCAAGGATCAAATACTTTTAGAATCTCAATATGATAAGATTCAAGGTTTAAAAAAATTTATGGATTTTGATAAAGACTTAGGACCTGGCAGGGATTTTATAATAGAAAACGAAGATTATGATAAAGACAATAAAATTTATATATTAAGTTTTATTGCTAAAGACGACCATTACGAAGCAAGGTATACGTTTGAGTGGGCTCTAGAAGAACCAGAAATGGAATTAATAAGTTTAAAAAGATTTTCAGACAGTGAATATACTAGTTTGGATGCAGAAATACCTCCAACTTCTCACCTTTTCAAAGTTGCAGAAGTGGTATTAAGAGAATTGGTAATAGACGGAAAAATAGAACCAAATTATGATAAATGGTTAAAAATGTGGAATTCGTATTAATATGAATAAAAGTAATATACCCAAAAAATTTAAAACCTTAAAAAATGTTTATGCATCTCTTTTAGAAGCAGATTTAAATAAAGTTCAAGCTTTGAGATCCTTTTCAAATCGCTATAAGATAAAAAAAATTAATAGCAATGATATAGAAATATCTGGTACTTGTTTAAAAGGATACGTAAAAACAACACACAAACAATTGATAGATAAATTTGGTAAACCAATTTATACAGAAGACGATAAGGTTTTAGCTAGATGGGTAATACAGTTTGAAGACGGATTAATAGTTACAATATATGTCTATAGAGAAAAACGCATACCAAGAGAAGAATATAATTGGCATGTAGGAGGTCCTTGTAATATTGATGATGAAGAAGTAGTTTCAAGAATAGAAAATATATTAGGTTCTCCATCTTTAACCAGAGCAGAATATTATGAACAAAACTGGTAAATATTAAAATAGATGAGAACCAAAGATCAAATTTTATTGGAACAAGTGTATGGAGGTATTATTTTGAACGAATACAGTGAAGGGTTTCTCAATCAACAAATTAAAAGATTAAAACCACAAGCAGGAGCATTTGTAGAAGAAACAGCTATTCGAGCAACCTTACAAAGATTTGATCAACTTAAAACAGCCAACAATACATCTAATCGTATTAAAGAACTAGTTCAACAATATATAGATAGTGGAGATATTAAACCGGATGAAAGAAATCAAAAAGATGTTCGCCGTTTTGAAAATTTAAAAAAACAACCTCTTCAAGTAGAATTTTATAATTGGTCTGATCTAGAAAAAATAGTCCATCAATTTAGAGACCCGGCAGAAAAAGCAGCATCTAAAGTTGAAATGGCAGAAGGAGAAACCGGAGCTGAAGAAATATACAAAGATCCGAAAAATGGAATTCATGTTTATTTTGGTAAAGATCCCAATTCTTGTATTTTATTTAAACGTTTTCTATCAAAAGAAAAAGAAGAAGAAGCCAAAAACGAAAGCAAAGATATCAGCAAATACTACGGATGGTGTATTTCTTATCCTATAGAAAGAAGTTTATTTTACAGTTATAGATTTGGATCCGGTGATACTAGTGCCAGTGTTTATTTTGTGTATGATGAAACCTTACCAGTATCTGATGACAACCACGTTATAGTTATTCACGCTCAAAGAGATGGTAAATTTAGATTAACTAATGCGTTGAACAATCGTGAAAGAGTTGGTGATTGGAATATGGTTATTTCTCAAGAATGGCAACCAAAGTTAAAAGGATTGGAAAAATTATTTGTTTATCGTCCTCTTACAGAAGACGAGCAAATTTATCAAGTTACTCGTAATGCAGGTCCTTCAGATTTTACAAACTTTACATCTTATAGAGTAAAAAGAGCTTATATAGATACTAGAAAAAAGATATATTCAAAAGATTACACAGAATTACCAGCAGAATTACAACATACATATATTAATGTTAGAGCTCCAGATGCAGCAGATGAAGACATGAATTCAAGATTGCGTAAATTGTTATATCTATTTGCAGACACAGATTACGAAAGTATTAACAAAAGAATGGCTCAAGCCATGGAATTAGCAGAACAAAATAAAGAAAATTGGGAAGCTGTTTTATGGGAAGATTCTATTATGAAAAATAGTAAAAAGAGTCAAACTTACAAGTATTGGGCAAAATTAATAGACGACACTTTAAATGATATGGGATCCGCAGCTAGAGCAGATCAACGAGCACAATAAATGTTAAAATATTCTTACAAATTGATTCCAGGTCAAGGATATGTCGGTTTTGTAAACAATAAAAGATTTACCGGAACGTATGATGAAAGAGATTTACAAGAATTAAAATCTTATTTAAATAAATTACAAGAGCTTGAGAATCAATCTCAAGAATCCAAAACAAAACAAAAAGAAACAAATTCTAATAAATCTTTCAGAGAATGGATGGTAGAAACTAATCCAAAATTAGCTTCTGCCTATGAACAACATTTACAAAAGAAAGCAAAATCCATTTAATATAAATTCCATTTTCTATTTAAATATTCTTCTATAGCGGTTCTTTCACCCGGAGAAACATTTCTTTTAATAATAATTATTTCTGCAATTTGTATATTTGTTCCAAGATCTGGAAACGGTATAACCCCTGAACTATAACCACTACCTAAAATTATTTGTTGTGTTGTTGGGGTTTGTACATTCCCGCTAACTATAGTTGATGAACCTTCTAAATATCGGTTAGTTGCTAAAGTAGCATTAGTTCTGTTCCATACAAAACTTTGTACTTCAAAAGAAGACGTATTTAAACTAGTACCTAAAGTTATATTCAAAAGACCTCCTCTACTAGTATTAGATCTTGCTGCAACTGATGAACGAACACTATTACTTGGAGTAAATGAAAATCCGAAAAAAGATCCTGAATGTCTCGGTCTTCCTAATTCTAATATACAATTAAACTCTGAAGCAGATAAAAATTTATAAACTGTAAACACAGACCATTGAGAATCGTCAAATAAAAGAGAAGGGCTTGTAAGAAATTTGATGTAATCTTGTGTATTAAATTCTATTACTCCTAAAGAATTTTGAACATTTTCTCTTCTTATAGGTCTGTTAACTGAAAGGCTTTGAGTTAAATTAAATTGATTACCAGATTTATCTAAAACCAAACCTATTGCACTGTTTGGTTCTACTAAGGTTCCGTTTATACTTTCTGTATATAATGCATTAGGATCCGAAGCATCAATCCACATTACAATATTTGAAATTTTTTTAATATCAAAGCCACCTGCTGCAGCTGAAAAAAAACATAGATTCATAACAGATCACCAAATAAAAACCAATCATTAGGGTTTATTTTTATTATAACCGCCATAGAATTTTGTGTTCTTAAATTTCGTCTATTTTCAGTACTTCTTACGATTACGTTTTGTTCTGCAGAAATTGTTAAAATTGTTGTACTAAATTGAGCTATTGCTATCTGTGTACCTATTTCAAAATTGGTCGTGTTGTCATTAGGTATATAAACCACAGACCCAATCGATCCATATAATTTTCCTTTATCTGATAAAGAAAATGTGTAGGTTAAAGGAGATTGGGATAATATTATTGGAAGATTCGTATATAAATTTCCAGTAGTTGATAATGTACCATTCACGGTTAAACCATTTAAACAGGAAATGTTTGAAACAAAGCTAGTTGGTTGTAAGTTGTATTGTAAATTCATAAAAATGTATTTTTAAACTAAATATATTTATCATGCTCATCAAAGATTTAAACATTTTAAAAAACATATATAAAGATCTAAATCAGATTAACGAACAAACATATTCATTTGAAAATTTAAAAAATTTGCAAAAAGATTTAGATTCTTTATTGCTTGGATTAAAATCAATAGCCAAAGAAACAGAAACTGCAGCTGAATTTGTCCATCAACAAACACAAACACCTTTTGAAGAATTGCCTCAAATTTTAAATGAGATTCAAATAATCTTATCAAAAGCAGCCAACCAGTTAGAATTTCAAAAAATTGATTTAGATCAAGAATTGTCTCGCTAATAAAAAAAATCAAATTGATGGTTTAAACCCCTAAATAATTTAATAAGATGTGAAGACAATCTATTCGACATTGGTTTTATTATTAGGTGTTGTAGCAGGAGGAAGTATACATTACGGTATAATAGGTAATATTGCTTGTATATGGACTGTATTGTTGTCAGTTTTTGGATTTATGGCTTTTGGGTTGGGAATTTTTTGGGGTATGATATTTTTAACTTGTTGCCCACCTTCTGTTCCAGTATTTAAGAAAAAATAATAGTTGAACTTCTTCATTATTTTTTTTATATTAATAGGGTGAAATATAAAACACCTAACTTAAAAATTAAAAACTTTTTATGGTTAAACGATCAATTAAAAGATTTGTCTAAACAGCTTAAACAATTTATTAAGACTTGCGAAGACTTAGAAGAAGAAAACGCAGATGAACAATTGAACATTATTGAAAAGAATTTTTTGATTATGCAAAGTCGTTTAAATCTAGAAAAGAAAATAAATTAATGAAACAAGAAATTGCGAATTTAAATTCTCGTGTACAAGAATTGGCTCAAAAGGTTAAAGGAATGAACATTCAAGTTGTTGTTGATGACCCTGAATGGCAAAAATTGAGATTATGGTTAAAAGGCAAATGGGCTCAACATGGACCTGAATGCGTGCAGCGTATGAGAGAATATTTTGAAAAGGATAAAACAGATCCTTATCGTATTAGGCGATTGTTAAATTACTTAACCTGTTCTGGATTTAGAACAGGAGCTATTAAAGAACCTTCAGCAGATAAATTAAGAGAAGAAGTCAGAGAAGTATGGGCAAAAATGTTAGGTGAAAAAGCAACCCATCGCCATGGAGGAAAACTTTGATAAGTAGATTAAATGTCAAAACTTACTCAAAGAAGCACAGCTCCTAAAAAATTAAACAAATCAGAAAAGAAAAATTTCTGGAGAGCAAAGAAAAAAATAGCTTTTAAACATTTAAAAAGAGCAGAAAAAACTAATAATACGGGTTGGGTAAAAATGTTGCGTAAACGCATTAATAAATATGACAAAGCCATAGGAGAAAGTTTTAATACTGAATTTTTAAAAATAATGGAACCCTTTAAAACTAAGTATGATTGATGTCATATAGTTTAGTAAATACAGTTTCATCTGCTCCTATAAATTGTAATGTCGGATACAACAATTCTTGGGTAGAAGTAGGAAACAATGCAAATCGTGATTTGTTTGCACAGGCGTCTTATATAACAAATTTTGATGATTTAACTATTTCACTATCTGCTGGAAATGTTGATATAGGTGCAGTCGAAATCAAAGATTGGAATTCAAATTTAAGAGCCGATGTAACAACATCTGATGGATTAAATGCATTAAGAGTTTTATCCCAAGATTTAGAATCATCTGTTGATGATATTACCATTGGTGATAAAGATGGAAATTTTGCTACAGTTTTTGCACCAACATCTTCTTTAAATGTTAAAGTTACAAATACCGTAACAAGTATAACAAGACCAGAACCAACACAGCTTGATGCTTTTGGAAGATTGAGAATGTCTACCCCTATGACTTTGTTTGATTCTTCACATCGTTACAAAGATAATAATCTTTGGGCTACATTATCAGCAAATGGAGGTTCAGTTTCATTCAACGCATCACAGGGATTGATGCAGTTAAATGTCACCAATGCGTCAGGAGCTAGTGCAATTAGAGAAACAACAAAAGTATTTGCTTATCAACCAGGCAAGTCTTTGCTAGTCATGAATACTTTTGTCATGGCTTCTTCTACCACAAATTTAAGACAAAGAGTGGGGTATTTCGGAAGTCAAAATGGATTTTATTTCCAGTTAGATGATGATAATATTGGTCTGGTTAAAAGATCTTTTATATCAGGTTCCGTTGTGGATACCGTAGTTCTTCGATCTAATTGGAACGGAGACAAATTGGATGGAACTGGAGCCTCTGGTATAGTTTTAGATATAACCAAGGCTCAAATTTTTTGGATGGATATTGAATGGCTTGGTGTAGGAACAGCAAGAACAGGATTTGTAATTAATGGTCAGTTTATTGTTTGTCATTCATTCCATCATGCTAATCTTATCGATTCAACTTACATCACCACAGCTTCATTGCCTCTGAGATATGAGATCGTCAACAAAGCAGCCACAAATGGCTCTAATACATTGAAACAAATATGTTCCAGTGTAATTTCAGAAGGAGGGTATGAACTTAGAGGGTTGCAACAAGCCGTGGGAACTGCAATCACAGGAGGAGGAAAAGAATTAACCACAGCAGGAACTTACTACCCTGTTGTCTCTTTAAAATTGAGAACAGACAGTCTAGATGCTATTGTAGTACCTACAGCAATTTCTGTTATAGGTTCAAGTGATGGTGTATACAATTGGCAGATAAGATCAAATACTACTACAACGGGAGGAACATGGTTGAGTGCAGGAGTAGATAGTGCTGTTGAATATAATTTAACAGGCACAGGGATTTCAGAAGGAAGAATTTTAGCAAGTGGTTATTTTATTACTAATAACTTTGCTAAAGGACAAATAGACATTCTTAAAGAAGCTATTTTTAAGTTTCAACTAGAACGAAACGGATTAACGGGTACTCCTTTTGAATTATCACTTGTTATGGCATCTAATGGTGATGGAGATGATGTATATGGTTCCTTGGACTGGGAAGAGATTAGCAGATAAATATTAGATAGTTATGTTCGTAGGTATTTTAGCGTTAACCGCATTTGTTATTGCTGGTGTTGCAGCATATTTTTCCGTTTATGGTATTGCTACACTCTATGCAGGAGCATTTATTTCTGTTCTTGTCATGGCAGGAGCTTTGGAAGTCGGTAAGCTTGTAGCAACAAGTTTTCTTTATCGATATTGGCACAAGACTAATCTGTTGTTAAAAACTTATATTCTTGTTGCCATTTTAACTTTGATGGGAATTACATCAATGGGTATTTTTGGATTTTTGACATCCGCATATCAAACAAGTCTTATTGAATATTCTCAAGCAGAAACACAACAAGAATTTTTGGTATCGCAAAAAGCGATACTAGAAAAGGAATTAGAATCATTAAACACGCGGGTTGAAACATTAAATCAATCTCGCCTTTCACAAGAACAAAGACTTCCATCAATGTCTCGTAGAGCAGCAGCACCTGTCTATGAAGACATTAAAGCGGCAGGAGAAGAAATATCACAAGCTAGAGGAAGAATGAATCAGATATTTGATGAAATTAAAGCTCTCGATTTGCAAACATTGGAAGCACAAAAACAAAGCGGAAAACAAAAAGATATTGGAACTCTCAAATATGCAGCAGAACTTTTCGGAACAGACATCAACACAATTGTTAAATGGTTTACCTTGGCAATTATTGTTGTGTTTGATCCTTTAGCAATCGCTTTGGTTTTGGCTTATAATATAGCAATTAATAGAAACAATAAAAAAGAAATCTCGGATGAAAAAGACGAAACTATCATTAATAAAATAAATAAAATTTTTAAAACTGGAGCTAAATACAGAAATTAATATGAAATATAGCAAAAAAAGAACCTATAGAGATGGAAAAACAGTAACAGAAGAAATCATTATTAAAAAGACTGTTAAGAAAAATAAAAAAACTTCTTTTAAAGAAAAAATTAAGAATTTTTTTAAATTTTTAAATTTTTAAATAAATCTGGATAAACGATTTATAAGTATATTTTGTTAGAAGTATATGAGTGAATCATCAGATTTTATATCCAAATTTAATAAATTCGAAACTCGTCATCGAGCTTTTATTAGTGTTGTAATCAAACCTATTTTTGTTATTATAACCTTTTTAGCTGTTGGGTATTATACACTGTGGATGGAATCCACTTATTTGAGACAAGATAAATTTCAAACCTATTTAGACAAACAAGAAAATTTTTTACAAACTCAATTTGAATTAACTCAAAGCAAATTGGAAAATATAATGCAAACCCAGTTAGTATATGCAGAACAGTTGAAGGGTTACAATACAGTAGTATCTGGCTTACAAAAACAATTAGATCAAATATCAGAAAGAACTACATATTTAGAACGATATCATAAAGATTATCCACCTCAACGTCCATAAATATTAATAATGGCTACAGCATCTAAAAAAATTAGTCAATTACCTCCTTATATAGGTAATGCTTTTAATACAGGGGTTATCCCAGCAAATTTTGGAACTTTTGATAATCCAGACACCTTTAAAATTGCTTTATCTACAGTATTTTTAAATCTTCCTTATGCAGAAATTAAAAACGATTTAACTGTAGATGGAACTTTATACGCAGAAACCCCGGTTATTTTTGGTGATGCTACTTATGTATCAGAAATTTTAATTTTAAGAGGTTCAGCTACAGGAACAACTTTAACTACTTTATTAACTAAAGACGGAGCAGACATGACTTTAAATTTAGGAGATTCCTGGAATTATAAAATACACCTTATAGGTCGTAGTAGTGCTAGTAGCAGAGATACTGCTTTTTTTGAATTCTCCGGATCCGTTAAAAGAAGATCAACATCTGGATCTATTACAGAACTAGTAGGCACTCCTACTAAGATAATACATGCCAGAGACAACACGTCAGTAGATGCTAATGTAGTTGTTGATTCTCCAAATTTCTTTAGGATAAAAGTTAATGGAGCCACTGGAGAAACCTATTTTTGGACAGCACAAGCAAATTTAATAAAATCATAATGAATTTAAATAACCTAATAAAATTAGTTTTAGAAGAAAAAGATGCTTGTTATAAAAAAGTAAAAAGAAAATACCAAAAATCTGGAGCATGGCCTTCTTATTATGCAGCAGGAGCTTTAGCAAAATGTCGCAAAAAAGGAGCTAAAAACTGGGGTAAAAAGAAATAAGTGCTTATTAATAGATTTATTTTAAAATAAACAAAATGAAATTTTCAGAATATTTTAAATTACAAGACAATAAAATTTCAAAAGAGTTACAATATGTTATAGAAAATAATCAAACTCTCTGCGATAACGTATTTAGAATATATTCAGATAAATTTTTTGAGATTATTAAAGAAGCTAAAAATTTGTATTACAAAGGAGAATTAAAATTATCTGACGAAGATGCAGAAATTTTAGAAACAGATATCGGGGAAAAGGCTATATACGAAGGCAGAGAAGTTTATTTAGACGCTCCTTTATTTGAAGAAGAAGATTTAATGATAGAAGCAGTTCACCATGGAAAAAAGGTTAAATTAAATAAACCATTTCGAACTCCGGGTGGTCCTAAAAAATTTGCGGTTTATGTTAAAACACCAAAAGGTTCTATTAAAAAAGTCACGTTTGGTGATCCAAACATGAGAGTACGTAATACCAGCAAAGCCAGAGCAAAATCGTTTACAGCAAGACATAAATGTTCTCAGAAAAAAGACAGAACAAAAGCTGGTTACTGGTCTTGTAATATTCATCGATATCGTAAAGCGTTAGGTCTTAAATCATCTCGTACATGGTAAAAAAATATCCATTCAAAGAAAAACTTTTATCAGATAAATGTGTAGTTAGAGATTTTTCCGAAAAAGTTGACGAAGAAGATTTACAATGGCATTTTGATGATGAAGACAGATTAGTTGAATCTGTAGAATCTACGGATTGGTTAATTCAATTTGATAATAAATTACCACAAAAATTTGAAGGGCAGATTTTTATACCAAAAGGTGAATATCACCGGTTGATTAAAGGCACAAAAGATTGTAAAGTTAAAATATATAAATTATGAAATTTTTTCTAAGCCTGTTGATGATGGCTTTGGTTGGATGTAAAAATCTACAAATAGAAGGAGAAATAGAAGCAACCCATATTAATGGTATTAAAAAGGTAAAACATTACCCTCGAATGAAATATAATACAGAATATAAAAACACACCTATATATTTTACAACTGGAATACTCAGTGACATGGCCAGTTTAGATAAACCACCACATTATACTTCAAATGTTGAAATTTGGTTTTGGTGATAAAAAAGTTGATTTTTCCTATAAAAAATATATCATATGAAAATGCAAAAAAATAAAGAACAGCATAGCTATCTAAAAACAAAAGCTAAAGAGCTAAAACAAGAAGGTTACACCTTTAAAGAAATAGCCGATCTTTTAGGAGCTAAGAGATCAACCGTTTGGGATTGGGTTACAGATCGCAAGAGACATAACCCTTCAGCTGTGATTGTTCCTTCACATGATACACCTGTGCCATATTTGCACATTCCTATTATTAAAGAAGAAGAGAGATTTGAAGATTTAAAAGATTTTATATCTCAATTGGCTCCTATTCATTATCCAGCTCCTCCAAAACCAACAGTTAATGCTCAAGCTACTAAAACAGCTATGGTTATTGGAGATATCCATTTTGGAAGTGAAGACTGGAATGTTTTAGACATTTTTATTCAAACAATTCAGGAGGTTAAACCGGAAACTATTATTCTTAACGGAGACACCTTAGATATGTTTGCTATTAGTAGATATCCAAAAGATGTAAGACATTTTTATTCATTATCAGCAGAAAGGGAGCAATATCATAAATTTTTAAAATTGATTCATGATGTTACAGCTCCTTATCAAAGCAAAATTTATGAGACAAATGCTAATCACTCTGGTGACGGAAACGAAGGAAGATGGTGGAGGTATCTAAGTGACCGTATTGGTGAAATAGCAGATATAGCAGAAATTAAAGAAAAACTTTCTTATGCTTCTGTATTCTTACCTACCCAAGAATGGAGTAGAGTTAAATTAGTTGACTATGTAGAAGTAGCTCCAGGTTTTATAGTTATGCATGGAGATGTAGTCAGACGCCATGGTGGTTATTCTGCTCGTGGATTATTTGAAAAATGGTTTACTTCTATTATGGCAAATCACACTCATCGTACAGGCATGACAGCTCAAAGAATTCCGAGCATAGGAACTCAAAAAGAAAAAGTTGTTAGGGTTTATGAAAATGGATGTGCTTGTGATTTAAAACCCATTTACGCATCTGCTGCCAATTGGCAAAACGGGTTTTCTATTATTAACTATAATGATGATAATGTAGGAGTAGAGACAGTTATTGTATCTAATAAAAAAGCTACAATTACGACATTAGGTAAAACTTTAAGCGTGAGTTGACCCGGTATAAGTAGTATAATCATGAAAAATAAAGATCACATACTACTAGAAAGGGTATACAACGAAATGGCTTACGGCATATCATCAACACCAGAAAAGCAAGGTAATATCACTAAATCAGAATTGATTAATATTATTAAAGAGGTAGAACAAAAACACAAAGGAACTAACTTCTTTAGTGTTACTCAAGTTACTAGAGAGTCTAGCAACAAAGCACCTTCTCCTTCATTTGTTTTGCCGGGTTTAAAACATGGTAAAGCATATTTTGCTAAAGTATCTCAAGTCAATGGACAAATTGGTTTTGATTATACAGCAGCTGTTAATCGTCAAAGAGAAAGAGAAGGAAAAACAACAGATTTTGTTGCTCAAAAAAGTGTTTATGATGATGTAGAAGGTAGTACCTCTTTGCGCCAAAAAGAAGGACAGATTTATTTACGGTATCTTCCGGTTGCTATATCTGCTAGTTTTTCACCAGTGTTGGTTAAAGCTAATAAAGAAAATCCCAATTCATCTTCAGACTTTGAAGTAACCAATAAAGATGAAGTATCTCAATATAAATCTCCTTCTAAAGGTTCAGCATCTTATCAAGGAGTGGAAAAAGGAATAGAACCAAGAATTATTAGCATAGACAGTATTGCAGCTATTAATATAAACGGAACAGATTATTTTATTACAGATTTAGATAGTGTTAGAAAATCTATATACGAAGTAGCAGGTGCTCCAAAACCACAGGAAGCGACAAGCAATCCTATGGGTGGACATTCAATACCTTCAATGGAAGTTTGATCTTTGAAAATTCGGGGATGTACTGGTTTCGACAAATAGTTGAAACTAAGAGTGCATGTCGAGGTTGATCAGCTGGCCTCGTAAAAAGCAGATCAAAAAACTAAAAGCAGAAGATAATACTGATGCTATCTTGGCTGAAGCCGAGTATATCTTCAACAATGCTTCCGAGTTCCTCGGTGGTGTTGAAGAAGAGTATCTCTTAGCAGCCTAAGGTCCTTATAACCAGATCCTCTAAGGTTATATTGATATGCAGAGGTAGTTGAATTGTGGACTGTATCAACGTAACAAAAAGAATCCTCCGTTTGTAGATGTGCGGTAATGTCTATAGGCAGACTAAAAACTCGGTTAGTGTCGCCAAGCAGCCTAAAGTCTTCGTCACCGTATGGTGGCTGAAATGCTAAAGACACTTAAACATGTAGACCTTTTAGTGTAAAGTATTTGGACAGGGGTTCGAGTCCCCTCATCTCCTCTTCCTTTCTATTTTACTATAAATAATAATATGCCATATACTATACGTAAAATAAATTCTGGTTATAAGGTTTGTAAAAAAAATAGTTCTAAATGTTTTAGTAAAAAACCCTTTCCGACTAAAGAAAAAGCAGTAAAACAATTAGCAGCTATACAAATAGCTACTAAAAATGAAAAAAGATTAATAGATTTAATATCTCAAATTTTTAATGAATAAAAATCTTCCATATAAACAAGCTTTGATTATAGAAGATGTAAAACCTTTTGTAAAAGGAAATATAGTGATTGTGATAGGAGAAACAATAGATTATTACATTATTAAATTACATCACCTATCAAAAGAATCTTATATCTTAAAAAAATATATAAAATTTGCTTGAAATTCTCATATAAAAGATAAATAATATTACATTCAATGAAAATTCATACAACAACCAGCAATGCAATTTCAACAAGTCCACGAAGACTTTGTTGGAGTGTCTAGCGGGTTTGTACATTTTTATTGTCAACTAAACCCGCTTATTCCAATAAAATGGAAAGCGGGTTTTTAATTTTAAAGGTTTTATGGGAGGTGAACCTGAATCACCAAAACAACCACCGTGAATTCCGTGGGTGAGGTAACTCAGAGGTGTATATAATTTAAGCGGGTATAGTTTAATAGTAGAACGGAAGCTTGCCAAGTTTTAGGCCTCGGAGCATTACCGAGTACTCGCATTTTATGCCTGGTTAGTTTAATGGTAAAACGGTTGATTTGTAATCATCTGACGTCAGTTCGATTCTGTCACTAGGCTCATTTTAAAGTATCGGAAGCTAAAGTAGTCGAAGCGATAGTCTGCAAAACTTTCATTAGTCAGTGCAAGTCTGACCCGATACTCCATTTTCTATTTGCAAATATAAAATATTGCTATAGTATAAAGATAACGGATCTGGCAGCAGCAAATAAACCAGATCCAGGTAAGATAGTCTTTGCCTGTTAGTGTGTTGGGACTTTCTTACTGTTGCTGGACGAGTCAGGCTGCGTAAAACTATGACTCCATGCATTAGATTCAATACAGGCTAGACGGATGATTCCGGGCTCCATGCCCGGTCTCGTTGAAGAAGAGACAATTTCCGGAGCAAAACTCTTCAAATACTAACTAAATATTATAGTAGACCCGGAACGCCTCTCAATGATGTTGATGCGCACCAATCGGGTGATTAGCGTGATAACAAAACCGGTACACATTAAGTTGGGACGCCTTCGGTTTCCGGGACAAAAACACGCCCTTCCCCTCTTTAGTATAGTAGCATTACAATCGGTTGATAACCGATAGAACAAGGGGCAGTACCTTGAGGAGGGATTATTTTCTTGATTTTAAGTTTTTCTAAGGTATTATTAATTGTGAATTTTTTGGAAATTTTTTTAAATTTTTTTGGTTTAAAAATAATAAGATCTTTAAAACACGAATCTAAAATGACTAACAAAGAGCTTTTATATTATTATGAATGGGCTTTAAATATAAATTTTAATACATTAGCTGAGGAGTTTTTAACAGAAATTAAAAAAAGAAATTTAATTAAAAAATAATTTTTACGGGATATAGCCCAACGGTTAAGGCGCCTGCTTTGGGAGCAGGAGATTGAGAGTTCGAGCCCCTCTATCCCGATATTTTTTGGAGTAACCACCAACCCTCTGGTATTAGGCGTTTTGTGTAATTGGAAAGTGCACAAAAGTAAGTCCTGCTCCAAAACTTTTAATGTTGCTTGTAGTGTAACGGTAAGCATTACAGATTGTGATTCTGTCGGAGCGGGTTCGAACCCCGTCGAGCAACCAACAGTTGATATTATAAATAAAAGTATTATAATAAAGATTCTATGAAATACATTATTCTAACAATCGTGGCAATTATGACCCTTACCGCATGTGCATCAAAAAAAGAATGTAAACCAAGTGGTAAGACGACTGTTTGCACCGTAAAGTAAAACAATTGGGTTAATCTTGTAAATGGAGCCGACATTCTTTTTCCAGGGTTCTCTCTAGGAAGAGTTAAGATTGATCCTGAGACGTCGCGGGTAAACGTCTCACTCTTTCGGGGAATTAGTTAAGTGGTATAACTCCTGATTTGCATTCAGGTGTCACCAGTTCGACTCTGGTATTCTCCAAAGCTCAATTGGTGAAATTGGCAGACACGACAGACTTAGGATCTGTAGCCGCAAGGCGTGTGGGTTCGACTCCCTCATTGAGCATTTTAAGGAGCGGTGGTTGAGTGGTTTAAAACAAAGCTTTGCTAAAGCTTCGAGGGCTAATAATCCTCCGCAGGTTCAAATCCTGCTCGCTCCGTTAAATATTTTTATGAAAACTCAAACAATACTACCAACATTCAATTGGCTTATATTAGGCAGATATAATTTTGGTTTATGGAAATGGCCAATATTTTTTAAAATACCTAATTTTTCTTATTACAATTTTACATCGTGTGCAAAGTATGGTGTGTCCTGGTTAGGATACACTTTAGAAATATCATGGGTTAAAAACAATTTATGAAAAATGCATATTACACAAAATTAGAATTTAAAAAAAGAAAATTTGAAGTTTTTATTAAACCTTACGGACAAGGATTTGATTTAGAAATCCGTACTAAAAAACCTTTATCTAGAGATGATTTTCAATCTTTAAAAAAATATTTAATAGATGAAGGTTATGTAGATACTGCTAAAGAATATAACAAATTTTAAAAAGGGTGTAGTCCGGTTGGTCGAGGACACTGACTTGAAATCAGCTGGGGTAACCATTCCCTCGGGGGTTCGATTCCCTCTGCACCCGCATTTAATGGTCTAAGACCCATTAAGTATTTTAATGATAACCAGTGGTAATAGTCTTGAAGATCAAACATCAGACCAAGCAATTAAAAAAGCAATTGACATGACAATGGATTTTTTGAAAATGAATCCAACTAAATTTAAAGCCATTTATTCTGATGGCAGTTGTGTTTTGTTTGATTCTTATGAAGAAGCTATGTCTTATTATTCTAAAGACGGTAAATGTAAAGTTTTTGTAATTTGATTGCGGAGTACAATTCCGGTGAATTGGGGTGTCTCATAAGCATCTATAGGTGGGTTCAACTCCCACCTCCGCTATTTTTATATGTCGGTGGCAGACAAGCAATGCAGCAGTCTCCAAAACTGCCTTATGTGGGAGCATTACCCACCCGACATGCCATTTTGTGCTGTGGTTAAGAACCTAATAACCCTTGGCATTGGTCTACGTGGTAGGGTCACCATACGTAAGTAAAGGGCAGAACCCATAACAGCACAAATCTTTTGCGGTGGTAGTATAATAGTAGTACAGGAGTCTTCCAAACTTCGGGCCTCGGAGCGTAACCGTGTCACCGCACCATTTTGGAATCATAGCTCAGTTGGTTAGAGCACCTGCCTGTCACGCAGGGGGCCAGGGGTTCAAGTCCCCTTGGTTCCGCCATTTAGGATCCTTAGTGAAATGGACTATCACTTAACGCTACGGACGTTACATTCTAGGTTCGAATCCTGGAGGATCCAATTAAACGCTTTCAGAATATATTTTATCGTAAGCTTCACTGGATAATTCTATTAATTTAGCAATTAAACCAGCATTGCGTAATTTTTTAAAAACTAAATTTTCGACACAAAACTCATTATATACACCTACACCTAAGCATTGTTTTCTTCCATTTTGTATTTTATCTTTAATGTGTATTGCTCTTTCTCTTAAATGTTTAGCTTCTTCTCGAGTTAAATTTGTTAAATTTAAAACATTTTCTAAACGCGTAATCTCTTTTGCAAATTCTTCAAATTTTAAATCTACATCCTTTTCATCTATTTCTGGCGGATTATATACTGGTTTCTTAAGCCATTTATCTTCCATAAGACTATACAATCCAGAAGCCAAATGAACTTCATTTATGTCTTGTAAATACATTTCTACTTCATGTTCTTTAATAGTTATATTGTGCCTTAAATTCCAAACAAATCTCATACCGTCTAGAGCTTTTTTAACCAATTCTACGTCTTTATTGATTTTAGAAAAATCTATTATTATATGAACATCTAAATCAGAATAATCTGTGTAGGTATAATTTGCTAGAGATCCGGTCAATTGTATATCTATTATCGGAGTTTCTAATTTTAAATTGTCGTAAAATTCATGAGCTATTGATAACAGCTTTTCTCTTATACTTCTATCAAAAATTCCTTGTGGACTCCAAAACTTTGGATTTAATTGATTTTCGTAATATCCTTCTTGCAATAAATTAGAATAAATTCTTACTAAATGATGACTTAACATTCTTATATATTTAGTTTATAAAAGCTATTTTGTTGTTGCATTCTTTGCCTGTTAGACCTATAATGCTTGAATGGAAATAGTAAAAGAAATTGCAGGAATTGTAATGACTCTGTGTTTTATGTTTTGTTACATTCCGCAAATTGTTAAAATATTTCAAAACAAATCTTCCCGAGACGTTTCTTTAACTCTTATTCTTATGTCTATTGGAGGTTATATTTCTGGGATGGTTTATATGTTTTTAGGAACTTTTGGGCTTTGGTGGTTTTTAAATTATTGTGTTGGGCTTATTATGTGCACAATTTTAGTGTATGCTTGGTTTAAGTATAAAAGATAATTGGGGAATTAGTTTAATAGTAAAACACGTGATTTACACTCATGGGTCGGCGGAGCGTAACCGTCATTCCCTACCATTTTATTATGAATAAAATAATAACAGTTGATTTTGATGAATGTTTAGCGGAAACATTACCAACTGCTTGGGGAGGCTCAACTCTTAAACCAATTCAACGGATTATAGATTTTGTAAAAGACCAACACAAAAAAGGATATGAGATTCATATAGTTACGTTTAGAAATTGGAATAATAAAAAAGAGGTAGAAGGTTTTTGTAGATTGTATGAAGTTCCAATAAAATCTATTGTTTGCACAGAAGGTAAAAATAAAATTCCTTTTATTAAAAAACTTAACAGCAAACTTCATCTTGATGACAGCGTTGAAGTTTGTACTCTTTGTATAATGGCAGGTATTGACGTTCTTTTAGTAGATCAAGGACAAGAAAATTTTAATACAACAGCTAAATTTATACCTAAAATTTAGTCTTCGTATTTTTCATAATCTTGCATTTCTTCATCTGCAAGATTTACTAATCTATCTATAATAGCTTTGGCTTTACCTCCACCAGCTAAGACTTCTTTGATTTCGTCTAAATCAATTTCTAAAAACTTTTTATACACTAACGGTATTAATTCTCTTTTGTCATCTGGTATAAATTGGGTTAATAAATTATAAAATTCCGGACCATATATAATATCTGGTATCTCAGCTTCTAAAGTATCATTAGGAGTTGCTCCTTCTAAAGCCATATATTCATAAATCCCTTTTACAATTTCATGAACTAAAAATGGAAATGTCAATCCCCTAGCTTTTATAGTATAGGTTCCTTCATTTTCTATAACTTCTTCACTACCAGCTTGAGCATCTTGGCTCATGCCCCCTAAATTTAAATTAGCAGGAACCGCAAAATATCCTAATTGAGTTAATACTGATACCATACCATATAAAGGTATTAAATTTTTATCTAACTCATTAAGTTTATCTTCTACTAAATTAAACAAAAATAAACCATGAGTAGCTATACCTTGCATAATAGTATTGGCTAATCTTCTACGTAAAATTGTTTCTGCTTTTTCTTCTGATTGCAATTCTTTAATCAAAGCCATTTCTTCAGATTCTCCTTCGTTTAATTCATTTTCTTCTGGAGCTTCCGCATTTTTTTCTTCTGCTTCTTTTTCTGCTTGGGTTATAACATTTTGCAACTCAGCAGGTCCTAATTGCACATCGAATAATAAATCTCCAGAATCATGCAATTCTTTTATTTGTTTAAATTCTGGTAAAGATAATATTAAATCTAAAGATAAAGATTCTAAAAATTTTTTGTTTTTGTTTTCTAATCTTTGTATTTTTTGGACACCAGTAAATAGTTGAGATATCAAAGAAGGTAAAGATTGATTTTTTGCTGATACACCTGAGTAATATTCTAATCTTTGCATTAGTTTATTATAATTTTTAGAAGTAATAATTTCTAAATAAGATGCAGCAGAACCTCCTATGTCCGGCAATACTCCGGTAATTTCTTCTTGCCCAGAAGCTATGGCCTCTTTTCTTGACGGATTTATAAAATCTGGATAGTCTCCAGTATCAATAGCTTCTAATATTGTTTCTTTTAAATTCATTACTTTGATCTTAATTTTTTAAATAATTTTACACTAGCATTATCTTCTAAAGCTTTTGGTCTAGGCTTTGGAGTTTGTCCAGGCTTTGGAGCAAATGGATGTCTTTTAGGAGTTGTTTTGGGTTTTGTAGGTGCTTCAATAGTTTCTGTCTCATTTAAAATTTCTAGAACTAATTTTAAAAATTTATTCATATTTAATATTTATACAATTAAAGATTCTTTTTTTATTTTTGTTGATTGTCCTCATAAACAATGTTAAGATGTTTTTTGTTAACAATAAACAAATATATGTCACACGAACTAGATATGAGCAAAGGCCGGGCAGCAATAGCTTACACCGGAGAAACACCATGGCATCAATACGGTCATCGTTTTGATAAACCATTTACTTCAGAAGAAGCCATGCAACAAGCAGGTTTAGATTATGAAGTAGAATTGCAAGAATTGTTTACAGCAGATCAAAATGTGGATTCCCACAAAGCTGTTGTACGCAATGACACTGGAACCGTTTTAGGAATTGTCGGAAACGGTTATAAACCCTTACAAAATAAAGAAGCATTTCGCTTTTTTGATGCAGCAGTAGATGAAGGAGAAGCTCTTTATGAAACTGCAGGGGCTTTGAAAAACGGTAGTTTGATTTGGCTTTTAGCTAAAATTAAAGGACAAATCAAGATTTTGGCAGAAGATTATGTAGATAAATATTTTCTTCTTACTAACCGTCATGATGGTAAAGGTTCTGTTACTGGTAGAGTTACTCCAGTTCGAGTTGTATGTTGGAATACTTTAACCGCATCTTTGAATCGCAATGTAAAAGAAGAAGTTCGTCTTGTACACCGTGGCAATGTAGCAGATCGATTAGAAGTGGCCGGCACTCTTCTCGGACAAATCGGAGCATTTTATGATGAGCTTTCTGAAGTTTATCGCAAGTTTGCCAGAGTTAATATTAAGGAAAAGCAAATGAAGCAATATATTGCAGAATCTTTAAGACCTTACGGTAATAGTGAAAATCGTAATGTTTCAGAAGAAGATAAAGCTCCAGCTCGTTTGGTTACAGAAGTTAATAATGTTATGGAATTAGTTGAAATTGGTAAAGGAGCTGATATCAAAGGAGTTAGAGGTACTTTGTGGGGTACTTATAATGCCATAACAGAATATGTTGATCACCATAAAAGACCCAAAGCAGGCGAAGACGGAAGAATCCAATACATTGGTTTTGGTTCTGGTAAAATGGTTAAAGATGCAGCTCTTCGTCTTGGCATTAACTTTGCTAAAACAGGGTTCGTAGAAGAGAATCAGGTAATCTTAAACTAAGTAATTAGGTTAGAACCGGTTATACTAACCCCCAGAAGATGAAAACATCTTCTGGGGACGTATTTTAAGCTTGCCTATCCTAATAAAAAAATTTAATATTTTTTAGTATGATTAAATTTGAGTATAACAATGCTAAATCTCCTTCTCAGGAAAAGAATGACTGCACAGTCAGAGCATTAGCAATAGCTACAAATTCATCTTATCATAAATGTTATGATTTGTTATGGAGAGCTGGTCGTAAACCAAATAAAGGATTTCATATTAAAAGGTTTTTGAAAAAAAGTTGCAGCTATATGGGTCATTCTTTTCTTAAATTAAATTTTAGAAAACCGATAACTTTACGAAAATTTATAATGAAATATTCATCAGGAATTTATTATGTAAGAATCAGAGCCCATGTTTTTGTAGTTAAAGATGGAATAGTATTGGACATGTTCGAACAATCTCCTTATTGCAGAATTACCGATGCATGGAAAGTAATCAATAACTCTTGTTTTTAATATATGGCTTTTTGTAAATTGGACAATTATCAAGGTCAGGTTTTTAAAGATATGAATCTTTATGGACCAGAAGGAGGTTATGTTTTTGATGCAGAAACTCATGAACCTGTTTTATTGAAAGAGAAAACCAAATTTTATACTACTGGTAATATGCGGCTAGGTATCGGAAAATATAGAATCAATATGATTGATTCTTTAAGTCGTAAATTTTATTGCAATAATTATATGATGGGTGGTTCTGATAAAAAATATTATGCGGTTTGGTCCTTGGCAGATAAGCCGTATTCTCCGGAAGATATTTTTAAAAAATATGGTTACAGAGTAGACAATAAACATCAAAGAATCAAAAAATATAAATTGTCTGGTAGAATGAGAGCTAGGAGAACTATTAAGATTTTAAAAGAAAGAGGAGATTATGAAATGGCTTCTCGTATAGAAAAAGAATTACAAGAACATTTAGCAGCAGGTAAAAGATATAAATGTCCGGTTTGGTTCGATTTTAGAACAGAAGAACAAAAAAAATCTTTAAAATGAATAGTATATTATACAAAGATATAGTTTTAGTTTTAAATAGAAATTGGCAAGCTATTCATGTCAAAAGTCCTGCCGAAACTTTTGCTATGCTTATGACAGATACAGCTACTGCTTTAAACATAGAAGGCTTGGACAACATGGTTCCCCTCAAATGGAAAGAATGGATGAATCTTTCAGTAAGAGAGGAAGATGATTTTATTAACACAGTAAAAGGAAAAATAAGAGTTCCTAAAGTTATTGTGTTGTGTAAATTTGATAGAGTTCCTAAAAGAAGACCTAGGTTTTCGTCCAAAGCTATTTGGTTTAGAGATAATGGTACTTGTCAATATACAGGGAAAAAATTAAAACCAGGTGAAGGGAATATTGATCATGTAATACCAAAATCAAGAGGAGGTAAAACTGATTGGTCTAACTGTGTATTGGCTCACAAAACAATAAACGCTAAAAAAGCAGACTTATTGCCTAAAGAGGCAGGTCTTAAATTATTAAAAACTCCAGAACCTCCTAAAGAACTACCAGCTTTTCATTATATAAGAAACAAACACAATATAAAAGAATGGAATTTATTTTTAAAACAAAGCGCTTAAATTGGGATGTTTATGCTTTAAAGATAGCAGAAGTAGCTGCTTTAAGATCCGAAGACCCTTGGAGAAAAGTAGGAGCCTGCGCTCTTGATTATAATAACAGAGTTATAGGTGTTGCTTATAATGGTTTAGCTCCTGGCAAAAAGGCTCCTAAAAATTTTTGGAAAGACCGAGATCAGAGATTGCCGTACATGATTCACGCAGAGGCTAATCTATTATCTTTGTTTGAAAGAGGAAAATGTAAAACACTAGCAACAACTTTATTACCCTGCAAATCCTGTGCAACACTTATAGCTGGTCACGGGATTAAAAAGGTTGTATATAAAGAAATGTATGACAGAGACAAATCTGCTTTAGATATTTTTAAATTTTATAGTATAGAATGTATTGAAATAAATGAAAAGTTTCTAAATAAAAATATATGAAACCTTTATTGATTTTAATATTAACTTCTGAAAAATATCTTAATAGCAAGGAAAGACAACAAGCAATTTTAAATACTTGGGGCAAAAATTGTGATATACATTTTTATGCTGAATATGAAGATAAAAATAACAAAATTATTAAAGTATGTGATGTAGATGACGTGGAAGAAAAAATTAAAGGAATTTTTGAATATATTAACAAGAATTTAATTAATGAATATGAGTGGTTTTATTTTTGTGATGATGATTGTTTTGTTAACACAAAATTCTTATTAAAAATTCTACAAAATTTTGATCCACAATCTGTTCATGGTATGGATTGTTTTGGATGTTATGGTGATTTACATTACCCACAAGGAGGAGCAGGATTTTTAGTGCATCAGAATTTAATACCTTTATATAAAGATTTTAAAAATTTTAAAACTACTCATAGTGATGTTACTTTTGGATTAAATACCCGAGAAAAAGGTATAAAATTTACTCATAATGATATTTTTAAATGTCATCCTCCTTCTTATTACAACATACCAGAAGATAAAATAGCAGACTATGTATCTTTTCATTATATAAAAGATGAAACACTTATGTCAAAACTGAATGATATTTGTATAAATATATAATATGGACACTAAATTCGATAGGTTTTATAATCAGGTAATAGAAGAAGCTAAAAAATCTTATTCACCTAAACAAGCTCGCAAAGGTAAAGATATTGGTAAACCTGGTAAAATGTTTAAAAAAATTGCAAAATCGGCTGGTAAAAAATACGGATCAAAAGAAGCTGGAAAAAAAGTTGCAGGGGCAGTTTTAGCAAAATTAAGAAATAAATAATATGTCAAAATTCAATAATATCTTAGAAGAATATCTCAAAACATTAACTTTAGAAAAAGAAGATCAAAACAAAGACGGCAAAAACAATTATAAAGATGTTTTGATTGCTCGTATGGTAGCTTCAGGTATGAGTAAAGAAGAAGCTATAGCTAAAGTAGAAAAAAAGAATATAGATTCCAAAGAAGACGAAGAAGACAAAGAAGATTAATAAACATAAGTTGTTTTATTTTTATTCTTTTTAATCTTTGTTTTTGTATTTTTATTTGGAAATAATTTAATATTTTCCCAATTGGTAAAATATTTTTTGTAATCTGTTTTACGCCATTTATCGCCTTTGCCGTTCATAGGTTTATTTAACAGGACATACTCCGCCGGCGCATTCTAAAGTTTCTAAATCACCATAACCTGTATTATATAAAGTTGTAATGAGCTTTACTTTAGAAGACATTTTATTATAATTTTCTTCACTTATTTCTTCGTAAGGAGCTTGTACAAATCCGTGTTCGTTATGTAATAAAAAGCTTACAGATTTGATATTTTCTTCAAAATTATTTTTTAACCACTCTTTAATTTCTGTTAATTCCTCTTTACGATAATATACTGTCACGGAAACCGCATTATCACTCCACACACTTTGAATTTGTTTAACTAATTCTAATTGTTGTATTGCTGACATATCTTTTGCTAATATTGATTGTGTTCCAGCAGAACAAGGAAAGCTTACTACTACTGTATCATGGTTTTCTGTACCGTCAAAATTTAATGCATACTCTACTTGGTATCCTAACTCTCTACACACAGAAACTAGAGCATCAGATGAAGCCATTCTTACTCTGCGTATGTAATATTGAGAATAAGCTGGATGTACTCCAGGAGTTGAACCAGCTAGTAAAGATAATGTACCACTAGGTTTTGTTGTTGTTAATTTAATACTTTGTGGATAACCTTTTTGTTTGCTCCATTCTTTGTCAAATTTTCTTAACTGAACATAACATTCGTCTAACCAAGGTAATTTATCAATAGATTGACAGATACCTGTAACACCAAGACCTAGTCGCATATTTTTATGTACAATTTTATTGGTTTCTTCATGGATAAAAGGTAATGAAGCAATAGCTTTTTGACTTTTATATAAAAGTTTTGCACAATCAAATAATTCTTCTTTTGATTCAATATTATTTAAATACAATTCTGCTAAATTACAACATTCATAAGAAGACAAACTGATCTCTCCACAAGGATTAGTTCCTTGAACATTATCTTCATCTGTAGGGTATAGTTTGCTAGATTTCATGGGACCATCTTTTGTACGTCCGCATTTTTGTGAAAGAGGTAAATTAAAAAATCCGTAAGGTTCTCCTTTAGCAAATCCTGTTTTAGAGTCTGTAACATATCCATTTTCCCATATCTCGTTAGAAATATGATCAAACTCATCAGCATAAATTGTATTATTAGACATTGCTCTCCAGTTAGGTATAGTTCCTAAAGACCAGTTTTTAGCTCTAAGGTAAAGATAATCATCCGGATCTCCAAGAGCAATCTGAGCAGATCTACGAACATTACCTGCTACAACCACTGAACCAATAATATTACAGATATCTAATACATCTATTGATCTTAATTTTTTCCCCTCTCTGGAAGAGAAAATTTTTATTATTCTTTGAACTCCGTCAATAAGAGGACCTGGACCAGAAGCTAAACCACCAAAACCTGAAATTCTTTCTCCGGCTCCTCTAACTAAAATAGTAGAATAAGAAAAAGATTTACCATTTACATAAAAAGCTTCTAAAATTTTTCGAAGTAATTCAACCCAACCTTGGCGAGAATCTGGAACTATAAAATCTGCGTCTTTTGTATTTAAATGGTTTACAGACACATTTTTCTTTACTTTAGGAAGTTCATGAATATCTTCTCTGCGTATAGAGAATCCAACTCCACCACCAAGCATTAAATTTTCAAAAATGAAAAGAAATGCTTTAGGATCATTAATAGCAACAAACCAACAATTTAAAAGACTATTAGCTCCAAACCGATCAACTGTACTAGTACCAAGCTGCCACAACATTCTTCCTGCAAAATTACATTTAAGATTGAACACTAAATCAAATAATCTTTGAGCTTCTTCTGTTGTATAATCTGCCCCAAGTTTTTGAGAACCGTTAATACACCTAGCTACTGTTTGCCACCATTCTTCTGTTTGATTAGAATTTTCTAGCTTTCTTGCATATGTTCTTTTATACACAATATAACCGAGACCATTAAAACCCCAAGGAACTTGTTTGTTTATGTATTTATTAAGAAATTCTTCTGGTAGTATATCAGAAACATATGAGGTAGTAACTTTAGCTTCATTTGTATTATTCATGTGATTATTTTTAATTATCTTTTTTGTCGAAAAATTCAATTGAACTGTTATATATGTAACATTATGAATTTAAACTAAATTACAAATTGCAGTTTTTTTTGTGTCTTTTTTTTGCAATTTTCTTTTTAACTCTTATAGATTTTTCATTTTTATAGAGTTTTTCACTAAACAATTTTAATATTTTTGCCATCTCAAAAGAATCTAAATGATTAACTACTCTTGATTCTGCATATAGTACTTCTGTTTCATTCCATTCTGGATATAGATAGTGTATACATTCATGAATGACTGTAGGTAATAAAGATTTTCGATAATCTATTTCTATTTTTTCTTCATTTTTTTCATCTTCCCACAACATATACCCCATTGCTCCTCTCAATTTTCTGAAAATAAAAAAAGAAGGTTCCTTGCGTTTAATAAGACTTAAACATCTTTTGTGAATTGTTTTAATTTGGGTCTTATTGAGTTTCATAATAATACTTATTTTTTAATCAACCCTTTAGATAAATCTAATAAAATCAACAAGGTATAGACTGCAATCCATGTATAAAAATTATATTCTACGTTTAATTTGAATAAAGTATTTAAACTCCAAATAAACATGAAAGGAGCAAATACTATATAAGAAAGTATTAAAAATAAAATTGCCAAATAAAAAAGAATCTTAAACATGTAACAATTGATTAAATCTTTCTTCTGCTGCTTCTAAATCTGAATAAGTAAATCCAGCAACTCCCCATTGAGTAGATGGAGGGTACATTTCAGAAGGAGGTAAATAGGTGTCTGCTATAGTTAGTCCTTTATGAGCTTTAATTTTAATAACCTCATAAGAAGGCTTTTGTTTTAATAAAGTATTAGATTTTTGCTCGTAAATAGCTATATTCTTTTTTCTTTTTATTTGGGTGTAAATAAACCCTTTTTTTGATATCTCTTTGGGTAGCTCTTTCATGAGTTTTATTATCTCAAATTTATTGAAAAAATCAAGTTATTTTTGGAGGATATGATGTATATATAATATACAGGAGTGCGGTAACGTTGGAGAGTTACTTCAGACTGTAAATCTGATGCCATTGGCTTAGAAGGTTCGAATCCTTTCACTCCTAAATATTAAAAATGCCTTGTGGTGAAATGGTATCACAGGAGAATTTGGATCTCCTTTTCTACGTTCGAGTCGTAGCAAGGCAGTTTTTTTATTTTTTGCTTGTCTTTCCCGATAATATTCTCCATAATGTTTACATAACAAAAATAAATCTATGGGAGCATACGTTTACAGACTAAAAGGAAAAAAACACTTCAAGGACATTGTCATTGGAGAAAAGACGGAAAGGGTTTATGACCTGGTCTATTGGTATAAACCTTATTATGATTTTTGGTCAAGCAAGCAACCTTCTTGGATGAAGCCTATTAAAATGTTAGAAGCTCGTCTTGAAAAAATGTTTAAAGACATTGAAGTAAAATATGTTCGTACAGTTCATGTTGACGAAGACGGAAAAAAACATTACTCTAATAGCGTTTTAGAATGGCGAAAAGGATGGACGTCAGTTGTAGATGACCCAGATTGGCAAGGTCTTAAAAACATTAAACTTTATGATTAATACAACTTTACAAATATATGAAATTTGATTTAGATATTTTCTTTGGTTTCCTTATTGGAATGATTATTATTTTATTTGTAATCTATTTTAAACAAACAAAAGAATTACAGACACAAATAGATGAGTTGAAGATTATAGTTGATCAAAAATTTTTACCAGCTATGATTTTAGATAAAGAAAGTTTAAACGTGAGATAAATTTTAGGGTCTATAGTTTAACGGTAAAACACTGGTCTTATACACCAGAAGCTGCGCGACGGCGGCGAGATCCCGGTTCGAATCCGGGTGGACCCATATTTTAGAATAAGTATTCAAATGACAGAACAACAAAAAATGGCTTTAGTTTATGAAGCATGTTTGGTAGAAGGATTTTCTTTAAAAGATTTTAAAAACTTTATCTTCACTGCCAAAGATTGGATTAACAAAGGAAAAGATATATTAAAATGGCTTAATCAGGATGAAATAAGGAGAGAGTATGTAGGATTTATTCCAGCTATCTCAACATTTACTATGGCAATTTATTCCCATAACTTTTTTTCAAAAAATCCTGAAATATTTTTACATAATGAAGAAATGGCAAAAGATTTAATTAATAAAATAGCTCAATTTTTATCAGACAACCCTCAAATTTTACAATTGTTTCAGTGAATAATTGTTGATGTTTTTAAAAAATATATTATCCTAAATTAAATGAATAAAGATAATTTAATAATTGCTTTTGGAATTTTTGCAGGTGCTTTTATTACTTGTTTCTTTATAGTTAGTTTAATTCAAGGATATATTAAAAAAGATGTTGAAAATTTTAAAAAACAAATCTATATTGAACAAAGACAATACATGATAAAAAATTCTCAATAAATTTTCGGGCTTGTAGCTCAATGGTTAGAGCAGTCGGCTCATAATCGATTGGTTGTAGGTTCGAATCCTACCGGGCCCACCTTTTAAAAAAATATGAATGCAAAACATCAATTCAAATATATCTATAACGAAGAATGTGAAGACTTCTCACCTCTTGATGTAACTTTTGATATACCCGGAGAAGTCACTATTACTCAAATACTCTGGAATTTTCAGTGTTATTTGAAAGCTTGTGGTTTTGTCTTTGACGGACATTTAGAGATAGTTAATGATGAGACTGATGATGTAATTGACGAAGACGCTCACGGGTGCTGCATGGGAGATAGTGATAATATAACTGATTGTTATGGTAAAGAATATACCCCATTTCAAGAGGTTCAAAAGAACAAATGGGTGCATGGTATGTGTAACCCTCCTTCTTCAGATCATGTTAAAGCTTCTAGTCTACCTGGTTGGGGTAAACATGATAAAAACTTAGATCCTACAGACAATTGTTGGAACAGCTAATATGAAAACTAAATCAAAAAAACCTACACACTTAACTATTACTAAACACTACGGGCCAGATGCCTCTACTATTACTAAAGAACATTATACAAAGTTTAATGAGCATCCAGAAGATCGGATCTTTAAAGACCGAGAGTACATTCAAAGGCTTCAAAGGCACATTGATTCAGTTTATGATCTCTTAGCCAATGACTTAAGGCTCAATCAAAAAGGTCAAGACTGGCTCTTTGATTATGTCTTTAATGAAGATAGCAAAGATATTGAGTTTGAAGAATACTTGGAAAAGTATAATGTCAAATATGAGGATTGTGTTACTTCGAATAAATGGTATCATAAAGAGTAAGTGAAGGCTATTCTCAAATTCAATCTACCTGAAGAGAAATCTGACCATGCTTATGCTGTAGCAGGATTGGATGCACTCCTTACTATTAGTGATATCTTATCTGAGTGCAGGTCAAAGCTCAAATATGATAGTGGAAGTTTTAAAGATTGTGATGATGCTACTATTGAGAAGGTTAGAGACTTTATAGTAGAATTAAAACTACATAGAAACTTACCTGAATTAGAATAATATGAACACTAATTGGTCACCTCTGCAGATTAAGCTTCTGTTAAAAATTCATACAACCCAGACACTCAAACCAAATGATATTCCTGCTGAAATTCATAAAAGTGAATTGCAATACTTTATCACAAATGGCCTGGTAGAAAAGGTTGAGAAGATAAATCATACCTATGCCTTAACCCATAAAGGAGAAGCATTTATAGAAATGCTGTTGAACACCCCTCTACCTATACTAAAATGGGTAGATCCAAGAACTCTATGAATACAAAATACAATACTATATATGATACTGAAACACCTGTAAGAGAACCAGAAATTATTAGGGAGCTTACTAAGCTTGAAGAAGAAATTAAAGTGCTTAATCATCTTGTTACAGATCTGCTTGCAAAAAGACTTAAACCTGTTCTAAAACAAGTTGATAAAACTGTAAATGAAACAGCTACCCCTAGAGAAATTTGCCAGTCATCTTTAGGTAAACAAATACAAAATATGAGGAACTCAGTTGGATATGTTTCTGAAGTTGTTAACGAAATACTAGAAGATATAGAAATTTAATATGAACGAAAATGGTCCTGTATATATACTGATGCTAATCTTTGTCCTAATAGCAATATTCATCTTTGGTGGTGCTGTTAGTGGACATCAATGGCAAAAAGAAGCTGTAAAGGCTGGAGCAGCTGAATGGGTTGCTGATGCAAATGGTGATGCTAAATTTCAGTTTAAGACAAAATGAAACAAGAGATATGGAACAGATGTGATGTTTGTGGTAAATTCATAGCATTAAACGATTTTGAAACAAATAAAGCAATTAGAAAGCTAACCACCCCTGAGAGTGAATGTACTCAAGAAGGGTATGAAACTCTTTGCACAAAACATTCTAAGACAAAATGAGAGCTTTAACATACTTGATCTATATTATCTTCTGGGAATCTTTAGTTCTGGGAGGCTCTATTTACCTTTATGGTTGGCAGGGATGGTCAGGGTGGTGGGTGGTATTAGGTCTCTTTCTGTCAATGTCAGCTTATGGTCCATGGAGATGGAGAGAACTATTTGAAAAGGATGAATACAATGAGTCCAATGGTTGAAATAAGAGTTAGAGACTATTGCCCATCAAAGCAAACAGACCTTTGGGCTTGTCATAGAATGTCTGAAGATGATCTCTTTATGCTTCAGGATAATAAATTTGCTATTGGTGAGGTTTACCGAAAGCTTAAAAATGATATTGAAGCCATGAAAGAGCAAAATAGAAAAGAAGTGCTTGATAGTATTATGACTAGAGCAAAAAAGTATTGGGAAAAGTTTGGAGATGATTTCCTTCTATCTCAAGGAGTACCTAAATTATGACAAAAGAACAATTAGAACTATTACTCAAGTACATTGACCTAAGAGTTCAAAGGGCTGCTGATCTTCCTGAAGGTATCAATTATGGCTATTCTGATGAAGAACTAAACCTTAGACAAGATCTAAAATGGACATTAGAAGATCAATGGCATGAAAAATAATATATTCTTTGAAAGAGTTGATGATTGGTTTATGGATAGACCTTGGATGGCTATGGCATATTATGACTACCCTAGAGGTCAAAGAGTGATGGTTATGTTTCCTTTCCATTATGCTGTAAGATTTGTTTGGTGGTTGAATTATCTTTGGAACAGATATAGACACAAGGAATCTTGGATTGACAAATTAGCTAAAGAAAGATATGATAGATTTAAAGAGCAAAATAACCTTTGGTAAATACTCAGGAAAAACTTTTGATGAAATTTCTGATATTGATCCAGAATATATCCTTTGGCTTAATGAAAATGTCAAAACAATTAAATTTGAAAGAAGCTGGATAGATGCTATTCAAATGGATATAATGGAAGATGAGCCTTTGACTGAATATGACTACACAGAAAAAGATTGAAGAGAAAACAATGAGCTATGTGTTCAGAGGTAATGTTGTATTTGAATATATCCCTAATGAAGGTGTCAAATTAAGAAACATCAAAGGATATGGAGAAATTCCAGCCTTTGATTATTGTAGCTTTATTAATGAAGATTACAAACTGATTAGTGAATTCTTTGATAAGGTTTACAGACACACACAAGGTGAAAATATTGCATTAGAAGATATTGAGGTTTACTAAATGAAAAAGAAATCTAAAAAACCAAAATGTGATTGTGCTGATGTTATAGGTCGCAATCAAGTATGTGATATTTGTCAAGATATAAAAGAGCCTTATCGCTGGGAAGGAGAATCTTGTATAAAGATAACAGAATATCCTAAACACTCTTGGGAACTTTATCCTTTCTGTAATGACAAATATGTTACTATAACATTACCTAAAGCACCTAACATCTTCTATAGATGGATGATGACCCTGTTCTTTGGATTTAGATGGAAGAGGGTAAAATAATATGAGCCAAAACTACACTGTTACTGGGGATACAGTTACCATGGGTAAACATTATTGCGTTACAGGTGGCGTATTCGCTGGCTTGCGTTGGGTTCGCAAAAAAGTCGGAGGCAAACTCAACAGTCAAGGATTAGAAAACTATTACTATAAAGACACACTTCAGCAAGGGGTGCGATGCCTTGAATGCGGAAAGCCGCATTGGACTGATGTACCGATGATTGTGGAGGGAGAGAGTGAGTGATGCAGGATAAAAAAATAATCTTGCTTTGTCCTTAAGGTTCCGATATACTTACAATAATGAAAGCCAACCTACTTAAACAAGTCTATACCTTTTACTTTGAGGTCAAAAAAGGCAAAAGAGATTTTCATGTTACCCTTTATACAAACCAAAAAGGTATATTTGATGATTGGATTATTGTTGCCCTCGATGACAAAGAGATAAGTCCTAACACAGAACACGCAATTATCAATTATCTCGATGACAATTGGGATGAGTTAATTGAGGCTTAAAGTTCCGATATACTTAGAACAATGAAACAAGCAGACACAAAGTTAAAAGTATTCATGAGCGACAAATGGCTTGATGATGAAGAAATGCTTGTCTACTTGAATGACTTTGAGAATGGCAGGAATGAAAAGATCATCTTAGCTGTTGCAGATAGTGGTACAACAGCAAGGAAAAGAGCTATCAAGAAGCTAAAGAAAGTCATCAAAGAATTGGAGTTAATGGATAAATGAAATCTGACAATACATTTATAAAACTAGGAAATAGTGTTTATAAAGTTCAAGTTATAAACAGCAGCAGAGAAATCTTAGTCAATAATAAATGGATGAATACAGATGACTTTGTTGGTTATCTAATAAAAGAAGGTAAATATGACGAAATTTCAGAATTAGCACAATTAGGAGCAAATGAAATATAGAATTAAAGAAGTTAAGCCTAATGTCTTTGCTGTTATAGTAAAAGACAAATATGATAGGGCTATGCTGTTCTGCAGAGCTCAGGAGTATTATGAATCTCCTAATCCTAAATTTAGAAATAAAACCTTCTCAATCTGGGACTACATGAAGTGGTATAACGAAAAGTATGGTAAGGGCTTTAGTTATGGTGCTGATTGGTCTGGGTTCAATATTCCTTTGAAAGTTATCACCCAATGCTACAAATATCTGGGCAAGTTTGAATCACCTTATGATAAAGTCATGTATAGTATTGTAGTAGAAGTGCTTAAAAAATGCTCTGCAGAGGATGGCTATTTGATTGCCTGTGGAGATATAAATGGAGATACCTTTAAGCATGAAGTATGCCATGCCCTTTACTATACCGATAAAGATTACAAAAAGAGAATGGATGCTTTAACAAAATCCCTTCCTAAAGAACACTATAACATCTTCAAAAAGAATCTCTTAGAGATGGGCTATACAGCAAAAGTAATTGATGATGAGATCCAAGCCTATCTTCAATATGACTTTGACCATTATGACTTTGGAAAAGGTGTTGCCTTAAAAGTAAGAAGAAAGTACAATAAGCTGTATATAAATGAGAAGAGAACTAAAATTTAGAGCTTGGAACTATCAAACAGGTAACTTTAATTACTTTGGACTTAAGGAAGGTCTTACTAAGTTGCCTTTAGACTTTATTGATAGTGAGATTCAGCAATACATTAGCCTAAAAGATAAAAATGGCAAAGAAATCTATGAAGGAGACATTATTAGCTTCTCTGTTAACTATACAGTTGAGCTTGGTGACCCAGATATCATTGACTACAAAGATTGTGAGGTCTATTATGATGAAGAGCTCGCAGGATTCTATTTTGGTAAAGATGGACACCAGATCTTAGATAAAGTTGAAGTAGACTCTATTGAGGTTACTGGAAACATATTTGTGAACAAATCAAATGGAAGACCCCAATAACATTCTAATTATATTCGGGCTTATAGCAGCATTCCTGATATGCCTAAAAGCTTGGACTACATTTGTCTTTATTCTTAAACTTAGAAAAGAAACTAAAAGACCCCCTTACCCTCTCGGTGACTTAACCCCTGAAGAGATAGAACAATTGAGACAATCTAAAAAAGAAATAGCACAGAGAGTAAAAGAGCTCTGGGAAAAAGAAAATGGATCTAAAAACATTCACAACACTCATTGAAGGCATTCAGGCTCAGAGCAATAAGACTCATGAGCTCTATAAGCATGGAGTTGACTTGTTGTCATTTAATGAAGATTATTACAGAGAGGTAGTACATCCTTTAATGCTTGAAGTATTTGGTAAAGAAGGAAAAGATTGGATTAATTGGTACATTTACGAAAAAGATGGTAGGGAAGATTTAAAAGCTTGGGACAAAGAAGGAAATGAGATTTGCCATAACATTGAATCTCTGTATAATACAATAACAGAATGAACCCTCCTATTAAAATTTGGCCATTTCATCTTGCCCCTCAAGAACTGCAAGAACTCAGCACTAATGGTGGAGATGAGGATTGGCTTGCAGTTATTCCTGATTATCTTAAAGATAAGTGGCTGCCTTGGATGGAAACAGGCTCAACATTTGGATGCTGTTGTGTGAATGAATATAATCACCCAACCATCAAAGGGTACAAAGTTAGAATAGGATGCCATAGTTAATATGAAAGTTAGAATTAATAACATAGGAGCTGAACCTATAGCCTATCTAGGCAAAAAACCTGAAGGTCATGAATATGAATGTGCTATTATAAAATATCATCCTAATAGGTATTGGGGTGAGCTTGAGAACTATCTCAAAAATGGCTGGAAAGATGAAGGAGACTATATTGAGTCTGAAAGTCTTTCAATCAATAAAAATTGCTTTAAGAATAAAGAAACAAACTATGTTATAGCATTCCTCAGATATGATAATCATGAGTGTGTAACAAAGCTTGAATCAGTAAGTGATAGATTGCTTTACATTGAAGAGGGTGAGAAGAAAGACTTCTTTGAAGTTTATAAAATTGCAGATAGAATGATTATAGAGAAAGTAGAAAGAGATGAAAAGCAAAAAGACAATTATTGATAAGACAACTTATGGTGGTACTTTGGTTGACAAGTACTTCTTTATCTTTGAAGATGGAACGGATATGCAAGTACCTTCCCATATATGGCATGAGTATGAAGTAGGTAAGATCTTTTACATTGAAGAAATTCCTGATGAATTTAAAAATGCTATGGATGATATCAAAGAGGGTAGAACAGTTCCTCTAGATAAAGCACTCAACGAAGTGCCTCCTATCAATTGGAAAGATGCTCATGACATGCAGCAAAAGCTTGTCATTAGTTATGTCTTAGAAAACGAAAAGCTAAAAGATGAAATTAAACTGTTAGAAAATTCAGTAAAAAGTGTTAAAAATTCATTCGAACACTTTCAGGATAGATTTTATAAACAGAGGGATCTGACAGAGAAGTTCAAAAAGAGGGCTATGGAGGCAGAAGAGAAGTTAAAGCCTTCTAAAAAAACTGAAGAGATCTGTAAACAGATTGAAGAGATTTATAGAGATAGAGACTATTATAAGATGCATAGTCATATCCTTGAAACAGCTAATGATGAACTTGACAGAGCTAACAAAATTATAAAGGATACTCTTATTAACATCTGGGAATGCTTTGAAATTAGATCCGAAATTTATCATAATGATTGGGTTGGTTTACAATCCCTTGCCAACAAAGCCCGGATATGTTTAGAGAATATTGGTTACGAATGGCGGAATGATAAAAAAGATAATAAATCCTGAGTTAAGTTATGAAAAAGGTAATTATATCTACGTTAACAATTATACTAACTGGATGTAGTACTATCTGGGATGAGTTAGAAAAGCCTTTGAAACCTAAAGTCGATGAGACTAATTACTGGAAGATACCCTGCATATGGGATGGTACAACATTAAAGAAACCTTGGTTTAAAAAAGAAAATGATTGACAAACAATACAAAGATCAAACTTTAAAGGATGTTCTTAAAGAGAATGAAAGACTTAAAAAAGAAATTGTAATACTTGATAAGCTTTTAGAGCTTAATATGAATGATCTTTGGGATATAGCAGATCAAAGAGACTGGTATTACGAAGAATATCAAAAATTAAAAAAATAAAGGTTGCGTTTCCATATTAATTTTTATAAGATATATTATATGATAACTACATTATTAACTTTGGGTATAGGTTTTTGCTTAGGTGTTATAACTGTGGTAAGTTTTATTATATACCATTATTATAAAGCAGTAAAAGAAGCTCATGAAGATGGTTGGGATATACCCCATTTTTAAGTGCTCATAGCTCAATGGAAGAGCAACAGCCTTCTAAGCTGTAGGTTGCAGGTTCGAGTCCTGCTGGGCACGCCATTTACGACTTATGAAGCCGTACTATAAGTATATCATGAGTCGTAAAAAAAGAAAGCCTAAAGTAGTTAAAAGGTTCAATATCAAACTTTACGGCATAGATTTTTCAATTAGTGTATTAGAAGATGATGATTGGGAAATAACTAGTAGTAAACCTGTAAAAAACATTAATATCTTCAGTAAAGTCAGGCATTATGCAGAAGACGAAGGATTTGTTGATGATCTTTATCCAGAAGAATAATTAAATATTTCTTGATTTTTTTAAAATTAAACGAATAATTATTTAGCTAGTCCTCGTAGTGAAGTGGTTATCACAGCTCCCTTTCACGGAGTTATCACGAGTTCAAATCTCGTCGAGGATGCTTATACAGAGAATTTTGTAAAATGTTTATAAGTAGATAATCATGGATTCTACGGAAGAAGTTTTAAATTTATATAAAAAAGCTACAGAACAAAAAAAACCTATCAAAGATGTTTTGTTGTCTGAAAAAAATCCTTCAACAGAAAATGTTAAAATAGAAGAATCCTTAAACGTAGTTGAAGATAAAAATTTATTAATCAAAGAAATAGTAGAGGCTTCAGACAATTCTTCTAAAGAACCTTTAGAAGGTTTTTTACATAAACTGGTTAACATTTTAAAAACTTCTCCACCAAAACTTGTTAAAATTGTAGAAGATATAAAGGAAAATAATCTAGAACCTTTAGAAACAAAAAAGGTAATTATAAAACCTAAACAAAATTTAGAAGAAACTAAAAACTCTAACATTAAAAAAGCTGCTTTAGAATTAATAGAAAATCTTAAATCTTCAAAAGAACCTATCAACATTTCAAAAAGATCTGTTAAAAAGCTTCCCACAAAAAAGAAAAAAGAAGAAATAAAAGAAAATGTTTATGTTCAAGAATTAGAAAAAGCAGATAATAAAACAGAAAAAGAAGAAGAAAAGAACGAAAATAAAAATTTAGAAAAATCTATTAATAAAATAGTAGAAAAACAGGTCAAAGAATTTTTTTCTAAGTTCCGCGGAGGAGTAGTTGCGGAGGGTGGAGGTGGAGATGGTAATTTTGCTAGAGACTTTCGTAATGGCGGTACCATGGACGGAACTTTAAATGTCACTGGACAATATCTTTCTGGTGGCGTTGATTTAGCATCAGTATTTTCTAGTGGGAGTCTTCCCGATAGATTAATAGCTGGAACAGAATCTTTTATTCTTAGTGCAGATGGTACTTTATCTATACCAGATGACACTATACGTATAGGAGACGAAAAAACTTTATCATTAGAATCGGAAAATACTTCTTTATCATCTTTTGTTAAAGTTGCTTTATCTCCATCGGCTTTTTATGCTTATGATTCAAATAACAACAGCATAACTTTTGATAATACAGATAATGAAATAGTTTTAACTACATTAGATGATTATAATTGGACTTTTAAACCAGACGGTAAATTATCTGGACCAAATAATATTTTAGATATAGAAGGAGATTTAAATACTACAAATAAAATTCTTTCCGGTGGAACAGATTTAGTAGATATCTTTTTAACTGCTGAGACCGATTCACAAACATTATCTTGGAACTCGACGTCTTATAATTTATCTATATCTAATGGCAATACCATTTCTTTATCTTCTTTATCAGCTCAGCCTATTATAACTTACACTTATCGTTTTGATTATATCCCAAATACGTCTTATTCTGGTAAAGCAGTAACCGGTTCTTTAGATACTAATAGTGTTTGGATTATTAACAGAACCGTATTTACAACAACAGGAACAGTTTCTGCTACTGGAAAAGCTACGAACGTCGCTTGGACAGATAGACTTTCTGCAGTATACATCTAAATATTAACACTATGAATTCATCAAATCCTAAAACTATTAACGGTAAAGTATATGACAAATATTCTCTTAATTTAGCAATTAATGGAATGTATAAAGAAGACGGGACACCGGATGCTAATATAGCAATGCGGCTCATACCTACAAGAGTAGAAAACGGGGTTGTAGAAAAAGTAGACGAACAATCAATTCCTGTATATCTAGGCACCATTGTTGGTGCGGACGAAGCAACTCAATTAGCAGTAGCTAAAGTACAACAAGCATTACAAGAGTTTATTCAATTAAAGGGGTTATAATAAATGGCAGCGGTACGAGCAGTAAAATCTGGAAATTGGTCTGATCCTACAGTATGGAGTACGGGGACAGTACCAACATCTGGAGATACTGTATATTCAAATACTTTTACAGTTACTATAGACCAAGATGTTTTAATTGGAGATACAAATAATTATAATGTTAACGCTGGCTCATTTATAAGCGGACAATGGTATGAAGTAGTAGAAATTGGTACTACTAACTTTACTACTGTTAATGGTTCTAATACTGTTGGCGCTATATTTCTTGCGAATGCTGCCGGTAGCGGTACGGGAATAGCTAGAACCGTTGCTACTCTCACAAATGCTGCGAATACTGGTGCTGGCGCTTCCGTTGGTGGTGGATTTTCTTTATCCACTAATAGACGAATACATAGCTGGTTACGTCCATCTACATCTATATTATTAACTATTACAGCATCTGGTGGTATTATAGAAATAATAGGTGTGGCATACGGCAGCGCAACTAACAATATATTTGGTAATACACATGAAGGTAACAGTACTATAAACTTTATTGGAAATTTGATGGGCGGGCTTGCCGGTTTTGCAAATAATACCAGTTTTCGAAATAATTCAAGTGGCACATTTAATGTAACAGGTGAAGTAAATGGTGGTGTTGGAGGTAACACATCTTATGGAATTATAAACACTTCTAATGGGATAGTTAATATAACCGGTATTGTTCGCGGAGGAAATGGATCTATAACTTCACATGGTGCTGTAAATACCGGTACCGGTACAATAAATATCATTGGAGATGTTTATGGCGGTGGCTCATCTAACGGCACGGCCCACGCGGGCGTAGTAAATACAGGTAGTTCTGGTACTATTAATATTACAGGAAATGTTTATGGTGGACCAAGACAAACGTGTCGGGGGGTTACTATAGATGCAGGAACACTTAATTTAATCGGAAATGTATATGCAGGAACTGGACCATCAGCTAATGGAGTATCATCAAGTAGTTTTGCGACAACCACAAATATTAATTTTTTAGGATCTTCATATGATGATATTAACGGTAATGTTGCTTTTTTTGTGAGAAAAATAAGGAATTTATCAATTCCGCCCCAAGCTGTTAGGGTAAGAGCTGTAAATGGGTTATCAACAACAGTAACATATTATACAGTTGATAATAGTGTATGGGATTATCCAGCAATACAAGATGTTAGAAATGGTGTCTTTTATGCTAATAATAATTTAATAGGAAATTGTAAAATACCGTCTTTAAATAATGTTGTGTATAATGTACCTGTTGATAATACGCTGGGAACAGCGGTTTTAAAACCAGAAAATGTTTGGGATTATTTAAAAAACAATATAGATACAGAAGGCAGTATTGGAGAAAGACTTAAAAATGCAGTAACTGCTAATGATATGGGTAAAATTTTAATAGATACTTTAACATAATATGGCCGTAGTAAAAGCAATAAAAACCGGAAATTGGAATGATAATACCGTATGGAGCACCGGTCTTGTACCTAGTGCTGGAGATACTGTCTATTTAAACAGCTATGATGTTACGGTTAATCAAAATATACAAATAGGTTCAACTAATAATGTAGTAGTTAATGCGGGTTCGTTTGTTATTGGGCAATATTACGAAATTGTTACGATTGGTTCTACTAATTTTACTTCTATTGGTGCTGGTAGCAATACTGTGGGTGCGGTATTTTTAGCTACTGGAGTTGGAACTGGAACAGGAACTGCTAGAACGGTAGCTACTATAACTAATCTAGCAAATACAAATGCAGCAGTTTTAGCAACGGCTGGTGGCGGTTTAACCATGAATACGGGTTATACTATTTGGGCAGATTTTCGTAGTAGTACTGTTACTTTATTAAATTGTAATCATGTTGATACGGGAAATATAATAGGAAATTCTGTTTCTGGAAGTACATCTAATGCTCATTGCATAAGAAATATTTCAACAGGCACACTTAATATAATAGGTAATTTAGAGGCAATAGGCAACAATATGCAATGCAATGCTCTTACAAATGAATCAACAGGAATAGTTTACATTACCGGAACAGTATTAGCTGGCCAAAATGGAAATCATGGAATTAGAAATTTAGCAGCTGGACAAATGTTTGTAACTGGAGCAGCGTACGGCAGAAACACTGGCTCTAGTGGCGTTTTTAATAATGCAGGTGGAACCGTAACCGTTGTTGGTATTATGGAAGGTGGTAATGGGGCAAATGGTGCTACATATGGCGTCAATAATAATGGTGCAGCAGGAATAGCTTATTGTACTGGTACAATTCGAGGTACGAACCTTAATTTCACAGGTGTCAGAAATATAGCGACGATGTTTATTACTGGAGAAGCTTATGCGGGCGTTACAGGAGCTTCTGCTATTGAAAATACAGGCACACTTACTTTTAATGGTAATGCATACGATAATTCAGATGGTACTGTGGCTATTTATTCACCGACTTTAGTAACCGGAACAACACCAGTAAAATCAGTTATAAGAGAAGCATTAAGTGGAAATAATACATTTGTTTATTTTTATACACCGGATTATGAAACTTTTAGTTTACCACCCGTTTCAAGTGTAAGAACAGGTACTGTTTATGCTTCTGGGGGGTTAATTGGAACAATGGCAGTGCCTTCTCCGTCTGCTGTTTCATGGGGTGTCCCTGTAGATAATACTGTAGGTACTGCTTTATTAAATCCTGCAGATATTTGGAGTTTTGCATTATCGAGTATAACAGTACCTGATAGTATAGGTGCAAGATTATCAGCCGTAGCGACTACCACAGATCTTAGTGCAACAAATCAATTGATAAATCAAAAACTATCTAATTTTGTAACCGTAAGCCAGGTTGGTCAGCTATTGGCAGATGCCTTAAATAACTAAATAATAATTATTTTTAACTATGTACACGATTAAAATAAAAAATAAAGAATTTTTAGATATTGCTTTAAAAAAATTAAAAACATTAGTTATTAATGATGGTTTAATGGATCAACTTTATTCTAAAAGAGCTTTTGAAACTCCTAAACAAAAAAGAGAAAGAAAAAGAAGGTTTCAACAAAAACTTAATAAAATTAAAAATCAAAACAAATACATTTGATTTTTTGCTTTTTAATACTATTGTAATATGTATTAAAGTATGGGACCAACATCTGTAGCACCCGGCGAAATTCCACATTTAAAAAATGATATTTATTATGTTATTGCTTATTCAAGTTTAAAAGATAAACATCGGGTTTTCGGATATTACACAAATCTTTGGTCGGCTCAAGATGCTTTAGAAAATAAGTGGAAAGATATAGAAGATAAAATTTATGATAGTTTTTTTATAGAAAAATATCAAAATGAAAATAAACATACCGGTGAAATAATAGAGTATTATGAAATAGAAAAAAACGAAAGAAAATTAACAGAGAAAAAAGCTCCAGAATGTTTTAAAATGATTAAAAATTGGGCTTTAGATTAAATTATGGCATATCAAACTATCACACGTAAAGGAACTTTCGATTCAGCTCATCGCGTTATGAATGAGAGAATGAAATGTTTTAATTTACACGGGCATACCTATCTTTATGAATTGGAATTTAAGTTTGACCAAATGGAAAGTATTGGTTATGCTATAGATTTTAAAGAAATCAAGAGAGTAGGATGTCAATGGATTGATGATATGTTAGATCACGGAACCATAGTGAACCCGAAAGATCATCATGTTATTTCGGCTTGCGAATCTACTAAATCTAAAATATGGTTTATGTCTTTAAATGGAATTGACGGTTATTGCAATCCTTCAGTGGAAAATATTGCTAAAGAAATGTTTTTAGCAATAAGCTATTTATTAAATAACAAACATCTTAAATTACAAAAAATAAGATTATATGAAACACCTAATTGTTATACAGACTGTTATGTAGATTCTTATAGTTTATCAGAACAAAACAATTTTTTAAATCACCGAAAATCAGAATTGGAAACATATAAACAAAAAATGGGAGAGATTGAATATGACGACAGAAAATAGCACAATAGAAAAAAAATATTATTATTGGGAAACTTATGATAATTTAGTTAAAAATTTAAAAAATAAAATTGAAGTTACACCTAATATAATAATAGCTATTGGCAAAGGTGGATTAATTCCCGGAGTAATATTAGCAGAACATTATGATGTAACTTGTCTTAATTTGGGTTTGAGATCTTATGATAAATATAACCAAACAAAGATTCAGGAATATCAATCTTTAGATGAACATTATAAAATTTTACAAGATGCCAATATTTTGATAGTTGACGACATTGCAGATACAGGAGAAACTTTTAAATACACTATTAAAAAATTAAAAACATCTATGTGTGAAAGAGTACAAACCGCCTCGGTTTTTAAAAAAACACATTCTTCTTTTATACCAGATTATTATGCAGAAGAAATCAATAGCAATTTTTGGATTGTACAACCATGGGAAATGTAAAAAATTATTATAAAATACCTAAAAATATAGTTGATGCTAAAATTTTAGATCAATTTTATCAAAGCGGTAGCAGAGTTTGTTTATCTATACTGATAGGGTATGTATATGAAGGATTAGGAACCCAAGTTAAAAGGTATACAGACTTTTTTAAAGTTGAGAAAGTTTTAAATAAACTTAATAAAAATGGTCAACTTTTTCATCGCCAAGAAACTAAAAATATTATTAAATCTGAAAATATAAACACAGCATTTTTTGATGATATATTTGATGATGTTGAAAGAAACGCCACTTATTTTTATAAAGACAATTTTATAATAGTAGATATCAAAAATGAAAAGAATACTAAAACTCAATTAAAAGAAAAATGTAGTTTGACTTTTTATACACCAAGTGGATATAAAAGTATTGATGAAGAATTTTTAGAATTTTTATGTGAAGATACAGAACCTAACGTTTATATGTTAGATCAGGAATATGGAGATTTTACCTTTTCTAAATTTGGTATAACTCTTCCAGAAACCTTTGATTTGGGGTTGAATTATGGTGACGATTTTATAGAATTAAATGAAAAAATAGTAGATTCTTTACATACAAATTACTCGGGGCTATATATGTTTCACGGACCTCCTGGTACAGGAAAAACTACCTATTTAAAATATTTGGCAGCAGCTTTAAAAAAAGATGTAATATTTTTTCCTACATCATTAGTCCATGAAATAACAAACCCTACGGTTATGAATTTATTAAGACAAAAACAAAATTGTGTTTTAATCTTAGAAGATGCAGAAAAAGCTATAATGAAAAGAGAATCCAACAATGAAGCTTCTTTAGTTTCAACTCTTCTTAATATGACAGACGGTATTTTAGGGGATGTAATGAAGCTTAATGTTATAGTAACCTATAACTGCGATAAACAAGAGATAGATGAAGCATTGTTGCGAAAAGGTCGCTTGAAAGCTGAATATTACTTTAAACCTTTAGATGAGACTTTGGCTAAAAAATTGGCCGCTAAATTAAACATAGAAATTGAAGTAGAAAAAGAAATGACATTGGCAGATATATACAATTATAAAAAAGACGAACAATTAATCTGCAATAAAAACAAATTAACAGAAAAACCTAGGATTGGATTTCAGCGGAAATAATTTGTTTTAAGTTAGGCCATAAATCTAAAACTGCTTTAGATAATTTTAAAGAATCTATATCTTTAAAAGCAACCCACTTAAAATTTATATGTTCGTTAGATAGTGAAACTCCAAAAGGTTCTTTAACTTTCATTATAAAAGAATAGCAATTACCATTAGTTTCCTTTTTAATATATTTGGTAAAATTTACCGTTTCTCCTTTAGGCATAAATCCTATTTCTTCTTGGGTTTCTCTCATTGCGGTTTTTATTGGTATTTCTCCAGGTTCTCTATGACCTCCTGGAAAAGACCATTTTTTATTGGTTTTTTGTAACATTAATATTTTATTATTAGGGGTTATAAAAACGTAACCAGCTCCTTCGTAATCTGAATCCATATAATCTAAAAAATTCATACAAAATATTTATTGATTTAAAAATTGTTTGTTCTAATATACTTTTATGAATAAATTAGACGAGATTTATTATATATTTAATAAAGTAAATCCACAAAACAAATTATCATTGCTATGTTTTAATTTTAAATTAAAAATCAAAAGATTAATTCCCTATAAATTAAAAGAATTCTATCGAATTAAAATTAAAACCTTATTTAAACCACAACATAGCAGATTAAGAAAAATTATCCCAAAACATTGGATGGATTTAGATTATGTTTTAATTCAAATTAATTTTGAAATTATTAAATCTTTTTATGAAGACGAATATAAAGACGGTTTAATAGATTGGAATTCTGATGCAAAACATAAAAAGTTTGCAAAATGGTTGGAATCTGCTTATCATTATATAACAACAGAAAGACCTCTTATAGAAAAAGACATAGAGAATGCTTATCCAGATGTATCTACCTATCCATCTAGTAAAACCTCATACAAAGAATTATACGGTAAAGTTGATGAACTAGAAAAATTGATGTTCGATAAAGATACGAAAATTATCAATGAATTAGTTAAAAATCGAGAATTTTTGTGGACATGATTAGAACTAAAAAAGATACTATAAAAATTTTAAGAAATATATGTAAAAAAGAAAAAGTTAAAGTAATTTTTAAAAAATTCAACACAGATGCTAGTGGAATATGTGTTAGGCCTGGAAAAATTATTTACATTAATAAAAATTTATTAATTCAAGACACAGCTTGTACAGTTTTTCACGAACTAGGGCATGTTTATTGCATGAGAAATAAAATATGGAAACAATTCCATCTTTCGAATGATATACACCCTTCTGTAATATTTCGAATAGAAAACTGGATAGATAACTGGGCTAGAAGAAAATGGGATGAAATGGGTATGCGAAAATATTTTGGGCAATATAAATTTTATTATGCTAAAAAAGATAAAAAAACAGTTTTAGGGTGGATAAAAGAAAATTATTGATATTTAGATAAAATAAAATATAATTAAAAAATGACATCACAAGCTCTAAAAGAAGCAGCAGAAATTTGCCGTCAAAAAGCAATTGAATGTTTGAAAACCCAATTTAATTTACCAGAAAATGATTCTGCAGAAAATGTAGTAAATGCAGTTGCTGCTATCATTAATTCTGCTATATTAAACATGACTTCAGTTATTCAAGAAAGCCAAGAAAGAAATCAACTCATATCTCAAGATAAAGAAGAGCAATCTAATGAAAACTTTAGTAATTCCTGATGTTCATCAAAGAACGAATTCTGTAGAAAAAATATTAAAAAATGAAACTTCTTATGATGAAGTAGTTTTTTTAGGTGACTGGTTTGATTCCTTTTATGATCCTCCGAAGGTCACCGGATTTGAAAACACTTGTGAATATTTAAAAAGTCTTGTTTTAGAACACCCTAATAAAGACAAGTTTGTTTTTTTAATAGGCAATCATGATTTAAGCTATATTTATGAAAACAAAAATTTTAGTGATAAACCCATTTCTAAAACTTTAAAATATTTTTGTTCCGGATTTACAGTCTCTAAAGCAAAAAAGTTTCGCCATGCCTTTTTTGATAAAGGATTAAAAGACGATTTCTTTTTTAAACATTTCAAATTTGCTCATCAGACTCAAGGATGGACTTTATCTCATGCTGGTATTTCAATTCGTATGTTTCCTTATGGTTACACTATGGAACGTTTTGTAAATGAGCTTTTGCCGGATGTTTGGAAAAATTTTAGAAATTTAGAATATAATCACAATGAAATCATATCTGCAGCTGGTTATCATCGTGGAGGAAATCATCCAATTGGGGGTGTTATATGGTGTGATTGGCGAGCCGAATTTAATTCGATAATTGAAACCGGAAAACAAATAGTTGGTCATACTACTATTAAAGAACCAGATTGTATTCATATGAACACTCCTTTAGAATGTTGGAACCTTGACACTGAGAAAGATTATGGTATAATCATAGATGGTATGATGACTACAAAACATATTCCAGAAGAACAACTAAATTATAAACTTTCTTCTCAGGTCTCAAATTTATCAAATTATGAAGGACTTTAAGACATGACAGTTAAAGAGCTTACAGAATATCTTTCACATATTAATCCAGACATAGAAGTTGTTGTGGATGGTTATGAAGATGGTTATGATTCTATTGGTCATATTCATCAAAAATTTATCAAACCTTGCTCAGATCCTGCTTGGTATTATGGCAAATATGAAGAAGGGACTGGAGAACAGAGTCATTTAGCACTTTTAATATCTCGCAACTAATATGTCACCGGAATTAGAACATAAATTAATTGAAAAGTATCCTAAACTTTTTAAAAATGTAAATAAGTCGCCAAAAGAAACTTTAATTTGTTTTGGTTGTGAATGCGGAGACGGATGGTTTGATATTCTTGATAATCTCTGTGGATTTATTATAAACCTTCAAAAAAATCGCTCTTACTTTCTTATGAAAAAAGACGATAAATGCATAGACTTTCATTGTCCTGATGTTGTCTTTGATCAAATTAAAGAAAAGTACGGAACTCTTCGAGTTTACTGGCATTTTGATGAATTAAATTATGAAGAATTTGTTCCTCAACTTAAAAATACGGAAGATCTAGACAAATACATAAGCAGATATTCTGATGTAGTTGAAAGTGCTATTGACTTCTGTGAATACCTTTCATCTAAGACCTGTGAAGTAACCGGAAAGCCCGGTAAGCTTTATTCTAAAGGTTGGTGTGTAACACTTTGTAAAGAAGAAGCAATTAAGCGTTTCGGTTTTGATCCGGATGAAGAAGAATTAGAAAATTTTTAGTATGTCTCAAATAGGATACCTAATAAAATTGTTAATAGCATTCCCTTTTTTAAAAATTGGAGAAATTACTGGATTTTGTATTCAGAGTTTTAAATACGGAATAGAGAACGGAAAAATAATATTAGAAGAACTTTTCACAGAAATACAAAATTCATATACAGAAAAAAACAAACATGATTAAATCTCTAAATTATAAAGACATTCATCTTATTCCGAATTATTCAGAACTTAAATCACGCACAGAAGCAGATACATTTGTCGAGCTTGGCGAGTTTGCCTTTAGACTTCCCGTTGTACCAGCTAATATGGCTTCATGCATCGACATGACAAAAGCTACTTGGTTAGCACAAAATGGATACTTCTACATTATGCATCGGTTTTATGAGTATGATGAGATTTTAAATTGGATGCGGAGAATGAATAAGTGTGAAGATCTTCTTCCCTTTATTTCTATTTCAATTGGTATTAAAAAAAGAGATATTGAACTAATGGCTAGAATTGTAGATGAAAAGCTTAGAGTTGATTTTATTACAGTTGATGTTGCTCATGGAGACCATTCTGAAGCTATTAATATGCTTCGATATTTAAATTTTTATAAGAATACTCTTAACCCAAATTTGTTTATTATTGGAGGTAATATAGCTACAACCCAAGCTTATGTTCGCTTGGCTCCTTATGTACAGGCTGTTAAAGTAGGTATTGCTTGTGGAGCTTCCTGTATTACTTACAATAAGACAGGATTTGCGTCCCCTATGTTTTCAACAGTTTTAGATATTAATAGATGTCGACAATCTCCTACTTCAGCTCTCAATAGCCCGAAATCAGTTTCTAAACTTAAAGATAAGCCAGCACCTTTTATTATTGCCGATGGAGGTATTTCTTGTAACGGAGATATTGCTAAGGCTCTAGTAGCCGGCGCTGATATGGTTATGGCGGGTTCTGTGTTTGCTCGGTGTATTGATTCCCCCGCTATGGTTGATCCTACAGATCCCACTAAGAAACTTTACTTTGGTTCTGCTTCATCTATGAACGGTAATAAGAAAAATATTGAAGGAATAACTTTGTCAATGCCAATGAATGGTATGACTTACGAACAAAAACTTAAGGAGATTTACCAAGATCTTACTTCAGCAATTTCTTATGCGGGTGGAACAGATTTAACATCTTTTCAAACCGTTGATTATAGGCTGATTTAATGTATATTAATAAAATGTATACAGTTATACTAGGTAAAGGTTATATTGGGTCTCAATTAATTCATCATTTTGAGAAAAATAAAATAGAATATAAAGCTTTTTCTAGATATCAATTAGATTATGCAAATCCTGAAATTTTTAGAGATTTTTTAGCAAATGAAACTTCTAATATCAAAACTGTTATAAATTGTTTTGGATATACTGGATCACCCAATGTTGATGCCTGTGAAGATAATAAAGAAAAATGTTATGAATATAATGTATTATACCCTTTAAACGTAGTTAAAACCTGTCATCATCTTAGTATTCCTGTAATTCAGGTTGCTTCAGGTTGTATATATAATGGGTATAATAAAAATTATACAGAAGAAGATGTTCCAAATTTTGGTTTTTATTCGGAAGATTCTTCTTATTATAGTAAATGTAAACATCTTTTTGAAACATTGGTAAAAGATTATAACGCTTATACTTTACGCATTAGAATTCCTTTTAATTCAGATAGATCTATTAAAAACTATTTTACTAAATTATTAAGATATAAAGATTTAATAAATGAAACTAATAGTGTTACATCTGTGCAAGATTTTTGTAAATTTATTGAGCAGTTTCCGATCAATCAAATTCCCTATGGTATATACAATGTAGTCAATCCACAACCAATTAAAGCAGAACAAGTAATTGACATTTTAAAAAAATATCAATTACAAAATCAGGAATGGAATTTTATAAAAACTGAAAATTTAAAAACAAAAGCTAAGAGAAGCAATTGTGTTTTATCAACAGACAAAATAGAATCCTTAGGATTAAGTATGCCAAATACTTTAGATTCTTTAGAAAGAGATATTAAAACATTTAAAAACAATGAATAATTTTTCAAAATTTTTATCAGATACAATTTTAACCTGTATTAAACATAAAATAGGTTTTGATTTGGTACCTGAAGATCATGTTTTGGCAGACGGCATAAAATGTAGCGGATATTTTGATGAAGTTTATCTCAAAGTAGCTATTAAAAAGAAAGATTGGCAAATAATTTTAATACATGAATCTTGTCATTTAGATCAATTTACAAAAAAAAGTCTTTTCTGGAAAGAAGGTGAAGATGGTATAACATTAATTGATGATTGGTTAAAAGGAAAAGATTTTTCATCTAAAAAAGTAGAAAAATCATTTAAAGATACCATTATATTAGAGTTAGACTGTGAAAAAAGATCACTCCAAAAAATAAAAAAATATAAACTTAATATAGATTCTAAAGAATATATTCAAAAAGCAAACGCTTATTTATTATCTTATTGGGCAACTTATAGAGATAAAAAATGGTATCCGTTTCCTTACAACAAACCAGAAATTTACAAACAACTTCCAGATAAATTTTTATCTTTAAAAGAATATTACAACAAAGATTCAAAATATTTAAAATTATATAATGAAAACAACAGTAAAACCTAAAAACATTTAAAAAACTGTTGATAAGTTAAAAAAACAATTTATCTTTAAAAAATGCAAAAATACAAAACAGTTAAAGAAAAAAAAGAATTGTATATAGAATTTTCAGAAGAAGAAATACAAGAACTGGGTTGGAAACCTCAACAAAAATTATCAATAGATGTTGATGAAAATAAAAATATTGTTATTAAACCTTGGGTAACCATTGATCTAGATACGTCTTCATGGCCTAAACAAATTTTTGAATTTTTAGTTGAAGAGTCTTTAGAAAAAAATAAAACTGTGAATGATATCATTGTAAATCTTATAGAGGAAGCTTTAAAATATGGGAATGTTTGATAATATAATTTGCAACCACCCGTTGCCAGTGACCAAAGACATTTTAGACTTAGGAGTCTTTGATGTCTATGAATTGGAACTCCAAACCAAATCTTTAGAAAATTTGATGAAAGTTTATACCATTACAGAAGATGGAGATCTATTAAGAAAAAAATGTACGTATGAATGGGAAGATAATGATGAAATGTTTCTTAAAGGGTATTTAAAAGAAACCAGCTCAGAAAATATTAACGAAAACTTTCATGGTAAAATAGTTTTTTATTTCTATGAAGTAATACATTCAAAAGATGAAAAAAATAATGTTAAAGAAACTACAATTAATTTAGATTACGAAGCTAAATTTATAGATGGTAAATTGTCTTCTATGGAATTGATCGACCAAAGTATAGAAGATACTACAGAACATTACCATAGAACTCAAGAAATTTTTAAAAAATACGAAGAGCAGTCAAAGCTTTGGTATAACAAATATTTTTTAAACACTAAAATTGTTCGTTATATTAGGCGCAATATAATTTACAAATTCGTATATAAAATTCATCAATTTACTGGAAAACTACAAAATTTTGTAGTAAGATATCTTTAATGTCAAGTTTTAATGTAGAAGATTTAATAACTTTGGAAGAGTCTTTTAAAGACGTAATTTTTTATAGTAAAAATCATACCTACAAAATAGGTAATAAAGACGCTAAATGTTCAGTTACCGGTTTATTAAAAAATCATTCACCAGAATTTCCTCGAGAAAAAATGGCTGGAATAATTTCTGAAAGGGATGGATTAAGAGTTGATGAAGTATTAGCTTTATGGGATTTTAAGCGAGATTATTCTTCTCATAAAGGTTCAGAGTTTCACCTTTTTGCAGAAAATTATATAGAAAGAAAACAAAACGTTTTAGATAAAGAAGCTTTACAAACCTTTTTAAAAAATAATAATAGTTTAGATTTGACCAGTCAATATTATACTGAAGTAGCTCATCTTATTAAAAACTTTTTAAATTTTTATAAATGGTATAAGAAAAATTATTTTTTAATTAAATCCGAATTTGTTGTTGGAGATCCAAAAAATTTAATATGCGGCACGATAGATAATTTGTCATTGAACAGAAAAACCAAAAAGTTAGAAATTTTTGATTATAAGACTAATAAATCCATTTTAAAAAATAATCCCAGAGACGAGCATTTCTTAGAACCTATATCTCATTTGCCTTATTGTGATCATATTAAATATAGCCTACAACTTTGGATATACCGTTTGATAATAGAAAAAAATACAGGTTTTGACGTTGATAATACTCATATTGTATGGATAGGAGATAAAAACGATTTTCAGATGTTAGAAACCCTTAATGTTAAAAGAGAAGCTGAAGAGCTTTTAAATAAAAATTATTGAAAGTGGGCATTAATTGGATAAATATATCAAGATACAAAACATTATGGACCCATTAGCAGAAAAATACGCTCAACTAATCAACGAAAACGTTTTATCATCAGGTGTAGTTACCGGTGCAGTAACTCCTGGAAAAACTTTTGAAGGACCAACAAGTGAAGTAAAACCTTCAGACCCAACAGAAAATGTTGAAGGTTTAGAAGATCCTAAAGAAGATAAAGATAATTCAGTTGAATCAGAACCAACTAAGGTTTCAACTAAAGTAGAAGCAACAAATCCTTTTGATGCTCTTTATAATAAAATTTTAAAAGAAGATAATTTTTCATGGTCTGCTAATCCTAATGATATGGATAGCTTAGATTCACAAATGGATTCAACTCCAATTGAAATGAATAGCGATCTAGAAGTAGAAACAGAAGAAGATGAAGAAAGCGAAGATGAAGGAGATTTAGCATCAGTATTAGATCATCTCAAATCAGCTGTATCAGCTTTAGAAAAAATGTTAGATGAAGCAGATTCTGACGAATCAGAAGAAATGGATTCAGAAGAAGAAATGGGTTCAGAAGAAGAAGAAGAAGAAGTTAAAGAAGCTGTAGACGCAGAAGTTAAAGGACATGCCTTAGTTGATTCAGAAAAATTGTCAGCAGGTATGTGCAAAACAGACAATAAAGTATCTGCTTTCAAAGTAGAAAAGAAAAAAGCAGACGCAGCAGCTGGAGGTAAAGCTCGTACTGGTACATTAGAAAAACAACCAGAATCAGCAGGTCATTCTTTAACCGGCAAAGATAATAAAGTAGATGCCGTTAAAGTAGGAGATCTGTTCAATAACAAATAATAAAATTGAATTAAAACAAAAAACTCCGCCGCAAGCGGAGTTTTTTTTTGCCTAAATATAATATATGTCTTTTTCTAATTTTTATAAAACCCGAAATACTAGAGAACACCAACAATCTCAAAACCGTTCACAGACCCGTAAACATTTAAATTGGGTTCCTTATTCAAAAAGTGTAAGAAAAGAAGATCCTTTGGTTGATAAAATTTTAAAAAATAAAAGACCACAAAAAATTAAAATAAATAAATTAAAAGCAGAGCAATTAGCAAAAACTTATAATTTGAATTTAGACAAAGAAAACAAACCTTCTTTTACAAAATCTTTAAATAGAACTAACATTAAGTTACATAAGAATTATGATAACTATTATGTAACTTATAACCCTTAATTATGGAAACTTTAAGATATTTAAATAAAAATACTAATTTAAACGAACGCCAAAACTTTGATAATTGGTTAAAAGAACAAATTAATATCTACGGTCAAGAAATTGACTTTTATACTAATCTAGCAACTCTTTCTAGTTTTAATTTTACCTATGGAGAAAACGTAGCTTCTGGATATGCTCTCCCGCAAAAACTTACAGTTTTGTTAAATCTTAATAATGATTCATATCTATTGTCAAAATTTGGTATAATAGCAGATAGTGATCTTAATGGCATAATACATCCAGACAATTTTACTAAAGTGTTTGGTGTATCAGCCGAACCTAAAGCTGGAGATTTAATGAAATTAACTGAATTTGGTATAGATCGTTTAAACTACCCAAAAAGAGGTCCTACTATCTATGAATTAACAGAGGTTATAGATGAATTTCAAATCAATCCTTTAGGTGGGCATTATGTTTGGTTTTTTAAAGCTAAGCGTTATGATTACAGTTATGAACCAGGTAGTCCTGGACCTGGTGATGGTAACACTTCTGTTGAAACTGCAGAGGAGAGCAATTCTTTAGCAGATCAATTAGCTGTTAATAATTTTGATTATGATAAAAATCCATGTTCCAATCCGTTGGTGTATGGAGATTATTAATACTTGTAAATTTCTGTCTCTAAGTTATCTTCTTTCAATTTACAAACATTTATACCATAAATCTCTTTGAGAACATCTCTGTTAATGATGTCTTCAACTTTATCAATATAATCTCTGACATCTAAAGGTTTTATTTCAACCTTTTCAAAAGGTATATTTTTATCTTCTGCGGCATCTGCAATAAGATTAACCGCTTCATATAAAGCTATCCAACGAGATAGCTCCATAGATTCTTGGAAAATGTCTTTGTTGTTTATATTTGGTGTTACTATGTTATTTTTAACTTCGGTATTCATAATTATTTTTCGACTTGTTCTATGTCTTGAGCAATCAAATCTAAGGGTTCGGTGGTTCTAGCTACTATAAACTGCAAATTAACAGAATTATTTTTAAGACATTTTTCACAAACAAAATTTAATTTTTCATTTTGATCCGGAACAAACGTCATAATGTTTGGTGTTTGACAATAAGCACATTCTAAAATAGTAGATAGGTTTTCTAATTTGTCTAATTGCTTTTGTCGTGTTTGTTCTTGATAATAGGAAACAATCCATTCTTTAATGAAGCTCAGAAGAATATATTGCATTACAAAAAACAATATAAAAATTCCCAAAAAATTGAACCCTAACAAGTAACCGCTTAAACCTGCTAAAGCAGATACAAATATAACTACAGACGTAGATTTTATAAAATTTATCATTTATAAATTTTTCCTGATTTTACAAGGAAAAGCAAGAAAATTATTTCTGATTAAGATCTATAATAGGTTTTATATTGAATCCTATTTTTTTAATTAGATTGAGAGCTGACTTACAATTTTTTAACAACACCTTCATTTTTAACTTTTGCTGTTTGGAAAGAGAAGGATTATTTTTTATAGCAGTTTGAATTTTTTGTCCAGCTGCTAATAAATAAACATAACTATCCGCGAGATCATCATCTATGGTTTGTAAAGGCCAAGGTATATTTGCTGTTTTATTTGAAGGAACATCTGGTGTTGGTAAAGGTGATTGGGTCTGATAAGGATAGTTGTATCCGTCTTGAGTGTTAAGAGGTGCAAAATCTTTTCTTGGAGCCATGCTCGTTGCTTGATATTGTTTTGGTGACCATATAGAAGTCAAAGTCTCATTAATAACCTTTTCCAATTTCATGTTACGCTTGACGGCCAACTCTTACTAAATTACCACATCTATTACAAATCCAATGTATTTCTTTAATGGTTTGTTCTATTTGAGGAACTTTTTTTTCTACTATTCTTCCGTTAACTGTTGCACCGCAAAAAGTGCAACCTATAGGACGGTTAGTAACGGATTGGTATTGAGGAGAATTGTTCATGTAATAATTACTTAGTTGTCTTAGGTTTCCAAGTATCTTTTTCTTTTGCTAATTTTTTTATAACGAATTTAGTAAATTCGGATCTTAATATATCTTCTTCTGTAAATTGAAATCTATGGATACCAAATTTTTGAGACTCTTCATCTGAAAATATATCACATATTTTAGCAAAACCTCCAGATTTATTTTCTGTTAAATCTGATTGCATTGGATCACCACAAAAAATAATTTTAGAAAATTCACCCATACGTGTTATGGTTGTAATTAATTCTCTAAAGGTAATATTTTGGCATTCATCAACTATAACACATTTAGAAGCCCAATGAAGACCTCTAATATAATTGACAGGGGTTGCACTAAATCTTTCATCATGCCTTAATCTATTTAAAGCTGCTTTGTCTAATAACTCTTCTAACTTTTCCATAAAAGGAGCCATATAAGCTTCAAATTTTTCATCTATGTTACCTGGCAAATATCCTATTTTACTATCAGCACTCTCCACTGCACTTCTTACAAAAATTATATCAGATATTTTTTTAATCTTTAATAAAGTCAAAGCACAATATACCGCTGTTAAAGTTTTGCTTGAACCTGCTGGACCGTCAATAAAAACACATTTTGTATTTTTATCTAAAATGAGTTCTATTAATTTTTTTTGATTTTCAGTCCAGGGTAATTCTTTTATAATATATTCAAAAGCAACTTTTTCTCTTTGATATACATAAGGAGAATTATCTTTTGAAATTTCAAAAGAATTTTTATTTTTTTTATTAATTTTTTTTCCCATGTTAAATTACATTTTGGGACTTTGCGATGTAATTGATGTTGAAATTGGACTTGAAGGAGATTTAGAAGGGTTTAAAATTTTTTGAATAGTTTCTAAAGCTTTTTCTAACTCTTTTTTGTCTTCATCTTTAATAATATTAGAGTCTTTGTTAGTATCTTCTGTAGCATCATTTGTTTTAAAAATTTTATTTAAAGCCTCTTTAGCATTTGCTGGCGCTTGTGTTTTATTTATTGTATCTGTTATAGCTGCTCTTATTAAATTAGGATCTATAGAAGAAGCATATTCATTATAAACTTGATCGTATTTGTTCATATTATTATATATTTACTCTTTTGAACATTATTTAAAATATTTTTTCAATCCTGGTCTTGAAAAGGATAAATATTTGAGAATAAAAATATGGCACGAGTAACTACATCACCTAGAAGAATACAATCCCCTGGCATTCAAATTACAGAGTCTGAACTAAGACCTACAAGTCAAGTTATAACAGACAGACCAACCGCTTTAATTGCAGGTTTTGCAAATCAAGGACCAACAGAAGAAATGGTCAGAGTTAGAAACCTGTCTCAGTTTGTTAATGTGTATGGAACCCCTACTAATGACGCAGAACGTTATTTTTACTATGGAGTTAGAGATTTAGTTACTGCTGGAGGTCCTATAGACATTTATACTACCAGAATTCCTTATGGTTCTGGTTATGGAGAAGGTTATGCAGATGAGTATAGTGCTTTATTTTTCCCTGTACTGCATAACAAACCAACATATTCAGAGTCTACAGAATATAGAATATTACCCCCTAAATCAATTTTAATTTCAAATCAAAAGTATGAAGAAATTCAAGAAGGTTATACTAATTGGTCTTCAACTTTATCTTCCAGCCAAAACACTTCTTTTGTAGAAGCTGGATCTTCATATGCGATTTCATATGCAACTTTAACGTCAATAGCTGTAAATCAAAATATTAGTGTTAATACTTTAAGCTCAGTAAGCTTAGCAACTTCATCAGTATTTGTTTTATCTAGCGTTTTCTTAGATAGCTTTTTAAGACCTTCTGTAGAAAATTTCTCAGTTTATAATGGTTCAAATGCAGCTTTCTTGTTGTCAACTGCTAATATTACAAATGTATATCAATTAACAGGTGGAGTTTCTTTGGGTTATTCTTATTGGAATAATCTTAGTTCTTCTTTAGAATTCGATAGCGTAGACGACAGAGGATATGCTGGAATTATAGCAATTAATGCAGACAAAACAGGAGTTAATGAACTGTTTGAAGGGTTCTATTTAGGTTTAATGGATAATTCAGACGATAGTCCAGATACAAACTTCCAAGAAATTCGTTCTATTTATACGGTTACCTCTGCTGGCAATTCGTTACAGACATTTACAGAAATCCCAAGTTCTAGATTAGCATTTACTCTAACTCAAGACTTTTCATCTGTAGATAGAGCTAGTATTTCAGAACAAGTAGCTAGATTTCCTGGATATGATTTCTCTGATGACTCATTTAATGATTCATTAAAACTGATGGTCTTCCGTTTAAATAAATCTTTATACAACCAAGATACAATAACTTTAAGTTATGCTACTAGAGAATCTTATGTTGGGTCGTTGTATGTTAATAGAACACAAAACAATCCAAATGGTGGCCCAGCAACTAATTTCTCTTTGGAAAATAGAGTAAATCGTAACGGTAATTCAAAAATAGACTTGTTAATAAATCCTGCTATATCAAATTCTCAAGATTGGATTGATATAAACGGAAGACCCATCAAAACTGTTAGAATGGCAGATACAGCCAAAGCTTTATATTCCTTTGGAAGATATGCTCCTTACTATCAAAATATTCAAAAAGTAATTGGATATGTACCCGGCAAATTAGAACAAGTATTTAAATTATTTGACACTAATGAAAATGAAAATCTAGACATAGATGTTAGTGTTGAAGCTGGTTTAGGTAGCATTTATGTAGGATCTCAACAAAGATATAGAGATTATAATTTTGACCCAAATCAACAAATATTTGATGATTCTTATCCAGTTAAGATGGATACATTAAAATTAAAACCAAAAGAAAGAGTTTTAATTGAAAATGGTAATTTACTAAGAGATGAATATCAAGAAGTTGCAAATAAATTCAGAGCTTTTGCAAATCAAAAGAAAAATCACGTATTTATTGCAGATCCTTTAAGATATATATTTGTCAACGGAAATAAACCAACAAATTCAAGAAAAGCATACATATATGCAACAGACATATTCAGACCATTAGCAACTCAATTTGAGGGCATTGCTAGTAGTTATATGGCTGTTTATGCTAACTGGTTTAAAGTTATCGACAATGTGTTTGCTAATGAATTTGTTTGGTTGCCACCTTCAACAAAAGCAGCAAAACAATTTTTAAGTACTGCTAGAATAAATCAACCATGGACAGCTCCAGCCGGATTTAATTATGGATTGATTTCAAGAGGAGGTGCAGATTCACTTGCAATTAACCCAACACAAAGACAAAGAGATATGTTGTACAGAAGCTCTTTCAATCCTATAGCTTATTTCCCTGCAGACGGAACAGCTATATTCGGACAGAAAACCTTCTTACGTAGACCTTCTGCTTTTGATAGATTGAATGTAAGATTATTGTTCTTGCATCTCGAAAAACAAACAGTTCAAACCTTACGTCCATTTGTTTTTGAACCCAACACAGATCTAACTCGTCAAAGAGTGGTAGCTTCATTAACACCTCTTTTTGAAAACGCTAGAATCAATGAAGGTTTAATAGATTACAAAATCATATGCGACGAAAGAAACAATACTCCTCAATCCATTGATAACAATGAATTAAGAGTCGCTATCTATATACAACCAGTAAGAACTGCAGAATTTATATTAGTAGATTTCATTGCTACAAGTTCTGGTGTTGATTTAGATGAATTATTTGAAAACTAAGGATAAATATTAATACATATGGCAACACTCTTTAACTCATTGGGCATCATGAATTTTTATGATGCAGCAGCAAGAAACGATTTCTTCAGACAAAATCTATTTAGAATTACTCAATTAGGAGGAACTAGATTTACTCAAGATGAATTACTATACGCAACATCAACAACTCTTCCGCAAAGAGCAATTAACAATATTCCAGTTCCATTTATGGGATTGCAATTCAATGTTCCTGGTGCTGCTCAGTATCCTAATAGTGCTGGATGGAATGTTACTTTCAGAGTACCTCAAAACTTATCTATAAGACGTAAATTGGAAGACTGGACATATTCAACCTTTAATGATATTAACAGTACAGGTGAATACAGTATACCAAACAATACTTCATCCAATATTGCAGTATTGTCTTTATTAGATAAACAAGGCGGTATAATCAGAACTTATACTCTTTATGGTTGCTACTGTGTCACGGTTGGAGAAATGCAATTAAACATTACTTCAGCTGGTGAAATATCAGAAATTCAAGCCACTATAGCTTATCAATACTGGCGCTTAACTTCATAATTTAATCGCAGCCATAATAAGTATTGTTATGGCAGAATCTTCTCCATACAGTAAGTATTTAAACCTTTTAGGTCAATGGCCTACTGGTCTTGCTATGGCTAGTCAGTGGTTTATGTACTTTGATCTTAATGATGTGGGTGTATTATGGAATGGCATTGAAGAAACCTTAAGACAAAAAGAATCTTATTTTGGTTCTTCTGGTTGGATGATAAGCAATGGCTCTGTGCGGTATCTTATAGATTCTGCCTTGCAAACATCTAGTATGGGTTGTGTTTTTGCGCGACAGGTTGATTTGCCTGGAGATGCGTTCGACGCAAAACATAACGGTTTAGACTATGGAGGATATCAATCTCCTACTACATCCAATACTCGACAAAAATATCTTCCTTTAAAAATAACATTTTTAGAAACAAATGCTTCTTTTTTAGATTTAATTATTCGACCTTGGTTAGTTGCTGCTAGCTATAACGGTTTAGTTGCTAGACCACGAGGAAGTGCTAAAAATACAAAAGCAAGTTACTGTGATGTGTGTATGTTAGCTAAAACCGGAGAAGGAAAATCTATGATTATACGCAAAATTTTAAGATTTTATAATGTAGTACCTATTGGTTTTTCCGGAGAACAGTATTCTTATATGACGGATGATATGAAATATACAGCTGTAGATTTTGCTTATGATGGTTATTATGTTGTATCTCCTTCCAAAGCTGAACCTTTTATCACAAACAATACTCCAGGGACATTTGCTTAAGATTTTATATAATAGATTATGGATTTATATCATTGGTCTATTCAATTTCCATTTACTAAAACTGTTTTAAATTTTAAAGAATTAAATTGTAAATGTCAAGAAATATTAACTAAGATAAATGCTTCTTTACCTCCGACAGAAGAGTATAGAAAAGATTATAATCAAACCTTAATAGAAATTTTTAAACAAGTTCTTAAAGAAAAAAATTCTTTATATGATTTAAATTGTATAGAATTTTTAATGTTTGCAATACATTTACGCTCAGTCTCCATTGGGAATGTTTTAGAAATGTATATGGAGTCTAAAGAATTAGACGAAAAAACGCAAAAAAATAAAAAAATAAAAATAGAAATCAATTTATCAAATTTAATGTCAAGTGTTTATAATATTTCTATGATAATAGAAAAATATAATATTATTAAAGAAAAGGATGTAGAAATTCATATTGATTGGCCTAACATAAATTCCCTAAATAATTTTATAAAAAGTAAACAAGAAAATGTTTATGAAAAGATCAATGATACTTTATATGAATTTGTAAAAATATTATATATTAATAAAACAGAAATAAATTTTACAAAATATACAAAAGAACAAAAAGAAATTATTTTTGGTAAATTGCCGGTTTCAATTAAAAATATACTACAAACCCAAATTTTTTCTTTTTTAAATGAAACCACTACTATATCGTTATTTGACAATATGGCATATTTAAATGAATATAAACTTAATTTATATAATGATTCTATTCAGGATTTAATACGTTTATTATATGCAAATAACCTTACAAATTTACAAGCAGAAAATGTATTTTTAATAAGTAAAGGGTTTGATTTAGAATCTATTAATAAAATGACACCTTTAGAAAAACAAAATTATATTAATTTACTTACTAAACACAAACAAAATGAACAACAACCCAATGAGGCTTCTTTTTCGGATGCGGTATCAGATTTAGCCCGTGAATTTGGTCAGATTTAAAGTAATTAATTTATAAAATGGAAAACACTTCAACCAATTTTGATACAGCATTAGAAGCTCTTTCTAATTTATCGAACAATTTTACAGTTTCAGTACCTATCTTTTCAACTCCACAAGTTTTAGAATTTAAAGAAATTAATGCTAAACAACAAAAAGAATTAATACAATCAATAACAGATACATCTTTGTATAAAGTAGCTTTTACTAAATTGTTTTATACCATTTTAAAAGAGAATTTATTAATCCAATCATTTAATATAGATCAATTAACTATATTTGATAAAATTATTGTAGGTTTATATTTAAGAAGTAAAATTTCTTCAAAGTTAAATGTAATTTTTCAAGACAATCCAATCATTACAGAAGTAATTGATTTACAAAAAATTATAAATAACATAAGCAATTATAATCATCCCACAGAATTTATATTAAAAGAGATTAAAAATAATATAGATTTGGAAATTAAAATATCTGTACCAATTATAAAATTGGAATTAGAGTATGAAGAAGAGCTGTACAAAAATTACAAAAAAGCAGATGATATTAAAAATGTAAATGAAATTGGATCTATAGTATCTGATGCTTTCATTGGAGAAATTTCAAAATACATATCTTATATTCGATTCGGAAATACAGAAATAAATTTAGATACATTAACACCAAAACAAAGAATTAAAGTTACAGAAAAATTGACAGCAGATATAATTCAAAAAGTTTTAGAAAAGGTATCTGAATGGCGTCAGAATTTAGATAAATTTTTGACAGTAAAACACAGTGAGAATAAATTAGCTAAGGTACTGACTATAGATAATTTGTTATTTTTGATGTAATTCAAACTTACTTCTTACCATAAATATTATTATGGTAACAGCGCAAGAATTAGAAAATATTCTGCAAAAATTTGCTCTAGTAGGAGAACCCGTAAAATGGGATGAATTTTTAATTAAATTGTTAATTGGAGATCAATCTCAAAATGTTGATTCTCTAAGACAAAATTTTAAAGATAATTTTTTAAATCCCCTCTTAAATAAACTACCCAAATTTGTATCAAGTGTAGAATCTATTTCTAAAGAAATAGATGAAACTAGTAAAAAAATAAAAAGTTTAAATAAAAAAATAAACGAAGTTCAAATAACAAATAACAAACAAGAAGAAAATTTAAACAATAAACCAAACCAACCAAGTTACACAGACAGTCCAAATTTAAACGATTTTATTAATCAATTTCAAAACAATTTTAACAATTTAAATCAAAATCAACAATTTAATAACGAAACTAGTTTACAAAAAATTGATAATCTTAATGTTTCTTTTACCAATGAAACAAAACTTTATTTAAATGATTTATTAAAAAAATATTTTGATTCCTTTGATTTTATTTCTTATTTAAAAGAAGGTTTTATAAATTTACAAAGCGCTTTTAAAAATTTACAGATACCCCAACCTCTTTTACCAGCTCCTCAAATAATAGAATTAGAACCTGTAATAAAAGATCAACCTCAAGAAACAATTCAAGATCAACCAGAAAAAATTGACTTTTTAGGGAATTTAGAAAATTTAATTTTTAAAACCTTTGAACCTATTTCTGAAAGTTTATTATTACCTTTAAATACAAAACAAATACAAGAAGAAGAGTTAGCTGGAGAACAAGCTACATTAGGACCTAAAGAAAACCTAATAACTTTTTCAGATGACGGTAAAAGGTTTTTGTTAGAATTAACTGATAAATTGGATAATGCCTTTGGATTACATTTAGATCCAGTTAAAAAATCTTTAGAAGATATAAAAGAAATTTCGGAAGAATCTTTAGAAAATGAAAATGAAAGACCTCAAGATTCAAGTGTTAAACAAGGTTTTTTTGAAGGTTTAGTTAGTGGATTAACAGAAAGTTTATTAGGAAAAATAGCAATAATAATTCCAGGAGCCATAGCCGCTATCGGAGGATTAGGAGTTTTAGCTGGTTTTTATTGGCCAGAAATTAGAAAATATATAGAAGAACGTTTCGGTAAAGACTGGGCAACTACTTTTGATTCTTTGAGGGGTTCTATAACCGGATTAAGTAAATTTTTATTTACTGGTGGTATTAACTTAGGAGCTAGAGTAGCGGGATTTGCTGGAAGAATGTTTTCAACTCTAGGAGAATTGTTGACTAATTCTATAGATGAAATATTTCAATCTTTTACAAAAGGAGGTGGTGGTGCTGTAGGAGGTACTTTAGTTGCTGGTGGAGCAGGAGCTAAGGGGTTTTTATTAAGAGCTGCTGGTAGTGTTTTAAAAGGTGTATCTATAGTTACTCTTAAGGCTCTTCCGTTAATTGGTAGTTTAATTAGCTTTGGTTATGCTTATAGTCGCTTTAGAGATAATGATCCTGTTGGAGGTACTATAGATCTAATTGGAGGATTAGCTAATCTTTTAGCATACACACCAGCTGCTCCTGTTGCATTACCTTTAACTTTAGGAGCTGCAGCTTTAAATGCAATTTTAGATTACCAAACAGCAGGAACAGAAAATAAAACAGAAGCAAAATTAAATGTATTTAAAAATTGGGGATCTGCTATTTATGAATTTTTAACTAAAACACCGGTCATTGGAGGTTTGATAAAATTTAGTGAAGGTATAGGAGCATTAGTAGCTGGTAATGTAAAAGAAGGACTTTCATTAATGAATGAAATGCCGATCTTAGGATCTTTTGCTGGAATAATTCTTTCATTTATGAATGCTCAAGAAACTAATCCAGAAACTGGTCAAACAACATTTTCTTTAACTAAGTTACTGGATAATTTAAAAAGAATGATGTTTAAAAATGTAGTCAAAATATTTCCAGAAGGTTTTGGTATTAGAAGTTTTGTAGCGGGATTATTCGGTTATGATAATTACGAAGAGATACTGTCAATTCCAGATTATACTGGACCAGAACAAGAAATCAAAGCTCCTAAAGAATCTGCAAGACTTCAAAAATTAAAAGAAGAAGCAGTAGAATTTAAAAGCGAAGAAGAATTTGAAAGTAGTAAAACAAATGCTCGAGAAATAATAGATAAAAGAAAAATGTTAGAAGAAGAATTGCGTTTATTAGAACAAACAAAAGATTCTTTAGATCAAGAAGAACAAAGAATGCGTCAAAATAAAAAATTAGAATTAAAAAAATATATAGAAGAAACGCAAGAAGATTTATTGTTAATTAAATATAAACAAGATGAATTTTTAAAACAAAACGGAAACGAAGAAAATATAGAAACCTCAGGAAGAATTTCTAGAGAAGAAGCCGAAGCTTCTGTACAAAGAAGAAAAGATAGAATTAAACAACAAAAAGAAGCATCTCAAAGATCTCAAACAGTACCTGTAGATGACATTATTTCAAATCAAGATCGATTTATATACGAACCTCGTACTGGTACTAAATTTTCTTTAAATCCTAATGATACTGTAATGGCCTTTCAAAAAAATGGTTTTTTAGATCAAGAATTAAAATCTATAAAAGAAGCAGTAAATTTAATGGTTAAAAACAATTCTATGGATAGATTAACTAGACTATTAGAACAAAAATTTGCAGAGCCTATGATTGTAAATGTAGCTAATAGCAATCAAATTACTCAAAACAATAATAAAAATTCATTATCTATGTTACCGGATCGAGATCATATAAGATTGACCCGTGATCAATGGATAAGCTCATAAGTATAAAAGAATTATGGCTAATAACACTGTTAATAATCCTACAACTACAAATGCCGTCCAAAGCCACTTTGGAGGGGGGTCTTTTACAGTTGGTTCAAAGCCTGATAAATTAGGGATAAATCAAGATAGAGTAGTTCTTAATAGAAACGGTGGAGGAATTATTAATATAGTAGACAAATATGATTGGAAAAATTACGGATTAGCTGATGAAGTACCAAGAATACGTCTAACTGAATATGAAATAGAATTAGGCCAATGGGCTTCCAATGCTTATAATGCATTTGGTTATGTGCAAGATTCTTTAAATAATTTGGCAACTGCTGGACAAAAATTAGATCCTTACATGGCTTTGTATAAAGTTAGTACGGATAGGTCAAATTGTTTTTCTTATGTATTTCCTCATTTATTAAACGATGGAAGCAATTTAAGAGATATTACAAATCAATGGAAAGATCAAGAAGGAGTTTTTGATGCTATTAAAAAAGCAGCTACAGGGGGACAAAATAGTAGTTTATTAGGACAAATGGCTGGTATGATAGCAGCCGCAGGAGTTGGAGTTGTCACTCCTGGTATAGGTTATGAACCTATAATGTCATATGATAGTACAGAAAAACAAACTGTTACTATAAGCTTTCCTTTATATAATACCATAAGTGTGCAAAGCGCTTTTCAAAATTACGCCTTTGTAACTTTATTCGCTTTTCAAAATTTAAAAACTCGCACTTCTTTAGTAACCTTTATTCCACCCAAAGTATACACGGTGGAAACTTTAGGTGGAGGAGGTGTGTATATGCCTTTAGCTTATGTATCTAATTATAAAGTAGACAGCATAGGAACCACTAGATCTTTAAAAGAAATTGTTAATGTTGGAGCTGAAATTTTAGTTCCAGAAGCTTATAGAGTTAGTATATCACTAAAAGAATTAATTCCTCAAAGCTCTAATATTTTCTTGGCAACTATGGGAGGGAAAAAGGTTGAAATAGTATCAGATCCTGCCAGATCTACATTTACTCCAAGAGAACCTTAATCAGTATGAAAAGAAATGATATAAATGAATTAGACAGATTAAATGTTTTTTCTTATGAAAATTATTTCAATGTTTATTCTGATTCTAACGGACAATATTTTTATAATTTATTAAAAAATATTAACATTTTTCCTTCTTCTGATAGTGAAGCAGAAATATCTTATACAACTACAGAATCGGATAATTGGTATAATATGTCTTTTAAATTTTATGGAAATATGAATTTGTGGTGGGTTATATTTTTATATAATCAATTAGAAAATCCAGTGATTATGCCAGAGCCCGGGACTACTCTTAAAATACTAAAACCTGACTATGTATCTTTAGTATTACAAGAATTAGATAAACAAAACACTTAAATTATATGTCTAATGATTTTTTAGTTGACGGTTCTTTTTATAAAGGTAATGAGAATCTGTTAAGAACTAACGCAACTTTTAAATGGACCGACGAGATGTTGGAAGATTTAAAACTTTGTAAAAAAAGTATATTACACTTTGCTGAAAATCATTTTTTTATCAAAACTCTAGATGAAGGAAAGAGAAAAATAGAATTATACAAATATCAAAAAAGATTATTGAAAGCCTTTAAAGCGGAACGATTTAATGTTGTTTTAGCAAGTAGACAAAGTGGAAAAACTACTACAATTACAATATATGCTTTATGGTTAACTTGTTTTTTTGATGATAAAAGAATTACTATAGTAGCCAATAAAGCAGAGACTGCTGTTGAAATATTTTCTCGTATTAAAATGGCTTTTGAAGAATTGGCTATTTATTTAAAGCCTAGTGTTAAGTCATGGAGAAAAAACGGATTTGAATTAGCTAATGGATCTGCTATACAAGTAAGTACTACCTCATCAGCTGGTCCAAGAGGTTCAACTAGTAATCTTCTTTTAATAGATGAAATGGCACATTGTCCGAATGAAATTATGATGGAATTGTGGAAAAGTGCTATACCTATTATTTCTTCTTCTAAAAAATCCCAAATTATAGTTATTAGCACTCCAAATGGTACTGATAATAAATTTTATGAATTGTATGAAGAATCACAAAAAGAAAACAGTTCTTGGAATTTAGAAAGAGTTGATTGGTGGGAAGTGCCTGGAAGGGATGATGATTGGAAAAAAAGTACCATAGCACAATTAGGATCTCAAGAGGATTTTGATCAAGAATTTGGAAATGAATTTCATGTATCCGGAAAAAGTGTTTTAGATTCAGCTTTAATGGAAGGTTTAAAGGCACAATGTAAAGAACCTGTTTTAGTAATGGAAGATGGACATTATAAGATATATGAATTACCTAAAGAAAATCATTTTTATGTTGTAGGAGTTGATGTAGGGGAAGGTATAGGAAGAACAAATTCTACTGTACAAATATTAGATGTTACAGATTTAAAAAACATAGAACAAGTAGCCGTTTATGCAAACAATTCTATTAATCCTTATTTATTTGGTACCCGTTTAATGGGTATTTTAAATGATTGGGGACGTCCTCCAGTGTTAGTAGAAAATAATAATGCTGGACAACAAGTTTTAGATGTTTTGGTCAGAACGCATGATTATGAAAATGTTGTTTCTTATCAATTAGACGGTATGAGCAAACATTATAAAAATGATGCTAGACTGGGTATACATAATCATACTAATACAAAGTATAAAGGAATTAATAATTTTCGTTACTGGACCAATAGTTTAAAAGCTGTAAAATTTTATGATTTAGACACTTTATTAGAGATTGCTACATTCGTAAGACATCCAAATTTAACCTATAGTAAAAGAACTAAAAATGATTTGGATGATCGAGTGTTTGCTTTAATTTGGGCTTTGTTTATTTTAGATCCTACGATAGCAGAAAGATATTTTTATATAACAGAAACAGACGATCAAGGTAAACCTTTAGAAATGAGACCTTTAAATGACAATAATGATATAATTAAAAAAAGTCCATTATTTTCCGGATCGTCTACCATTTATAAGAAAATTAATTCTTCTAAAGATCCTTTATTTTTTGTAGGAGATAAATCTTTAGAAACTCTTGATTTGGATCTAGAAGCTCAAAATTTAATGTCTTGGCTTAATCAATGGGGTAAAAAATCAGATCAATTACTGGATCAAAAAGCTGTAAAAGATGATAAGTTTTTAAAAGAAGACAATAATAGTCCTATTATATTATTTTAGTTTATGAATCAATCAGCTTTAAACAGATCAAGAAGTGATAAATTTTTATTTGTTTTTAATTTGCCTAAAGTTATAAGGCAAAATAGACAATTTTTGGATACTATTTTATCTAAAGAATTTAAAGAAGATAAAATAGAATTTACAGTTTTTGGATCTCCTGTACCTAACATTTCAGTTCCTCCTATAACAATTCCTTTTGATGGTCAAAATTATCAGGTTAGTTCAAAAGCTCGTCCACCTTATCCACCACTCAATTTAAGATTTTTAATAGATAATGGATATCATAACTACTATATTTTATGGTATTGGTTAAATCTTTTTAATGATTCAAAAAAATCTACTTCTTTATTAAACACAAGAGAACCAGAAAGTCAATTACTATCTAATCCAACATCAGATTATGTTACTATGTTAAATGTTTTTGGTTTAGATGAATATAATAATAAAATCATTAATTTTGAATATACAAATGCTTTTATTACAGGTTTATCTGAAATTAATTTTAATTATCAAGATCCTTCAGAAATTACTTGCAATGCTTCTTTTATTTTTAATCAATTAGAAATTAAAATGATTACTAATGTTAATGATTGTAATATATGTAACGTATGCTAGATTCCGTTTTTCAAATAGAAGATCAAAGATACGAAATTGAACTTACTATGTTCAATCCTAGTATTAAAGCTCCTTTTTACGTTCCCTTTAAAACTGTAAGAGAATTAGTAATAGAGGAGTCTTTAATGAATTGGAATGTAAAAGGTTATATAACTATTCAAAGTGATTATGAAGTTATAGAAAGAGGGGTTCCTCCAACAAGAGACGAACCTAATGGGAGAAATCCTTTATTTGTGTTTCGAACGGATGGAAGAAATAAACTTAATATAAGAATTTATACTATAGGACCAGAATCTTTGCCTAAAGATAAATGGGAAATGAATTTTGATTGTGTTATTTATGATATAGAAGACCTTCCAACAGATTCAGCCATTAGAAAAATAAGAAAATATTATTTTTATGATGAAAGGTATCAAATATTTTCAGAAAGAAACATTTCATGGTCTACTTCAACTCACGGTCCTGCTTCTAAAATATTTTCTAATACACCAGCTTGGTTGTTACCAGATTCTCAAAAAGCAATGAATGCCAATGTAGCTCTTGCTTCTGTTATAGATACTGCTTCTAATAATAATTTTGATTTAAATGGAGTAGGTTTAGGAACTCCTACCAAAGTAGGATTTACAGGCGTTCCGTCAAATATTGCAAATCCTACAATAAAACTGAATAGTTTTGATGATCAAAATTGGGAATTGGGAACTTTGAATGTAAATCAAAACCCTTCTTTAGAAAAAATATTACAATATCCATCAGTTGATGGTTCTAGTATAATTTATACTTCTCCAGCTAACAATACAGTTTTAGATGATATGGATTATATTTTAGATTACTGTAAAGGCGGGGATGATAGTCCAATATTTTTAACTTTGGGTAGACATACAGAAGATAAAAGGTGGAAGTTACGCTCATTGAAGACTTTGTTTTCTTCTTCAGAAAATGAACAAGTGGAGAAATTAGTATTGGATGATGGTTTACTTGGTACCATAAACAAAGCTCGGTCCTACGAAGGTAAAAGTGATTTGGTAAAAAATTTCATGTCTGGTAAAGCTTCTAAAATTTCCAATTATAAATTTGTTCCAATGACTGCAATGGATGATAATTTAATAAATAACAAAGCAGTACACAGTTATGATTTTTCCACAGGTTCTTATAATATATACATGAGTCTCAACAAAGCAGAAAATGTTTTGTCTAAAATGGAAGAAACTGCTAAAGCTGGTTTATTTAATTTTCAACAGAGCAACAAAGGACAAATACTTTATAATATTAATCAAACCAAATTTAAAGGATTATCGATGGAAAATTATTTCGGTTCAACACAACCTTTTGCTGCGTCTCATACTCCTTTAGTACATATGTTAAAAGATTTATTATTTTTAAACGAAGCTTTGTATTTTAGAGGTCCAGGTTTAACTTTAAGAGCACCTGGTAGATTTTTATATGTTACTAGAAAAGATTCTGCTCATTCAAATTATTTTGATGACAGATTTTTAGGACAATGGTTGATGATTAAAGTAACCCATTATTTTAGTCCTCAAACCTATTTAACAGATGTAGTTGCTACTAAAGTAGACTCTGCAGTTCCTCTATGGAAAGTAAAAGGAGAAGACACAATTTAATATGGATAAAAATTTTTTAAAAAGAAGATTACAACAAACTAAAATACAACAATTAATGTCATCTAAGAAAAATACTTCATACCCATCAAGTGCTCAGATGTTAAAAAATGTTGCTGGTAGTGTATATAATAATGCTTCTAGTGTTTTACAAGGAAACCCTTTAAAGGTTGATGGGGAAGAAGCAACTAAAAGATTAAATATATGTGAATCTTGTCCTTTTTTTGACAAAGCTCGGCAAAGATGTCAAAAATGTGGATGTTATATGGCGGTTAAAACCTATTTAAGAGCTGAAAGGTGTCCTATAGGTAAATGGTGATTCTTTGTATATATATCTACAATTTTTGACGCATATTGTTCATATTCCTCTAAATTTTCTTTCAAATCCCCTAAAACTGGCCATTCTAATACAAAATCTGCATTTTTTTCTAAAATTTTATTATTCATTTGTTCAAAAACATTAGCGTCATTATTACTTTCTTTTTTGATAAAAATTAAATATCCTTTTATTTCGTTTTTGATCCAAAACAATTCATCTTTTTTATATTCTGCATATCTTATATCAGGTATAATAGCTATTTTAGAATTATTTTCTAAAATAATATTTTGAGCTTTTTCTATAAAATATCTACCTTCTGTTGTTTTTCTTAATAATCTACCATATTCAACCATAATTGGTCTTAAAATTTCCTTTTCTTTTAAGTCTTCTGTAAAAAATGAATAAGGTTGTATTTTTTTAATAAAAGATTCTTCCAAATCTTTACGAATAATATCCCCCGCCATTGATTGTCTATATGATTCTATATTATGTTTTTGAAATAAGTATATCAATAGTTGACATAAAGTATCTTTACCACTACGGGCTGCTCCAGCAATGCCTATGGGAGGGTATTTTAGGGTCATATGAATAAGTTATTTAATATAATATTTTATAAAAGAAAAAATACACGATTAAATTATGGGCAATGAAAATCAAATCACTCCGTATGAAGGACCTCCAGCGGCTCCAGATACATATTTTACAACAGATCCAAATACTTTACAAATAGTTGATTCTAGAACAAGGCAACCTGTTCCGGAACAAAATAATTTACCAGTTTCACCATTAGATACTGGTTCTGTTTATTCTGTTTATTCTGGTGGTCCAGCTGTATCAGTTTCTGTAACACCAGATACAATAGGAGCACCAGCTGGAGCTACTACAGGAGCAACATCTTCTGCTTCTACACCTAGTGTAAGTCCTACGGATGCTTCTTATCCAGATTGGTTAAATGAATTAGTAAACGGTACAGGAGACGCTAATCCAAATGATCCAACTTCTGAAGCTTATAGTCCAAGGCAAGATCCAGCTAAAACTGTTTCTAAAATATCTCCAGGAGACAAAACCAAATTATTAACTCCGGGAAAAGATCAAGTAGTAGACATAGACAAAATGGCTTCTGAAATTGGATTTGATTCAAATGATTTATTAGCATTCAGAACTTATATAACAACACCAGACAATTACAATTACTTAGCAGCTTGGTTATATGTTTTAAAAAATGGAAGCGGAGCTTTAGGAGCAACTATTACTGCTGCCAATAATCCAATTAAAAATGAATCAAGTGTGGTTATTAATGGGGATATATTATATTATATGTGGTTAAAAGGAAACCAAGCAATAAAGGGTTATATTTTTAAAGGATTAGAATCAATTTTTAAAAAAACTCCAGCTTATCAAAGTGGTTTTTTTAAAGATTTTGGCAATGCAGGTACAACCACAGTAGCAAATTCTACTAGAGTTGAAAATAATCCAGTTACCGGACCACAAAGACAAACTCCTTCATTAGTAGAACAAGCTTTAAATAAAATTCATCCTAAATTTACAGAAGAATTAGAAAATTATTTAAATTTAATTAGGTCTAGAGCATATTTGGCTTTACCAGCTTTAGCTTTTGGAGCTTTGCAACAAGTCGTTAGCTTTATTAATAGAGTAGTAACCGCTTTTCAAATTTTAATTAATGAAGTTTATCAAGGAGTTGTTAGGGCTATACAAGAATTTTATGCATTTATTAATGGAATTATGGTGCAGATACAACAATTAATTTTAAGTTTAATAGAAAAGATTATACCTTTAGATTTATTGTGCTTAATATTGGCTACTATACAAGTTATTTTGGATGATATTAATTTTATTTCTGGTATATTCGGACAAAATGGATCTTTTTTTGATTTCTTAAATATAGTTCAAAACTTTGTTAATATAGGTAGTAATGCTTTAGCAAATCCTTTTTCTTTTTTACAGCAATTTATTCCACCAGAAGTTCAACAAGTTATAGATACTGTAAATCAAATTGGCAGTGATCCCAACGGATTTTTGGCAGATATGTTAGGTAATTATGGATATTCTTATGTTTTAAATTATCTGCAAGGGAATATTGTGGCTGGTTTGGTAAATCAATTTATGCCTCAAGCAGGAGCGTTACCTATCATATCTGAAATTATGACTCGTTTTGGAGATCAATTGCCAGCCCCTTTAGCTTTTATACCTTCAACTCCAGCTATAATTGGACCTAGAATATATCAGGATGTTCAAGGATTTTTTACTGACAATGTAGGTAATAATTTAAATAAATTACAAACAGATATTGATGACAAATTTTTTAATTTAAGAACATCAATAGCAAATATAACTATATAATATGGCAAAAAAATTAAAAAAAGTTTACGGTAATCATTTAGGAATAGTAGTTAATAATAACGATCCAGAAAATAGAGGAAGAGTACAAGTTTTTATTCCTTATCTTTCTAACACTATATATAGTGGTTGGAATTCAGAATTAAAAGATTTTAGTTTTAGTCATATAGACACTTTAGGAGCCTTTAGTCCAGAATTGTTAATACATTTAAAAACAGTTTTACCCTGGTCTGAATGTGCTGCTCCGGTTTTTGGTGGAGGTACTTCTGCTTTATTTAATCCTGGCACAGGATCTACCAGTTCAAATCCTTTAAGAACATTTTCCGGAAAAACAACCGGAGCAAGTAGACCAAATGTTAATTACGCTTATGGTTCTGGTACAAATCGAAATTTGCCAGTTGCAGATGAATTAGTAAACAATTTATCAGATGCAGCGACAAAAGTGTATGGAAAAGATGCTAAAGTTATTATTTATTCTGGTACACAAAATCCGGACAGAGAACAAGTTTCTAATACTGGAAGACATGATGGTGGATTAGCAGCAGATGTTTATATAGAAAAAGACGGAAAACTTTTATCTGGAAGTGAATTAGCACCCTTTGTTCAATATTGGGCTTCTTTAGGGAATACGGGTATAGGTTATGGAATGAGTGGTGGTTCAGGTTTACATTTAGATTTAGTGGGAAATCAATTAGGAGGTGGTCGCTTTTGGACTTACAACGGATTATCAAATTCAGACGTTAGCCAGGCTTTTGCAAATGGTTCTAAAGGAGTAGCTCCTTCTGGATTAGCAGGTAGCTTAGAAGATCCTCCAAGTCAATCTCCAGCTAGAACTGCTGGGGTAGAAGGGGCAGATACTATGGTTGCTGGAAAAGATTTATATGCTCAAGAACCAGCAAAAACAGAATATGTACCTCAAGGCACTTTTACTACTACAGTTTTTAATTATAGTTTAGGCAAAGGAGTAATTGGCAATCAAGGAGATGAAACTCAAGATGTTAATACAAATAATGGTAAATCAGCTTTTGCTCAAAATTTAACTCCAGGTGTAGTAGCTAGAGCAAGAGAAGGAGGCACTGCTAATCTACCTTATGGCACGGTTATAAGAGATACTTCAACTAATTTTGTTTATATAATAGCAGATAATCACGGAAATCAAAATCAAAATGCAATTGATGTATATGTACCAACTTCTCAGTATAATATTAACAATACTCAAAATAATGTAACTTTTGAAATATTAGGCAGAGAATCAACTATAGGAAGAAGTGCAGGAGAGGTTAGACAACAATTATCAAAATATGGACAAGTGCCACCAGGACCTTCTGCAACAGAAGAATTTGCTTCTGTTGGTAAAAATAACTTAATAGAAGATTCAAAAGGGTTTGCTTCTGCTGGTGACGGAAGAACTTATGGATCTTTAAATTTTGCAGGAACACCACCTTACCCTAATAGTTTAAATCATGGCAATGGAATGTTTGCTTTGCCTCAACCCGGAGCAAAAGTGTTTGTTTTCTTTTTAAATGGAGATGTACAAAAGCCTATATATTTTGCCTGTGCCCCAGAACCTAGTGCTATGCAGAATTTTTTACAAACTGCAAATGGCCCAGACAGTTCAACTGTAGAAAGAGTTAATCAAAATCAAATAAATCAAACAACTAGTATGGCTGCTCCTGGTGGACAAATTTCTATAGGATATGCGGCAAGAACATCATCTCAACCTCCAGAAAAAACTTTTATAAGACTAACTAGTGATCAAGGAGCAGATGCTTTTTTAGCGGAATCTATAAGCCTGGCAAGTCCAACTAATGCTAGTGTTAATGCTAGAGGAGATATGTTTCTTAATTCTGTTGGTCCAATGAATTTATGGTCTGGTGGTTTTATAGAACAAGGAACAGACGGTGATATTACTTTGAGAGCTGGTTTAGGTACTAACCCGGATGAACGTAGAAAAGCAGCTGAAGAGATAAACAACATGATCAAATCTACTCACAATAAAAAATTAGAAGAGATCAAAAATAATGCACCTAAAGGAGATATGGTACCTTGTCCAATATGTTCAACAACATACGTATCAGACGCAGCAAAAAATCTAGCAAAAAGATTTTGGAATTTTATTAAAAAATGGGATTTACCTTGGGGTTCATATGCAATAGAATTTTTATCTTTTGTTACTTCTCTTTTATTAGTGCCTTTTTTATCTATAGTTCCAGCCAAAACTTTGCTTAAAGACGGAACCTGTGGTAATGAAGGTTGTAAAGATGGAATGATTCCTTCTCCACAAAAACCCATAGAAGATGCTAATAAAAAAGCTGGAGAAGAAATGGCAAAAAATTCTACAAAAATTCAAGAAGCAGAAACTCGTATGGGTGCTGGTGGTACTATAACTATGGCTGCAGCTAAAGATTTTGTTATTAATGCTGGATTAACCACAAATGATGCTGAAGCTTATACACAAGCAGGTCATAACACAGATATGGGCGGATTTGTTGATGGAAAAAATACTCCAACCTATGTTATGAGAGGTGGAAAAAATCATGAAAGAATGGTACATTCTGAACCAGATCAATTTCCTGGAGGTAATATAGTTTTAAAAGGAGGTAATAAAGTAAAAATAGTTTCCGGATCTCCAGGTCTAGACATGGTAACTAAAGGCAAAATTTCAATAACTGGTGGTGGAGTTAATGTAGTTGGTTCTGAAGGAGAAGTCGTATTAAGCTCAAAAAATAAAACAATAGTTAAAGGAAAATCTTTAACTTTAGAAGCTGATGACAGATCTGGAAAGGGAAGTGTACAAATATATACTCCACAAACTATAATTAAAGGAGGTTTTAGTGTTGCTGGAGATGCTGTTATTAAAGGTGGTTTAGGAATGGATGGTGAATTATCAGTCAAATACATTAACACAGTTGGTCAAAGGGTTCAAACTTCTGGATCTGGTACACCGGATCAAAGAGTACCACAAGCAAACTGGGCGGTAGGTCCTGCACAAGCTATAAATGTTTTAAATCTTTTTAGAACCGCTGTAACTCATTATGCATTTTTAGGTGCTATAATTATGCCTACTAATATTGTCAAAGCGGTTATGGATGTTTTAGAAACCATCACCCTGAACTCAGTTATAGAACCTGTAGCAACTGGTATTTATTTTGGAGGATGTTTAAATGCAGCTGGTCCTGGAGTGTCTTGGGGATTTATATGGAATTGGAGACATAATCATAATCAAACCCCTCAAGATCACCATCATGATTTTACTCAACCTCGAGGAACCTATTATGATGATGACGCAGGTTTAGCTGGTAGTAGAGTTAATGCTAATCCGGTTCCTACACCAGCAAGAAAAAATGGTACTGCTCCTGATGGAGGACCTAAAACATTGGCAGGTTGTGGTGGTGGTGGTTTTGGTTTTGGAACGCCAAATACTGGAGGAGGACCTCCTAGATTTGGTAATCTTAATTCTTTCGGGTTAACTAAATTAGTACCAGGGTTTAATAATATTAGATTGAATAATCCTAATATTAAATTTACATACACTCCAGATGGAAATGTTGAGCCTTTAATAGTTAACAGAAAATTATTCCAAGATCTTGGAATAGATTGTTAAAAAGAAACTTTTGAACTAAAAATAGATTTTTGAGGCCATATAGGAGCTGCCAAACTATTCATTAGATTTTGCATGGCTAATCTACTATTTTCATTTTGCCAATCGTCTAAACTAGCATCTGACAAAAAGCTAGTTTTATATTTTATAGAAACACCTAAACCTTCTGAAACATATTGTTTGGAATCACTATAATATCTATAAAATTTATATTTTGAAGGATTTGTTTTACCGTTTGGTAAAAGTTTAGTAGGATCTCTTAATTCTACATAAAAAACTGGAACTTCTTTGTATTGATATAAGTGAGCTTCCCAACCTTTGCTTATGTAATTTTTTCTTAAATAATCTACAAAATCATTTGCGGTTTCTTTTATTTTTTTATTCCACAAATCTGTTACAAAAGTTTCAATTTCATTAAAAGTTATAGGTTTTAAAAGCTCTTTAGCTTCTTCATCCGTACAAGTTCTTTCTAATTTAACTATAGGTATATCATCCGTACCACAAATACAATTATCTATAATTTGACACCCACCTGCTTGCAATACTTCTATTTGTAATTCTGCTCTTTTAATAAAAGTATCATACATTTGTCTAAAAATAAAACCATTAGAAATCCTAGGATCTCCGACATCAACTTGACCTGTTAAAGAATGCCATACAACACTTTCATTAAAAGGAACAGCTGGTCTAATTACCGGATCTGGATTTTCAGATCTTGAAGCTGCTAGAACATCACATAAAAAAGCTGTAATGTCTGATGCAGTGGGACTAGGAAGTTGTATGTTAGTAAATAACGGTCTATCGCAACATTCTTGATCTTGTCCTTGTATAGCCATATTTACTAATTATCTAATAAATTATTACTTTGTTGTTGAATAAATACGTTTTTTAAAAATTCCATTAAAGCGTCTCTATCCTTAGGAGAAGAATAATTTTGTAAAATAACTCTTTCTCCTTCTAAATTATAACCTATCAATAAAAATCCTTCTAAATATTCAGTTATAATTGATTTTAATAAATTTAAATCTCTTAATACAATTTTATGGCGATTTTCATTTTCTTTTAACCACTTATCTAAGCTTTTTTGAAGTTCTTCATTATTCAAAGATTCTTCTATTTTTTGTTTTATGTATTCTTTATCCAAAGGTTTTGGTGATATTCCAGATAAATTAGGGACAAAAGATTCTGAATGCTGTATGATTTTCTTTTTTTTATTCACAGATTTGAACGACATACATACTTATGTTTAATCTTTATAAGTTAAGGATTTATTGTTAATTCCAAATTTTACCAAATACTCTATTAAAACCTCTATAGAAGAAGTTTTAATCTTAAAATTATCTGGTACAAACTGTCCACCGTCATATATTTCAAAATACTCTTCGCCAAGTTCATTGTGATTGTTATAACAAGTAACAAGTACGGAAGCAACTCTTGGATCTATGACTACTGTCCATGATCTTGGATCATGTTTTCCGTAATCTGTAAACAATTTGTCTGTTACATATCCGCTATCTCTTAATCTTTTTAAGAAATAGCTTAACGTGGTTATTTTGTTTTTAGCCATATATTTATATATTTTATCCTTTTAAATTCATTTAACAAGGGCAGAAACTATGTATTTAGCTTCTATATTTTCGTTGTTTAAATTTTGAAATATTAAAACTTTATATTGATTGTTAATTTTAACCTTAATTCCGTTTTTAGTAAGTGTTAAATTTTTAAAGATTTCTATATTTACTGGAAGAGGATTGTTGATAGGTTCTCCTTCAAAAGAATTTGATATTTTTAATGTTATATTATCTACATTTTGTAATGTTTGATCATTTATCTCAGCATAAACGGAGCTATTGTCTGAATAAAAATATATCTTAGATACATCTGTTGCAAATGCATATCCAGACATTATTTTTTTAATATTTTCTAAATTTATAGTAAATTCTGTATCAAATTTTAATTTTGCTATTTTTTCCAAATTAACTGGTGCTTCTTTAACAATACTATCATCAACTAGATAATATTTAAAAAACGTTTTATTTTGATTTCCTGAGGATTCACATTTTATATAATTCTGATGGTATTGTATGTTTATATCGCCGTTTTCTGAAGTTTCTAAACATTCTAAACCGGATAAAAATTTTTTAATATTAATTATGTTAAACCTTAATTGATCTTTTACTTCTTCTTTTAAACCACAATTGACATATAATATTACTGTGTTGTCTGATGAAGAACAAACACTGTAAATTCGAGTTTTATCTAATTTTAAAACGCAACTTTCAGTCAACCTGTTAATAGGGCGTAAAAAGTTTTCTAAAAGATTTTTAGATAACTTTAGGTTGTTATCCATTTGTTTTGTTATTTAAACCACAAAACAATTTACCAGCCATGCCAGAAATCTTTTGTAGATTGTTGTTAATTTTAATTAAAACACTTTTTATCTCTTGGATATCTTCTACTATATTATAATCATTATTAACCAAAACCTTTTGTTGAATTGGATTAATATTGGCTAATGGTTGTACTGGTGCCGGTTCTGTTATTAAATTAGGTAATTGTGAAACAGGTTCTGGTACTAAATTTTGTACTTCTGCTTCTGATAAATAAGCTGGAGATATTTTTCTTTTTGAAGGAGATGTTAAATTTGATTGAGATATAAACTGATTGATATTAATTTTATTGGCTGGAATGTTAGGTCTATCCATAAAAGATTTATCTACTTTATTAAGTTCTGTGCCTACCATTTTAGCTAATAAAGCCGCTTCTATAACATCAGTTTTATTCATATTATTTTAAATCTCTTCCAGCGTTAATAACACTCACTGCAACTGAACTGTGAATACTTTCATAATGATTAACTATTACTAGATAATCATTAATTCTTTTATCCAAATCTTTATCAAGTTCTACAGCAACTTTTCTTACCATGTCTTCAACAAATACTGGATTTTCATACATTAATTCAGTTTGATAAGCTTCATCTACTCGTTTCAAAGCATTTACTATAGGAGCTGAACAACTGCGTTCTACAGCTTCTACAATCTCTTCAAACCAATAAACATTATCTTTGGTGCCGACATCTGACAATTCAACTGTAACATCGGCATAAGACTGTTGATTATGTGCACCATAATCACTGATTTCTTTAGAGCATGGGCATAAAGAAGCATATAAAACATTTGCATGTAGATAATATCTTTTCTCTCCATTAATTAATCTTCCCTCTAAAGATCCTTTATAATCCATATGAGATTTAACTTTAGAAACTGGAGCTTCTTTCATTACAAAGTAGTCAAATTTAATTTTGACATAAGCATTGTTAGACTTAAGACGGTCTTTACATTCATCTAATAAAGTTTTCATAACTTCATCTATACGATGTGTTTTATTAGCTAAGACCTCTTCAACTAATATTCTATACCTGCTCATATTAGTACCTTTAACTTCTGGTGTTAAATCTGTATACATACTGATAACTGCTTTAGAAGGATTAACAGATCCATCTCTTCTAACTATTTCAATAGGTACTACAATATTGCGAGATCCTACTTTAGGAATGTATTTCTTAGGAAATCCATCCAAAGTGTTTTGGATGTCTGGTATATCATTATTGGTTTTTATTCTAGGCATAAAATTACAAATCTTTAAGAATTTCTTGAATTTTATCATCAGCGTTGAAATCTTCACTACTATTTTCTGAAGAGGATTCAATTGCTGGTTGTACATTTTCTTGTTTAGGAGAAACATATTCTTCCTCTTCTTGTTTAGGTTCTTCTGTTTCTTCTTGTCCTAAAAAGTGAACATTTAAATCCTTTTTAATAGCATCATATGATTTGTGTTCAAATATGGTATCCATAGGTTTAAATGCACTATAAATTTCATTCTCATTTTCTAATCCTTCTATTTTAGAAGCTGCCATAAAACGAGAAGCAACATAGGTTGGATAACCTCCTTCATTTTCTTCGACTTTAATCTTTAAATTACATCCCTTTTCTGATAAATCAAAAATACGAGCACCAAACTCTTCTGATTCATCACCGCTTATTGCATCGGTAACAATTTTGTTAAGTTGTTTACCAAAGCGTATAATTTTAATCTGTCCTTCATTTTCTGGTGTTGTAGGGTCTTTAATAACATAAACATTAGCCAACCAATTTTCATTACGTCTAATAGGTTGAATTCTTTTAATCTCTGCTTCGTTGTTAGTGCGGTAAATCTTGGCTCTATATTCATCAATAGGGCATCTTTCTCCGTAAGTTGCCGGACATAAAACTGATACATTTTGATTAGTAATAGCACTTTTCCACAAGTGATGGTAATAGTGGAAGAAAGTTCTTTCCGGTGCTTCAATATTTGGAATAAAGCGAACTACATAAGTTTTACCGATTTCCAATTTCATGAAATCTCTAAAACCGCTTTCTGTGTTATTTTTTTTGTTTAAGGCTTCTTTAATGGATTCAAATAAGGTTGAGGTATATTTATTCATAAGGTTTGTTGTTTAATATTAATATCTATTTTGTGTTTTGTCAACTCTGTATTGACAAATTTTTTAATGCGAGCTACCATTTCTAAAATTGTTGGTTTTGATTTACAATTATGTAAACGGGTTTTAAACGCTTCTAAATTGTTTAAAAGGTTAGGAGCCCAATAATTTTTTTCTTCTTCTGATAGCTTGTAAAATTCATTTAAATTGTCCAAAGCCAATAAGCTATAAATATTAACTTTATTCTCTCTATAATGTTGCGACCAAGTTGGCATACTGCAAGATTTATGTTTAAAATAGTTTTCTAACGGCAAATTATTTTGCAAACAAAACAGAGCTATAAATTTCAAACCATCTTTTATTGAATCTAACTGTAAATCAGGAGATTGATTTTCTTGTGATGTTTTAAAAAGATTGTAACACTTTATAGCTTTTCTAGTCGTAAAAAAATTTAAAGGCGGAAGTTTATCTTCTGGATAAACGTAATAATAAGCATTGAAATAATCATCCCAAGGAATGTGTTTAAACTTTAATAAAAAATTTTTAATTTTAAAAAGACATATTGCGGTTTTATCATCAATATTGTCAAAATTTTTTCTTGGTTGCCAAGGTTGTCCTTTGCGCAATGCTTTTAAATAACAGTTGTAAATGTTTTGTTCTATGGTTGAAATTTTCAAAGAGGTTTTTTAAGGTTGTGTTTGGATCGGAATATTTTTTTATAGAAGTTAGGTGTACTAGTTAAATATGTTCTTATTATAAGCTGAAAATTAGATTCTCCAAGTAATTCTGCATATATTTTTTGAGTTTTTTTATCTATGATTATAAATTTTAAAAAATTTAAAAAATTCATTTTTTTGTTTTTGGCTATACATACAAAAGATCCAAATTTTAATGTTATTTCTTCAAATTCTTTTTCATCTAATCCCATAGTAGGATTAACTAAATTTTCTAACTGATGGGTTGATGTAATAATCATAAAGGTTTTAAATTTTTAGTTATTTCTAAAAATAAAGGCGTTATTTTACCACCTGCAGAATGAAAATGCCCTCCGCCTTCACATATTTTTTCTGCAAATGCTCCTAAATCTATAGGATTGTTTCTAGATTGTCTTAAACTTACTTTTTCTGATTTAGTATTAATAAAAAAGAATAATTCTGGATTATATTCATTTATAATTTCATCCATTACTAAATTAGTGGTATTGTCTGTTAAGGCTGCTACAGTGTATTTATTTGTATCACCTATTTTAATAGTTCCTTCAAACTTTTGAATTTTTTGAGCTTCTGCTTTTGCTGCCTTTTTAATAGATTCTATTCTTTTAATTTGACTAGATGAAAAATTTTTAAAACCTTCTTTAAAATCTTTAATGAATCTTCCAAACTCTTGTCGATATTCAGACCAAAATAATATGTTTAAATCATAAGAATGTGGTAATTGTAATTTATAACAATCAAAATCATCTGCCAAAGCTATAAGATACTTTTGAGATTGAGTAAGATGAGTTAAATCTTTTTCAAAAAGTTTATACATCCAACGGGCATTAGACGAAAATTCTTTGTATAAAACCTTACAATTTTTAAATGTATTTAAATAATTTTCAGATGATTTGTGGTGATCTATAAATGTAAAATGAGATTGATCACAATTTTTAAATTCAGGTCTAAGTGCAAAATCCAATACTAAAGTTGGAAAAGGGTTAGCTGTATTATTGGCGTATTGGTTTAATTTTTCAGTTACATTTAAATTATTAAGTTCTTGAAAATGTACTGGAGATTTAGAACGAGCCCACAAAAAAACCAACAAGCTTACAGCCCCATCAAAATCTTTATGGGTAAATACTTGATATGTTTTTGTGTGCATATCTTATATTTAATCATAAAGGGTTATTCTTCAACCGCTTCCCCTATACTCTCGATAGTCTTTAAAGTATCTGATATATTATTTTGTAGACTACCAGGAAGATGGTTTCTTTTTACAGTAAAGCTTTTTGAAACATCATCAGGATCTTTAAGAGCTAATGTAGGATAATCTATTTCCAAAACTGTTGAACATTCCCTCGGACCAAAACGGTTTTTGGTTATACCCATGTGTATAATGCCTAATTCAAAATCTTCTTCTTCTGTCCAAATCGATATCTGAGCGTCTGCTGTATGAGCTAGTCCCATGGATTCACTAGTCGATTCTAGTCCAGGATTAGCTTGATCATATCCAGATCTATTGATTTGTGTTGCTGATACTACTGGGCAATTAAAATAATAAGACAATGCTCTTAGTGACTCTGTAATTTGTTTTACAGATTCATACGAATTTAAACCTCTTTCTGGTGGTGCTAACAAATTTATATAATCTACTATAATAACATCCGGATTAACGTGTCTTCTTTTTAATTTTTCTAAGTAAGATCTTATATGACTAGGAGATACAGATTTGGGTGGAAACTCTTTAATAATAAGTTTCGCATCTTTGTGTTTTAATTTATATTCACCTAAAAAACTCTTCAAAGGAGTAATTTGATGAGGTAAATCATTAAAAGGAATTTGGGATAATTGAGCACTAATTCGTTTGGCATATATCTGTTCTGGCATTTCTAATGATATAAGAACTACACTTTTATTTTGACTTAAAATGTTCGTGGCAAGATTTCCGAGAAAAATAGATTTACCTACATTTGTTGCACCATAAAATACATATAAAGCTCTACCTTCTGCCATTAAACCCCCACCTATTTTATCATCCAACCATTTCCATTTGGTAGGCAAGGTCTTGAATACTTTTTGTAAATCTTCACAATGAGAATCTATGGATTCTAAATAATCAAAACCGTAGGAATCTACTAAAGATATACTACAAGCTTGTTCAAATTCTTCTAAAATTTTTCCTGGATCTATAGTTCCCGTTTGTATATCTACAGATGTCTTTAAAACTGTATCATATATGGTTTTCTCTTTTAAAAACTTTTCTGTATTTGATAATAATACCTCTTTGTCATATTTTTTATCTATATGCTGAAAAGATAATAAAACCTCTTTTAAAGCATTGCGTTTATCTTGAGTAGATAAATGTATTTTTAATTCTGTAACATTTGGACTCTTATTGTGTTGTTTATAATATTCTATTAAACTTTCAAACAATTTTTTAATATTAGCGTCTAAAAAATAAGACGGTTTGATATAATTGATTATAGAATCAAGATAAGAATTATCAAAAATAGCATTATATATTATAACTTTTTCAAAAAGTTGATAATCTAAAGACAAAGATTTCACTACTATATTATAGCAAAAATTTTATAAAAATCAAAATTTACTCTTTGTAAATTGCAGAATTTAAATCATGTTCCCAAACTTCTACTTTTTCCAACCAGCAGCGATTATTAGACATTTCTTTAATCATGGGATTAACTGTTTTAAAACACCATTCTGCTGTTTTTTCTATACCAACTCCATCCATAATACGAAGCTGACAGCCATTCGATTCGTTTAATTCTTTAAACATATTCAATAACGGATCGTCTTGAGCTATGCAAAGAGTATGATCAAATTGATTTTGTAAAACTTTTTTAACCTCTTTTAAACCACCAAAATTAACAACCCAATTTTTATTATCTAGTTCAGAACAGCCAAACCAAAATTTAGCCATTAAACGATAACCATGTACATATTTACAATGAGTATTTTCTGCTTTCCATTGTCTAAAAGCACATGAACCTAGTTCAATTATTTTCGTCGATTGAAACATCATTGAAATTGTTAATTTCTTTTTTATAGGTTAATTCTGTTTTAAGCTTTTTTTCTAATTCTGGTAAAATTTTAGTTTCCCATATAGTTTCATCATTACGCCAATTTTTATAATAACCTAATTTAGTTCCATCTGGCAAAGCAAAAGTAGGTCCGTTTTGAATCACAATATTATAACCCAAAGCCATTTCTAGTAAACCTGAATATTTTGCTAAACCAGATTTAAAGTTTAAATACATTTCTGTTTCTAAATACGGTGGAGCAAATCGGTTTTTAATGGTTAAAGCTCTTAATGTTACTCCGTTAATATCTTTAGCAATAGGTGAAACATCTTCTATAGCATCTTTATGAGAATTTTGACCTCCGGATGATTTTTCATTTTTAACTGCCATTTGTACTAAAACTGAAGCTAGGTACAGAGGACCTGATCCTCCAGACTGTTGTTTAACCAACGAAGGATACATATCTCCAGGATTTGCATAAATGTGATTAGAAAAAATTACAGGAACATCTGCTTTTGCTGCCTTAAGAGTCAATACTCTTAACATGCTTTTTAAACCTTTAGCTCTAGTTCCCATGTCCATTGCTTCTTTACCTGCGGCTACATCATTCATTTCTTTAGTTGAAACTAAATTGCCTAAAGAATCAATAGCTATAATAAATTTTCCTTTTAATCCCTTTTCTATTACAGAATCTAAAAAAGCAGAAACTTGATTTCGACATTGTTCGACTGTTTCAATCGGACAATATTTAATCTTAGAAGGATCACATCCTAATGCTTCTGCTGTATCTTTATCTACTGCATTTTCTGTGTCAAATACTACCGCATGCCTTCCAGCTTTTTGAGCATTTGCTATTATCTTATTAATAATATAAGTTTTACCACAAGCTTGTGGACCACTAAAACCAATTATTCTGCCTGAAGGTATTCCTTTATATAAGGAACCGCTAATAATAGTATTTAAAGCTAAGCATCCAGTGTCTATCCAAGAATCAACTTGAGACAAAGTATTTTCATTTAGAAAAGCCGCATCCGGATTTAAATCATCTAAAACTTTAAAAGCTTCTACGACTTCTGTATCTAACAATTTGTTTTTAGCCATAAATTATTCATCAAACAATTTGACTACACCAGGAGAAGGTTGAGCAGATGCAGTTTGATCTGGAGTGATGATATTACCGGCATTAGGCGGAACAAATATATTATTTTTATTAAAAAGTTGGGAATATTGTGCTAATAATCTAAAATCTAAAGCTTCAATATCTGTTTCAACAATAGTATTTTTGTTGTAATTAAAAACTACGTCACCAGTTTTTTCTGCCAAAAATTCTCTAAAAAATAGAGGTAACAATTGAATTGACATGCGTCCACCTTGATCAACTGGAACTACATGCAAAATAACTGGGTTTTTTACACAAATTAAATTTTCATTTTTATTTTCTACTTTTTCACCGAGGATGGTTCTGCCTACGTAGTCTAAAAAAACTACAACGTTATTTTTGTTTTCTTCATTCATATTTTATATTATATACAATAAGAGTTATTTGTCAACATACAAAGCCTCAGAAATTGCTGGAAATTTTTCTATAAAAATTTTTTTAATATCATTGGCTATTATTTGATGTTCTTTTTGAGTGTCTTTTGAGGTTCTAAGATCTAAATAATGTATCCATGATCTTATAGTACCCGACATATATAATGTTGTACTTGTATTTAAAGGAAGAACCATACGAGCACATTCTCTTGCAACTCCACATTTAATAAGTTCATTATAAACTTCTAAACACTTTCTTTGAGCTTCTTTAATATGTACAAGAGTATCCCAATGTTGTGTTAATGGAAATTCTTCATCTCCTACTTGACGGTTGGTTTTACCTTGTTTTCTAAAATGTAATTCTTCTAATTCAGTTGCTGTTGAATATCGTTGGCTGAATTCTTGAAAGCTAAAACTTCTATGGCGTAATATTTGAGCTGCTATAGCTCTGCTGGTTTTTATTTTTACGCACATTGAAACCATTTCAAACGGGCTCCAATGTTTATGCTTTATAAGATACTTTAACAAGTTTGAACTAGTAGAAACATTTAATTGATTATCTGGATTACTAACTCTGGCACAATAGGTTATTAAATCTTCTGCAGAATTTATTCCTTCTATTTCTGGTTTGGTTATGGATATTAATTCAACTGACATATACGAGATCTAAAGTATTTGACATTTTCTAAAGCTGTTTTTATTTGTTTTTGATCAAACTTGTTTTCAAATTTTTCAATCATTTTATAATAAGGTTTATAAAAAGATACATTTTCTTCATCATATTTTACCTCATCAAGACCGGTTAAAATTGGATGAGAAGTGTCTAAAGATTCAATAAAATCATAATTTTTCCATGCGTAATTGGAAAATTCTTGAGGAATTCCACATCCCAAAAGATGGTGCGGTTTATTTTTATCTATGATATCGTCTTTTAAAAGATCGTTGATTAAAAAATGTCTGCCATGTCCATAACAAATGGCCCTGTAATTTTCCTGGGGATCCCTCCAATCTGAATCTAAAAATCCTAAAATTTCTTCACAAAAATTTATAAAATAGGGATACCCAAAACTTATTGCTATTTTATCTACTTTTTTTTGTATTTTTTGATAGCATTTTTTAAAATCTTTATAATTTGAACCTTGTAAAACACCTATAGTTTTATATTTTTTAAGCTCTTTGCCGTAATTTTTGTACCAATTTTCTAAACTTTCTATAGTTTTTTCCGCATCTCCAAAAACATCCGGAATAATATAATGCGTAGGATTTATTTGTGTGATCCAATAAGCATATCTTTCTGAATTATAAGCTTCTCCTAATTCATAAATGCTGTTATCCAATATAATTTCTCTGTTTGGGTTTATAGTTCTTGAATTTAAAAAGTATTGTAGGTATTCTTCTCCTACATTTGGATCATCTAACAAATGTACTAAGCAATAATCATAGTCCACCAAAGGTCTTAATGTTTCCATTAAACATAAAGGAGCTTCATGAGAAATTTTCATATTAAAAATATATTCTAAATTGCAAACAAATCAAATAAATCTGTTTGAGTTTCTGATTCAATTGTCGGTGGAGGCCATCCTATACTTTCATAAAGCCTTTTTATAGGTGGTTCTACTAATTTACTAAACATCATTTTATAATCAATTTTTATAATTTCTTCAAGTTCTTTGGGATAAACATCTAAAAAAGCCATTGATTTATAATTATATAAATTTTTAGCTGCATAAAAGTATTTAATTTTAGTTCCACTTCCTATAGACATATAAACTGTGTCTATATTAAGTTTTTTTAACATTTTATTAAAAAGAATTGCACTTTTAATATGAATAGGTGTTCCTTTGCCTAAAGTTCCATCTTCTTTTATTTTTGATTCGTATTTTTCATAATCAGATATTTTACATCTAAACGCTAAGTCTTCTATGCTTAGTTTTTTAAATTCTTCATATCCTTCTTGCAATAAATTATTAGATTTTTTTCTGTCATTGTATAACATTGCAGATTCTATAATCTTTTTAATAATTTTTTTGACTGATTCTGACATAGTAGAACGAGCTATTTCCACACCAACATATTTAAATTTATTAGTTGCAACTCCTTCTTTGTCTAAAACATGAAGAATATATCTTTTTTTCTCCATGAACAAAGCTACATCACATATAGATTCTCTTTTAAAAACAAATCGAGGATCTGTTGAATGCAATTCTTTTTTTGCCCATTCTGTAATTTTTTCGTTTAAATGTTCTCCTAATTTTTCTATAAGACTATAAGCATCTTTATTAATTTCATTGTCACTTAATAAATTTAAATTAAAATGGTTTAATATCGGTAATACAGAAAAATAACAACTATCTGTGTCTCCATATTTGTAAATGTCTTCTTTAGTACAGTTTACATTCTGAGAAATTGCTTGTTGATAGACAATTTCAGAGGCTTGTTTAACAACTGCTTGGCCTGTTAATGTAATACTTGCAGAATGGTCAATATCAAACAATGGTGAAAATTTTTGTGCAAATACACCATATATAGAATTTAAAGTCAACTTAAATACGTTTTGTAGTGTATCTAAACTTTCAATTTGAGCTTTAATTGAGATGTCTTTGGTCTTCTTATATTCTCTTTCTTTTGCTAACATCTCTTTACGGGTTTCTACTCTTTCTTGATATAACCTATCAATCAAATTGGGTATTACTCCTTTAAATTTTTGAGTATACAACACATTTGCTTTTGAAATTGATAATTTTTCTTTTTCTACTAGTTTCTGAAATTTTTCTTTATGCAAAGATATTAATTTTTCATTATTAAGTTTAATAAAATATTCGTCGTTTTCTATTTTTACTATTTTACCTATTTTGGTTTCCGGAGAAAGATTTAATGAAATTATAGTGTTTGGATATAGACTGTTTGCATCATATCCAACTACAGCTTTACTTAAACCTCTTTCTGGTTCATGCACATAACCGCCCTCATAAGCTTCTCTGACAATATCATTTTTAAATGTTGGAATAATATATCCTTGTTTATATGCCTGATGGGCAACAGCTCCTGTAATCATGGAAACTTTACCTAAAGACTGTTCAAATGGTATAAATCCTTTATAAGATAAAGTTCTGATCAATTTTAAAAATTTTAATTTACTTTCTAATTTTACTAATAATTTTACGTCTTGTATGTTATAATCTACAAATTTTTGCCAATCTTTATCTGCTAATTCATGTAAAGACATTGTTCCATAATCTATTTTACTCTCTCCCAATTCATACTGTCCTATATATCCTAAAGAATAGGATTCTCTATCTCCTCTAGAAAAGGTTTTGTACAATTCCATGTAGTCAACACAACTTAAACCTCTTATATAATATCTATTAATAACCTTGCCGAATTTATTTAAAGCTACATTTTCTCTGTAAAAAATGTTTTGTACTGGAGACAGTCTATTACTTTCTTCATCGCCTAATATGTTTTTAATACGATTTATTATGTAAGGTATATCAAATCCTTCACCATTCCAAGAGCTTAAAATATCTGGATGATCTTTTTCAAAAAAATTTAAAAAGTTTTCTAATAAAGTAGTTTCACTTTTACAATAAAAATAAACTACATCTTCTGATTGATTTTGATATTTTTTTGTGCCCCAAGTGTAATATTTTTTTGATAAAGTGTCATATAAAGTTATAAGATTTATAGGATCTTCTGCTTTTTCTGGTACTGGAAATGCATTTGGACTATAGGTTTCAATATCTAAAAAATATATTTTTAAAGGATATTTACCAAAATTGTCTTTATTTACTTCATCTTTAAAAGTGCTTAATAAGAAATCTTGCTCACAAGACAAATTATTAAACAAACGTTTAATTGGTGTCTCATTAACAAATTTATTTCTTTCAAATTGATTTTTAAAAGTTATCTTTTTTAAAGGTGTATTAAAAATAGATACACCATCTTCACCATTATTAGATTCTATATAAATGTTAGGTTCATAAGACGAGATCAATTTCTGGCGATTACCATTCTCGTCCCATGTCCATAAATGAATCGACTGACTACGATTATCATAAAAAACATTACGCCAAGCCATGTTTTATATTATACGATTTTAAATAAATTAATCAATTTATATTCTGGTCGGGGTTATTATCAATTAAAAGAGGACTCATTTCTTTTCTTTCTTTTGATCCCCACGGAGTTAAATACATGGCTAGATATTCATCTAAATGATCTTCTAACCATAATTTCTCTGTAAACTCTCTGGCTTGTTTTGATAATCTCATATAACGAGAAACATCCGAAGTAATGTATTCTAATTGATCTATTAAATCATCTCCGCTTTTAAATCTTACAGGAGCCTCTTCATAAGTACACATATCTTGATAAGCTCCTGGTAAACCCAATGCTCCTGCTTCTATCATTTTGATATTGCTTTTTGATCTGTTAAACACGTTATCAGTTAATGAAGCAAAGGTAACATTACAATTAGCATCAACTAAACCTTGAGGATAGCTGGGTAAAGGCGACCAATCTAAATACTCCATTTCTCCATTTTCTATAAATTGTTTAACTGCTAATGGATAACACCCTTTCCATACAAATTTAAACTTTTTACGAGCTTTAATAATGGAATCAACTACATGATGGAAATCATCATTAAAACCTGTTCTATTTAATACATCAACATGAGTACCAGATCCGGCATATAATATTCTTGGTCTCTTTTTATTTTTTTCAAAATTCTTTTGTATTTTTTCTTGATCATAATATCTGTCTAACCAAAATTTTGGTGCATAATTGGGTATTTTTGTAATATTTTTGTTACCTGTTTTATTAATATAGTATTGTTTCATGTAATCACAGGTAACTGTTATTTCATCCATTGCTGACATTATTTCTAAAATACTATCTACAATAGTTTGATCTACAAATGCATCTTTACATCTGTTGTAATCTGGAATATCATCTTTAAAAACAATATCATCTATTTCATAGATTAAACGCAATTTGGTTTGCTGTCTGATTTTTTGTAATTCTTTAATAAAAGCATTTTGATGAGGTGTTGCCTGTCTTTGAAATCTTACAGCTTTTAAAGTTGAATAAAATCTAATATCTAAAATCATCTGCGTCATTCCGGAAGAAACTAACTTTTGTCCGAAATTTAATAAAAATTCAGGCCAGATCATTCTCCAATGCCCACAACCACCATAATCTGCAAAATAATTCAAGACTCTAGGCAGATGAGCTTCAGCCATTTCTATAGGTGGTGGGGGTGGTATATATACTGGTTTAGATGTAACGTAGGAATAATGAATAGGTAAATTAGAAGGCATCCCCATTGGAGCCATTGGTAAACCTGTAGAAACTTGACTATACTGAAAAACTGCTTGATTAGGTTGATTGTTAGAGTTTTTAATTTTTATTGCCATATTTTAAACTTTCAAAGCTTTATCCCAAATTACCAATTGTAATCTAGGCGAAAAATTTACATGCATAGCTTTTGCGTATTCCGCTACTGCAGCAGCATTATCTGCATGTTCTTGTCTAGAACCGCAACATGGCATGAACCAAATACGATTTAAAGGAACATTTATACCTTCCTTGTCTTCTACATATTTCCGCCAAATTTCTTCAATGTCTCTGTCTGAAGTAATAACAAATTTAAAACCAGAATAATTAAATACATGCCACTTTAATACTTCTGGTTTATATGTCTTTTCTTCTGGATCTCCATTTGTGGTTAATTTAGGAGACGTAGTAAAAGTTGCACCCCATGTTGTAATCCATTTTGGATCTGGTAATAAAGTTGCATTAGTTTCAAAATCTATAACTGGTGTAAAACCGTATTTTTCTACAAATGCTCTTATAAATTTTAAAAGTTGTTTTTGTTGAATAAGAGGTTCACCACCAGTGAGCTTAAGAATTGCTTTGTTTTCTAAATGTGTGATGTAATTATTTTTTTCCATCATCTCAAAAATTTCATCAAAAGACATTTTATTTTTAACTGACCAAGAAACAAAAGAATCACAACCATGTGGAGAATCTTCTGAAGCCCAGGCATTGCATGTCAAATTGCACATGGCCAATCTCATAAAAACTGAAGGTTTGCCGACATGCTCTCCTTCCCCTTCTATTGTATAGAAAACTTTATCGTCACTTAAATAAAGATATTGTTCTTCGCTCATATTATGTTAAATTTAACTGAATTGTTAAATTATTCAAGTAAAAGGCTTGTTTTACCGTCTTTTTTTTCTAAATTTATAACATTATCAAACTCTATTTTCTGTGTATTTTTATTGTGAGAAATAATGTAAACACTGCAATCCTCTTTAGATTTTAATATTTCTAATACTTTATTAATTCCGTTTTCGTCTAACGCTGAATCAAATAATTCATCATACATATTCACAGAATAACATACCCCGTTTTGATCTTTTAATAAATCTTGAAACATAAAAAGTATGGCTAAATCTATTCTTTTTCTTTCTCCACTACTAAAATTAAAATAAGAACATTCTTTTTTGTGTTCATTTATTAAGGTTTCTTCAAAGGTTTCGCTAAAAATTCCTTGACATGGGGCTTCTAACCATTGGAGATACAAATTAAATTTTTGGTTTAACAGTGCTAACATTTTATGTATAATAGAAGTTTTAACCCCTTCTTCAGAAACCACAAATTTAGCAGTTTCTAGTATCTGTAATTTTTTTTGAAGTTCCTTAAGAAAATTTTCTGTTTCATTTATTTCTATTTTAAGATTATTCAAAATTTCTGTATATTCATCTTGTTGATTCTCTAGTTCTTTTATATTTTTTAAGTATTCCTCATTTCTTTCTTGTAAAGATAAAATTTCTTTGTCTCTGTTGGAAATGTTAGTTGATTCTGTGTAATAATTTTTTAAAGAGTTCTTAAATTCTTTTATTTTTTCAGAAATTTTATTTTCTAAATTTTGTTCTTTGTTTTTATTTTCTTCGATCGAGTTGAGTTCTTTTTTACTAATTTCTATTTTATCACTAATAATTTTAGAATGTTCGTTTATTTCATGTTCAGATAACTCTGACATTTTTTGTTTGCATGTAGGACAAATACCATTTTTATTTAAAAATTGTTGTTTTTGAGATTGTAATTCTTTAATAAGCTGTTGTGTATTAGTCTGTAAATTAATTTGGTTAGATATTTTTTTATTAACATTTTCTTTCTCTTTTTCTAATTTTTCTATACTTTTTTCAGTTGTAAGTATTTTATTTTGAATGTCTTCCAAAGAAATGTTTGATTTTTCTAAATTTTTGATATGGTTATTATTGTTTATTATTTTATTTTTTAATTCTGTTATTTTATTGTTTTTAATTTCCTCTTGTTTGTTTTGTTGATTTTCTTGTATTTGATAATATTTTTGTTTTTCTAAAAATTTTGAAGATATTATTTCGTATTCTTTTTTAGTTTCATTGTAATCTGCTCTTATTTCTAAAAGCATATCACTAAAAATATTAAGCTGTAATATTCCTTCTACAAACTTTCTTTTATCTACCTTTTTTTGTGCCATGAAAGGTAATGTATTGTCTAAAGACATCAAAATAACATTTTTAAAAACCTCTTCATTAGCTCCTATTAATTCTTTTATAAATTCGTCATTTTTGGGTATGGAAGATAAAGTAATGTCTTGATCATCTTGAAAAATACTGACTGTATTAGGATTTAAGGTTCTAGATATTTTATATCTATTAATTTCATTATTAGATATAATTTCAAAATCTAAAACTACTAAACAATTTTTAGAAGTTTGATTGTGAATTATTTTTTCTTTTTTAAGATCTCTGATGGTTTCTCCGAACAAGCTCCAATAAAACGCATCTAATATAGCTGTCTTTCCACAACCATTTTTACTATCTTTATCTTTATTATTCCCTGTTATTAATGAAATACCTTTATTAAAATTTATAATAACCGGGACTTCACCTATTGATAGAAAATTTTGTATATGTATTTTATTAAATACTATTCTTCTCACCTTAATTTATTATAGTTTTATTTAAAATAACTTCAACAAGAAGCAGTGGTGGCTCCCATTTCTTCTAGTTTATCTGTTTCTGAATTGATTAAAAATAATTTTTTAGAATTGTTATGATATGAATTAATAGCGCCGGCAATTTTACTCATTTGCGCTCCATGAGGTCCTATAACATAAGCGCATTGTTTTAGAATTTCTACATTTTTCATAAAGGTTAAGGTTTCTTGTTTTTTTAAAAAAGGATGAGAAGCAACTAATTGAAGATTTGACATGTGTTGTGAACCATATCTGGGTTCTTCTTTATCGTATATAAAATTATATTGAGGATATTTCTCAATAATTTCTTCTATGTATTGTAATTCATCACTAGTTATAAAAATAGCACAATCTTTAATATTGTCTTCTGTTTTTAATTTATCTACTAAATCGAAAACAGTTTTTTCTGAAAGATATGGTATTTCTACTATTTTATCACCGCGGCGCAAATGTACTCCAATAACTGAATTAAAATTTTTAATATTAAACTTTTCTTTTATTTCTTGTATTTTTTTATCTATCAAATCTGTGTATTCTTGATTGATTTTTAATTGATCATATAAATATCCAGAATATTTTAAATAATCTGCATTTTTTGGTGCCCGATTTTGATATTTAATCATGTTTGGTGAATTCCAATAACTATTAAAATCAAAATAAACTGCTTGCTCTTCGTTTTCAGTGTAATCAAAAATTTTAATTTCGTTAATATTTTTTTGTTTTAAAGTGTTTAAATCTACTGGAAAAGATTCAAAGGGATCATCGTACACGTAATGTTTAAATCTAAAAATTGGTGTACGATTAAAAGCTTGAGATAATTGTAAAATAAATTTTCTGCGGGCATACATTGCCCCGAAACCTCCGAATTCAATATCTCCTACAAGATATTTGTCTTTTTTAAAGAAATCGTATAACATTAAAAAACCAATTCTTCTCCTAATTTGCGTAAAATAGTCAATCCGTTATTAACTGGAATTGTAACATATTCCCAAACAGATTTGTCTAATTCTTTAATAGCTCTCCAAGGTCCGCCATTGGCAAACTCTCCTTCTTTATCCTGATAATAATGATAATTTGGTTGGGTGTTTAAGCACATACAATCATGTAATACAACTAATGAAGAAGGTGTAATCATTTTTTCTATCAATTCTAATTGTTTTTTGACATGCAATCCATCATGCCAATCATCTACAAATACTAAATCATAAATTGTTCCAGGTTTTACAGATTCTAAAAATTTTATGGAATCAGACACTATAAAATTCCAGTTTGTAAAATCTTTTAATTTATTTCTAAGATAAGGGTTATCTTCTATATCTACGCTAGTCAAATTACCTTTTACATAATCCAATCCCAATAGAAAAGGTTTAGTTGTATTGCCGTTTCTTACACCTAATTCTAATACGTTTTTTGCTTTTAAAGATAATATCAAAGCAAAAAGTGTAATGTAATGTTGTGAAGAATCTTTGCCTTCGTTAAGAGTCAAATCAATTAAAGTAGATATTGCCATAATCTGTTCCTTCTTCTCTTTCAAATAAAACATTAAAATTTGGACGGTTTATTTCTATATTTTTTTGATCTAAATGATGTTTTAATAATGTTTCAGAATGAAAAATTATTCCATCTTTTTTAAAGTATTTTTCTATGTTGTTCACAAAATTTATCATATAATAATCCATATTTTTACTATTGCCAGCGCCTGCTCTATCATTATATCCATACCAATTGTCGTGATTGGGTATATTATATTTTGTTAAATCTAAAGAAGAATATTCTAATTTATTTTGTAATACCATATCCGGACGAATTCGAAACACTAAATCAAATTTTAAATTATTTTCCTTTTCAAAACGCTGTTTTAAAAAAGCTACTTCTTGGCATTTTTTCCATTGATTCATTACATTAAAAGATCCTCCTTTGACTCCCGGACCCAATCTTGCGTCATATAAATCTATATCATAACCCCAATAATTTTTATCTTCTGCTTCTTTAAAACCATGCCATATATAATTGCCGTAATATCTTTCTGCACATGCAAAATAATAAATTTGATAACCTTCTCTTAATAAAGGTTCTATTAAATTTATTTCTAAATTGTCTTTAACTGAAGATCTTTCTGCTGTTCTAACTTGTCCAGAAAAACATATAGCACATTTTTTAAACATAATTTTGTAATTTTTTTAATATATTTTCACACATTTTTTCTAAAGTAAAATATTCTTTATACACTTGGTTTATTTTTAAAAGCATTTGTTTTTGTGTATCTTCTGTTATATTTTTTAATTTTTCATCTAAATTAAATGTATCTTCATGCTCTATTAAAACACATATTTCATCCCATTTTATTTTTTCTGAAAAAGGTAAATAGGGTTGTTTATAATATATATAAACCGGAATACTGTTTAATTGCATAGCTTCATACAATCGAAAACTAGATGCCCCATATCCTCTTGGACATAAGGTAAATTTACTTCTTGAGGTTAAATTTAAAAATAATTCTTGCCTATTTTCGTTTATTTCATGAGACCAATATTTGGGTTTTAATATATAATTTGAATTTTCAACTAAAGTCTCTAGCATACGCATGCGTATCTGATGAGCTATAGTAGAAAATCCTCCTAAATTTTGTGATACACTTCCAACAAAGCTACAATAAATGTCTTTTTCATTTTTTAATTGTTTTTTAATAGGACTGCATATTAAAGGTATAGGAATAGTGTTGCTCATATTGCCTCCGGCTGCAAAATTTAAAGTATTAGGAGGTAATACTTGATGTGGTGCATCATCATGTTGTGATATAGTAAAATATTTTTTATTAGAATCTAAAGAATATAAATCTTGTTGCAGTTGGGGTATTAAATGTCCTGATTCATTATATATAATAGTCCATCTTACTGGTATAAATTCATACCCGGTTTTATCAAACTCTTGTTTGTTTTTAAAATAAAAATTTATAAAATATTTTTCCAAATCGTCCCCTTCATGATAAAAAGGATACGGAGGATTATTACTTTCTATAGTATAATATTTTTCAAATAAATTCATTTTAAATTAAACCGCTGTAAAGCTAATTGAATTAGTTTTACTTTTCTTTCAATACCGACTGTAAAATTGGCATGTAACAAAACCATGTCTTGTGGAAAAATAACATCATCATTTTGTTCTTCATAATGTTTGCCTAAAAAGCCATGGTTAAAAAATTTGTAAGAAAATAATCTAATTTTTAAATCTGGGTGATGGTCTTTATTGCGAATTATGTGATTTATGCCTTCTTGATCATGGTAATGTTTACTTAAATCATTGTATAATTTATTAAATAAAGATTTAGTTCTGTCATTAACTTTACAAGCAAAAACTCCCATACAAGCTGTACCAATATCTGATTGAAATATTAAATCTGCATCTCCTAATTCTTCTAATAAAATTTTTTTGTAAGGTTTAATAAAAACTATATCGGCATCTGTATGGATAAAAATATCGTTGTCATCCATTTCTTTTAAACTGTCTAAAATATATTGAACTTTTCGTTTCATGGTATTATTCCATCCTTCTGAAACAAACTCTCCAGATTCACATTCCTGAGGCATATAACGAATGTTTAAATCTATATCCGGATCAAACGGAAATGTATTTAAAAAGTATTTTAAAAAAACTTTATGAGAATCTGTAAAAAAGGTATAATGTTTAATTTTCATATATCAAATAATTTTGTTACTTTATTTTTAAGGCAATGTTTTTTTCTGACTAAATCTAATATTTCTTTTTTTTGGTAAAAAGTTTTCGTCCAATTAGCATGATGCATAATAATATTATCAGGTATATCAAAGGTTTTATCACCGTTCCATATACTGTATGTAACTGGATTTGTATCCAATTCTTTTACTTTTTCCCCATACGTCCAATATTCTAAAGGTAATTTTTTCCAATTAAATTTTATTTTAGGTAATTTATCAAAATGTTGTACTAAAGAATTAAAAGCATGTTGTTCTTCATTAAAATTTGCTAAATTATGTTTAACTGTATTTAAAAATCCTCGAATATTTGGATTTGATCTCATAGCAAAAAAGCCTGTATTAATACCCCCAAAATAATCATTTTGAAAAACTGCTTCATAATTTCGCATATGGTTTAATATATCATCATAAAAAGGTTTAAAAAATTGAATATCAGGGTCAGAAAACATAAAAATTTCATTATCTGGAGTTTCTTTTGCAGCTTGTATAAAACAATCTACTTTATAAGCCATCGTTTGATTCCAACCTTTACTTAAAAATTCTCCACTACATATTTGAGGTTTAAATAAAATCCTTAATTCTAAACGCGGCTCAAAAGGCAATGTTTTAAAAAAATAATTTTCGAAAAAAGAACGATGAGATTCTGTAAAAACTGTGTACAGTTTCATAATGGGTAATTACCTTTTTGATCCCTTATTTCTACGATACTACTTTTATATTTGCCTGTTTCAGAACCTTGTTTTAAAGGCAATCCAGCCCACAGACATCTTATGTTTATTATAGGTATTAAAACACCTAATATTCTATCAACTGCATGACAATTTAATTTACTACATTCTAATATTTTTAAAGTGCATCTTATATTGACTATATAGGCTCCAGTAGACCGGGAACCATAATTTGGGTCATAATATAATAATTGAGAATCATTAATATTACGAACAGTTAAACCGCAACAAGTACCCAAAAAAGCTATATCTCCATCTAATTTAATAAAATCTTCTGCTGCTTTATTTAAATAAGAAATTATATTTAAATTTTCAAAATCCACATCATCTTCTAATATTAAAATATTTTGATAATTATTTTTTAATTGTTGTTCATAACAATAACAATGAGCCTCATTGGCTGCCATTATTCTATTGTGTAAATTGAAAACATTTTTAGAATATATTTTAGGATCAAATTGATCAACCCATTCTACTAAAGAATTCAAATTAAACTGATTTAATTTATTTAACAAATAATCTTTTCTATCAATTAAAGGTTTGTAGTGAATTATATATATTTTATTATAGAAGCTATTTAATTGCATTTTTTAATAATTTTTCTTCTAATTCTGTTTCATTGGGTAATGGATATAAAAATTGACCTTGCGGCTGGCGATTAATTAAGGTTTTGTATACATAATCATGCCATATTTTATGAAAAGGTGAACTTTCCCAAAATTGTGCATTATATTTGCTTTCCAAAGATTCATCATTCCATTGTAAAGGATGTTTAATATGGGCTATATAATAATCTTTATTCCCCATAAAACAATGACTATTATAATAAAGGGTTAAAGCGTAATGTATATCCCATAAAGGTTCAGCATATATGTAATCTGGAAATTTGTCTTTGTTTTTTATCCACCAACTTTTTTTAATACACCAAGCATCAAACCCAGCTATTTCCATACGCATTGGAATTATAGGATCTGAAATACTATTAATATCATACGTATCTATACGAGAAAAAATATAAGAATCATATTCTTGTTTAAAAATTAATTTTAAACATTTATCTGTTAAAAAAATATCACTATTAATAAACAAAAAATAATCACAATCTACATTTTCTAAAATTTCAAAAAAATCTTTAACTATTGGTTTCTTCTTCAAAGAAGAAGGTAATACATTTTGACAATTTCTTTTCAATAAAGGTAAATGAATAAATCCATCTTGGTTTGGTTCGTCTTTAAATGTAATATTATATAGTTTTATTTCTTTATATTTGTTTGTTACTTTTTTTAAAACCTCTATTGCTAGGGTTTGTCTTTTATATTCTGAAAATATATTAATTCCTATTGCTAAATTCATGATTTATATCTTTTAATCTTTTTAAAGTGTCTTGTAATGAGGTATCTGGAATTTGTTGAACATATTTTTTATGTTTGTTATAAAAATATTCCCAGGTTTTCATAATAACCTCTTCTCTTGAACCATCTGGTCTTGCATTTTGTAATCGACTAAGTGCTTCTGGATTATTTTCTATGTATTCATCAGAATTAAATATATCAGGAAACCACCAAAAAGGTGGGGTCCATTGTCCTATTTGGCTTTCTCTATAAGCCATATCTACATCAAAAGCATTGCGAATTAATGGATCTGGATCATAAAAACCATTAATATCAAAAGTTGTATTGTGATGATATGTAAATTCATTACACATATTTCTGTATAAGGATATTTTTACATTATTTTTATATTCTATCACTATTCTTGGGTTTCTTTTGCTCGGTTCACCTGCATCTGGGCTTGTACTTACAAAAGAAAAATACTTTAAACCACTTTCTTTATAAGCTTTAACATATTCATTAAAAATATTGGAATTTTTAATGATCATATCATCTTCTATAAGAAAAATATGTTCACATTTTCTAGCAAGTAAAAATCCTATACAATCATTTCGGCATTGAGCTGGATATTGATTTTTATTATGTTGTACCCAATCACAATCATATTTTTCTTTATAATTTTCACCACCATTAACAACTACCAATTCATTTAAATAATTTTTATCTATACTTTGATATAATTTTTTAAAATAATTTTCTGAGTTATAGGTGACAATGCCTACTCCTATTTTATTTGGTACAAATTCCATTTTTATTTTTAATTTGTTTTAAAATTTCAATGATGGTTTTTTCGTCTGGGTCTGGTATTTGGTATATATCAAAACCGTGCAATCTTTTAAAAATAGAACGAGCTTCATTAAAATTTTGCATAAATGTTTGTGGATCTCTAACTACTGAATCTGTTGTAAAATTGCTTTGGTTTTCTATCATATTCCAACTATCATATAAATCTGCAAACCACCAAAAAGGTGTTGTATGTCCATACAATCCAGCACGATAGGTTAATTCTAAATGATCACCATGTCCTTTATTAAATTCTAAATGGTGTAACCCTATATTTTGTAAAGTTTTACGTGTGTAAAAGGTAAAAGCTCCTAGGATATGTTTTGTTAAAACTATTTTAGTTTTACCATAATCAATAATTTTTCTAAATATAGGTTTTAAATTTTGGTCTAAATTTTCTCTTTGAGAAAACCCAAAATTAAAATGTTGTAATCCTGTGATTTTACTTGCTTCTATATATTTGTTAAAAATTTCTGAATCTTTAATGATTATATCATCTTCCATGGTAAAAATATAATCACAACCAGAATCTAACAAAAATGTCATAGCATCATTTTTGCTTTCTCCTACGTTTTTATTAGTGGTATGTTGGATTAAGTGTATGTCTTTATCGTAAATTTCAAAAGACAAAGGGTTACCATCATTTACTATTGTTATAACATCTAGTTTTTCTAGAGGTATAGATTTTAAACATTTAATTAAAAAATTTTCTCTATTGCATGTTATAATTCCTAAGCCTGTTTTAGGTTTTTGCATAATTTTTTTGAAGATATTCTAATTGATTTGTTAATTCTTCTTGAGATTTATTCTGAGGATCATTTTGACCTGGAATGTATTTGTATTTGTGGTAAAAATAACCATAAGAAATTTGTACTGTTTTTTCTTTAATATGTTCTGGAGCATCTTTAATATAAGAAAAAGAAGTAACAGTTTTGTTTATATTTTCTGTAATAGTAGCATAATAATTTTCTGGTAAATAAAGATTCAGGCTTCTTAGTTTGATAATATAATCTAAAACATCTAGATTTTTAGTAGCATAAAACCTTTCATCAAAAAATTTATTGTTATTAACAATACCATAAAATAAAAATAAAAATTCGGTGTTTAATTCTGTGCTAATTTTTAAAATGTTACCTTTATCGTCTTCTGTTTCTATATTTTTGTCTGAAGGGCCTGTTAAAAACCAAGTTCCAAAAACGGCTGCTCTTCTAACAATTCTTTCAAATATTTCTGAATCCGGAAATATTTGATTTGAATGTACCAAAAAAAAGTATTTTAAACCTTTTTTCCTAAAATCGTGTATTAATAAATTTTTAAGGGCAGATACGGATAAATTTTCTTGATTAGTATCTTTACCTACTATGGTTGTATATATACCTTCTGGAACTGATTTTAAACAGTTTTCTAAAGCTTCTGGTGTATATAAGTCTAATATTCCTATTCCTATTTCTGTTTTCATTTTAAATTTTTATTGTATAAATTTGTTAGATATTCTAATAAATTTGGTTTATGGTCTATATTTAAAGATAATACAAAATCTTCAATATTTTGCAACATATTAACCGAATCTATGTTAAAATTTTGGGTTGTTATTAATGATTTAGAACCTTCTTTATAATCTATACGAAAAAGTTTAGGAGATAATTTTTGTATTTTATTTGATAGTAGAGAAATGTTTTGAGGGTCTATAATCGTGTCTACATTGAGACTTATTAAATTGTTTGAGACATTTTCTTTTAAAAAATTTGCATCTATCTTTTTTTCAATTAATTTTTGAATACTAATTTTTATGTGTTTAGGAGAAATGTTATTTTTATAAAATCTATAAGAATTGTCTTTTAAATTTAAAATATAAATTCCTCTTTCGTCTCCTGCATCTCCAAAATTTTGTTGGTATGGACTTCCTACATATAATATTTGACCATTAGAATACTCTCTGATTTCTTTACGATGAAAATGTCCAGATATAATAAAAGGACTTTTTGATAAAAGATTTTGAGAATCTTCTCCTTTATCACAAACTTTATAAGAATTCATGTAAAAACTATTAATTTCAAAATGACCAAAACATATATCACTTTGAGGAATATTTTCTACATCTACTCCCCACGGAACTAAAGATATTTTTTTATTAAAATTGGTTTCAAATATTTTAGGAGTTTTATCAACTACTACTATATTTGACCAACCATCTAACAAAGATACAGAATTTACGTCACTCCGATCTTTAAAATAGGCATCGTGGTTGCCTACTAAAATATAAACTTTGAAATCTTTAAAATAAGAAAAAAATTCTTTTGCTATAGAAAGAGTTTTTACAGAAATTTCTGATCGATTATGAAAAATGTCTCCGGGTATAACTATTTCAGTTATATTTTGTTGTTTATATAAATTTGATGCCCATTTTCCTATTTTTAATATTTCATCATGCCATAATGGGTTGTCTTGAGCTAATCCTATGTGTATATCTGAAAAACAACCTATTTCTACACTGTTTATTTTATTCATGAAATTTTCTTTCTCTTTCTTTCATGATTCTTATTTGATTGTTTTTTAATAAATTGTTATACCCATCAGACATAATCATAAACTCTCTTTGATATTTTTCATGGGTCTCTCTCATATGTTTTTCTCTTTTAATACGGTTACGAAAAGCATTAAATGCTATACGCGTAAAGTAAGAAAATGGATTAGTTCCCTTGACTCTGTCATATTTTTTTGAAGTCAAGGCTTTAAACATTCTTATGATACCATCTCCAACCATTTCTTCTCTGTATGTATAGTTAATAAAATTGGGAGCGTAGCTCAATTTATTAGCTATCTTGCTCACCATCAAAGCCAATTCATCTGACATATGCCCAGAATCATAATATTTAACTATTTCTTCATCAAACTGTTTAGGATCTACATAATACTTTTCTTTACTGGCTTTTTTAATTTTAACAAGATCAACTACAACTTCTTTTACTTCCTCTTCGTCCTCTTCTTCTTCTTCTAAAGAATCTTGCTCTTCACCTAAAATATCTTCTTCATTGTCTAATAAAGAAGCTAATGGACCTCTTATTTCTAAGTCGTCCTCATCTTCATATATAATTTCCTCTAAAGGATCTTCTTCAATTTCATCTTTAAATTCTTTGTTAAATTTCTTTTTCTTGATATTCATATTTTTCATTTTCATAAAGTTTTTTTCGTTCTTGGAGATGTACTTTGCCGTATTTTGTATTATCTGCAATGTCAAATATAGTAGCTATTTTTTTAGTCGGATGCAGTCTTAATGCTCTACCTATAGATTGCATTATTTTAATTTTAGCTTTACCCGCAGATCCGAATATTATATTATGTAAATTTGGAATATTAATACCGGTACTAAATATTTTTGATATAGCTATGATAATAGAAGAACTACTATTATTCAATAGTTCTCTTATTTGTTCTCTTTCTTCTATATCTGTAGAACCCCTGATAAAATAAATAGATTTGTTCAAATCATTTAAATTATATAGTAATTTTTCTAATATTAAACCATGATTAATTCTGTCAACCATTATTAAAGTGTTTTGATCTAATTTTAAAGCTAAATTAGATATAACTAAATTGCGCCTTTCATTATTTATTAAAAATTCTAGCTCTTCTTGATAAACCTGTGCTGGTTTTGAATAATTCATAAAAACTTTTGGCATGTTTTGATGAATTATTTTTAAAATTACTATACGAAAATTAGATACATAGGTTTGTTTTTTTAAAGTAATAGTTTTTTCTTCGTAGTTAACTGGACCAAATTTACCAATTATGTTCCATTGATCTATTTTTGAAGGAGGCATTGTGCCTGTAAAACCGTATTTGTATAAGGTTGGAATATAATTAAAAATTTTATTAATATTATTTCCTTTACGGATACCGTGGCATTCATCACATAAAAAAATATCTACATTTGCTAATATTGATAAATCTGTTTGTTTGCTTAATAATATTTGGGTTCCAGCTATAATAATATTAGCTGATGGATCTGGTTTGTTATTGCCAGACCATTTTGTAACATTTTTTAAACCATAATCTATAAAGTCTTTATAGGTTTGTTCTATTAATTGTATAGAAGGCACTAAAACTAATGTTAAGGCATTTTTATTGTTTATATTTTCTCTTAAGGTTTCTATTAAACCTGCCATAACTAAGGTTTTTCCACTAGCTGTAGGTAAAACCACAACGCCTCTTCCTTGTAATATACTAGATACTATAGCCTTTTTTTGATAATCTCTGTACTCTATTTTTAATTCTGTTAAATTTTTTGGAAGAATGCCTGGTTTATAAGCTTTTTTAACATCTTCATTTACTTTAAACGAATAGTTTTTTTCTGTTAAAAACTTTATTACTTCACCTAATAAACCTATTTCAAACTTTCCAGAAGGTGTGATACTATATAAACGGGAAGATACATAAGAAGTGTTTGATCTATAAGCTGGATTTGGTATTGAAAAATATTCTCTAATCAAAGAAATGATTATAATATCACCGCTTATTTGTAATAAACTTTTAGATTTTCCATTAAAATTTATTTCTATCATGTGGTTTCTAGTTTATTAATATCTATGATATTTTTCATATCATAGGTCATAGTTTTTAAAATATTTTCCACCTTTTCTAAATATTCTATCAACAAATCTGTGTGTTCTATTTCTTCATTAATTTGTTCCATTATTTCTGAAGATTCTATTTTTTCTGTTATACTTTTTTTAGGCATACCAGGTGGAATACCTTCTTTTTCTAATTTTATCAAAGTAGCTGCTTTAATTTCTTTTTTCTTTTTATAAAGATTATTTCGGTGTCTTTTTTGTTCTATTTGTCTGGCTGCCCATTTATGTTTAATAGTGGGAAGTTGTAATTGTTTCTGTAAAAGATTAATTTCATCAACTTTAACATCGTTAGATATTTCATTTTTATAATCTGTAAAAACTTTATCCATAAGTATTAAGTAAGATTATAACCATTTATGAATAAATTTCAACAATTTATAATTTCTATATTAGAAGATACTTCTGTAGGAGATGGAGCTTTAGGAATTCCAGAAACTCCAATATATAATCCTCCTGGCGATATTAAAAGTGGAGATAAATATGCTCCGGGAGATAACAGAAATATTTTTGGTTTAGGAATTTATCGCCGTAATTTCCCAGAAACAATAACCGGTAAAAAAAGAAAATACAAAATTAAAAAAAGAAGAAAGAAAAAATAATGGGTAATAAAAGTAAAATAAAAGGCAAAAATTTTGAAAGACAAATTTGTAGTATTTTATCAAAAGTATTTGGATCAAATTTTCAAAGAGTACCTAATTCTGGAGCATTTGTAGGTGGTTTAAATGCAAGTAGATATCAATCATTAACTAATGAACAAAAATTATTGGCAGATGGAGATGTTATAGTGCCTTCTTTTCTGTCTCATTTTTCTATAGAATGTAAATCTTATCAAGATTTTGCTTTTCATTCTTTATATTCTGGTAAAAATAAATTGTTAGATGAATGGATAAAACAAGCTTCCAGTACACAAAAACCCCATTGGTTATTGTTTTTTAAAATCAATAACAAAGGTGTATATGTAGTTTATGATTTCTTATTATTACCAAAAACTGACAATTCTGACAATAAAATGATCTATAAAAATAAGTATATAATAGAAGAAGCAGAATCTTTTTTATCTAATAACAAAGATTATTTAATATCCCCATGAGCAAACGTCACAGTTGTATATATTGCGGGTCTTACAGTTATGGAAGACCTTGTTTATTTTCTCCTACCAATACTCACGTTATTATGGGAGACCCAGAAAAATGTATATACTGCGGGTCTAAATATTTGGGTGGTGGGTGTTTGTTTAATCCTTACGGTAAACAACATATAAGAGGGGTAGAATTTTTAAATAGAGTTCAAGAACAAACTGAAAAATGTGTTATTTTAAATTATCTTTTAGAAAAATTAAAAATAAAAGAAGATCTAGTATATTCTTCTCCTTTAGATAGATTTTATAAAAGAGTTGTTTCTATTATTTCGCGATTCGGAGAACCACTTTTAGAAACTTTACAATTACAGGAAAAACCCACTTATAAAAATTTAGATAAAGAGCAGTTAATCCAGGTCATAGAGCATAAACAAAACATATCAAAAAATTTAAAAAATATTAAAGATATAGTAGAAAAAGCCAATTATCAGCTACCACCGGAATTAGTGGAAGAAATTATAGTAGATGCTATAATGTCCTCTAACGGTGAATAAGCCAAAAACTGATTATTTGCAAATAGATTTAAAAAATAGGATTTTAATATTAAATTTTAATATTTATTTAAATTCTATAATGCCAGATATTGTAGATTACTTAAATGAGTGGGGTCTGATAAAAGAAAGTCAAATTAAAGGCACAGAAAAAACTTTAAAATATTTTATAGAAAAAAAAGTTTTAGAAGAAATAAAAACCTTTAAAGAAAAATATAAAACATTACATTTTAAAGGTTTGATAGTGTTAAATTTTTTAGAAAATAATATGCCGTGGGAATCTTATTTTTTAAATAAAGAAAAAATTGTAAAAAGTATAAAACGTTTATTTTTAAAGAATTATAAAAATTCTTTTGAATCTTTTAATACATTTAATAAAACAGAAGGGTTTTATAAATCTTACAATTGTTTAAATTTATCAGGAGAAGAGAAAGAATTTTTGATAAAAGCTCTTGACAAATACAAGGTTGAAAATAATTAGAATAAGAAGTTGCGGAGCCTTTTTATAAAAATTACTTAATTCCCTAATAGCATCTTCAAAAGAATAATTTTGTAAATTAATATTATTATTTGTATTAATAACAACATTTCTTTCTTTGTTATCTTTTTCAGAAATATCTATCAATTTACTAAAAACATCAGTTTCTAATTTTTTAAATTTAGGGTCTCTTTCTATAAAAGGAAATTTACTTCCGAAACTGAGATTAGATACACTTTGTTTTCCTTTAACTTGATTGTTATATATATTTGTCAGACTCATTAAAGTAAAGCTGCTTGGAAATGCATCCAATCATAGTTTCTAGCTTTTCCTAAACTTATCCATCCTTCTGATTGAACAATGTTCCAAAATTCATTATATTCTTTTTTACCAAAAGAAGCTTTATCTTTGCCCCATTTTAATTGATTGTTATCCGGATCTAAATCTATTGCAGCTCCCCATGAATGAATAGACCATGCAGAACCTCCCCGCATTTTACGAACATTTAAACAACCACCAAATACATCTAATCTTAGTTTTGTTATTTCTTTTTCTCCGTAGGTATTTAAAGTGTTTTCAAATATAGTGTATAATGATTTAGCTACTTTTTGATGGCATGTAATTTTAGTTAATGTAGTACCCTTATCCCATGCAATTTTTAGTTTATATGGCAATTCTAGTCTAGTTTGATTTTCTCCAACCGGACCATAAAAATTAACCATAGATGTAAAATTTTGTTTAGGCCATTTTTCTGACAAAGGTGTATTATTGCTTACGGCAGTTACAAAATTCCAAGTTTTAGGTCCAACTATTCCGTCTGGTTTTAAACCGTTTTTGGCTTGAAATTTTAATGTTTCTCTTTCCGTTTCCGGACCAAAAGCACCATCAACATATGGAATCTTATAACCAGCACTTTGTAAAAAAAGTTGCCACTGTTTAACTTCTTCTCCGAAACTCCCTTTTTTTAATGGCTCTTTCATATCATTCGTAACTCATAGCCCAATCTATAGGAGCATAAGATGGATCGTCTTTATAGATCTCAGCATACTTTATAGTTTGTTCAGTAATAACCTTTTCATCTATCTGCTCTATACTTTTAGACATATCATATGACTGGTTAGAACTACTATTATATTTTAAATCTACTGCCGCTTGAACTCCTAAATAAGCTGCAATTATAATTGCCAAAACTTCAATTGTTTTGGTAAAAATGGTTACATAACCAGCAACTATTTCTCTATTATCTGGAGGAAGAAAAAACAATACACTTACACTGCTAAAATAAAAAAATAAAAGACCAACAAATGATGTTACCGCTATAAAAAACTTTTTGGAAGCAAAGTGATTTTCTTTTTTCATTGCTTCTCTCATAGCAATGGAAGTATTTGGTGGAGTTTTACTGCTGCTTAAGAAAGCCAAGGCACTTTTAATAGCATTATTAATTCCCGTAATCATTATAAGAAAATCCAAACTATAGTACCAAATAAACCAGCAGCACCAATCGGTACTAAAAAGTTATATGGCAGTGGAACTAAGTTCATAAATTGCATACCTAATAACACACCAGCTGCAGCGGCTACTAAAGCGGCAATCCATTTTAATCTATGATATCTTTTGACTGCATTGTTATATTTCTCTAACCATTTTTGAGCTTCTGCTTGTTGGATAACACCCCATTCTTTTAATGTGTTGATATCTTTTTTTAATTTATCTATTTGTATAAAACTATTGTTTACCTCTTCTTTTGCTTTTGATAAATTGTCTTTTAATTTAGTATTTTCAGTCTTTGCTACATTTAATTCATTTTTTAATTCTTTAATAATTAATTTAGCATCTTGAACAGGGGTTTTAGACTTTTCAACAGCTACAGGTGCAGGTTTAGGTGTTGCTTTTGGTTTCGGTTTCCAAAACTGACCAAAACTTGTAGTGCTTAATGTTAATAATATGATTAAGGGAATTAATTTTTTCATTTTATTGGTTCCTTTACATTTTTAGAACTAGTTTCTTCAATTTGTTCTAAAAGAATTTCAAGTCTTTCAGCCAAGGTTAATGCTTTATCTACTTTGTCACCGACAACAGTATTAGATTCACCAGCTTTTTCCAATTCGGTTTTAGTCTTTTCTAAAGACTCAATAACCTCTCCTGTATTAGCAATAGGAGGAGCAGTTTTTTTATGTGCTGGATTTAAACAAACACATCCGGTCAAAAAAACTGTTAATATTAAAAGTTTATTCATATAGATATTTATCTAAAAATATCTATATTCTTTTTATTTTTTGTCTTTTTGCAATTCTTGTATATAAGATTGAGCTTTAATTAGCTCTGCTTCTAACATAGCAATTTGATTAAAGGCTGAATTGCGTTGAGTTTCTAATCTTTTAATTAAAATTTCTGCATATTGCCTATCAAAAGTAGATGCAGGAATTTCAGAATTTTCTGATGTATTTTGATTTTCTTGTTCCATATTTTTATTATTTACAATAAAAAACCTAAATTCAACTATTGACAGATTCTAAAGCCTGTACTTTAGCTTCTAAATTTTCTATACGAGCCATGGCTTCTTGAAGGGCTTTGACCGCTTTAAGATATATTATAGAAATTTTTACATTTTTTTCTGGTGTTCCGTCTACCAAAGAATGATAATCATCAAAAACCAAACCAGGAGAAATCGCTTCTACTTGTTGAGCTATAACTCCTAAAAATTTTGGAGTTGAAGGATCTTTTTCTACATCTTTTTTATATCTATAATTTACTAATTTTATATTTTTAATATCTTCCCATTGTGATGTAGCATCTGTAATATCTTGTTTTCTTCTTATATCTGATAATACAGATATCGTTCCGGATTTTGCTCCTATTATACCAGTTGCTAATACTCTAAACTTTTCATCATTAGCAACTACAGATTGAATTGTTCTGTTGGTATCTACCACATTTCTTCCACATATATATGTATAGTCTGTAGCAGTTCCTCCATAAGCAAAAACTAAATGTTCTCCTGTTTGATATGTAGTATTATCTGTAGCAGTGTTAGAAAGATCCGTTACACCGGCTCTTATAGTCTGTCTAGCTAAGATTTCTCCATTTCCTCTTACATTTGCTAAAATAGTGCCATTATAAGCACCGTCCCTAAAACTAAATCTATTACCGGAATATAATTGAAAATCATTACCAGCAACTCCCATACCATATTGAGCAGCCCACAAATTAAGTTTATCACCAGTTGTAGAACCAAATGTTAATTTAGAAGTACCATCAAAAGCAACATCACCTCCTTCGGCATTTAAGTTTAAAGTACTAGCCACTCCATTATTTCTTGCTTGGATTTCATTTGCATCTATTGCCAAATTTTCTGCGTTATCCAGACCAATTCGAAATGAATGCGCAGTACTAGATAAGGTTACATCAGAACCACCAACTATTGCCAATCTTCCATTTACAACAACCTGGCTACTTGAATTTCCTAAGTTTACTCCTCCTCCAGCTGTGTTAAGATTTAATCCAGCAGCCGTAGAACCACTTCTTGATTGTATATCGGTTCCATTAAAAACCATAATACTTCCAGAAGTACCTATTTGTAATGGATGAGTTGTACTTGTAAGGTCAGCAGGTGTTGCTCCGGCAACATTCATTATCATTCTAGGAGCAGTTACAGAAGTATTGGCTATAAATGTTCCGTTAGCACTAATTGCTCCATTTACTGTTAAAAGTTGTCCAGGTGTAGTTACACCAATACCAACATTTCCGGTGTTAGTTATAGTTAAACGACTATTAGATCCACCAGTTTGTAAATTAATAGGAGTAGAACCAACTGATCTGATATTAAATGATGCTGCAGTAGATGCTAAATTGATTTCTCCGTAATTAGTAGTTCCGTTATTATTTCTAAATTGTACATTTGTAGAAGCACTCGAATCTGAATCTACTACTAAAGCATTGGTTATAGTAGTTGTATTTCTTAGATACAATTGAGCTTCACTAAGAGGTAAAGTATTACCTCCTATAGCAACATTTCCTAAACTATTACCATCTATCCAACGTAAAGCAGATCCACAACCTATTCTTAATTGAGCAAATCCGGTCGGATCATTTGCTCTCACATCATTACCTAAAAGAACATTGTTATTTCCAGTTGTTAAATTATATCCAGCTCGATAACCTAAACATAAATTATAATCTCCAGTTGTTATGTTAGTACCAGCTTCTATACCTATTACATTATTAAATGATCCAGTATTAAATCCAGAAGTAGATTGCGCTCCAGTGCCGCTAGAACCCCCCAAAGACACAGCTCCTATAGCTACGTTGTATCTTCCGTTATGATAACGCATTGCATAAGGTCCTACTATTACGTTATATCCTACAACAGATGCAGACCCAGCTGTTTTATTATAATGTCTTGCGGCTTGATATCCTATAGCAATATCATTTTCTGCTGAAGTTGAATATTGTAAACTGTACTGCCCTAAACCAATATTATGTTTACCTGTTTCTAATCCAGATAAAGCATAACGGCCAATAGCTATATTATCGTCTGCCCTGGTTGCTGCAGTTGTTCCTGCTTTTTGTAAATTTCTTACTAAAGTGTTTTGACCTATTTGAATATTATCAGAACCCCAAGTATTACCAAATAAAATATCATCTATTAAAGCTTCTCCAACTACATTTAATCCATAAGCGGTACTACTAGTTCCTACGCTTAACTTACCCGTAGAATCTAAAATAAATCTCTCAGTTCCACCTACAGTTATTCTTAAAGTATTATCTGAATGTCTATATTCTAAAGCACCTACATCATTGTCTTCCGGATCTCCAAATAACAACCAACCAGAATTAGTATTAGGGGTTAAAATAGATATACCTTCATTACTATTTCCTTCCAAAGTTAAAAGATTACCTTTAGTATTTGATCCATTAGTAAAAGAAACGTTAGTGTTATTATCTCTAACAATTAATCTTTCTCCGCTTCTAAAAGAAGTTGCACTTATTCCGACACTACCAGTTGATGATATTCTAACTCTTTCATTTCCAGCTGTAGAAAATCCAATAGTATCTGCAGCTAGTCGACACATTCCAGTGTTTTGATCTCCAGACCAAGAATAAGAAGGAACCAAAAAGGTATCATTATCTTGACCTCTAAATTGAGTATTACTATCTATAAAAGAGTTAGAACTAATAGCTCCATTGACAGTTAATTTTTGATTAGGAGTTGTAGTACCTATACCTACATTAGTATTATTATCAAATATTTGACTGTTAGCCAAAGCAGCTGAATTAGTAGCTTTAGGAATATAATTTGTTGTAAAATTTGAAGATCCGGTTAAGAAAGTACCTGTAGTATCCCAAACTCTAGGATTGATATTTCTTTTTCTTAATGTATTACTACTTTCTACAACTACACTATTAGTAGAAGAATTAGTTGATAAAGGTCCTAATATTAAATCTGAATTAGTTGAAAGAGTATTTGTAGTAGATCTAATAATTCGAGAATCAGAACCTATAACAATAGCATCAGAACTACTAGTAGCATTAGGAAAATTAACAGGGCCTCCATTAAAGGTTATAGTATCAACTGCATCAGAACCTAAAATCACATCTCCGTCTACTGTTAAATTTCCAACTGCACTTATTCCTCCTATAACAGTCAATTTGTTGTTAGGGGTTACTGTACCTATACCAACATTACCACCAGACTTAACAACTAAAGAATCTGTATTGTTGTTTTTAACAATTAAATCTTTTCCTACATCTAAAGTATAATCTATGTTTTGAGAACTTCCTCCTCTATTTGAAGCTCCATAAGCACCTACTACAAACGCATAATTATCTGCGCTATTATTAACTCTAATAGGATAATCCGTAGTATTGTCAGTAGCTGCTTTTACGGTTAATTTATTTTGAGGAGTTATTGTGTTAACACCTATGTTAGAATCATTTTCATAAATAACGCTATTACTCAAAGCTCCATTATTTCCCGCTTTAGGTACGTAAGAATTTATTAAAATACCTGACAGCAATTGAGCATTGGTATTCCAAATTTGTCTATTAGTTGATCTTTTTTCTAATTTACCACTATTTTCAACTATCAAACTATCTGAAGAAGCATTAGTAGCTAACACTCCTACTACTAAATTATCATCAGTTTTAAGAGTATCTGCTGCAGATCTGTATAAATTAACATCTGCTATATTAATAGTACCGTTTGTATTAATATTTGAATCAACAGTAAGAACTCCTGTAGCAGAAGCATTTCCAACTACTGTTAAAGGTTGATTTGGATTTGCTGTGTTAATACCTAATCCATTAGTTGTAATATAAACTTTTGGATTACCAGCCATTTCAAAACGAGCTACGGGATAAGCTGTTTCGTATTGATTAACAATCATCGCAGCACTAGGTAAAGCATAATTTGTAATTGATAAAGTAGAAACAGATACTGCTGTAGTTCCAACACTATAAATTGAACCAGAAGCTGAAATAGTACCTTTAACTGTCAAATCTCCCTCAGATACTACTTTGGGCAAATAAACTGTATTATTATCAGAAGCAGTAACATCATCTCTGCCCATTATAACAACTCCTGTAAAACCACTTGTTTTATTTCCGCTTCCACCTATAACTATGGAATTGCTATTAGCTTCACTAAATTTAGTTCCTATCAATATACCATTAGTTCCGGCTTTATTATTATCTCCGGCTACTATAAAAATATTGCTTCCACTGCCTATACCACCTGGTATGTCATTTGCTTTATTAGCAGATCCACCAATAAAAACAGAATTACCAGCTTTTATATTATGATTAAAACCGCCTACAGCAAAAGAATTTGGTCCTTCTATAGTATTAACAATACCACCAACACTTCCAGAACTTAATGAAATGGTATTATTATTACCACCTACACTAAAAGAACTTCTAGAAACATTTTGAGCACTTCCCCCTAAAACTATACTAGAATAACCGACTATACTCCCACTAGAATTAACTACAAAAGAATTATTTCTTACTATATTTTGATTTCCGCCCATCAATACAGATTGAGCAGATACTGTACTTTGAACTGAATCAATATTAATACTACTGTCTTTAGTAATTCCATTTACATTTAATATTGATAAAGAACCATTTTCTACTGTATTATTAGAACCTAACAAATCTATACCAGTTAAATTGACATTAGTACTATAACTATTAATAGCTAAAGAATTTGCAGAAACATTAGAAAGATTTGTATTAAAAACCAAACTTCTATTAACAACTGTAACATTATCTGAATTTACAGCAACAGATTTTGTTGAAACAGTTCCAAAATCACTATTAACTGCTAAAGATTTGTTTTCTATTTTATTGTTATTATCACTGTTTACAACTAAACTTTCATTTTGTATTAAAGTATTATTATTACTATCAATTACTAAACTTTTATTTAAAACAGATGAATTATTATCTGAATTTAAAGACAATGAGGATAATGAAATATTATTATTTTTCCCGTTTATAGACAAAGAAGAATTTTTAACATTACTAGTGTCACTATTTAAGATTAAAGAATCATCTGTAACATAGTTACTAGAAGAATTAATTCCTACAGATGAATGAGATATTACAGAATTATTATTGTTTACAGATAAACTATCAGCACTGACTTTAGAATTATTTGTTAAAATTGCAAAAGAATTATTTTGAACAATACTATTATCTGAAATAGATATAAAAGCTTTATTATTAGCGGAAGAATTAAAAGAAATAGTAGCAAAAGCACTTAAAGCTAGCAAATTATTATCACCAGTTATTAATATACCCTTTTGAGACAGACTATTATTGTCTCCTTTTACAGCCACAGAATCAGATACATTGTTATTACTTCCTTTTAATATAGTTGAATCGGAAGCAGTGTTATTATCTCCTATTAAAAGTATTCCAGAATTTACAGAATTATTATTTCCAAAATATATAAAACTACCAGAAAGATTATTAGTTGAACCAACTAATTCTATAGAACTAGATGCTAAATAACTAGATATACCATTAAAACTTAAAGATCTTTCTCTGATATTATTATTTTGACCGTTTATATTAACGGAAAAACCTGATAGAGTAACATTAGATCCATTGACATTAATTGAAAATGTAGATAAATTGCTATTAATTGAATTTATTGCAACACTACTATTTGCTATAAACGAACTTTTTCCTATGATAGCTACTGATCCGTTAACTACTTTTGTATTATTTCCAATAGCCAAAAAAGATCCGTTACCAGATATTTCACTGCTCGCCGTTTTTCCAATTCTTGCATTTTGGGTTAATGTGTCTATAAACAACCCTTCGCTACTAATATATTGCATAATGTCTAGAATATTTATCTTCAAAGAGAGTAAATATAATAGATGAAATTTTTAGACCTCTATCAAGCAACCTTTAAAGAACTATTAAGTGAAGAAGAATTAAGTTCAGCTAAATTAACTCCTCTTGATAATAATGAAGATCAAAGTGAAGAAAACATTTTAAATACTTTGCAATCAGACGAATCATCAGAACTTAAAAAAGCTCAAGATTCAGCTCAGAATGTTATTTGGATTGAAAAAATTATAAGTCTTTTAACATTATTAAACAAAAATGATGAAAATGTTAAAAACCTAATAGAAAAACTTGCAGAAGGTCAGGTCAATGTTGAAACCGTTTCTCAAAAAGAAAATATAATTCAAAATTTGTTAGATACTGTATTACCACCAAAAAAAGATTGATTTTTTATCCATAACTGTTATTATATAGTTATGGAAGAAACAAATTTAAATTTAGAAGAACTAAAAATTATTTTAGAAAGCTTAATATTTTCCGCAAATGCTGATATTTGTGCGGAATGGTATAAAGAAGACCAAGAAAAAATTTTAAATCTAGCAAAAAAGATTAAAAATTTACATCCAAATATAAAACTACAAAACGTTTACATTGATAAAAACATTATCCAAGCCAATGACCAACAATTTTTGGAACCTACTACATATGAAATTTCTAATATGTTTCCAGAAATTCTTAAGGAGGTAAATTTATGAAAATAGCAGTTTCCGGAACAGCATCAATAGGAAAAACTACATACATTCAAGATTTTATTAAAAAATGGTCAATGTATGAAACACCCACAAAAACATATAGAGATTTAATAAAAGAAAAAAATTTAACTCACAGCAGTCAAGGTACAGAAGAATCTCAAAATGAAATATTAAATTATCTTATAGATCAAGCTACAGAGTATTCTAAAAAGGATTTTGTTATTTTAGATAGATGTGTTTTAGATAATTTAGTCTATACTTCATGGTTAAATTTACAAGGTTTGGTTTCAGAAGACTTTTTAGATAAAACAAGAATTTTAACCAGAGAAACCCTTAAATTATATGATTTAATATTTTTTATTCCTATAACCAAAGTAGCTCCAGTTGAATTAGTACCAGATGAAATGAGAGATACTAACCCTCAGTATAGAGAAGAAATAGACAATATTTTTAAGGTTTATCAAGAATCTTATTATAAAAGTGAGGGTAAAGTATTTCCTTCATCAGAATGTCCTGCATTAATAGAAATATTCGGCAATCCTCAAGAAAGAATAAAAATGACAGAACTTTATATAAAACCAGATGGTAAAGCTTTTGGAGAAGAAGAATCTTTGATAAAGGACATTATAACCCCATAAATATATCAAATGACTAAATTTGATTTATATGTAGAAAGCATTCTTCAAGAAGGTGCAAAGAGTAAAGAAGAAATCTTTTCTAATAAAAGATTTAACATATCAAAATTTAAAGACAGTTTAGAAACCGCTAAAGAAAGTCTTCGCAAATTGGCTTCTAAAGGGTGGATAGGCAATTTAAATTCTCAAAATATTGAAGTTATGTTTGATAAGGTTATAGAAGATTTGGGTGAAGAACCCATTTCTTATATTGATATGATAAACTCAATTGATCGTTCTTTGTCTTCATTTGAAGAAACTCCTTTATCAAATTTAAAAACAAACAGATCATTGCGAGGCAAATGGCTTCGCCAATTTAGAACTATGTTTGAAAAATCTAACAACATTCAAACAGTGGAAGATAAACCAACAGAAGTATCAACTCGAATGATATCACGCTTAGCTCAATCAAAAGCCCAAACAGCTAAAAAATCTCAATCAGATTTATCTCGTAAACAAGAAGCCATCATTAACTTTGTACAGCAAGGTGTTAATGATGAAATTCAGTACGATGAATTAATTCAATTTGCTCGTAAAGTAGCTGGTACAGAATATGCAGGAGAACCCTCAGGTACAGCAGATGATGCGGAATCTTTAATTAATTCTTTAATGCCAAAATATCTTACCAAAGAAGGAGACATGGTTAAGGCTGTAGAACAAAACCAAGAAGATTCTCCAGAAGAAATTGCATTATTACCGGATGAAGAAGATTTGACTTGGATTGCAGATGATGACGTTAGCGATATAGAAGGTGCAATGGCAGAAAGAGAAAAATCAGATCTTTATAGATCTCAATTTGATTGATTTCTATTCACTTTCTTTTATAATAAGAGAAAGTGAATATACCAGACACTTACATTTTAAATAAATTCTATACACACGCTTACGAACCTAGTTATCGTAAGGGTGATGGTATTTACAATGCAGGGTGTCCTGTATGTAAAGAAGGTAAAAGTTTAGGAAAAAAGAAAAGGCTATTTTTCTATCCTCAAACAAAATCTTTTTATTGTTTTAATTGCGGAAAGTCTTGGTCCGCTTTTAATTGGTTGTTAGATGTCACTCGAATGTCTAAAGAAGAATTACGAGCGGAAATAATAACAAATGGATCCGCAAGAGAGATTAATTTTGAAGATTTAATGCCCAAAAGCAAAACAAAAAATGAATTTCCCTTACCCAAAGACTCTATAAATTTGAAAGATAAAATACAATTATCTTATCATCAAAATAATAAAATAATTCAAAAAGCATTAGATTACATAACACATAGAAATTTAGAAAATGCAATAAATGCTCCAGACACCTTTTTTATTAGTTTAAAAGATCCTGTTCATAAAAACAGATTAGGTATACCATTTTATGATAGAAACAATAAAATTGTGTTTTATCAAACCCGTTGTTTAGATGAAAGCTACCCCAAATATCTTAGTAAAATCAATGCAGACAAATCTCTTTTTAATATTCATAAAATTAATACAAGTATAGATAGTATATTTTTATTAGAAGGACCTGTAGATGCCATGTTTATAAAAAATGGAGTAGCAGTAGCTGGATTAAATTTAACCACAAACCAACAAAAACAATTAACAGAATTTCCACTTCATCAAAAAATATGGATTTTAGATAATCCTAAAATAGACAATACATCTAGAGAAAAAATTAAAGATCTTTTATTACAAAGAGAAAAGGTTTTTAAATGGCCAGAAGATAAACCTTATAAAGATTTAAATGAATGGGCTATCAAAGAAAATTTATTAGAAATAGATTTTAATTATATATTAAAAAATCTTTATTTTTAAGACATATTAATAGATTCTGTATCTCTAATTTTTTTAGGGGCAGTTATAATGAAAGAATTTAACACTTCTTTGATTTTTTCTATTTCCCCAGCAACACGAGTTATTGCATCTGATGTTTTACGCGTTACTCCTCTTAATAAATTTCCGGGTCTGTCATTGTCTGCTAATACTTTATGTAAACTTGAAGTATTTTCTGGATTATTTAAAAAAGACGCAAATTCATCTAATTTATCAGTAAAATCTTGAACAACTCCGATGTTTTGCATTTTTATTTCTGGAGACACTCCTTCTACATCATATTCATTTTTGGGGGTAGTTGGGTCTAAAGAGGATTCAAAATCTTTTTTATTTTTTTCTGGTGTAAAATCTTCTGGAGTTTTTGTTATTTCTTCTTCTCCGGTTTCTTTAGCAACATCAAGTAAATTCTCTTCTTGTTCTTGTATTAATTTTGTTAAAAAGCTTTTTGCAAAAAGAATTTGGCCTTCTTCCATGGTATTCATATTATTTTTCAATATTCTTTTTACTTCTTGTTGGGTTTTACTACAAGCACAAGGAATGGTTGATTTTATTTTTTTTATTGATTTTTTCTTAAGTTTCATTATTATAATTAATAATATTTATCATACTTATGTCTAAAATCATAATATTGAGTGGGGGTTTAGATTCAACTTGTTTATTATACAATGTGTATAATAAAAGCAAAGAAGTTTCAGCTATAATGTTTTATTACGGTCAGAGACATTCTCGAGAATTAGAATTAGCAGAAATTAATTGTAAAAAATTAAGAATCAATTATAAAAAAATAGATATTTCTTTTTTTAAGGAACTAGCAGATACATCAGCTTTAATAAACAAAAATAAAGATGTGCCTCATATAAAAGATGTAGTAGGAGAAGCTCAACCAATAACTTATGTTCCTAATAGAAATATGATGTTTTTATCTATTGCAGCTGCTGCTGCAGAAAATGTAAATGCCAAAGAAATATATTATGGTGCGGCAGAAGTAGATACCCACAGTGGACATTGGGATTGTTCATTAGATTTTTTATATAATATGAATAAAATTTTAGGTTTAAATCGTAAACAACAGATAGAAATTAAAGCTCCTTATATTACATATTCAAAAGCAGATATTATTAATGATGGTATTAGTAATAATGTAAATTTTTTAGAAACTCATACTTGTTATAATGGAGAAGAAATTGCTTGTGGAACCTGCTCTGCTTGTTCTTCTCGTATACAGGGTTTTATAGAAACTTCTTATATAGATCCTATTCGATATAAAATAGAAATTCCGTGGAAAAAATATAATTGCAAACCAATATGAATTATCAATTAGCTTTAATTACAAATTCTGATATAGAAAATTATAAAATAGTCATAGCAACTCCCAATACAGCTGAGGATTTTTATAAAAAAAGTCCCGCAGCATTCTTTTTAGAAAAATCTGGATGGGAAAAAAGATCTACTATTGTATTTGAAAATAAATTGGGATTACCAGCTTTATATAACTCATTTATTTGTGAAGAAAATATTAATAAAAAAATAATTTTTATGCATGATGATGTTTTAATACAAGATTTATTTTTTGATGAAAAGATTGAGTTAGCGTTTGCAAAATATGACATAGTTGGTTTAGCAGGAGCTAAAACCTGTGATTTACAAGCACCTATGAAAGCATGGCATTTAATGACAAGCAGAGAAAACATGGTAGGAGAAGTAGGACATTCTAAAGATAAAAAATCATGGACAACAACGTTTGGACCTACAGATTCAAGAGCTTTAATTATTGATGGTTTGTTTATAGCAGTTGATGTTAATAAATTATTACAAACAAAAACTTACTTTGATGAAGATTTTGATTTTCATCACTATGACATGACTTTTTGTTTAAGAGCAAATCAAAACAAACTAAAAATAGGAGTTTATCCTATTCAAGTATTGCATTTTGGATTGGGTGATAGTATGATGTCAGATCAATGGCAGAAAAGTGCTATAAGATTTAAAGAAAAATACTGTTAATATGTGTGCAATTTATGGGTCTAATGATCAAGAGAAGCTTTATAAGCTATATAAAGCAAATCAAAATAGAGGCAATTATTCTACAGGGTTAGCTTTTTTAAAAGATAATGATATAGTTATACACAAAGGTTTATCAGAAGGTTTTATTTTTAAGATTTTTGAAGAAGCAACTTATTATATTGGTCATAATAGAGCACCTACTACAAACGAACAAGGTAGAAATTTTTCAGGAATTCATCCGTTTATTTTTGGCAAAGCATTAGCAGCCCATAATGGTATATTGACCAATATAGAACACCTAGAACAAACTTGGAATATAAAATTTGCTACAGATAGCGAATGGATACCCTTTTTATATCAACAATATTCTCAGTCAGATTATAATTCAGAAGAAGTTTTTTTAAAAGTATTGCAGAATATTGAAGGAACCTTTGGAATATGGTTGTATGATACAGATAAAAAGGATTTATTAGTAGCGAGAGGAGATAATAGTATATATTGGAATGAAGATAAAACCTGCTTTTCTTCTGTTGAATGTGATGATATAAATCAACTAATGCCAGAAGGATCTATATATAAAAGCAATTTAGGAAATTCTTTTATAAAATTGGATTTACACTTGAAAAGAAAACAAAAATATTTTATATTATAAAGATGAATTATTTTAAAGAAGATTATAACGGAAGTTTAATACATAAAAGATTTGGATACAATTTCTTTAAGAAAGAATATAACCCATTAGGTGTTATTATAGCTTTTAGAGGAAAAATGGATGTGACAGATAATTTAATTGATTTAGAAGATAAATTAAACAATGATTATATATATTCAGAAGATGCTTTGAATTTTTGCTGGGAAATCCCTAACGTATGTCCTATAGGAGCAGTTTTCTTTCAAAGATTATTTGCAAATGAAATAGGCAAACATTTGACTAATAAAATTTATGGAGATTTGATTGTAGACGTAAGAGGTGATGATATTATGGTTAAACAACCGACTGATTTAGATTTTGGTAAAGCAAGTGTTAGCATAACTAAAATTATTGAAAATAATGTAGCTGTAGGTCATTTAGGTTTGAATATTAAAGCTGGAAATAAAGCACCTTCATTTGCTTTTTCTTTAAATTTAGACGAAGACAAGACAGATCATTTAGCAAAAAATATTAAAGATTTATTTTATGAAATGATGCAAGATAATTTTATAGCAACCACTAAGGTTGTAATTTAATATGACATTAAAAAAGAATGATCAATTGTTTCAAGTATTAAATTGGATTAATAAAAAACAAGGTGATATAGACTTAGAAGAAAATTTACCATCCACATTTATGATTAATCGATGGTTGTCTATGGGTTCAAAATCAAATGCTTTAATAGTTAATTCGACTCTTAATAGATGGAATAATAAATCAGAAATATTTAATGATGCATTAAAATCTTTTAAATTTTTAAAGATTTTGTTACCTTACAGTTCTTCTAGACTTAATTACATTAAAAAGAAATCAATAAAAGAAGAAACAGATTTAGAAATTCAAGCAGGTTTTCAAGAATGTTCTGTAAAAGAAATCATTAATAATCAAAAGACTCTTGCACATTTAAACAAAAATGTAAATAATAAACATGATAGCTAGACCAACTAATTTAGAAGACAAAATAGGAGGTAAAGTTCAATTAGAACAATACCAAGGACATGCATTAGAATTAGATGAATGGAAACTTACTAATGTATTAGATGATATTTTAATGGTACAGTATGTTGATGTTAATGAAGAAGGCACGGAAATTAAAAGAGGAAGTATTTGGGTACCTATTAATACTGTAAATTTTGTGTGGAGAGTGGGTAAAGTAATTTTAGCAGGTCCTAATTGCAAAACAGTTAAAAAAGAAGATTACATAGTTTTTCCTAATGATAAAGGTATTCAAGCGGCAAATATCAATAATTTAAAAAACATAGTATTCTTGAGTGAATCTCGTATTTTTGGAATTTGTGAACCTAAATTTAAATGAAATTGTCATTGGGAGGATTAAAAGCTCTTTGCTCTGACAATATAGTAGAATTAAAATTTAAAAGAAGAGCGCGTAAATCATTCCAACCACCTTTTAGACGTATGTTATGTACTTTAGATGAATCTTTATTAAATTCAGAACCTGGATTAAAAATATTAAATTTTAAAAAACCTAGAAAATTTCCAGCTTATAATCCAGAAGTTCTTAATTTATTAACCGTATGGGACATTTTTATGCAAGATTGGCGCAATATCCCAGTAGAAAATGTAGATGTTGTTTCTACAGTTCCGTCCAAGCCACCAGAAAAATTTTGGGAATACTTTAACAAGGTTATAGGACAAATGTCCAGTAAACAAAAAGCAGAATTTATAAACAAATGACTATTATTGGCTCAAATATAGAAGAAGCTTGTAAATTTCTTTTATTAAAAAACATTTCGTTTGAAATAAAAAATAAAACCTATAAAAAAGGATTATTAACACTTTTTTATCAAAAAAACTTTTATTTGTCTTTTATTCTTAAATCTACTAAAAAAGACAAAGATAAATTTGAAATACCTATTCCCTTTGGTGTTGAAGTGCATGAAGAAGACAATTTAGTTTATTTTGATTATAGACTTAAAACTTTAGCAAAACACTGTCCCGACATTATTCCTCATCTAAAGATGTATCATAAAAAAGTAGCAAATAATAAATTTTGGGATACAATATTAACAATAGATGCAGATTATGGAAAAGAACGAACAACAGATCTTTAGTGTTTTTTCGGGAACATATTACACATGCAAATCGTCGGATGTTGATTTATTAGATGAAGGTCAATTGCCTTTAACTAAAAAACCTAATTTAAACTGCAAAAAATGTTTCGGAAGAGGATACACTGGAAGAGATACTTCTCATTTAGGATATGTAGTATGTATGTGTGTTCGCAAAGTCATAGACTCTCAAAAAATTATTAAGAATAATGATATCAAAATATAATTTTTTGAAATTCTTTCCAGAAAATTGCACACCAAGACCTCAGCAAATAAAAACATTTGATAAAGTAGATGAGATTTGGTCTTCTGGGAAAAAATTTGCATTAGCGTGTCTGCCAACCGGTTCAGGTAAAAGCCATATAGCCTATACAATAGGCAAAGCATCTCATCATGTAGATGAAGAAAGAAAAAACCAAATTTTAAATTATTACATTTACAAGAAAAATCGTAATAATGAATTTTTATATGACATAGATAATGCCAATAAAGCAAAATTTGGTTCATTTATTTTAACAGTCACTAGATCATTACAAGATCAATATCAGCAATTTTTTGAAAGTTTGGTTTCTATCAAAGGCAAAAACAATTACCAATGTGCAGTTGATAATAATCTAACACCGGATTTTGCTCCTTGTCTTTTTTCTAAAGACCTAATGCAAGAATGTTTTAATTGTGATAGATGTCCTTATTATAAAACACGCAATTTAGGCTTGGTAGAAAATGTAAGCATTTTAAATTATAGAGCTTTTTTTAATTTAAGACCATCCTTACAACAAAGACAAATATATGTATTTGACGAAGCAGATAGAATAGAAGAAGAGTTGGTTTCTCAGTTCAGTTTAGAATTAAATTATCAATCCTTAGCATCAGAAGATATAATTTTTAAAAAAATAATTAAAGATAATAGAACAGAAATTTATAATTGGTTGTTGGATATATTTTTACAAACAGAAAATAAATTATTAGATAATAGAACGAAGGCACAATTATTAGCTCAAAAAAAAGGATTTGATTCTTTACATTTAAAACTAATGCAAAGAATAGGAAAACTCAACAAAATACACAACTCTATCAAACATTGCATAGAAAATTGGGAAGAATGTCAATATATGATAGAAGATTTAAAATCAGATAAAATTATATTTGCGCCTTACAATGTTAAACCATTAGCACAAAAAATTTTTAATAATGCAGATAAAATATTGTTGATGTCTGCTACACTAACAAACTATCAAGAGTTTTGTAAAAATTTAGGAATAAATCAACAAGAAGCAGAATATTTTGAGATAGAATCTTCTTTTGATCCTCAAAAATCACCGATTTATTGTTCTTCTAAATTTAATCTATCATACCATAATAAAGCAGATTTAAATAAAATTATAGAATCAGCTTTAGAAATATGTAATAATCACCCTAATGATAAAGGAGTTATACACACTCACAATAATGAAATAATACAAGCAATGCAAAAGAAAATTAAAAACAGTAAAAGGTTTTTAATAAGAGAATATAATGTCACTAACGAAGAAATATTAAAAATGCACAAAAACTCATTAATGCCCACTGTTCTGGTTAGTCCTTCTTTAGATACAGGTGTAAGCCTGGATGGAGATTTAGGCAGATTTCAAATCATTTTAAAAGCACCTTACATGCCATTAAGTTCAAAAAGAATTAAAAAGAAATTTGAAACCAATCCACAACAATATGTTATGAAAATGTTAAATAATTTAATTCAAATGTGTGGAAGATGTACAAGAGCCAAAGAAGATCACAGTATAACCTATATTTTAGACGGTAATATAACCAAAGCGGTATTGCAAAATAAAAAGCATCTTCCCAAGCATTTTATAAACAGGATCCAATAAGTATAACAGTGAAAAACTGGACCTTTAACAAAGAAATACAAATACTTTTAGAACAATTTACAGCTGCTTTTAATGATATCATTATTAAAAGATTTGACAACACAGGCAATACAATACCTCCTTTAAGTGGTTCTAAAGTAAATTTTGTATATGCTCCGAAGCAAAGATTATTTAATACCCTTTTAAACCCATCCCCAGGTGGCATTACTCTTCCAGCAATAGGAATTAGTATTTCTGGTATATCAAGAGATACTAATAGAGTAGTTAATAAGCTTAGTGGATTTTCAGTTGATACTTTTACAGGTAAGGCTTTAGACGACACTAAAAAAGCATATAAACAACCAATACCAATTAATATCAATCTTAATATGTCCATAGTTACTAGATATCAAACAGATATGGATCAAATCATTTCAAACTTTGCGCCTTACTGTGATCCTTATATAGTTATATCATGGAAACTTCCAGGATCCAAAGGTAAAGATTATGAAATAAGAACAGAAATTTTATGGTCTGGTTCAGTTAATCTTAACTATCCAGAAAACCTAAGCCCTACTCAGCCTTTTAGAATAGTTGCAGACACTTCTTTTGTTATTAAAGGTTGGTTGTTTAAAAAAACAAACGAATTTTATAAAAAAATATATATTATCAATTCAGATTTTACAGCTATTGGAGAAGAACAAGAAGAATGGGATTATGATTTATTACAAGATATAGACAACCTTTTACCAACAGATACAGAATCTTTATCAACTAATTCTATATCCTTTTCAGCAAGACCACAAATTAGATATATTACTCCATCTAATATATATTTGCAAAATTTAACTCAATCAATAGTCAAAGAAATAGAAATATACGGAGAAAGCTTTTTAAACATAGAAAATGTATATTTAAGTGCTTCTAATCCAAACATTTTTTACCAACCTGTATCTTATTATAATCCTTTTTCTAGCACTAACCTAGAAACTTATTATCCTCCAATATACAATTCTGTAGAGATTTTATCTGCAGATTATAGTTATGATCAAAGCAACATGCTTTTGCGTTTACCTACGCTAAACATTGATTTACCGCTCTCTTCTTATCCAATTTACATAGATGTTATTTTATCTAATGAAGCGGGATACGGAAAAATGACCCAAGATATTTTAAACAAAAAAAATAATTTCAATAACACATTTAATAGTAATTCTTTTTATAAAGGAACTAGTGGTTTAGCTGTTTATAATATTTCTCAGTTTTCTGTTATTAATAATCCTCTTTTATCTTTAAACGGAGAATTATTAGTTACCGTCTTAGGGGATAATCTAATTCAGATAGGATAAATAGTATAAATGGCTACTAAAAATTTTACACAATTTACCACAACTACTTTAACAACTAGCGATTACATAGTAGGTTATAAAGCTAATGGGTCTGCTGAATTTAGATCTCAAGTTAAAGATATTGTAGATTTAGTTGGTGAAACAGATTCTCAGACTTTATCTTTTAACGAAGCTAATAAAAATCTAGCAATATCTTCCGGTAATACTGTTTCTTTGTCAGCATTTGTAGAAGAAGCTCAAACGGACGGTATTTTTTATGGTAGAAAAGATGGAGCCTGGGTAGATATAACTTCACCAGCAAACTTACAAATCCGTCGAGGTACCGCTGCAGAAGTAGCCGCGATCACACCATTAGAAGGTGAGCCCGTGTGGGCTACAGACACAAAGCGATTGTTTATAGGTGACGGTGTATCAGCTGGTGGCTATATTATTAACCCTCCTCTTTTTTTCCAGTCATTTGGTCCTCCCTACCCGGAGATGTCTGATGCCACATTAGTACCGATACTAACAGCAACCATCCCTGCACAATCTTCATATAATATGATGCTCTTTTTAAAAGTAGACCTTAATGAAGACTCAACTCAATTAGGTTTACGTATTGGACAAGCTCAAGCCGGGAGTAATGTATATGCACCTCTATCGTCTGGAATAGGCGTCTCCGGTCATTGGAATCAATACTCTTCAACCGGCATTGTGCCTACGCAAACACCTTTTACAAATTTAGAGGTAGTAGCTTCCGGGATAAGTGGTGAAACATATTTCATTATACAGCATTTTATTGCTTCAAATGCCACCGCACAAAGCGTAACACTTGGTCTTTACGGTACTGCAGATGCACCAACCGTTGTCCTCGGGACGGGCTATTTAAAGGCTGATCGTATTTCTTAAAGTAATGCAAGCCTCTAGAAATCATCCAATTAACTGCGGTTTAACTAATTCGCAATTTTCTAGAACTTTTAGCAAACAAACGATTGCTGATCGTAGCGTTGATCTTGAACTTGTTGCTAGTCCAAATATTTTACGCTCGCAAACCAATAACAATATAGCCATTAATGGAATGAATTTGCAAAGAAATATTGGTAGTATTGTCCGTACCGATATTCGTTTAAGTCCGCAATATTTTCCTGGGAAAGACACTTCAATCCTACGCACTGAAACTAACAACAGTCAAGTAGCTTCAGCTACTTTTGATCCATTATTCTTTCAGTATGAAAGCACCGGTCCAGTAAAAATTACTGCCGAGTTTGAAAACGGAGAAAAGGCAGCTGGTTTTTTTATTACAAGTTCTGCTGAAGGAGCATCGTGGGACGATTTATTATCATTTCAGAGCGGTACGCTTGGTGAACACATATTTAATCAAATAGCTCAAAGAGCTAACGGAACGACAAGCCTGCCAGGGCACGTGCAGGTTTATTCAACATATAACGAAGCCTCACAGTTGTATGTTAAAAATACAACTTGTTGGTGTGCATCTTTAGATTTTTCAGGTATAACAGTTAGCAAGCAAGGTAGCGGCGGCGTTACCACTATGTCAGCTATTACACCACACCACGCTATTGGAGCTGCTCACTACCCACCAGCGGTTGGGGATGTATTGTTTTTTTGTGACTCAAATAATAACACTATTAGTAGAACAATAACAGCCCGGGCCTATGTACCGCAAAATACTATATGGGAAAGAGATAGTGTAATTGTCCGGCTCAACGAAGCACTACCATCTACAGTTAAAAAGTACAAAACTCTACCACCTAATTTTACAAACTACGCTCCTTATACAACTTTTACAGGAGCCAATGTATCAAATACAATGTTGTATTGCCCTATGGTAATTACTTCTCATTTTAACTGGTCTGATAATTGGCCGCTACAACGCCGTAACAGATACGCCTATCTAAATGTTTGCCACGGCATTGTTCCGCCAACTCAAAGGCGCCCTAATCCTCTGGTCTATGCGACACCGTTTCCAGCCGCTCAAAATATTGCCCTACAACAAGCCGTTCCTAACATAATTGATTACAACGGATGGCCTTCAGGTATTCGTGGCGGTGATAGTGGTAGTCCGATGTTTTTTGTTATTAATAACGAACTTGTTATTGCAGGTGTATACCTAAACCCTTATGGAGGACCGTTTCAACCTTCATTTTTATCAGCAATTCAGCAAACTATTGACTCCCTTGGCCCCAGCGGTCAAACCTACGAAACTGTCGATTTGTCTAGTTTTACTAATTTTTCTTAATATAGAAATAAAGAATTATTAATTTCTTTTATTACCCTCTTTAACTGCCTGTAATACAATTAATAAACAGAAAAGGACCACACAAATTGATTCAAACTATTTGATTTAATAAATATAATGTTTGATTAATTTGTGTCAAGATTTCGTCTTTAGTATTTTGTAAACCTGATTTAGGATTTTTAAAAACTTCTTGTATTTCAACACAATTTAATGTTTCTGATAAAATAAATAACACATTTGTAATTTTATCTACAAAATTTTCATTTTCTGTATTATAATAATCACATTTTTTAAAAGTTTGTAAATCCGGTAAATTTAAATTTAAATTTAAATTTTCTTGTCTAGTTATTTGTATTAATTCTTCCATTAAAGAATCTATTAAATCTGCTAAATTTTTATAAAGTTTATCCGTGATTTTGTGAAAATTATAATCATTGGTATACCAATGTAACATTTTTATAACAGCAACGAGATCATTTAAAAATAATCCTAAGTTACGGGTACCGTCTAAAGTACGTGTTATAGTCACTTGTTGAGAAATTATAGATACATTCATGATTAATTCTTTTTATAAACTATCAATTTAATTAATAAATCATTTACAACATTATCACTTTCATTTATTATTGTATATCCTGTAATTTTTTTCTTAGAAGGTTTTTTAATTTCTTTTACTGTAGATAAATTTTTTGTTTGGTTTTTTAAATAAACAGCAATTTCTTTGTTCATTAAATTTTGAAATTCTTCTGAATCTTTGTAAGAGAATTTCCAAATAGGCAAGGGCAATAAAATATTCAAAGCCATTCTTCTTTGATTACATGCTTCACAAACTTCTTTACCACTAATTAAAACAGTTAGCCAATTTAATAATTTGCAATGTAAAATACAAGCTATTAAATCTCCTAAACCGGTTATGTTTCTGTATCTTAATGTAGGATTTGGATTCATAATTTTTTTAATCTTTTTTTATGTTTTTTAAAATTTTTATCATAATTTTTAAAATGCTTTTTTAATTTTTTAGACTGATCTTTACTGTAAAAATGCTTTAATAAAGTATATATAACCACATAAGGATCTGATTTTTTATTAATATTGTCTATTAATATTGCATAACTTTTTTGCTTTAAATATACATCCTTTTCTATTTCTGGTTCTGGTAACTGTAAAGGCATCATTTTTCCATTATCATAATCCCCTTTCCATTCCCATTGTAATAAATTAGTTTTGTCTTCCGGAACTAATTTAAATAAAAATTCTTCTTTATTTTGTGGTTCTGCTTCACTATATCCTAAAAATTCTTTATTATCTTTATTGAATAAAACAAACATAATTATGTGATGTTGCCTTTAATTATATTTAGAAATTCCCAAAAATCAAGAGTAGATGAAGAATTTTTAATTATACCTTTAACTTTAACTTTAGACGGTATTTGTCGAGATTTTTTTTGAAATCTTGCTATAAAAATTCTTTTTATATACTGGTCTTGTTTTGAAAAGGTAATTCTATAATCTGTATTAGAGTTTTTTGCGGTTTTACGAGCGGTAAAACCTCTTATATTTTCATTTTTTTCTAATTTATAAGCTCCAAATTTTGCCGATGGTATGTAAGTCATAATATTAACATTAGCAGTATTATCACCAAAAGCATTAAATAACATAAAAATTACATTGATAGTAGTACCGTCTCTATAATTTTGCGGTTTATAATTTTTGCTTAAAAATTTTCTAACAGTTTGAATTACTTGATTATTTTCTTTAACTACTTCAAGATTTCTGAAGGTCTTTGCCAAATCTGGGTTAGTACTAGGTATATAAGTTGCTAAAGATCTTCCAGATGAATTTTGAATACTAAGAAAATTAGTAGATCCAAAAGCTTCTATTAAAAATAATTCATACAATTCTGCATTATTTCGTTGTGTTCGGGTAGGTATTTTATCTGTTGTTCCGTACAATAATACAGTATTGCCGCTTATAGAATTATTACTAGGAGCTAAATTTACTCGCTTACCGGTTTGAGCTGACACTACATTAGCTGTTTTATTTTCAAAGTTAGGTTCTAAAACATTAGCCCCTTCTGCAACTTGATTTGTATAATTTGTAGGAACTATTACACTAAAATAAGGAATTTTATATATATCAACAGCTTCTGCTTCATAATAAAAATTATTATTAAAATCAATTTTTAAATTAGTAAAGTTGCTGCCGTTAATAATGCCCCAAGATACAAATTCACCTTGTTTGTCTATATTACGTTTAACATACAATAACACACTTGCATACATACCTTCTATAGCATCATTAACGGTTTTAAATAATTTTCGGCTTACTAAAGCTTCTGCTAAAATTCTTTCTTGATCTTGTACAGTTAAGGCTTCCTGTAAAACGACTATGTTTAAATTTAAAGAATCTACGGTTAATGCACTTGAAGCTCCATCTAAATTAATAGGATATAAAACCGAAAGTTCCATTTCATTCCAATAAGAACTTAATACAGTAACCGTTGTACTCATTTTTTGCAAATCATTGTAATTTAAAAAAGGTAAAACAGAATCTAATTTATCTGTTAATTGTTCTAATCTTTTAAATTTGGCTGTATAATTGTCTCTTTTTTTATAATAATCTTGTTCTAAATTACATAAAGCAGTTTCTAAAGATAAAAAATTAAAATTATACTTTCCAATAGAATCTCCTACATTATCGTCATTATTTATTTTTACTGTAAATTTTTCTTGTTTCATATTAATATTTCACTTCCTGCTTGTGGTAAAAATCTATCATAAACCCAATCACAATTTTGCACACTAAATTGTATGGCCTGTAAACGAGTTTCATATTTGCTAATAAAATTAAAATTTGATAGAGATTGAACAAATCTTTCATGAGAACTTGTTTTACTATTACCTCCATTTATAGTATAACGGCAATCAACAGTTTGACAATTAGAATCACAAGAAACGGTTTTAGGACCGCAATTCATAAATACACAAGATCTAACCCATCCCCAACAATCAGAAACACAAGCCGCACACGCTCTAACATCTGCAACAGAACAAGTAGTTGCACTGTATTGTTTAATGTTTTTATAATTTATCGGGCTTGTTTGTTTGTATTTTAAACAATAAACTATAGCTATTTGCCCAGCCAAGCTGGAAGGACCTGATGGATTATTAGGTGATATCGGCCAATAACGCTTTAACCAAGTTAAAACTTGATCTCTTATTTGTTCATTACTTAATACTGAAATAGATATATTTTGTGTCTCAGAAATTTTATTCGGATAAAATAAAACCAAAGGTGTAATCCATTTATTGCGATTAGTTTCAACACAACTAGCTGCTGAATTCCAAAGTAAATAATTTTTTCTAGCTATATCATAGGCTTTAGTCCATATTGATTCTACCTGGTCTAAATATAACATAAAAGGATTTATTCTTTCATCTGTTTTATCATACAAAACTTTTAAATTTTTATCAAGTTGATCAAAATTATCATTAATAGTAGATAAAGAATTGCCTATTGTCTGGTTTTTAGAAATTAAATTTAATTTTAAATTCATAACATTAATTAAACTTGTACCCACCCCATTCCACTTATTTTAAAGGATAACATATTATCAACTTTTATTAATCCTCTGTCACTAAAAGGAAAATTTTGGACTATAGATAAATTTTTAGCTCCTCGCGGTCTACATTGGGCGCTAACACATTTTCTTCTTTTAATTTTAGGACAATAAACACATATATCTGTACAAGATTTTGGAAAGGTATAGGTTCTTTCTGGTGTTGTCACACTACCGGTATTACATGCTCTATGGCAACAAGCTTTATTACAACCATCACAACATACTTGTTTAGGACTTATTCCTGTAGAACATTTTTCTTTTATAGACGCAGAAAATTTAAAATTGCGATCATAGTTGTCATAAAATAAAATTTCTACGTTTATTATTTGAGAAAAAGCAAAACGAGATGGAGGAAAATTTAAACGCAACCAATTAGTTATTTCATTAATATATCTAGATTTTCGGGTTTTCCAATCTCTAAGTTCTATAATAGTAGGATAATATAAATGAAAAGGTTTAGACCAACCAGCGCTCAATGATCTAACAGTTGTTGCGACTCTAGTCCACACTGTACTAAATTGATTAATATTTCCGTAAAACGTTTCATATTTTGCACTATTAGATATGAAATGGGTTATAATTGGATCCCATTCTAAGGTTTTTTTATAATTTGTCATTATACTAGCAGACAAGGTTTTAAAATTTGCATTAATTAAATCTAAAGAATTACTTAAACAATATTTTGTATCTAGTAAATAAGTCTTAGAACAATTTGGATTTGTTTTGTTTAAAAATTCTAAATTCATAACCAATTAATTTTATTTAAAAAAGTATTGCTAGGCGCAATTTTTTGTAAATTATTTTTTACAGCTTCTTCTATAATTTGTTTTAATTCTTCTGAAGCTGTAAAATTATGTATATTTATATTATAATAATTACTTTTGCTACCAGGCATTTGAAATTTAAATAAATGTTCTATTTTTTCTACAAAATTTCTTTCTCCAGTTATTAAATTCCAACTTAAAGGACCTCTGTCTATAGAATACTTAGAAGAAAAATATAATTGTTCTATCTCTCCTTTAGTTAAACTTTTTGTATAAAATCGCAAATCTGCAACATTTCCTATGAATTTATAAGAATCTTGAACATTTATAACATCATTTAAACTAGTATTTTTAACTGTAGTAGCTCCTAAAAATATAGGAGATTTATAAGCATAATAAAAATTACGGTCTTTTGCAAAAGTTTGAGTTGATACTAATATACTATCTATATAATACTTAGCAGTTCCTTCTAAAGCATCAAATGTTAAAGAAAAATGATGCCATCCAGGAGGCAAGCTACTAACTAAATAACTCAATGTATGCAATTGTGTAACACCTGTATTTGGTTGGATGGTTTTAAATTTCCAAGATAACAATTTTTTGTCTGGATTGCTGTATTTTCGTATATATTGATATCCTGTATAATCTCCAAAACATCCAAACACCCAATCTCTACTAAATCTAATATCTTCATCTGCTATGTAAGAACGAATATCTATTCTAGACAACAGAATTCCTCGTTCATCAAATAAATACAATTTATAATATAACGTATCTAAAGCAGCAATTATATCAAAAAAAGGCTGAGCTTCCCCGCAAACATTTTTATCTTCTTTTCCAGGAACTCTAAAAAAGTTTAAATGTGTAAATTGTTCTTGGGGAAAATCACATACATCTATATAATCATCTGTCAATTGTTTATCCACTTCAAATACAAATGTAGAGGTGTTATATTTTATTAATCTGTTTAATTTTGTTATAATCCATATATTATTTTTTGAATCACAAGTAATTTGTTGGCAAGAACCTATGTTAGCAACAATTTTCCTTTCACCAAAAGTTTTTGTATTTTCTTGGTATAATCTAGTATAAAGATTCCCACCAATTATTTCCCATAAATCATTGTTATTATCTATAACAGAAGCTTCTGCTTCTGTTTGAATTACATCATTATAAAAATCTAATTCTATGCGGGCTGAACGTATATTTCCAATTAAACGATGGTAAGTTCCGTCTGGTTTTAGTACTAAAACTCTAAATTTGCTTTTATCGTATATATACAAATATTCATTAGAATCTATTTCAAATTGATCTACTTGTTTGATATAAGCATCTAAAACTCCCAAATCATTTATTATTATTTTGCCATTGATATCAAATTTATAAAGTTTTAAATTGTTTGAATCTATTGACCAATATTCTAAATTTTGCAATCGTTGCATAAATTTAAAATATCTATTTTTAAGATTGGTTTTAACTTCAAAAGAATCTGCTAAACCTCCCCGATAGTTAATAGTATAAGTACGAGTTAAATTAGAACCTAATTTATAACCAGACATGGTTAATAAAGGAGCCGTTTGTGCTGTTTCATTAATTAATCCCCAACCACCATCATAATAATTTCCTACAATTTGATTACCTTCTAATTTACTCCAATCATCTGGATTTAACCAAATTCCCACAGTAAATCTTTGCATTTCAAAAAATTCAGATTTAGCTGGAAAAATAACATGATTTGTTCCGTCTAAAGTGTAATAATCTATATTAAATTGAGAATCTAAAGAATTTACAATTAAACCGTTATTTTTATATTTTGAAATGTCTTTTATCGGATTTTCATTCCAAGAACTTATATGTAAAATTAAAGAACCTCTATTAGTTTCTGAAGTATAGTTTAAATAATTTAAAAATTGTTTTGCTGTCTGGGTTCCGCTTCTAAAATATTTGTACAAAGCACCAGGTTCCATGTACATAGTAGAAGGTAAATCATATACATAAGGTTTTGTTGGATCTATAACCGGATTAAATGTCATAGTGCCAGCAGTTAAAGCGTCTTTTATACTGTAATAACCTGCATTGTAAAATCTATCTACCCAAATCTTTTTACCCGTATTTGACCCGGATAACCAAGAACATAACCAGGTACCAGTTTCTCTTATCATGGAAGGAGGTTGAGGAAGTCCTGGCAATATATTTTGATAATTTTGCATTCTAGCAAAAATTCTATCTGATGTATATGGATAATCTGAAGCTATAGATCCAGATTCAATCAAACCACAAGCAGATAAAGGCAATCTTAAAGCATCCGGTGTAAAATAAAATTCTGTTTCTTTATCGGGTTCAAAATATAATTTAGAAGTATTAGAAGTGTAACCCAAATATATTTGATCATATCCCTTTTCTTGATTTGTTCCTGTGTATATTTGATAATATATGCGTCTTATAGCATCATTTTCTTGTGCATAAGCTGGTCCTATTGAGTAATCATAATAAGGAGTTTGATAATTTTTTAATCCCAAGGCCTGTATAGAATAAATTGCTTCGTCATCAAATATTTGAGGATTTTCTCCCGGAAACATTATTAAAAAATTTTGTTGATATGGTGTTTTTGCTAAATTTGAATCTATTTTTAAAGATTCTATTCTATCTATAGGTGTACTATTATATTTGACTATACGACTATTAACTACAGAATTAAAGTTTACTAATTCTTTTTTATAAGAATTAAATTTAAAAGTAATATTTTCAGAAACTTTATCAACTCTTGGTAAATCTACTGAAGATAAATCCAAAGTATTCACACTATTTACAGCCAGTGCTAAACGATTTTTATAAACAGAAGAACCCGCCCGAAACAAACAAACTTCTCCGTTGTCACTTAAATAATATTCAAATCTTTGAGTATTATTAGCTGGTCTTATGCGAGTAGAAAATATACACCTAGGTAAATCTATTGGACGATTATAATCTGGAACATAGTTAAACCTGTCTGTTAATACTAATTTACTTTTTGGATCTTCTATATAAATTAAATTTTTATCATTTTCATCTACTATAAAATTTAAATAGTCATCTGGCAATAAATTAGTTCTAGTTGTACGAGCTAAAACTTTGCGTTTATATATTTTATTGTTTATTCTTACATCAACCGAAGAAACAGCAAAAACAAACCCATTTTTATCACTTAAAACACTTGTTATTTGTGTAAAATCTCTTGAATTTTCTGGTTTATCTTTATTTTGAAAAAGCTCTCCAGCAGATAATAAATCTGTCAACAATAGACTAGTGTTTCGATTATGGACAAAGTCCATAGCTTCATATAAAAACTTATGAGCATTAAATTCTATTCCATTATTAAAATACAATTTTTCATAAAAAGATTCAGACTGACCTCCAACCATTTCAAATTTTGCTGGATACCAAAAAAAAGATGATGTTGTATTATAAACTGTGATCATATTAATAATAGTCAGAATTAACGGTTAATAATTTTTCTTCTATAACATTCAAATCTATTTGTACGTTTTTAGTATAAGGTAAAAGTGTGTTTATTGCTTTGACCTCTAATTTTTGGTCTTTTAATATGTTAATACTTACTAAACCAAAATCTTTTAAGGGACCTCTTTGTATATATGATATATTAAAATCTTTAGTTGCTTTGTTATAACATAATTTGGTAGGTTCTATGAAAGGTACTCTAGTTCCATAGCTAATATCATCAAAAGTAAAATCCAAAGTAAAATATAATTTAGTATCAAATATATTTGTTATCATATCAAATTGTTCCATAACAACTCCAATAGTTATTTGATTGTTTAAATGGTAATCTACTCTATGAAAAGAGGTATATATTTTTTTATTAGATTCATCAAACCAATAATCTGGAAATCCAGTTCGATTTGCAGACAAGCTTTTGTAAAAATTATTATCTTGATTTGCTGCTAATATTTGATTATTTCTATAAACAATTTTATCGAAAATATTACCTTCTCGGGTTTCTATAAAAATAACATCTTGAATCATGTCTAATCGCAAAATTTGTTGCCCAGACATAATTTGGTTGTAAAATAAAAATGTATCGGGAGTTAAAGATTTGTATTTTTCTATAACCCCACTTAAGGCTTCTGAAGCAGTTTGTACTAACCCGTTTGAATTGCGTATCCAAACTTCACCTTCTTGCAATTTTTTTTCGTAAAAACTATAGGTAAAATATGCCATAATTAATTTAAATTAAAAACTCTATAATCGTCTCCTTCTGTGACCGTTGAATCTTTAAGGTTTCGTTGCCAATCTACTACAACTGGCAACATTTGAAATGGATTTTTTCCTTCAAATATGTATAAAATTTTATTGTCTTTGTCAAACATTTTAGCATCTATTAAATGTACGCTTTTGAAATAACTGTCTGTTCGAGCATCCATTTGAGGAGCAACTATTCTTAATAAAAATCTATATTCATAAACAGCAGAAGTAGAAAACTGATGAATTGTTATTCTCGGTCTAAAAAATCTAAAAAGTTGATTTGATAAACTATAAGAATGGGTTTTTTGAAATTTTCTAGGATCTCCATCTTCTATTACTCCAGAAGCATATATTTTAGAAAAAGAAGAAGGTTTATAAATTTGTTCTTCTATTACACCATCTCCCCAATTATAAACTATTTTACTAATTTTATTTGGTATATATATACTTGGAATAGTTGCTGGATTAATTGTAAAATAACAAGGTGCAAAAGATGATAGAGTTTGTGAAAAATTATCATTTAAATTAGCTAGTAAAGTATAAGTTTTCATTTTAGGACATTAAAGGGGTTTTAACTTTGTCACAACATCTACTAGTTGCTGCATTCCAATTTTTAGAGGGCATGTAATTACTAGAAAAATCTGCTTGTAATTCTCGATAAGAAATGGGATTAATATTACATATTCTAACTATAGGCAAAGAAGCATTATAGGTAGACATAGCTTCCCAAGACCAACAAAATTGACCGTTGCAATCATTTGTAAATCCATCACTATTGTTTTGTAAATACATTTCAGAAACATCCAAAAATCTTTTTATACTTAATAAAGATTCATAAATTTTCAAAAATTCTCGATTTAAAACTCCAGGGACATGCAATTCGTTTAATCCTACAAATAAATTATTATTTTCTACATCTGTGTGTAAAGCTGGACGCCTAGAAGCATTAATAGGCATTAATCCAAAATAAGTCAATCGACCCAATGGTGTTTGTTCCATAATTAAAATTAATTTACCTTCTAAAGAATTTTTAAAATTTTTTATATTTTGAGATAAACGGAACAAACATCTATTATAAGCAATATCCTGAGCTAATTCATCTTCATACACTCTTAATTGATTTTCAGACCAATAATCTATATCTAAACCTTTGCCAATTTCAAAAATATCAACAACTTCTTGTACTTGTAATATACATAATTTAGTTGCTATATAAAGAGAACGCCCGTAACCGCTTTTAGCGTATACAAATTGAGAATTTCCAATAGAAGGTAAATTCATAAAATCAACATACAAACCTAAAGCTGTAAATTTGAATATGTTTTTGGTTCCTAATACGTAAAAAAATTCTCCAGCTTCATCAAAAAATATCTGTCTAATGTTTTGGTTTTGTATTTGAGGGAGTCTCAAAACCGAATAAGGTGTATCAGACAATTCATCAAAGACATACACTCTATTTGAGGTTAAAATGTATACTATATTAGTATCTTTTTGTATTGCCATTGAAATAGGAGAATTATTAACAAAAGCTTCTGTAAAATATGTATGAACCCAATTTAAATCTTCTGTATACATTTTTACACATTTATTTTTACTATCTAATACATAAACATTACCGTTCATGTATTTAATTTGTGTAGGATTATTAAAAGAATTTGGTTGTTCTAATTTTCCGTAACTTCCCATAGTATAAGTTAAAGATATTATAGGATCTCTAGTTTCATATTGCGTATTTGATAAATCATAATCTATATCTAAACGATATATTTTATTCTGTAAAGAATCTAACAAATACACAACAGTACCATCCTCGTTTATATCAAAAGAAACCGGATTTGTTATAGCTTCTAATATTTCAGCTTTATTGCGAAATCCAATTTCAGATGGTTTATTTGTATTGTTAAAAATTCTTAAATTACGACCGTCTAAAACAAATATATACTTGTCTGTGACTGCTACGTCTCTAATATCTCTAAAGAAATTTCTTCCAGTATTTGTTGCAAAGTCTGGAGAATTTAAAAACTCTGAACGATAATGTTGAGTATGCCATACTATTCCATCAAGCTTTCTTGAATTATTACATCCTAACCATCCAAAATATAAACTTGGACAAGTTGAATTTAAAGTTCGAGCATTTGATTTAAGGTATTCTAAACATTCATTTAATTTTAAAATGGAATTGTTAAATATATCTGCAACTCCAAATTCATTAGGATTTATTTTTAATTCATCAAAACTATAAGGTAATTGTAAAATATTTTCTCCTAAAATACGAATATCATTTTGATCAAAAGAAAGCCAAGATTCAAATACTTTTACCGGTACATCTAATTCAAACTTTCTTGTAGAATTGTTATTATACGTTACTGTAAATGAAATAAAATAATCTCCAGCTTCTTTATATCTATATTTTATATTATCTGGTAATTTGGTATTAGGAGATATATCAAGATTAAAATTTAGATCTTCACCCGGATCTAGATTAACTTTTTTTATTTTCAAATCACCAGAAGTTGTTTGAGGCAATTCTAATTGAAAAAATACTTCCTGGCCGGTTAAAGCAAAATAGGTAGAAATATACAATCTAGGCTGTATTTGTTTGCCTGTAATAGTTATAGGTAAAGATGCCATTAATAATAATTATTGAAACAACCAATAATTACCATTAAATTGGAAGTAAAGGAACTCTGAAATTTTGACCATTTATACTTAAAATTAAGCTAGAAACACTTGTAGTCAAAGAAGTTCCAGCTAATACTGTAGTGTCTTGAAGATATATTTCTAACCCCATAATATTATTCGTATTGCCACAATCTTATAGCTCTATTATTGCCATTAATATTTAAGACCATAAAATCTCCGGTTGCAGTTACCGGTTGAGAAAATGTTGTTAATGTTGCTGTAATGGAATTGAATCTAAATCTGTCTGCTACAGACAAATCTCCCATAATAGTAGTCGTAACTGGATTAGTTAAAGAACCTATTATTACACTATTATCTTGAGATGCTTCTGCATAATTACCTAACAATACTACATTGTTATAATTGTAAGGTTGGCATGATAAACCTATAGCAAAATTATTAGACCCAGAAACAGAATATAAACCAGTTTCTTTTCCTATAAAAACACTATTAAGATTGTTTTGATTATATAATCCAGCACTTAATCCTAAAAATATATTGTTATAACCAGTACTCAAACTGTTATATAATGAAGTAGGTTTAGAGGTATAGTATAAAGCTGTATTATAAGATGTATTATTAAAGTATAAAGAGCCTACAGGATTAATGTTAGATCCGTCACCATAAAAGAAAGAAGATCTTACATTTACAGAAGACAAATTATTAATACCAAAATCTCCAAAAAGGTCTGCAGTTAAACCACCAAAAATTGAAAGATTGGTTATGCGAACAACTGAACTAATGTTGCCAATAAAAGTATCTAAACCAGAAGGAGAATTGATATAAGTTTCTCCTTGAGTTACTAATAATCCGTCTGGATTACCTATAAAAACATCTCCACTACTAAAAGAAGAATTAATACTAGTTGCAAATCCTTTGTTATTGTTGTTGATGTTAATATTAGGAGCTCCTAAGAAAATACTACTAAAATCATTACCAACATACACAGAACCTTCACCTAAAGTATTTAAATTTAAATTTTCATAACCATGTATACCTAAGGTTTTTCCTTGTACATCCATGAATATAGCACTACTACCATACACCATAGTTTGGTTATTAATGTTGTAACTTAAAATATTGACATCAACATATTCTGAAAAATTAATATTTGTTAAAGGTGGCACCAAGGGAGTTACACCATCTACATCAAATTCTACGATATCAACACTACTTGTGAGCCAATTAGATGTATCATTTTCTAAAAAGTAACCATCTATATCTTCTGTTGCTGTAAAGGTTAAAGTAATTGTATCGCTAACATCTACATTACCAATTGACATTTCACCAGCTTTGATGTTTATTCGATTTCCGGAATTTCCTATATTTATAGAACCTGTATTAGTAAGAGTCCCAACAAATAAATCTCCATCTCCATCATCATTTATAATTAAATCGCCGATTATTTCATTTTTACCACTCAGGGTATTGTTACCCAAAAATAAATTTTCAGCTGATACATTTCCAAGAGTAAAAGTATTTAAGCTTTCTTCTTGATTGATAAATATGTCACCAGAGATACTAACATTAGTAAGATTTGTTAGTCCTTGAATATAAACTTCTCCGAAAGGATTACCAATTACGGTACTAACTGCTGATAAATTTGTATTAATAAATACATCTCCGTTTATATAGGTATTTGAACTTTCATTTCCTATAATTGTAATTCCACTAGTTGAATTTGTATTTAATAAAATATTTCCTTCAGAAGATAATTGATTCCAAATAGCAGAACTTAAAGAATAACTTCTAGAGGTCTCTGTATCTTTTGAATATATAAAAGAGTTACTACTAATGTTTCCTAAAACGGTTAAAACTTCATTAGGAGTACTTGTTCTAATGCCTACTCTTTTTTCGTATTCAGATCTTGCATCAATATGTAAAACTATATCATTTCCGTCTAAAAACTGAGCTATTGGATATTCCCAGTCCTGTTTTACAGTTAGTCCTACTGCAGAACCTGCTGATACAAACAAAGAACTAGTACTAATGTAATCTGTGCTGTAAGAATAAAATCCGCTTAAAGCACTTAAAGTACCACTAACAATGACGTTTCCGTCCACGTATAATTTTGCTATAGGATTTACACTACCAATACCTACATTACCTGCTATCGTTGCGGAGTCTGTAACACTTAAAGTAGAAATTTCATAATTTTGGTTAACAGAGTTAATAAAATTCTTGAGTTGATTTAAAGTAGCGTTTCTTGTTTCTGGTTGTAAATTGTTTGGATCAGACAAACCTATTACGACTGGTATTAGATCTAAAGAACTCAATGCAACGGCATTATTCAAATCTCTTATTGTTATATATTCATCCATATGTTATTCAAAAATAATAGCTCTATTATCTTGTGTGATTAAAGGTCTATTGTTAATATTTATCGGCAAGAAGAATTTTGTCCCCATAAATTTGTACGGAATTCTTTCATTAGCTTCGATTGGAATATATATAATTTCCCATAATTCTCTTTCTTCTTCATATTGTTCTAAACTGTAATTGCTAAAGGTTTCTGGTGGTATACGAGTAGCTATTAAAGCAGACGCTGATAATACTAAAGAAGTAATTTCAAAATCTGATACAGTTAAAGGATCAAACCCGTCACCTACATTTAAATTAAAAACGTCAGTCGTTTGGTTAGTAGCATCTATTGTAGCTGTAGAAACCCAATATTCTGAACTTAAAGTATATATAACAGTACTTAATTCATAATTTATTTCATTCGGAGAGTTTAAAGGTTTACTTTCTATAATTTGTTTTATGCTTATAACTCGTTGATTTTCATCTACATCCATTTCTCTCATTTCTGGATAAAAAACAAACCTGAAGTTGTTGTATGGGATTATTTTAGGATTTATTGATTTTTGCAGTTCTGTAGGAGTTGTTGATAAAGATGGATATCTAGAAAAAGATATAGTTTCGGCAATAATGGGAAAAGTTAAAGTTTCTAAATTACTAGATAAAGGATTTAAAGATAAAAACGTAGAACCCATTCTTTCCGGGAAAAATGCATTAAAAGCTGTTACATACAAAGGCATTCCATTTCTAGTAAATAAAGATTCATATTGATAATTTATGTCTAATTGTATATCAACATTACCACCCACTTCTTCCAATAAAATTTTATCTGCAAATTCTTGAACTGTGGCTGTTGTGATACTAGTTATAAAAGTATAATTATCATTATTATCTATAAAAATATTGTAATCTGATAATTCTTCAAACAGACTAGAACCAACAGAACATACTACATAATTTAAAGAGGTTAAAATTTGTGTATCTGATAAAATTTCTAAATCAATAGAGCTTATAAACCAATATTGTGTTGTATCATTCAGAAAAGCTTCTAAAGCAGTTGCTTCTATAAATCTTTGTGAGTCTATAGCACTGATAGCATATTCAATAGCTGTTGTTGGTGGAATAAAGGGCGTAAAAGAAGTGGTTATATCTACAATAGAAAAATAAGGACTGTTATTTTGTATTGTAATTTCGTAATCACTTAAAGTTGCATTAATTACGTAATAATTCCATGTATTATATTTTACTTCAATTGAAGTTAGAATATTACTGATAGATGTGGTATAGCTTATTAAAGTAGAAGATATTTCTGAAGATGTAAGATAATTAAATAAACCTAATAATTCTCCAGATTCTTTTGCAGTAAAGGTTCCAATAGCAGAATCTGTAAAATATACCGTTGTTAAATAAGCGGATTCTACTGGTTCGTTTATTTCTATATTTGTTATAAACCAATAATTGTTACTGTCTAAAAATGTTAAATAACTTTCTGATAAACTAAATTGCTGAGTTTGTACAGAAGACAATGTAAAGTAGACTGCAGATATATAAGAAGAATCTGTAATATTATAAGCATAAGAACTTAAAACCCAATTTATTTTATCTGTTTCTATTATAAAATCCTGTAAACTGTCTTCTTCTGCAAACAGTCGCGTTTGAGCAGATGTTATAGAATAATTAACAGTAGTGGTTTCATTAAACACAGTTCTTAAAGTTGCAAAATATACTGCATCTAAGTCTCCTTCAGAATTATCCGGGGTAATGTTTTTTAAATTTACTATAAATTCTTGAGAGTTTAAAGTACGATTACCGTAAACTGAATTTAATATAGGCTGAGGTGTTCCAGTCAATGGTGTTATAAAAACCTTTTTACCAGTCCAATAATGTAAGGGTTGTATTTCTATTTTTAAATTTTTGAAAGGAGAAAATTGATTAACAGGCCATATATTAACGTCTGCTTTAGATTCAAAGCTATATAATACATCCCAACCAGGAATTAATACATTTTCAGCACTTAAAGTTATTTTTACATCTTTTAAATCGTTTGAAAATTGCAAAGAGGTGATTTGGTATGTTATACTGGTAGCTGGTGTATAAAACACAGAACTCAATAAAAGATAAGGTGTTGTGTCTATCTGAAAATTTAGTAATTCATTTAGATCTATAAAAGAATTTGTTTGATTAGAAGAAAAAATATAATTTATAGTTGTTATATTAGGAACTAAATTTGTATCTATAAAAACCGAACTCTGTAACCAATTTGATGTACTAGATATTAATTCGTTTATTAAAATTTGGCTATCAGTTGTAAAAGCATTGGATACAGAAATTACGCTATATATGCTAGTAACTTTTGGTGTAGATAATTCTACAGAAGAAAAACCTATAAGAGATGAACTTAAATTTTGATACAAAATATCTGTATCTGTATAACTCAGAGAAATGTATTCTGTTAAAGGTGAAGAAATTAAATCATAAAAAGTTAAATCCTCTATGATATAAATGTTTGTAGTGTCCGCGGTCAAAGCTTCTGTAGCTACATTGTATATATCAATATCCTCTCCATTTTTCTGTATACCCCATTTTAAAGTCGATATTTTTACATCAGCAGTCTGTAAACCAACTGCTGAAAATATAAAAGCATTTGTCGTGTTGTTTGGTCTAGTAACAACATTTAAAAAATCTGAATTACCTAAAAATATTGCTGAAAATGCACTATAAGATATTGTAAATGTTGGATTGTATATTTCTTTAGACGGAAAAGTATTAATTTCATATGAAGCAATTCCAGATATAGAAATTCCGTCCGTTAAAAATATTTTAGCTTCAAATGGATAAAATTCTTCTGTTAAGGTTTCTGCAGAATCTATTTCAAAAAAGATACTACTAATAATGGTGCTATTTAAAGGTGTATTAGGTTCATATAAAGTTTTTATCTGATTTTCATCATAATAAAAAGCAGATACTGGTAAAATATCATCTTCATCTTCAATAGTAGATAATCCATTATAACTCCAATCCCAGTATAAAGAAGCAGAAGGACTAATAAAATATGTTTTTTCAAAATAAGGTATGAAGGCATTAATTTTTAATTTTTTTCTTTTATTTTGATTTAGAAAATATTCATTAATTAGTAAAACTTTATTCTCTTCATATATGTTAAATAAATTTTCGTCTGTAAAAACTTCTGCAGTTAGTCCGTATTTTAAAGAAGATAAAATAACAGACAATGGAGTGTCTGCATATCCAGACAATTTAATAGTATGAGTCGAATTAAAATTATATACTTTTCCAAATTCAATAAAAGCTGTAGAATCTTGGAAAGCATCATAATTGATAATGTCATCTAAACTTTCAGCTGTGTTAAATATTGGGGTTAAATTAACCGCGGTTATTCCGGTTACATTAGGAATAATTGTCCATACAATATCAGACTGTGTCAAGTCTCTTCCCGGATCATTTTCTTCTGAAGTTAAATAAGCAACTGTTGTTATAATAGAATTTTTATCTTCAAATAATTCAGTTATAGTTAAAGGTTCTTTGTAATATTTCGGATCATACTCTTGATCTATTGGAACAGTGGTTGCCCAAAATGCATCAAAGTATCCATGCAAAGTACTTAAAGCTGGTCGGATAGAAAATACTCCACCACTTTCCGATAAAAATACATCAACTAACAATTCAGCTCCGCTTATAGCCGGAACCAAAGGTGATTTTATAATATCATAAGGCTCTTTGTAAGCATATCCAGCATAGTAAACAGAGGAAACATTTTCTATAATTGTGATTGAAGACAATTCATATATTAAAGAGTTTAAAGATTGTAAACCAATATTCAAATCTTGTATAGAAGTAAATGAATTTGTATAAGTTTCTGATTTTACATAGTAAGCAGATATCAAATAAGGGTTTATAGTGGTTGATGGTCTTTCCAATTTATATTGAATAAAATCATTAAAAGCATAATCTCTTAATGGCATTTCTATAATATCATAATCCGAAAAAATAGTTGAATTGAATTTTAATTTAATTTTATGGTCTAAATAATTTTCTGAAGATTCATCTAATTGCTTGGATAAAAGTTGAGAAGTTAAATAAAAATTTAATGTGGTTGGATCCGTAAATTTTATTTTATTAGACGAATAGCTACTCTTGAAAGTATAATAATAAGATGGATTTTTACTAGACCAAGTTATTCTTCCATTATGAGAATTCCAATCTATAGAAGAATTTAAAGGAACTAAGGTTGTGTTTAAAAATAATGTAGAAACACTATTTTGTAAAGATAATCCTTGATGATCATAAGGTTTTTCTAAAACATATTTTAACCTTAAATCTCTTCCAGATAACCCAGATATAGGTGAAGAATAAGTAACACCAAATTCTTGAAAAGCTTTAAAATAATAAAATGAAGGAACGTCATAATATACAACGGCACTAACAACACAATTGCGAGTATCTTGTAATGATATATCTAAATTTACAGTTGACTGTAATAACTGAAAAGTCACTCTTTGATTGTTTATTTCAGTTCTCATTATACTAGAACTGTTAATTGTACCTAAATCAATTATATCCAAGTCATCAAAATCCTGACCAATTCTATAGGGGGTATTTTCAGTTTCACTTAAAGGATAAACAGTATCATTCAAGAAACTATTATAAACCAAATCATAAGCTATTGATAAAGTATCTCTTTTTATTTTGGCTCCAGGAGCCCCTAAGATAAAAGAATATTCTCGAGGATCAAATAAATCATATTTTATAATTGAACGGTTCCCGTAAGTTTCTAAAGCACATACTTGATAGGTTATGGTACTAATTCCACCAGGTCTTATCAATCTATTTGTATTTGGTGGAAGAGAAAGATAGGTATTGTGAAGCCCCTTTAAAACTCTGCCTCCATCATAAGCAACATAGGTATAATCTAAACCGCTTAATAAAACTGTAGAAGTTTGTAAATTAAAAGTATACCCAGTTAAAACTATACTTGATACACTATAATTTATTGAAGAAGGATATCTATATAAAGAAGAACTTAAATTTAAATAAAAATTGCTAAAATTTATAAAATTATTTAAACTTATTTCATCTATAAAATAATTTATAAAATTTGAAGAAATATAAAAAGTTATACTCGATATACTATTTGTAGTAGAAGTTAATTGATAAACCCAAGAACTAGAATTTGAAGAAATAAATCCTCTTAACGTAGAAAAATTATCAAACCCGGAAACATAAGAAGCTGTGCTTATGTAATAAATAGAGGTCACTAAAGGGGTAGTTAATTCTGTGTTAACTGAACTAACTAAAGAAGAACTTATACCCCTATAAAAAGATACAAATTCTCCTGTTGTATTAACTGTAACTGTTTGATAATTTTCTACTTTAGGTGCAAAATTGGGTATTTTCCAGCTAGACAAAGGATATAAAAATAAATGCGTAGGATATACTAATCCTCCATAGGCAGAAATAGTATTTTGATCTATTTTGGTCAAAGTAACATTACCAAAAACCTCTCCATAATCTAATTGTCTTAAAGGTAAAGGATCCCATTCATAAATTAAATCTGTTTTAGGTTTAATGTTTAAATCCCCTGCATTATTATAGTAAGCTTCTGCATTAGCACTTAAACCTACGGTTGAATTGTATACAACAAAAGAAGAATTAAGAGGATCTACTAAAATATTATTTTCTTCTGCCCAATAAAACCCAAAATGCATATGTCCGAAATAAAAAGGCAACCTTACATCTATCTCAGCGGGATTGAGTTTTATGATGTATTTCTCATTAGGCCAACTGCCTGATAATGATATGTTATAAGCTGCCATCTTAATAATTATTCTTCAGTCTTTTTTGATCAACTAAATATATCCAAGCCCCTTTTGTAGTTCAAAATTAACCATTCTATCTATTAATCCGTTGTCTCTGTACCAGGCATTGACACTTGATGTTTTTCGCGTTAAAGTAGTTTGAGGATTATCCCAATCTATAACACTTTCAATAATGTTTTTATCTGGATCTACATTTGCATTTATATTATTAGTATCATAAGAATAAAATCTATAAAAACGTTGCCAATTGGTAGGATTTATACCTTCTATTGATCCTATTAAATCTGTTAAGCTGTAAAATCTTTTTCTATTCAATTTAAAAGTAGGTACAAAACTATAAACATCTGCTCTTAAATCTTGCAAGATGACTGGTGTATTTGCTGTAACGGTATAGGTTTCAGACAACAAAGGTTTCCCTTTATAAAATCTCCAATCACTGTATGGTTTTTTAAATTCATAAAATTCATAATTTATAGGCCAAGCTTCTTTAACTAGTCCTATAGAAGTTGCCAAGTCTGTTAACGTATAGTAATTGGAACTATTAATAGGACCAGTACTAATATACCTGAATTGATCAAGATTTTTAATTCGTAATATTAAAGGTACACCCGCTGTAACTATATAATTATTTGAGGATATAATTTTTCCTAAATTAAATTCTTTTTCTTGTCCGCAATAAGGACATTTGTTGTTCCCTAACTTATTTCTAGTATCAACAAACATTTCATTGCAGCGACATCTGGTGCCTAGCAATTTAGTTAAATCCACAGAACAAACATCTACAATTCTTTGCAATCCAGAAGGAAAATAAATTTTAGCATCTTCGGTTTGTATGTCTAACAAATTTTCTAAATTGTACAATTGTTTAATTTGAGCAGTTTCGGGATCAGAAAAATTAGCTACATAATTTGCTATTTTTACATAGATTTCTGTTCCTAGAGAATTTGGAGATAACGGATAGGTACCGAATATACTGCCCAAAAACCCTTTAACATTACGATTATTAATAGATTTAATTTGATCAATTTGTCTGTATACTTCTTCTAAACTTTCTTCATAAGATTCAACACTTTTTATAAGCTCATCATTTTGAGTATCATAAGCATCTTCTATTAGAGCTTCTAAATATCTCCGAACCTCATTTGCTGCAGTTAATAATTCTGATCTTAATTGCAAATCTGTTTTATTAGAAAACAAGAAAGGACTTTCTTTCAATGACGGCATAAAAGCCAAACTATACATATGTTGAGCCATATCAAAATTTTCATTAACTTGAAAAATTTTATGACTATTATGATTAAAAAAGCTTAATATATTTGATTTACCTTCTACATTATAATTTTGAAGACCAACTCTGTAGGCATATTTATTAGCCCATTTCCATCCAGTCCAATCTCCAGAAGCTCTTAACGATTTTGCAAAAGGTTTATATTCTTTAGTTTTTGGAACATTATATTCATCCAAAGAATACTGAAAGTTGCCAGGATTTATATAAAATACATTTTCTATATTTGCATTGCTGGCATTTAGTACGATTACTTGATTATCTACAGAATTTAAAACATATATTTTATTATTCAAACTATAGGCTATTCCTTCAATTGCATTTTTGTTTATTTTAACTTTACTTCTTGTACTTTCAGCCGTTGCGTTTATTTTACGAGTAAAAGGTTTTAAAGATCTGATGTCTATTTTTACTACTGTATCATAGTCACAGGCAAACCAAATGTTTTGACGGTTATCTGTAGTTATATGTTGTATATCTCGATAAGGTCCAAATTTTCTGTCAATTTTAGTTAAATTATTTTTTGTATATCTTAATATATTTCCAGAAATATATTGATTTGAAGGATAGTATGTTTCTCTATTACCTTCTATTTGCCCTCCTACTACTAGATAAACATTATCATTTATATCTATAGTAATTTCTCCGGTTGGTAAATTATAATTGTGTAATAAGGTATAATTTTGTAAATTGTTATCAACCCGAACTAAAGTTCCTCGATAGCTTGATGTAGGAGAAGTAGGTACAGCGCTAATAAATAAATTTCCAGATTTATCCGTTTCTATGCATATGGGCTTTAAATTATAACTTTTTAAATTTAAAGAAGTAATATATTTTCCCTGATTATTAAATTTTAAAATATATTGTCCATTTAATAAAGAAACAAATAAATTGTGATCTTTGTCTAAAGTCAACCAATTAGGTGTTAATCTTTGAAATTTATCATTGAAGGGTAAATTTCTAGAACTAAACAATCTAGGCAAATTGAGTGTAGATAAAATTTTACCATTTCCAGCAACTCTATATATTAAATTTAATTCTGTATCTGCTGCCCAAGCATGATAATTGGGTATAGTAGTAGCTGCAATTGCTCTTAATCCATTTAATCCTTTAACATTGTAAATACTTTTTTCTGAACGATTTCTTATAGTTGGAAAATTATAAGGAGAAACTAAAGCTTGATCTAAATTTGGATTTTTTTTAACTGCATTTTTAATGAGACGTCTTTCGGTGAAAAATTCATTATAGGTATCTAAAGCTTGGCTATAAAAATATTGAGGGTTATTTATTATAGCATTATTAGTTGCTATGTATTGAGTTATATTTAAAGTTCCTGCCACAGGATTGGGTATCCAAATTAAAGAGTTAAAATGTTCTCCCAATAAAATAGGCTCTCTTAATGTAGCTTTAGCAGTTAAAACTATAGTTCCTGTATGAGCAGTGTTTAATAAACCTTTATGATATCCACCAGTCAGTAAATCATTTTCATCTTTATACTTTAAAATTGGTTCTGGTGAAGTTGATAAAGGTAATGTAAAAAATCGCTCGCTTTGTCCAGAATATCCTAAATTTAAAGTTGTATTTTCATTTTCATTTAATAAAGCATAATGAGCTAAACTTCCTCCAGATGGATTTGAAGGCTGTCCGGTCACAGATAATAAAGAAGTAAAAATACCAGATGAGGCTCTAATTTTTCCAGGCCCTCTATCAGCTTGGTCTATTATGTTACCATCTGGCCAATAATCATAATAGTTATTAAAATCTAATTTAGCTATAAAAGGTATTTTAGCATTTTTCCATTGAACATTGTTAATATTATTAATTCCATTTGAAGTAAAACGAATTATATCGGGTTTACGCCATATAGTAACATAGGGACAAAATGCTTGAGCGGTGCTATTGGCAAATCCCGGATGTAAAGAGTCTAAATTATTTTTAAATTGATTTAAACGAATATTATCTGTACGCAAAGTCGCCCACAAAGTCGTATATTGTTGTCCGTTGGTAACTTGATCCATATTATACCAATCATCTACAAAATAAAATTCAGCAGTTCCTCTTACACCAACTACCACACCGTTAGGATCTTCTTTCCCTTCTCGATTGACTCTTACCCGAGTATCTTTTGTTCTAATAAATCTTATAGGTCTACCATTTAAATCTAAAAATCTCCATTGAGGACGTAAAAATGCATTTTTATGAGGCTTATCTACCTCCATTGGATATGAACGGGAAAACTGAGCATATAAATCTACTATATGTGGTAATTCGTTGGTTGAAGTTATTTCTATTTTAAAAGGATATCGATTAATATGACCAGCAAAAGTTGGAGGTGGTACTTGAGTAAATTTAATAGATTCATTTAAATATTCTTTAATAGTTATATTTTTTCTTTGTTCAAATTTAATACCATCTCTGGTATATCCTATCATGTGTATTGTAAAAATACCCGGTTCATTATATATTGGAGATAATGTTTTTCTGTTTGATACTACACCATTACCTAAATCCCACTGAACATATTTAATTTCAGAAGTATCAGTAGCAAACACATCAAAAACCGGCGTTAAACTAAATTGAGTTAAACGGGCAAATCCTTCAGTTTTATCTAATTTAAAAAAATCTACTGGAAATTTTTTAATATTTAAAGTTTCAGTAAAAACTGCTGTCCTGTTAACTGTTGAAGCTCTACCTCTTTTTATTACTCTTTGAGAATAATAAACAGTTGCTTTAACTTTGAATATTCCTTCTATTGGAAAAGTTATATTATTTATAGTTAATCCATTAGTCCAAGAAGGCTTAGCTTTCGGATATCCAAAATCCCATCTAACTCTTGAAAGTGTATAAGGAGAAAGGAGTGCAGAAGACAGTATTGTAAATTCAAAAGTTGTACGATCAACAAATCCTCTTATTTCTGTCGAGGAAGCTCCTGGATAATTTGATTCAACTAACAACATAATTAAAATTGTTCTGCTGCTATACCATTTTCAGATCCAGCATAAACAATTTTATTTTCTAAGAAGTTTAAACTGTTAAATACTGGAAATTTAAAATCTTCCAATAAAGTACTTTGACTATATATTTTTATATCACTCTCTGGATAGTAATAATTCCATCCCAATAAAACTATGCCATCCGTATAAGAATCTGTTCTTTGGTTATAGGTTTTAATATTTTCTATATCTTGTATAGCTAAAATATTAGTAGTCAAAGCATTTATATCCACAAAATGACCCAATTTAACCTCATTACGAGAAAACATTTTACTAAAAATGTCTTTAATTTTTAAAGTGATATAAGAATTGGATTGGGTTGAATTACGCTTTTTATAAACAACCAGCTTGCAATCAGTTATATTGTCTCTGCTTAGAGGTTCATTTACAATTGGAACATAAAAGTCGTATACTATATAAACCGGATCCATGGGCACCAATTCTGTGGTCACAGTTTTCCATTGTTCTAAACCGTTTAAGATTATTTCTTTTTGAGGAGGTGTTAAAAACGCTTGATTAACAGTTTTAGGTATTCCAACCAAATATAAATTATTAAAATTACAAGCATTCGCAAATTTAATTTGATTAAACAATACATTTTTTTCTTTTTGAGGATTATTTAATCCTATATCATAAAGATATTTTAAATACTGGGTCAAATAATCATTATTATCTAAAACTTTTAAATCATGGACTAAATTACTATAATTGCTTCTAACATAAGCTTCATACTCAGTTTTAGTAGTTAATCTATATTGTGCTCTAAATGTTTTAGGAGCATTCTGTCTTATGTCTTCTACAGTTTCTTCTAGCTTATGTTCTGTTGAAGGAAAATAATTAGAAATTACACATTTTCTTAATTGAGATATATTTAAATAGTTAGCGTTTCTGGAATTAGTATCATCTAAAATACTACTATAAAGTAAAGAATTAAAAGGAACTATGAAGCTTCCGTTTGAAGCATTCGCTCCTATTATTTCTGAACTTGGATTTATAGATAGATAATAAACTAAAACCTGATCCCCGTTTTCTAATTTTTTACCATTAATATTATCTCCAAATTTTATTTCATATCTTTTATTTTCATTATATCTAATTTCATAAACCGTCTCATTTGAAGTATGAAGATACAATTCATTGACCCTTCCATATTTAATCCATTGATTAGTATTGTAAGGTTTCACATATACATCTATATTATGATGATCTATGAAAGTATTGTCATCAAAAGAAAGATATATCGTTTCATTATTAGACCCAGCAGCTGTGTATGGTGGATATTCTTGATACAGTCCTTGATATAAAAAAACCTTATCATTTAATTCTGTTAAATTTTCTGACGATAAATTTGTTGTTTTAGATATAAACAAGTCATTATTAAAAGAATAATTGGTACCACCTACATTTATAAAACTGTATCGCGGTATAGTATAATTTCCGGTTTCAATTTCTGATACAGCTAATCTTATTGGTAAAATAGATGTCGTATATCCCACTGGTTTATAACTTAAAACTTTAACTATACGATTCATGTTTTCATATAATTGTGATTCTGAAAACATACTTTCCGAAGATGTTTTATTTAAATAAAACATTAAATTACCAAAGACTAGACTAATAATATCAATTAAAGCAGATAAATTAGATCCTTGATAATTTTGATCTGTAAACACTCCACCTTCATTTAAACGATCTAATATTAAAGACTTTAAATTTATAGCATCGAAATTTACGTAAGAGTTTTTATTTAAAGTGTAATCATCCATATTTATTAATTATTCAGTTGGCAAATTAGATTGTAATATATATTCATATACAAATTGTTTATTCAAAGAAGGTATAGTGTAATATATTTCAAACTCATAACGGTTATTATTAAAATCTAAATAAACTTTAATATTATCAACCGATACTCTAGGCTCAAATATTCCTATCAATCTTAACATTTCATCTGCAATAATTTCTCCATTGACATTATTGATAGGCTCAAAAAGATAATTTTCTAACCCAGCTCCAAAAATAGGATCTAAAACTTTTTGAGTTGGGCGAGTGGTAAAAAGATTATATAAAGAATTTTTTATTGTTTGTTCATCATAATCTACTAAAACGTCATTAGAAATTCCAGGAGCTAAACCAACCCCAATACTTTTAGCCAAAGTTAAATCTAGATGTAAATCTGTATAAGTACTATTAGTTCTTATTTCTTGCGCCGGAGAAATTGAACGATTATTTACAATTTTAGGTTTAATTAAATTATCTAAGCGAACTGTAGCCATTTTCGGATAAATATACTTATAGAATATGTCAAAATTTAACCAATTTAATGTCTTGTTTGAAAAAGCTTTTTCCCATTATGCTAATGGAGGAGCTTTTCGAGAAAATACCCCAGTAAAAATTAAACCTGCTTTATTTAATAGTGATTACTATAAAAGTCGTTACGGAGGCGATGAAGATTTTACTGAATGGTTAAAAAATCAAATTAAAATGGATAGGTTTTTCTTTATTCATAAAATAAATGCATCTGGTTCTATGATGGATGTTAAAGATGCAAATGATTATGCAGGTTCACCAGAACTATTTTTAACTTTAAAAACAGACCCAAGAGCCTTGCAAAACGCTACAGAATATAATGAATTTATAGTTCCAGCTGATTATAAATACATAGAAGTATTAAAATACGGTATTAATTTACCACCTGTACAAGGAGTTCCGAATAAGTACGAACAACCAATTGGAGATCAAAAACCAACTGAAGTTAAAGTTAATACTTCTTTAGGAAATCAACCAAAAGACAACTCTCTTCCTAAATCAAACGTCAAGATTTAAAAGAGTTTTCCATAGCTAACAAACAGCAATAAAAATTGATCTCATGATCAATTACAAAATTATCTCTGTACATATACTCTCCTAAATCTATTAATAACATTTTCTTTTTATTCTCTGGTATAGACAATTCATAGATTAAATCAAAAAGCTCTTTCATTAAATTTTGATAGTCATTATTAAAACTTCTTTCTGAATCTATTGTCAATTTTCTAGCCTCGCTGATAGAACTCTTGGTCAAAACTATTTTCAATAAAGATTTAGCCAAATCATTTATTTCTGTATTCTTGTCTAAATTTAATTTACCGTTCAAAGAACATTTTTGTAGGTCATTAATTATTCTTCGAAAATCTGGATAACGACTTTCTATAAAAGGTTCTAATAATTTTTTTTGATCTTCAGATATTTCTACACCTTCTTTAACCAAAATTTCAACACACCTTTTCAGATATTCATCTAAATCTGGTTGTAATTTAAATAATAAACATCTTGATTTGATAGGTTCAATTATTTTACCAATATAATTAGATGTCAGTATAAAACGAGTAGTATCTGCGTATTCTTCCATGACGTTACGCAAAATACGTTGAGCGTCTTTCGTAGTACCACAAAATTCATCTAATATTACTACTTTTTTATTTCCGTCTATTGACCGAGTTTGAGCAAAAGAAATAACCTTATTTCTAATAGTATCAATGCCATTTTCATCACTAGCATTAATATAGAGATATTGACAATTAAGAATATCTTTAACTATAATTTTAGCTAGAGTAGTTTTACCTGTTCCCGGAGAACCATAGAATAAAAGATGCGGTATGTCTTTACCTGCCTTTTCAAAATACTCTTTTTGTTCTTTTAAAAGAACAATTTCATTTAAGTGTTTTGGGCGATATTTTTCGCACCATAGATCTTTATAATGATACATTATTTTCCAGAGCTTCCGAAACCGTTTTCACCCCTTTTGGTTTTTTCCGCTTCATCTACCCATTCTGTATAAGGGGTAATTAAAGGATAGAATATCAACTGAGCTATTCTATCTCCCTTTTTAACTTCATAATCTTCGTCTGAAAAGTTATATAATTTAACGCCCAAATCTCCTCTATAGCCATTATCTATAATTCCTAAATGGGGTTGTATACCATGTTTAAAACCCAATCCAGAACGTGGAGCAATCATAAACCAAATGTTAGGAGGTATTGATCCTACTTTTAATCCAGTGTTAACAACTGCTGATTCTTTCTTAGGAATTACTTTATTTTCTACTGCGGTTACATCAAATCCGGTATCTCCCATATTAACACCTGCTGAAAATTCTAATCGGTGGTTTGGTTCAGGTAAAACGGCATCTTCATGGGTTTTGACAAATTTAACTATTAAATCATTCATATGCTTATATTAGTAGATTTTAAAAAAAATTCCACTACTTGTTTTTTCTTCTATAAGTATAAGATATTATAATTAAAAAATGGATAAAAGCACAGACGAAATAAACGCTATAGTTGAACAATTAAAAGCAGATGCAATTTCTAGTCCAAAAACAGAAATTAAAACCGTTTCTCAACCTTCTAATATATCAGATGATAATGTAGAAGATTATGTTTATAAGAAAACCACAGAATTGGTTGATGCTAGTTTAGGAGCAGTTCAGACTATAAGAGATACCGTATTAACCGGAGTCGATCCAAGAGAAATTTCTTCTTTAGCTCAATTGATAAATGCAACTACAAAAGCATTAGATACTCTTAATCAAATTAATTTACAAAATAAACAAAACAAAAATAATATAGAAGTTAAAAAATTAGAAATGGCTGCTAAAGATAGTTTAATGTCTCGTATTCCACAGACTACTAACGTTTTAATAGCAACCCGAGACGAGGTAATGAAACAACTGTTTGGAGATAATAAAAAACAACTCAAAAACAAATCTGATATAGTTGATATAGATACATCAGCTTAATTTTCTTTTCTCTATTTCTCTTTCCAATTGATTTAAAAATTGAGTATGTGCCTTGGGCACTGTTTTAATTTGAAATCCGTATTTTCTTTTCTTTAGGTCATTGTAAACCTTTTTCAAATTACTGTCGCTCATAGAAGACACATCTGCATTTGTATCTTCTTCTGAAGAATATTTTTCTTTATTAGATTCTATCTTATCCAAAGCCTTATCAAACTTTTCAGCTTTGTCGGGTTCTGATTTATAACCTAGTTTGGTCATTCGTAACCAATTATGTACTCTTCCGTAGTTATGTTTATTTGATTCTCTATTTAAAAAATTTAAAACAAAAGATATTTTTTTATCTACATCTTTAATGTCTCTGGCTTCTGTTCTTACAATCTGCCAAGCCGGATTAAATTTATTTACGTTTTCTTTTAAGAAATAATAATTATTAAAATTCATATCAATTACTTATAAAAAAATAAGGCACTGGTCTCTTAGTCCAAGAAGCTTTTACCATTTTTTTGCCAAATTTAAAACTCTGCTTAGCTTTATTATAATAATTATGATAACCCTTTACTGGATCACCAGGTACAATACACTCTGGATAAGACACTCTAAAACATTGCGGATGTTCTGTTAAACGACCATCAGGCAAATCTGGAAAGTTTTTATAACACCATTCAATAAAAGATTGTGTGTAATGAACATCTTCAAATCTATAAGTGTATTCTTCGCTTAAAGCTTCTATATGCCTCAAAGCCCATTTAAAATTAATTCTATTTTCTCGAACCCATTTTGACATAGGGTGATTGTAGTGTCCATGAACTCTAGGCGTTCCTTTTTGGGTTCTTGGACAATCTTCTATTGCTAATCTTTCTAAAGAATAAGCTGCAGCTAATAATTGAGAACCTTCTATGATAATTTTATTAACATGAAGATCCTGATAATATCTAGCAGCCAGAACAGGATCTTTGTCTAGAATGAATAGATTCATGAGAAGATGTTACATCATTTTTAAGGTAAAAATCAAGCAAATTCTTAATCTTTTTTGTTCTCTCTTCTACACTACCCGTAACCGTAACATAATTATTACCCCTTATTTCTTTAATCTTATCTAAGATAATTTCATCTATTGATTTTTGAAATTCTTTATCCGTTTGACGTACTCCATCATTTTCAATATCAAACTCTATAGGTATATAAAATACTTCTTGATACAAAGGTAAAAAATTATTTACTTGTGTTAAAATTGCATCGTACACATTATGACTTACTTTATTCTGATTATACAAATATTCTGTATAAGCATATCCATCTATAACACTACGATCTGCAAACCAATTATCTTCACAAAAAACTGCGACATGACTGCTTTCAACAATCATTTGAACCAAATCATAATTATCACCTTCTTCATTAATTGACATCCCAGCCTTCTTTATTTTACGAGCTGAAGACACATTAAACAAACACTTAATATCTTTAAATTCTAAATAGTCTTGCAAAGATTGTAGTAAAGTAGTTTTACCAACTCCGTGTGATCCCGTTAACGCAAATCTCATATTTCAATATATTAGAATATATAAGATCTTTTTCAATGCAAAAAAAATCTCTTCTGCCTTTCGACAGAAGAGACATGTAAGGTTAGCTTCGATTACAGATAGATGCGTCCGTTGTCTTGTGCTACATTGGATGTTCCCAAACCTTTCACTATGATGACGTGATAGTACAGCGCGGCGCCGAAGATATGATCTACGACTCCGTAACGAGTCATCAGACCAACACGTGGGCTGAAGTCGTTAGGTCCAACTGTACGTTGGATCATCACAGGGATGTATGGGCAGTATACTAGACCTGTGTCATAGTATTCTGGTCCTTTGTAACCAAGCAGGGCGTATTCTAGGGCTGCAGTTCTCTGATTGCTAAGGAATTGAGCGTCTGTACGAGTATCGCGATAGATCGTAAAACGACCACCTAAAGTTCCAACCTTGGCAATGCCTGTAGGTTGTGTGTTTACGTTGCCGTTTACTGGCATCCATTGAAACTCCGGCAGCATTTCCAAAATGGTGCAAACGCGAGGTGTTGCTACGATGAAGTTAGCAGAACCACGGCGGTTGCGGATTGCGATGCGGTTAGCCTCGACAATCACTTTGCTGTAGAAGTCACGATTACGTTCGCCAAGCCAACGTGCGTCAGCTGAAGCGGCGTACCAGAAACTGTATCCGTTAACAGGGCCAGCGTTAAGAGCTACTTGAACCATTCTCATGATCATTTCGCGGTCGATTTCGGCTTGAATTTCATAGCTCATGGCGTTTGTCAATTCAGAATCGATATCGAGACCGTTCATGTTTTTGAGATCTTGCTCAAGTTCAACACTCCAGCGAGCTGCTAGACGGCGTGTGCCGGCCTCAACTGCTGTTTTGCTGAATTCCAGAGTAACTTGGGGGATGTTTCCTGTCAACTCGAATTGGTTCAGGATAGCTGCAACACCTTGGTCGTTACTGATCATTTCGAAATCTGATCCGGAACCACCTAAGCCCGAAAGGGCGGTTGCACTAGTACCTGTAAAACGAGTGTCAAGGGTTTGATAACCTAATTCGGCTTCATCGTTCTGACGAGCGATACCGCCGTAACCAGTTGTTGTAGAACCGGTTGCATGGCCATCAATACCATTAGCACCCAAGCTATCTGTTTCATAACGATAGCGAAGAGCGAATGCTAACCCAACTGGACCGCTCATTGGTTGTACACCTACGATCTCGTTAGTAATCAATTCTGGGAATGTACGACGAACCATTGGTATTAAAACCTTTGGTAAGCGAGCATCACCAGCTGCATATTGGTCACGCGAAGTAACGTTGCCTGGAGGGCCATAAATGCCCCCTATTGAAGCGCCGCTGCCGAAAACACCGCCATTAGCGGCTACGTTTCCTCCAGCTTCTTCAATGCACCAACGTTCTTGGTTTTCCATAAGCAATGCTGTTGAAAGACGAGCATGTTCGTCTTCAATAGGACGCACTTTGTCAGATGAGTAATCTAACATAGGTGCCCATTTTTCAAGCAATTGAGTAGCACGAGAACGATCGATAAACCCTGTTGCTGGTTTTGGATTATTCATTACGTTTTCCTCCTGTGGATAATATCTAGAAAAGAACCGTCTTTTCTACAACTTAAAATCTTTTATGATCTTTTTAGTTCTGAAAGATAAGAATACACTGGACTATCTACTGGTTTTTCAGTTGATTTAGTAGATTCTGTAACAACTGTTGGTCTAGCATCTTTGCTGACAGCTTTTGTTTTAGCTTCTTCTACTAATTTAGTAGCTTGTTCTGTTTCTTCTCTTTCGAACATTTCAACGACATAGTTAAAATTTTCCTCAATATATTGAGGGGCTTTGTCGCTCAGGATTTTGATTAAATACTCTTTCTTGCTTCGAGGCATACCATTGGTTTTTTTCTCGAGCAAAACTGCAGCTTCTAATTGATTTAATTTAGCTGTTAGTTTTAAATTTTCGTTATAGGATTCATTAAGTTGTGATTGAACTTCATCAACTTTATTTTTACCTGCAACTATAGTTTGTTTAATAGATTCATTAACAACTGCTGGATCTATTGCTAAAATTTCTTTGATTTTATCTAGTTGTTGTCTTGCGTATGTGTTGTGCACAGCTTCTTCTAATTGTTGTTTTGGAAGGCTTTTGTCAATATACAAATCTAAATAACTGCTAAGCTCCTCAACAACTTTGTTACTAAAGCTTTCTGCCTTTTCGTTAATAGATTGACGATAATGTTTAACCAATGATTCCAATTTACCGGTATGATCTTCATTGATGGTATCAACAACTAATTTTAATTTGCTTGTATGGTCTTCGTCAATAGCTTCTAAAAGATTTTTTAATTTAGATGCATGATCTTCATCTAATTTACTAACTGCATTTTCAACTTCTAATTGAATTTTGGCATTAGCTTTTTCTTCTACTGCTGTGTTAAACGCTTCAGCAATGGCTGTAGCTGTTTCTTCTGTTAAGACTTCTTTGTCTAAATTTTTAAGAATTGATTGAATATCCATACTCTATAAATTATTTATTCTTTTTATTTCCCTTTTTAGGATTTTTTTTATCGTTTTTAGAAAACATTTCTTTTTTAGATGATTTTTTAATCATTTTTTTGTCTTCTGCAATATTCTTAACTTTGTTTTTAATTTTTTCTTCAACAATATTATTTAAAGCTTTATCTGCTTCTGAATAGTTCTTGTCACAAATTAATGCTATAAATTTTGAAATCAAATTTTTCATATTATATATTTATCCTTTAGAGTGTCTTTAATGCATTAATAAAGTGTATAATTTGTTCTTTAAGATACATATCTTTATTATGAGTCGGTAAAGTTGAGATAGCTTTTTCAAATTTATCAAAACAAGGTTCAAATTCACCATTAGATTTTAACATCCATTGTTTTGATTCTAAAATGCCATTGACAAAGGCACTTGGTACAGATGGATCTGCTACTACATCAACTGCTACTAAACGAAAATCAGAAACTTTATTAACACCACCGATTTCATCCACTCTTCCCAAAGCTCTTGAAGATACACCCAATTTAACTCCATCCATAATTAAAGATCTTACTAATTGACCCATTGGAGTTGAGAGTACTTTAGATTTACCTTCAAAAAAATCTCCATTCTGTTTTAATTCTGTAACTAAATGACAAACTCTTTCTAAATTTACTTCCGGTGATTGAGGATGATTTAATTCTCCAGTTGATCTACTATTAGTGATCATTTCTTTTGTATAGCGATCAACTTCTTTAACCATTTCTTCTAATGGATAAACTCTTTTGTTTTTATTGGGTTGGTTAGCCATTAAAAAATTACCAGCTATGATAAGATTTGAAGGAGTGTTTCGGTTTTGCTCTTCTATTAGATACTGAACCTCGTATGTAGGTTGTTCCACTAAAAGATGATACGTATTAGTTAACATAAATTTCTACAAATATTTATACTAATTGCGGGCAATTTCCTTCTCTGTTAAGATTATGAATTGATAATTTTTATTTTTACACCATTGCTTCGCTGCTGCAAATTTAGCTTGGTTTAAAGTATATTGAACTTTTTCGTACATAATAGTTTTAGGACTTTTTAGAGGAGTATTTACCGGAGGCATGGTAAATTTTAAGGGTTTAACTTCTATTAACAATTTTTGAATAACATTATTTTTATCTTTTAAAGAAGCTACAATGTCTACAAAATAACGATGCAATCTTCCGTCTAAAGGAGATTGATAAGGTATAACAACAGATTCACTGCCCCAAGTTAAAACATTAGGATTGTCATCTAACATTCTATACGCTTTTAATTCTAGACTAGAACGGTAATAAATAGGTAAAGATCCTTTATACTTTGAAGGATTTTTAGGATTAAATATACCTTGAGTATATCGCCTATTTTTCTTTTTAATGGGAGTTCTCAAAATTAACCTACGAAAAAAGCTGTAATAGGATCTCTATCTATTAAATCAGTTGTAATTTCTTTTTCTAATTCGTCTTTCTCTTTTTCACCTTGTCTTTGGATGTCTGAAAAATTAACTTGCTGACCACCAAATAAATTAGTTCCAGAGTATTTTCCTCTAATATGAGCCATACCTATTTTTGTTAAAGCTAAAGTATAACGATATACCCATAATTGATTTACTATATCTTTTATAGGTTTTTGCACATGGCATCCTAATAAACCATAATAGGTTGACGTTCTACCAGGTTCTGGAATTAATTTTAAAATTTGTGTTTCCGGATAAAATCTAAAATAAGGAGTCAATGCTAAAAGTTTGTCTCTAGTATCTAACCAGGTTTTTAAAGCTTGCCAGGTTATTAGGTCATAACCAACATTGCCTAAAAGATGACCAAAATAAGCTTGTTGTGCTATGGTATGTTCAATTGTAAAAAGAGTATTAACTCCTGAATTATTTCCTTCCGAAAAAGAAAATACGTCAATTACTTTACGGTAATTGTCCATATCAAAATCATACCCAGCACTTAAAGAATCATTGGTTGTACTATTATACATTTCTGGAGAAATGCTAAACAGTTTATCTACTCTTAACCCTTTGCCTCGCTCATAAAGATCTGATCTAAAAATTAAATATTCTTCTGTAGTTCCAGAAAATTTTGTAAAATATTCGCAAGCTATATCAATATATTCATATAATTGTTCACTGCTTATTTCTATATCTATTAAAGGCTCTCCTAAAGATCTTCTTACTCTTTGAGCTAAATGGTTATAACTTTTAATTTTAGAATTAAAAGTAGTACTACCGTGAAAAGGATTTGGTATAACGGAATTCATTTATTAATACTTATTATTTATGGCTTTTAAAAACTTTCTTAATATATTATATTAATGAAAGTTTTAGCTTTAGTTCCGGATTATATAGAAAAACCTTCTGGAGGTATGGGTGAACAGTTCCGTCATATGATGGAGCAGTTAAAGGACAGGGTTGAATATTTTATTGTTGGTTATCCCGAACAAAATACTATTGATAATTATAAATCTGCAACTGCTCCTATACCTTTTAAACATGCTGCCCTTACAACTATATACGGACAGTCAATATACTTTTTAAAAGCTTTAGAGTTTAGAAATGATTTTGATATAATTCATGCTTTTGACTGGTCGACGTTTTATGCTGGGTATCTTTGCAAAGAACATTTTAAAAAACCTTTAATTTGCACAGTACAATTATCTCTTGAGCAGCTTAATAAGAACAATATATATTTTTGCCACGACCCTAAAACAGTAGATGGAATTCATATAAATCAACTTCAAATATATTTTGAAGAACTTGGTTTAATTATTGCCGACAAAGTGGTTCAAGTATCAGAATATTATAATAATTTGTATACTGATTATCATAATAAGTCTGTAGTAATAACAAATGGTATTAAAGTTGAAGATTGGGTTAAAACAAGAACACCTAAGTTACCTGGTAAAAATAAATTAAAATTTTGTTATATAGGCCGAGCCTCCTCTATGAAAGGATTAGAAGTAATTTTAGATTGTGATATACCTGAGAATATTGACTTTTACTTTGTAGTGTCTACTAAAAACGCTGAAGAACTTCTCTTTGATCGAATTAAAAATAAATGTAATAATAAAAATATTTTTCATATACCTGGACTATACGGGCAGGATAAAATAGATTTCTTATATTCAATGGATGGTGTAGTAATGCCTTCAAAACACGAACCGTTTGGTATTGTAGCTTTAGAAGCCTTAATTTCAGAAAACTTATTTATCACTACTGCTTCCGGAGGTATTAAAGAAATAGTAGAAGGTATTGAATATTTTAAAATAGAAAATAGTTTAGACCTTTTAAAAACTATTAAACAAATACAAAAACTATCAGAAGAAGATAAAAATAGAATAATACAAAAAGGTAAACAAAGAGTTTTAGAATATCCTTGGTCAAAGTTTGCTGATAAGCTTTATAATGTCTATCAAGAAGTTACTACTGAAAAGCCGATATTGGGATGGTATTAGTGAGATTGAGATCAGTAATAAGTTGATAAATCTCTTCTAAAGAACCTTCAACAATTTCGTTACCATTAGAACAAGTTGTACCTGTTGCTTCTAATATAGTTAAGACGTCTTGATTATTATGTACAAGTCTGTAATTCATATTAAACAGGGTATCTTATTGTAACTGTAGCCCCTCTTAAGGCAATGTTTTGAAAATATCTAAATCCATCTGTTGAGACTGTAGTGCGATAAGCCGATACTGTTGCACTACCAGTCAAAGATCCTGATGTTGGTGTTGTATATCGGAATTCATCAATATTAGTTGCTGTAACCGAATATGTACCATTTAAAGCTGATGCACCGTTACCAATAAATGTTACTATATAACTAGTGGTATGAACATGGCTAGTAACTGATGCTACTACTGTGCTACCAGTTCTTACAAAATTTGTTCCAGCTGATGTTGTAGTAACACCACCTGTGTAAGATGGAGCTTGATTGTTGCCCCCGAGAGTTAATGTCTTATCAGAACCAGACCACAATACTGTTCCTTGTGTACCATCAAGACGAGCAAATGCTTTAAGTACATTGTCAACCGAGCTTTGTAACAATCTTTGACTACAGGTAAAGGACGCCCGGTTAAAGTTTTCTAAAGTATCGGTACCAAATTCAAAACTACTTAAATTAACCGTAGTACTATATTCATATACAGAACTGCCGCTATACACTACTTTAATTTTCGGCATACTTATAGAAGTTAAAGATACACTATTAGTACTTACAAGTGCAGAAATATATCCTCCTATTATTTCAAGTTCCGGGAAGTTTAAATTAGTTAAAGAAGAACATTCAGCAAAAACAGTACTACCTCGAACCACTTTCAAGCTATTAAATGTCATTTGTTTTAAATTAGGAAAGTTTTGAAAATTTATAAGATCACAATCTTTTAAACCTGATAAATTTATATTTGTTATATTAGGATAGGATCTAAACGTTCCTGCTGAAGTTGTACCAAGAACCACGTTCGCTGCCTTTTTGAGACTAGGAAAAGATATAGATGATAAAATTGGATTTTTATTACTACCATAACCACCTATTACTAAAGATGATTCAACAAATTGTAATTTCGGAAAATGAACCTCGACTAAATTATCAATCCCTCCGGACGAACCCTGAGACCCGACAAATAAACTACCCCCAATATATTCAAGTTCTGGGTAACTAATTTGTTGTAAGTTTATAATACCACTAATATTAATATTATCTGAAATACCTTTTAAATGCGGAAAATTTAAACTAGTTAGTAAAACAATACTACTAAATGTTTGAGAACCTAAAAGATAATTTAAATTATTAAAAGTATAATAGAAATAGTTATTATAAAATGGCTGAGTTGTAGTATAATTTGCTTGGTTAAAATTAATACTACCTCTAAAACAATTACCAGTACCAGTAAGCTCAGTCATTGTTCCGTCAAATTCTCTTGTCATATAAACAGGAACTGGCTCTCGTTTTAAAAGTAAACCTCTTTCAAATATAGCATCTACTGTTGATAAGGCATTAGTCTCAATAGTAAAATTAGTTTGTGCTGGTACAAATATAGCTGAATTTGTTTGATATATAGTAATAGGGAGCAAAGTAGATATTTTAGCATCTATTACTTTTCTTGAGTAGCCAACTGTTGAATTAGAAATTCCAACGCCCATTTTAGTGCTTGTATAATATTGCTACACCACTTAAAGAGACATGAGTAAAATTTGCTGTTACGACCATACCAGCAGGTAGTGTTATATTTTTTGTAACCCAGTCTGAAGCATTCTGCATTTCAGAGGATGATAAAGTTAAAAAGTTACAATCTTCAATAGCCTGTATCGCAAAAAATTCTCCTATATACGTAGCGGTAGTGGTTACAAATATTGAACCAAACCCGCCAGTATTTTTAATAAGACTTGCATCTGGGGACGTATGTGCCATTATGAATTAAGTTTTTCTAAAATTGTTTCAACTTCTTTAATTTCTTCTTCTAAGAGATAAAATCTATCCATGTTGCCGTCCATATACGCTAGATTCTTGTCATTTTGAAGAGCGTTTATTTTGTTTAAAACAAGCTGTTTGATATCTTCTAATTTCATATTATGTCCAAAGTAATAGTCTCCAAAACTCTTGTCCTGAATGTCTTGGTAAGAAAATATATTTTAAATTATCTTCAGTCTTTATAATAGCCATTCTATTACCTAGAGGAGCCGTGCCCATACCATAAGGGATTGTTCCTGCGTTGTAAAGGTTATTGTCAGTAAAGTCATAATAATATATTCTTCCAGTAGTATCTCTGTGTATATAAACTCTATCCTCTCCATCATAGGCAGTCATGGTACCAGCGGTAAATGTTTCAGCATTCGGTATTTGTCCCATAATTTGCCAAGTGTTACTAGTTATATCATACAATAAAAAGTGATTTGTAGCACCCCCTCTTGTTCCAAACATATATCGACCTCTTTGATTAGTTGAAGTATTATAAAGATATTCTAGCGAACAACCTGCCCCAGTTGGAGAATTTTCTAAAATAGAAATAATTGCCGAACTAGATGGTGTAAAGCCTAAAGCCGCATTTACCGTAATAGCTGTTGCTGTATTTGAGGATATTGAAGCCTCTGCCCAGTTTGCTCCATCAACAATAACACATCTTCTACCCCCAAAACGGTTAACAGCCAATCCACCTGTTACTAAATTTATAACAGTTGTTGAAGAACCAGTACTAACTCTATCCGTGACTATAGCTCCATGATTTCTTAAATCGGTTATATAATATGCTGTAGTGCCTGCAGTAGGAGCTGTAGTAGAATCAAAAGTAATGGTTGTTGCAGTATTTGCAGTAATGTATCTGTGTATTAATGCCTGTGCAAATCCTGCTGTTTGAGTGTAGGCCGTTGTTGTGAATGTTACAATTCTACCTACCAAGCTATTAACAGGCCAATTTTTACTAGGATCTACCAATAAAGTAGCAGACTGAGAAGCAGCAGCTGCAGCATTTGCCCCTGGTGTACCTGCCATAGTGTAAGTAAATGTCGAATCTCCAGTAACGGTTACAAGTGCTGCAATATTGTATAAAGCATCAGATGCACCAAAAATTGTAACTGTTTCGTTATTTTTTAAACCATGAGGATTGACTGTTGTAACTGTTGCAGTAGTACCCGATCTTGTAATAGTTGAAATAGCTATAGGTTTTTTATATCCTGCAAAAACAGCACATATATTGCTAGGTGTGCCACCTTCTAAAATTCTTTTATCAGCCCAAACGTCATTGACGCAATCATATTCAAACATGGCAGCTCCACCACTACCCGTCATGTAAATTCTTTCATAATCTGCAACAATGTTAAACTTTGTTGTATCATCGGGAACTGTGCTCCATGCACGATTTACTGTTATTGCACTTAAAGAATTTGAAGCGATTAATCTTTCTTGACCTGTGCCTGTGCCTTCTGTAAGACGAACAATGTAGTTTGCATATTGATCTGATGTTAAGATATTTCCGGTTAATTGCAAGGTTAGAGAAGTACCACTCAAAGCAGTGTTGGATAAAAGAACACCAACAGCATTTTCGTTTAATGTTTCAATGGCAACATCTGTTCCCAAAGCTGCATTCAAAAGCCCTCCATTGTTTGAGCTTTTTACATACCATGCATCACCAAAAATATCATAATATTGAAAAGCAAATCTAGTTGATGTTTGAAGATTTATGTTCCACAACCCACCACCTTCAATAATATATTCAGAAGTAGCATCAGGCTGAACTGAAAATGGAGTATTAACTGTTATTACATTTGATTCAATTTGGGCAATTGTTTGGTTACCAGCAGAGTTTGATGTGCTGAAAGGCAATGTAGAATATGCCCATCTGTTTCCATAAGACGTGAAACGAAAATCAGCAAAAACAACTGCGTTGTTTGAGTTCCATAAAATTTTTCTGATATCAGTATTTGAGTTTCCAATAATTCTTATGGCATAATCTCTGTATTGATTTCTTGTGTAGTTTTTATTTGAATCTGTTATCTGTACAGTGCTATTTGTGGTAACAACCATGACATCTTCAACTACTGACTCAGCAACTGCAGTTATGGTTCTTTCTTGCCCTGCACCAGTTCCATTTATAATTTTAATTTTTAAACCAACAGCTTTGTTGCCACGAGGAATTCCTACTTGCAGAGATGATAAAGAAGGTGAACTGATGACCCTTCCATGATATCCATGAGAATCATTATATCTTGTTGCTGCTACTGTAGCTTGTGAATAGGGAGCAGATGTAACCTGACCCCAGCTGTCCGACCAGGTATCATATCTATAAATACCGTTTGTGGTACCTGCCAAATGGTAAATATACCGAGCATAAGGTTTACCCGCGGTTGCAAATGTATTAGGAGATGATGAAGATACGCTAGTACTCACTGGCAACGGTCTCAACCATTCCCATACTGGAATATCTACAACTTTTTTAAGACTGGATGTTACTGACATATGTTAAAAAATTAATTTTGATCTAATGTTTGCTTGATAGTTTATTCTGGCTAATTCCATGGTGTTCCAAACATCAGGCAAAGCAAAATGCACACCAAAAGCATTAGTTCCACGACCAAACGTACCCACGTTTGATGAATCTAACACAGAAAAACTGCCTCCAAGAGCAATTGAAGAATCAATAGCCACTCTTTGTCTTTGAGCAGTATCTTGAGTGGCAAGAGTTTTAGTTTGATTGACTAGGGTTTTAAGATAATCTGCAATATCCCTTAAAGAATCAACTGTCGACTCACTGGCACCCACTTCATTATTATCAATAAAAATTTGTAAACTATCTGAATTTGACATTGATGTAGTATCATAATCTAATGTCAAAACGTTACCGGAAATCGTAGCTCCTTTGCCTTGCCCGGCAAAGTTATATATAATTGTATTGGTTGCTACATTAGTAATTAAAAGAAGTGATTCTAAATCTATAGAAGCATAATCTGTTAGTGTAATTTGTTTAGCAGCAGCATTAAAACTATAGTTAGAAACTAATTTCTTCATGTTTATTATTTATACTTATACTTATTCTTTTAACTTAAAACAATAGCCATAGCTGTAGCAAATTCTTTATCATCCAATGCAGATAAAGAAACTGTATTACCGTTTGTTATAGAAAGTTGGGTTGAGGATTGAGTAAAGGTTAAAGTCTGAGAATCTGTTTCAGTTGTTAAAAACGTAGATGAAATTGTTTGATATGCTGTTCCAATATCATAAGCTTTATTCCATTGTATAGAATTCCCTTCACTGTTCCAAATAGTACCCGTTGCACTAATTTCTCCATTTACTGTAAAGTCTTTATTTGGGGCTCCTGTTTTGATACCTACATTAGGAAACAAACTACTAAGACCTCCAATGTGCATCATTTCAAGGTCGTTTTGTAAATCAACAAATGTTGCTATGTGATCATTTCCGTAATTACCAACATATAATGCTGGTCCAGATCCAAAATGTACAACACTTAAAGAGGTTGTTGTAGTAAAGATTGTATTAGCAAATGTAGTAGTGCCGGACGCTGTTAAATTACCAAATACCGTTAAATTGTTATTAATTTGTACAGGTCCTTGGACCAAACCTCCATTTAGAGATAAAAAGTTATTACCTACATAAGAGGTTGTTGCATAGGATCCAGAATTAGTTTGAACATTTGTAAAAGTATTTTGCCAGTTACCAGAAGCATTTTGATATATTGTAGTTGGTAAAAGTGTTGCTGTAACATTTGTAACGGAGGTCTTGTAAGAATCAAAATCAGCATTAAGAACAAGTTGACTTGTAAGATTGTTTGTAAGAGTTAAAGGCGTTAAAAGACTAGAAACTGATTCTAAAGTTGTATTAGTAGCAAAAGAGGAACTTGCTGTACTATATGCTGTACTAATGTCATAGGCCTCGTTCCAGTCTCCGGAAGTAATAGTAACAACATTATAAACCTCTTCATACTTTCCTGAATTATTAGCAAATGTAGTATTAATGGAAGACAAATTTACTGTATTGCCATTAGATATAGAGAGGCTATAAGAAGAAGGGATATACGAAAGAGTTTGCGAATCAGTCTCAGACGTTAAAAAGATATCAAAAAGATCAATATCAGCTGATAACAACGGACCTCTTGTATTAAGAGTACTAACTAATATATTATTTGTAGAAAGATAGCTTGTAACTGTAGGAAGTATATCAGCTGACTCTTCCCAGTTAGCTGAATTGGTCTGAATAAGACTATAAGCCTGAGACCATTCTTGAGAGGTACCGTGGCTCTTAGTGCTAATTAAACCTGTAAAAGTGGTGTCCTGTAAAAAAGGAACATTCATTAATAGTATTTATGGAGATTAACCTTGATCTTCAGTCCAAGATATTCTTGACTGACATACGGCATTGTAATCCCCGTTCAGATGGTTCAAGGTCTTAACACTCACCGTGACCACATCCGGTCCATCTGGGTAAGGGAAATCTCCCCCCAATATGCTGTTGGTCAATTCTCTCACCACATCAATGTTAAAGTATTGACTGGTGTATTTACCATCATTGATTTGAGCTTCTGGAGTTAATAAAAACGAGGCAATTAAATCTCCTCCAGTTCCTTCCACTTCAAACACCCCATTTTTGGCGTGATCATAGTACTGGGATATGCTTCCATTGGCCACAAACTGCCAAGCTGATAAATTTGCAAATACATTTTGTGGTTCACAATTGACTCTCACATTGACCTGTACGGGGTTGTTGGCCAAGATGCCAATGCTTTGAGGTTTAATGAGAGAGTGGTTAACTAGATTTCTTTCACCCAATCTACCTATGATGCCGTAATCAACAGAAGGTGCCAAGCGAATGGATATGATGGCTTGATCTGCTGAGGTGGCCGTCATTGAAGTGGAGTTGGTAGCTGTGAAGAGATAAGATTTGTCTTCATTGAACTCTCCGTCCATCAATGCTGCTACACCCCAGTGGCTCAAAGCAGGTGAACAATTCTGATTGTAAGATACGAAGGTAGAATTAGCAGGGTGAATTTTTGGTCCTGCGGTTAATCCTCCAGCATTTCTTTCATTGAGTATAAGTTGTATTCTGTTGTTGGGTAATTCCCCACCCTTGGTATACTTTATGTACTCATTGTTAATAACAATCTGTCCCCTTGTGGGTAATATTTCAGCATCTTCTCTGGATATTGCACCAGACAAAGAGTTGGTACTCAAAGAGGTTATCATGGTTCCAATCTTAGAAGTGCTAGAAATTTCAAAACGTCCTGGAAGGTTGCCTGAACGCATGTGAGCCTTTATATTGACGTTGTTGTTATAAATTTCGTGGAAGTAAATTATCTTACCTTTATCTGCTCTTATCCCATAACGAATCTTGCCAGCACCGTACCAGGAATAATCAATAAACATCATCTGCATACGGTTTAGATCGAATATGTAGCCAGAAGGTCCTGTGCCATCCAGCTTATCCAAATTAAATTCTGATTGATGGACTCTTGTTTCTTTGGTCAAAACCACTTTGATACCCTCTGCATTTGGACCTCTGTAAGTCGGTGTAACGGTAGCTGATAGATCACCAACAATAGAACCCACTTGATAGGACATGCCTTGAATGTTCACAAAATCGTTTATGTTCAACTGAGATGTAAATTTGGTGTTAGTACCAACTAGCCAAGGAGATGTTTTTTGCACACTCACTGTACCATTAATGGGAGTTGTGGTGAACCTTCTTACCACCCAAAGATCCTTGCCATCAAATTCAAAGAACATTCCATTCTGGTCATCAAAGAGACCTGTTCTCACTGTGGCATCATTCCATCCCAGAACTTCCACATAACCCAAGCCACCAGGCGAAAAGGGCACGGAAGGGAAGGGATTGAATTCACCATCCACGGGAATCTTGACTTGGAAAGTTTTGGAGTTCAAAACATCACCAATTCTGAATGTCTTGTTGTAAGGATCGTTAGGGTTGTTGACTGTTTCAAAACCTGTCATTCTTATGAGACAACCTTCTCTGTGTTCATCAGGTTGAGCAAACCCGTGGTATTGCTCAGTGCCCACTTCAAAATCGTAATAAGGGTAATCAGGATTTTTGTCTTTGTAGAATTGAGTTGTTGGCGCGGGTTCAAAATCCACACCAACTTCAGTCCAATTACCAGAAAGACTATTTAATCCACCATATATTTCTAGATGTGCAATATGCTGTCCCTCTTCTGGAGAAAATAATGCCCAAGTGGCACCATCAAATTCTCCATAGTCTATATAATATCCATTAGGTCCATTCAATGTAGTGTCACCACCCGATGTTCTGGAATATACCCCTGTAGCATTAGGATAAGGAACACTAGACAGAGACATTACAAAGATATGATAAGCACTGCCAGATGTAAAATTTGTTCTGTTTATAAATGCATTGGTCACTTCATACACAGGTCTAAAGAGAACACCAGTTGAGAACTGCATGGATTTACCAGATTGATACTTGAAGTACTTTCTGGTCTGACGCATGATGCGAGCATTAGGAGCAGACGTGCCCGGATTAATTTGTACCCCACCATCAAAGAATCTATGCACTGCCACACCTTCAGTTCGGGCATATACACCACCAGATGCTGGAATTACCTGAGTTGTTAAAGAATAGTTAGAACCTGTCAAAGTCTCATAAGTTACTCTGTAGTCATCCAATACCTTTTTAACTTCAAAAGTACCCGACCATGGAACAGCAGACAGACTATAATCTACCACTGTGAGGGGTGTTTTAATATACAGGTTATGTGGGTTGACGAATTGTATCAATGCATCCTTGGTACCGCTCAATGCAGTCACACCCACAATGGGTATATTGGCATTGGTATAAAAGCCCCCTGTATAAAGGGCTGTATAAACTGTTTTTTGATCTCCTATGAGAGCATCTGGTGATTTTGTAACTACTTCAAATGAAAAGGGTGAGAATACAGCCGTGATAATGTAGGCACCATCAACAAATGTTGTGTTGGCTGTTTCTTTCAATACAATAGAATCTCCAATTTTGAAGGGTGATCTGGGAAGTGTGGATGTAGTGACTGTTACATTACGATTGTCGGGACCAGAAGGTAGTATGGAAACAATTTGCTCTGAGGTGAATGCTGGTTCATTGGAGCGAGCATATACACCAGGATAATTGTTACAAAGCGTTAAAAATTCCCATTTAGTATTTTGCAAAGAATACTCAAAGTCTGTATCAATAAGACTTTGGGGATTGGATACTCGTAATTTTTCTACAGCATCTCTGTCACGGTCAGAAAACGTAATTCCGTCTTCGACCATGTTCTGTAGATAGCCTGATTCTCTTGTAAATGGCATATGTAGTTGTTTACCCTTGCAGGCTGAGGCCCTTTCGGATCACACCTAGTCCCTATGCCCCCTATAGAGGCTTTCAATAAACTGAGGACCAACTTGTTCTATAATTTCTTATAGGTTGGACTATATCTTCAAATATTTCTATTTGTCGGACGCTCGTGCTGGTTATTAAGACAAACCTTTTTGTCTCCAGTAGTCTCTACACCTTCCATGAAATGGTTCATGGCTTGGCTCGGTATTGCCCTTTCTACAACGCAGAGGAGGGTTTCACCGAATTCATCCGATTAGGGCATCTTTGTTTTATTATTAATTTATTCTAATACTGTGTTACCTCCTCTGAAATATCTAGTTGTTACGGTTCTTGTTCTTTGGGCAAATAAAACTTTATCGGTCTTACCTACTCCATTATCTTTATCCAAAATACCTATACGATAAATTCTACCTTTTTGTCTTTGTGTTAAGAAAGGAGCGGGCGACCACCATTCATAATTATGAATATTGTTGTTAGAGTCGTATCCCCAAAATTTACTTTCCCCCTTTCTGAATTCAAACCATGTCCACATTACTTCAATGAACACTGTGTCATATTGTTTTAATTTAACTCCTTGAAAACATTTTAATAATAAATCGTCTGATAAACATTCAGGTCTATTTTCAGGTTGACCGTTAGGCAATGCCCATTTATACGTTGTATTTAACTGCACACCGTAATTCATGTCTCTGTTTCGAATTGGCCAGCTATTTAAATTTTCTAAAGAGTTATTATTAAACCATTGATCAGTTTTAAGTGTAACTGATGCAGGTAATTCCGGTTGAGCAGTATCGTATGGGTCAGAAACATATGTCCATCTTATCTGATTGTTTATTCCAGAATTTTTTAAAGTATTGGAAGTAACTTCTGAATAAGCATTAACAAAAAAAGGTCCTCCTGGAAGTGCAGGTGGAACAGTAGCAGGTCTTGTTTCCCACTGCCAACGATTTAAAGAACTATTGTAACGAATTCTGCTATTAGCTGTTTCTGTATAAATGTCTTCAAGTTCTTCATTTTGACCTGAATAACTAAAAGATAATTCCCCTATAGCAATACCTCCGGGGGCATTTAAACGAAATAAAGTGGGTGCTTGTTGAGGGGTTGAATTATATCCTCCATTTCTTTGACCCTTACGAGTAGCTAAATAGATAAACTTATCTCCTTCGTATCTAAACACATATCTTCTT